AATGAAAGGAAAGTACAATGGGAAAATCAAGTCGTATACAAATTGAAGATGAAGTTTTTGATAGCTTAAAAGATGCTGCAGACTTCCTCGGTATTAATGATTATGATCTATCTGGTAAGCTGGATGATTGTGAAGAAAAAGTCATTAAAGGTTTTAAAGTTAGAAGATTGGATCCAAGAGTATCTCGTTTGTGTGGTGCAATCTATTGTAATAAAACCGGTAAATTGTACAAGAATGCAGTTATCCTCGGTAAGTGTTTGAAAGTAAATCCTACGTATATCTCTAATGAATTACGTAAGAACAACAAGTATGTTGACCGGTTTAATAATACATATCGTCGGGTACAGAATCCTGAAAACTTCGATATGTCTAAAGCGATTGATACCATCGAGCCAGTTACTTTACATGCTGTATCATTGGTTGAAACGCAGAAACCGGTTGTACAGAATGAACCGTCTACATATATCGAACCTGCACCGGTAGCTAAGCCTGAGGTAAAAGAATCGGTTGTTGAAGATGATAGTGACATCCTAAATGATTTGGAAAAACTTACCGTAAGATTCTTGAATAAAAGAGATTACAGTACAGTTGAAGGTCTTCTGGATGTTATGAAAAAGATTACTTCTGAAAAAACAAATCTAGCTTGAGGGAGAATAGAAACATGACTGACCAAACTGTAAAGAAAATTAAACGGAAAGATGATTATACCTTAGAAGAATTGCGGGCATTAATCGCTGAAATGGATGAGAGTATAGGTCGTCAGCATGGAAAATCCGGTAAAATCTTTGAAGACGAAGAAAAAGAAAAGAACAGACTTTGGAATAACTATTGTTCAAGAAAGTCTCGTGAGCGTAGAAGAAAAGTTGAGAAAGACCAGGAAAAATCATTCATGGAAGCTCATGGTTTAAGCGCTGACGAAGACGAGTACGGAATAAGACCTGTTGATGAAAGGAGATATATACGATGCTTCCACTCTGGTTACATTGATGCTCCAGTCTATCGTAAATACGTACAACGAATGACTGGCTTAAGTCTTAAACAAATCTGTATCCTACAAAAGCGTACAGGTTTAATTCCAGTTCCTGCTGTCGGTGATGCTGAAGCTGAGAAAGACTGGAAAGAAAGATATGAGCGTGGCGATATTTATTAATGGTAAAAAAATAATTTTCCACGGCAACTAAAATGTGATATATATAATATTGTTTTATGAGCTAAACAATATTTAAATAACAATCGGAATTGGTCCGGTTGTATAACTGAAAGGCACTAAAATATAAAACGTAATTAAGGTTCAAGGCGACTATGATAATTCTACAGAGTAATCCTTTTTATGATATTCACTAACAACTAGTACACGATTACTTTGTATATCACGCTCGGCTGGTAAAATGTAAGTTGCGTTAAGATTTACAAACCTACAGAGTTTTCCCTTTTTCCTTGTGGTTGGGGAAAGAATCCTGGACATGATTATAAACTGTCTTTCTGTCGCGAAGAGGTATTTAATTATTGAGTACATTGTAGTTAGATACCTCTTCTTTTTATTCAACCCTATACTGTAAATGTATAACATCTAAGGAGATCAATTATGACAAAACAGATTAAAACGTTAACTGACAAACAGATTGAAGAGTTGGTTAAAGCTTACGTAGAATATAAAAACGCTGAACAGAAATTTAAAGACCTTAAAGAAAAATATACCAAAGACTTGGTCGAAGGTAAATTTTCAGCTGAAGGCATTGGTGAAGTTATTAAAACCAAGTTTGTAAGGTCTTCCCTCAATTCCACAAGATTATCAGAAGAACACCCTGAAATCAACCTTGATGAATATAAAGATTCCACTGAATCAACAAGTGTAACCATTAAAAATAAAATGGTTAACAATAAAGTTCTTGGTATATTCTAAAGGAGAATGCCATGAAGACAATTGAAGAATGGTTTCAAGGTTTAACTGAGACCCAACAAGACTACATCAAAAGAACTGCTAACGGTTTTGATGTAAATGTTCCGGGTTATTTCGAATTCGATAAAGACTTAGATGCAGATAAAATACTTAGTTTTATTGCGCGAGGTCGTTTAGATAGTGCAGGATCTACAAATACGGAACGTAAAGAAGCCAATTTGTTTCTAGTCTATAGTCTGAATAAATGTAACAAAGAGTTACTATCTGATGATATGTTCATAACTTACCTAGATAATACATATTATGATGCTTCTTACGTACGTAAATACCTATCTAAAGAAATTTATCTGAAATTTCTCGAAAGTAAATATAGCAGATATGGTGAAGGAATATATGACTTAGACCAATTGCTTATTAGTACTGAAGACTTTGATAATATCAATTGGAATAAACTCAAAAATTCTTCTGGTTTCTGTAACGAAGAACTGTTTGGTATCATGGGTAAAGAAAAAGCTAAGGAATGGTTAAAAGAACATCCTGCAGCTTTTGATATTTATCGTGATGAGGAACGTCCACTTATTGATGAACTCTTTGATGAGTTATTCTTTGGTGAAGATGGATGGTGTGAATCAGATAAAATGGTAGTAGTTAGAAGGTATGCTGCACATCAATATCGTTTTGATGATCTGTTAAAGCGAATTGTTTGTGTAGATAAAAAGTATTACAAGTATATCTATCCATTCATTGAAAATCGCACAGCTATGGCAAATGAAATCTATACAGCAAAGAAATCGGAGGAAGAGCTAACCGGTAATGAAACGGTAGAACAAGTTTATAGATATTCGAAAGAAATACGTAAGCTTGCTCAAATCGCTGCATGCTGTGTCAGAGGAAATATCAGTAAAGCAATGACAGGTACACTTGCTGAAGTCGCAGGACTTATGAAGATATACCAATATGACTTCGATAAGATCTTTGCGTGTATGTATCCTGAAACAATTGAAGATGATGAGGAGGAATACCAGGAAGCTTAAGTAACTGATTTGGTTTAATTTTCAGGTAGTGAAACATGTATTTATTGAAGTAACTACCTTTTTTAATTACCATGTTAAAAAAATATATTTTCATGGTGAATCAATTGTAGTATATAAACAAACGTATTTTATAATATAACCCAACCAAAATTAGGAGAAAATGTTATGGTTAAGAATGTACAAGATAAATTGCTGATGCCGGAATTCACGATTGATACAGTTGTTAATGATAGTGGTATCGAAATTCCTGGTATCAAAAGAATGTATGATATTGCATTGGCTATTGGTGATTCATTGATGCAGTGGGGTGGTCCAGGATGTGGTAAGTCTCAGTCAGTACAGCAGTGGAATGCAGATAAAGTTGCTGAGTATGAAAAACGTATGGCTGAAGGTGAAAAAGTAAAACCTTGGAATCCGGTCGTTTGTGATGTTCGTTTGTCTATGAAAGAGCCAGTTGATATGGTTGGTGTTCCTATTCCGACTAAAGATGAAAAAGGTAACATGACAACTGTTTGGGCAACTCCTTCGATGTGGCCTAAGAATGATGGTGAATTCGCTGGTGGTGTTATTCACTTGGATGAAATGAATCAGGGTCAAGCTGCTATTCTGAATGCTGCCTTCCAGTTGATTCAAGACCGTGCTTTGGGAGAATACAAAGTACCTGAAGGTTATATCATTATTGGTTCATCTAACCCGTCTGCATATAACTCTACTGTTACTGAGTTTTCTGTACCATTGTCAAACAGATTTAGTCACTTCAATGTTAAACCTGACTTCGATTCTTGGTTGAACTACAGAATGAATAACGGTGGTAACTTGGATGTTATGACCTTCTTAAAGACACAGGGTATGAATATGTTGTTTGATAAAGAAGGTATGGAAGCCAAAGTTGGTAGTCTTGCCGATGCTATGTATACAGATATTGTTATCACTCCTCGCTCTTGGGAAGTAATTGAAAAAGTATTAGCGCTTCCTGATGGTAATAAAGCAACTGGTGGATTTACAATAGATGAAAAACAAAGATATGCAACCGGTCGTTTAGGTCTTGCTATTGCTTCCAGACTGTTTACTTGGTTGAAAGATAAAGCTAAATATCAAGACTGGAGAGAAATCCTTATCGATGGTAAAGACTTTAAAGATGAAAACAGTGAACAATTCTGGGCTGTTCAGATGGCATGTATGAATGCAATCATTAACCAGAAAGATGATGCGAAATGTCGTGAATATTGCTTGAACTTCGTAAAGGCTACAGAAAAACTTAAGACTGCAGCATTCAAAGTTATCAATATTACACAGTTGATTAGATGTAAACGTGTTGAAGGTAATCTCAAAATCTTCAATTCGATGAGAGATGCACCTAACTTGATTCGTTTGATTTCAACAATCACTCGCAGATAATCTTAAGTAAAAACAAAGGGTTAGGTTATTAAGTTAGTCTAACCCTTTAACTTCTCAACCACAAAAAGAAAGGAAAGTAAAATGTCTTATGTAGTAATGGATAAACAACGTAATGCCTTTGTTTTATTCGATAGGCATGTTAATAGTTCAACTCTAGAAATTATTACAACGGTTGAATTAGTCGGTTGTATAGAGATTGCTTCAGAATTTAGTTCACAAACGATTGCAGAAAAAATGATTGAGCAAGCCAGTGTAGCGTATGACACAACTGGTTATGAAGTAATCGATGTCGAAGCATATAAACAACAGAAAGAGGCTGAAGCGAAGGAGAATGCACAGAAATACCTAGCCGAAGAATGGAAGAAATTGTCACCTGAAGAAAAGAAAGAACAGATGAAAAAAGCTATCGATAATGGTAATATTGATGAGCTTAAAAAGTTTCTTGAATATGTTGGTGACGATGAATCTAAAGTCGACAACGATTAATCTAAAGTTGAAGAAGACTAAGTTATTGATTTGAAAGGATTTTAATATGACAGTTGATGTTAAAGAAATCTGGGAAGCTGCGATGGTTGAATTGGTCATTGAGTTTCCTATTTATGCACAACTTCTAACGAGAATAGGTACGACCTTTGTAAATGAACCTAATCGTAAGTTTGTAGCATGGACAGATGGTAGAACAATTTACGTTAATGAGTCTATGATAAAAATGTTTAATGAAGATCCTATTGTTAAAGGTGATTCAGGAACACAGTATAACAGAGCCATTACAAAAAGAGAAATGATGTTCCTTCTGTGTCATGAGTTACTGCATCTTATTGGTTTAACTTACGATAGAGGTTCACAAAAAGGATTGTATCGTGGTGCAGTAAATGCTAACGATAGACACATGTGGGAATTATGGAATAAAGCCACTGACTATGAAATCAACAGCTTACTACATAATAATGAAAAGACTACAGACCGTGGCGATGTTGTACATAATGCTATCGGTAAAATGCCAGATTGGGTACTGTATGAAAGCGACTACCGTGACAAAACAGCAGAAGAAATCTTTGAAATCCTTAAGAAAGAGGATGAAAAGAATAATCACGGCGGTGGTTCTGGTGGCTGTTCCGGTAAAGGTCAGTCAGCAGATGGAGGTCAAAGCTGTGGTAATAATGTAGATGGTCTTGATTTTAGTATTGATGATCATATGCCAATACAGGATGATGCTACTAGAAACGAAGTACTTACTAAGATGTCAGAAGTATTCGGTTCAAGGACTAATGGTTTAGGTATGTCTTCAATCGACAGAATGATTAATAACGTATATAAACCTCAACCCTTTAACTGGAGACGTGCACTTACTAGATATATTCGTGGCTGGATGAAAGATAACTATACTTGGAACAGACCTTCTCGTGCTGGTATAGCGAATAACCTTATCCTTCCATCATCTGGTCGTACTCCTAAAATGCATATCGGAGTTGCAGTGGATACTTCTGGTTCAATTCACGATACTGAGTTACATACTATGATGGATCACTTGTTTACCATTCTATCACAGTTTAAAGACTTTACTGTAGATGTTTGGTGTTGTGGTTCAAAAGTATATCCCGAAACGTTCCGAACATATACTGCATCGAATAAACGCGAACTACATAATTTCAAGTTTGCTTCTGATGGTGGTAATGATATGCGAGAGAATTTCAAGTTTATCAAAGAGAAATATAAACAGGATAAATTGGATGTCTTCATCTGTATGTCTGACTTCTATGATCCATTAGACGGTGATACAGAAACAGTAAGTCCTTGTCCTTGTATTTGGATGGTTCTTGATCACCCTTCATTCACACCACCGTCATTAATTAAAGCGGAAACCTATCCGTTTGTTGTTGAAGATAGTAAGAACAATGCTGACTACTAATTGAAAGGAAAGTAAAATGGTATCTAAGAAAATAACCGTTCCTAAATGGAAATATTTACTTAATGTTTTAAAAGATAAGTTGAAGAAATATCTTGTCAAATTAAAGCAGAAGTAAGTAATATGTAACAAAAACAAGGGGTTATCTGAAATACGGTAATCCCTTACTACTAACCCAACCAAGGAGAATGAAGTATGTGGTTAATTGTATTTCTTGTATTTTTATTTAGTGATAGTCGTAAAGTGTTTGTTGTTGTCTTTGCGCTTGCTTGTTTAACGCAGTGTTATAGTGAATATTTAAATCATAATCTTAGAGTAAGAAACCAAGAGACTATCGAAAAAATAACCACTCAAATAGGAGAAATTGCAAATGTCAAATCAGAAGATATTACAAGCCTTACAGAATAGTGAATATAGTGATAATGCCAAAACGTTCACTAGTCAAATAAGCAACTGGGATAAGTCTGAAACATTTCCATATGAAGACCTTAAACAATATCTTAAGTTACATCAATGGGAATATAACGACTTTAACTTTGAAAATGAGTTACTGATACAAGAATTCTTACCTGCATTTGTATTAGATATATTCTTTGCGATGAAGGAATTCCGAGATAATAGTAGAATGGAATTAACATCAGTACAGGAAACATATGCACGAATCTATGGTTATCCTCATAAGACCCAAGATGAAAAAGCATTTTGTTTGTATGAGTACTTGTTTAATCGCTACTATGAAAATAGTGAAATTAAAGGAGAATGAAAGATGGATACCAAAGTAATAGAATTTTTTCGTAAGTTAGATGAATACTACGATAGAGCAGCTGCTAAATATAACTTGCCCTATAACAAAAACCGTCTTAGTGGAATTGCAGGTATATTAACAACTGCTAAAGATAATGGTGATTCTTATAAAATCTTATTAAAAGGAAACTATCTTAAAAACTGGAGTTCAGATTTACTCGGCACAGTTCTCGATGTTTTACCGGAACTTACACAAGAAGATAAAGATAAGATTTTATCACATCCCAAATTCGCAGAATACATTTTAATTTCAGAAGACGGTGAAATCAGTCATTTGTTTGAATCATCTGTTGTTAGAAAGATGATTAAAAGCTGTGAACAAACACTCGAAAAAAATGATTATAGTCGTAAATACCTTTATACCTATGATACTATTTTATCTAGTATGTCAGATCCTTTTAATCCTACAGATGAAGAAATCTATAATATATTCTTACATCATGATTTAGATTTCTTAGAAGTCTTTAGAGAAGTTTGGGGTGATAGAGTATTAGATATTGCTATCAAAGCAATTGACTACAAGGTTAATGTTAAAAAAGACTTAGCAATGAAGAGTTCAGTACTCATAAGCGGTGATATTTTTAATGAATTAGCTGTGCGATGGAAAGGAGATATTAATGCTTTTAGCTTCGCATGGCTTGATTGTGTAAAAGTTGAATCTTTCTATAAACTGTGTACAAAAGATAAAAGATACTATAAAGCAATCCCTAAGTTTATTTCACATGATGAACATAAAGCTGTTCCAAATAATGTATTTAATGAAAAAGATACATTTGATGAAACATTTAGACTTCTTATGCTTATTGCTAAGGTATGTCAAAACAGAGAGATACCTAAATATCAAGCTGCTAAATTAAAACAGTATGTAGCATTGATTAAGATTCATGATTATAAATTTGAAACGATTGTCGATACATTGCTTGACTGTAAAGATAATCCTCCAGCTGAACTTCCTAAAGAACAGAAACCAGCTAAAACTAAAATGTATATGCTTATTGGTTCAGATGGATCAGCAAGAGCATTTAATACACAGAGTGAAAGATTAAAGGCTCTAAACGAATTAACTGAAGAAAATCCAACAGTTAAATACTTTAAGTCAGTCGCTACACTTAAACCTGAAGACGAAGGAGAATTACAGAATGAGAACAACTGAAGAACTTAAAACCATATTTCTGAAAAGTCACAATCAGTTATTACAGAATATGCAGAGACAAGCTACCGAATTTGCTGAAGCTATGCTTAATAAAGATGAGTCAGTAGCTAAAGCAAGGTATGTTGAAGTTAAAAATGCTGCAGATAAAATATTAAAAGAAAATAATGTGACTGCAGAAGAATTAGAAATCATTAAAGCACATCAAAAAGAATGGGTAAAAGATGCCATGCAAGATGTACTTAGTGTATTAACCAACCAGATGAAAGGAAAAGACAATGAAAGCATATAAAGTAGATACGATGCTAGTACGCGAAGAAGCACTTAAAGAACTCGATGCTTTTGCTTGGCGTAATGGTTACGGTCGTATCAATAAAGAGGATATGAGTAGCTGGTGTCCTGAAGTTAAAAAAGAATGGAAGAATTGTTACTCACTTGTATATAGTAAATACAGAGGTATAGCGGCAAGGAAAGCAGCAAATCTCTGGACATCAGTACTTAATAACGGTAACTTAGAAAAGATATTTGCTAGTTATGGTTTTGTCTTAGCTGACGGTAGGGTATACGTTCATGACAATGCTTCAACTATCATTAAGGCTGTACTTAAAGCTGCAATTAACGAGATTGAAAAAGAGATTGGTATTAAAGGTATCAAGATAAGACCAAGAATTACAGCCGGTAGTCATAATCTACTTGATTGGTCAGATGCACATATCGAAGAAGAAGAGGAACAAGAAGAAAAAGAAATTTAATTCAGTAGAAATAACGGCTTTACATATTTATTATTTTGTAGTAATAATAAACCAATAATTAAATGTAATGGTGCATTTAATAATTTTTTAATGAAAGGAAATCAACTATGTTTACTGTATATCCAACTAAAATGAAATCTATGACCAACATGCATAAATCTTTTGAAACCGAAATGGAAGCAAAAGAATATGTAGCAAGCAGAAAAAACCCGGATAACTATACAATCGAGTTTAATGGTACAAAAACTGACCATACAGCAACAAATTCAGAAATTGCTACTACGAATACTGAAAATAAACAGAATGCATCCACGGGTCAAAAAAAGGCTCCTAAAATTGAAATTAACTTTGAAGATGCAGTAAGAATCACGAGGGAGAATGTACGCCACTTCTATGGTAAAGCTGGTTATATCCAAGTTGTCAATGAATCCGGTGAAGTATTACATATCGGAAAGACTAAGAATATGGGTAAAGTATTTAGTAACTATGTAAACTGTGCTCGATATAATCAGTCTTACGATTTTAACCTAGATGGTACTGACCAATTGTTCTTCAAAGAATGTTTAATTGACTAAGTAATCCGTAATATTAATAAAAAAGGATGGTATAGAATAAACAATATATCATCCTTTCTTTTTCTTCAATCACAAAAAAGGAACAGACCAATGAATATTACAGAACAGCAATGTAAATACTTCATACGTCATAAAAGAAGTATGATTGTAAAGGAAGATAGCGATTATAATAAAGGCTACTACGTAAGTTGGACAAAGAATAGACCGGTATGTACTCCTGATGAAGTATTATATGTTATAAACAAATGTTATATTGTAGCTTTTACCAAACAGGAAGCTCTTAACATAATCGGTAAAAATGAAAATGAGTATAGAGATGACAGATATCGGTATTGTCAATATATAGAAATCATAAACTATGTAAAAGCACAGACCGGAAAAGCTCTTATAAGTATGGAAGGTAAATATAAAACTGCTTTTTATGCATATAATGTATCCGAAGATGGTATTGCTGTCATACTGTTTGATGTAAAAGATATGATTAAGATTGTTACTAGAACCAAAAAAGAAGAAAAACTACAGCAAGAACTTGACGATAGGATGTCTAAGCGTAAACTTATTGATACTATCTTTAAAGCGGCTATCGATAACATTGCTGAAAAATATGGTTTAGAATATCAATCTGAGTTTAATTGTTTAACTTTAAGCAACCCGAATAAATTGTACGATCTAATTGATTTAGTACTTAAAGAAGTAATTGCTAAAGACTTCGCACAAATTGGTTTACAGATTAATCCTAGAATGGAAAGATCTAAAAGTATTACTACAATGTCAAAAATAATTGATCTTGATGATGCAGAAATAGTGGAGGTAACAAATGAAGAATAAAAAAGTTATATTATTGGCTTTACATGTGGAATAGCTTATTGTATGATGTATATATAAGATGCAATGAAGCATGTTATATTTTTATGAAAGGATAAATCATGACTAAATCTGGACTGCTACGTAAAATGGCTTCTAAGATTATTAAAAAGAAATAACTCTAAATAATCAATTAACCATAGAGAAATAGGATTGTTATGTATATTAGCAGTCCTATTACTTTTTATAAATGAAAGGAATAAAACAATGTGGTACGTAAAACTCAATGGAACAATCCTTCCTACTCCTTACTTGCATTACAGTGATTGTTTTGATGCTTGTAATAGACTTAAAGAAGAAATGATTGCGGTATGTACAGAACCTGTTTTTATAGAATAAAGGAGAATATCTGATGTTAGAGTTAATGCCAACTGTAATTAAACCGGCTAAAGACATACAAGATTACTTAGAAAGAAAGCTTACAGTTGCTCTTACAGTTGAATTTGAAGATAAGAGAGTATGTTATAAAACTCTTTCATCCACAAGTAGCTTCAGTTGTCAAATAGCAGGTTATATACAGGACTTCTTTCAAGAAACTTTAAGGATAGGTATTTTTAAAGCCTACAGTAGAGTTTATATAAATAACGATGATGTAGAATTATTACATACGATTTTAAGACTAGAAGGAAAACTGTAATGAAAGGAGGTTTAGAATGATAGAATGTAATATATTATGGGAATTGCTTGCAAAAGGATGTAACTACCCCTATATTACAATTACTATACCAGAAGAAAATAAAACACGCATCTACATTACTAAACCTTATGATAGATATAGACCTATATCTAATAACATAGTAAACCAAGTAGTTGATACTATAGTAAATACATTTAAACAAGAAGGCATAAACGTAATCAAAACAAATCTTTCCACTGATTTTCATGAATATATAGTGGATGCTGATATAAACTTTCTTATTGGATTAATTAAAGTAAAAGGAGTATGTTCATGAGGATAACTAGAGCATTTCAAAAGGAATTAAGACGCTTACTCCGAAGACATAACCTAGAAGCTTTCAGACTAAATGTAACAGACATAACTGAAAACAATAAACCTAAAGTATATATCTACTTACTTATAGGTGATCTTCCTCACATTAGAATAAGTGATTATCTTTTATTACTAAGTGGAGTCTTTGATAAATCAGGAGTTGAATACCAATATCTAAAGAATGTTTGTACCTTTAGTTTTAATCCAGAAGATATAGAAGTATTAACCGGATTTATTAGACTATATTAAAAGGAGATAAATACTATGTCAGACTTTAAATTGGAATTAATTAAACAAGGAGTTGTACTGGATAATATACCCGAAGAAATGTATTGGGCTTATGAAACTGTACGTCAATCTGGTATATACAATATGTTAGTATTTCATCCTATTATGGGAAGATATGCAGAATCTAATAAAGATGAAGTATTAAAAGTTATGGATGATATATATGTAAAGTACTGTGCTTATACAAATGCTAACATAGAAGAAAGTAAATACGTACATATGACTGTAGACCATGTACGAGCTATCCAAGAATGTTATAACTTATGTAAAGATTACTTTAAACCTGTACCAGAAGGAGTTATTAATCTTAAACGTAAAGTAAGTATAGATATTGAGTTTTGATTAAAGGAGAATACAATATGCTTGTTAAATGTGAAATTATAGACAAAAGAATTAAAGACGGTTTCTTTTCTACTAAATATATTGTTACTGTTAGACCTATAGAAAAACTTAAACCAAAAGCTATAGAAGTAAAATTCAGTATGGAAAGTTATCATTACTGTCATATAGGAGATATCATTACTTTAACATTTAATGAAGAAGACGATGGTTTATACTATATAGATCATGATGCAGGATTCTCAAAAAACTAAGGAGGTTAACATGAATACTAATTACTTAGATGAATTAGTTAAAATGCTATACCGTTACACAAATAACATTTTTAGATATAAAGTAAGTATTGAAATAGATCAGGTATATATTTATCCTCGAAGTATTAATTATAGTAAACATACACTAGAAGCTCTATCTAATGTTAAAGACTTATTTGAAAAAACATTAAATAAAGAAATTAAAAAAGTACAAAACCAACTAATACTTAATCTACAGGATGTTATAGATTTATATACTATACTTAGAATACAAGGAGTATAAACATTATGACCAACCACAGTAAGGAGTACTACATATGGATAAAGAAATAATAGAAAACATATTAGACTTTGAAGTTATCACTATGAACATATTTCAAAGTCATTTGTTTGTTTCAAATATAGAAAAACATGAAGGTATAGATCATGTATGTCTTGTTATTGACTATACCAAAGATAATGCTAAAGAAAAAATAGAAGGATTATTACAGAATGCAGGAGTACAGTATACCTATATAAAATCTGATTACTCTAATTTCTGCGGTAAAATACTATTTAAAGTATCTGACCTAGAACTTTTAAATACTTATCTACGAATTAAATATGCAGACAGTTTAATATACTAATATAAAGGAGGAATATACTATGGCTATTTTACCACTATCAAATTATATTAGAAGGTACTTAACACAAGGATCTCAATTGGCTTTTCATACTACTAAAGGAACTAAAATAATTGCTCCAGGTATGATATTTGGTTTACGTTTATCTCATGATCGTAGAAAAATAAGATGTATTATAGAAGATGAAATCAATAAAGTCTTTACACTTACTAGAGAAGATTATCAATACTTATTAGATAATTCAATTTCTATTCCTGAAGCAATCAAAGAAGGATACCTAACAGAAGATAAACTAACTATTTATGACTAACCCTTTCTTTTCTTCTGTTTTTCGTTTTTCTTTTTATATATTTTTTCTTTTAACTTTTATTATTCTTTTCTTTAATATTTATTATTATTAATTTTAAATTTTATTATTTTTTTATTTTAACTTTAAATTTTTATTTTCATTTAACATTTAATATTTTTTATTATTACTTTTTTTAATACCCTTACTTTATTTAAGAGAAGTGAAAGAAGAAAACAAAGAAGAAAGCGAGAGAAGATGCAAACACAGTTTAGAACCAGGTACTACGTAAAACCCAAATTATAAATACCAAGTTACGCACAGCTTTTTGCAAGTTACGCACAGTTTTTTAATCTACTAATAAAAAATATAAAAAATACTTAAAAAATTGCTTTACATTATCCATTTATTATGACATAGTATATTTGTTAGCTTGAGTGAATCATGTTAATTACATTTAAGTTTAAATTTGATCTTTATATTCCGAATTAATAAAGAATTGGTAAACATGTAGCCAGTTGTTTTGTTGATTTGTTAGTTGCTCCTCCTTGTTGGTTACCTCTTATTAGCCAACGCAAAGAATGTTATAATGCTTCTTATATGGAAGTTAACCATCTGCAACTGTGGAATGATTAGATGGAATTATAACGATAAGAGTTTTGTCATCTTTGGAAGTGTGTATTCGCATAATCTATCCTTTTATCCTTTTTTGGGCGCAAATAGATCTCAGAATACACACTTCTTTTTTATTTATCTCTCGTTTATTCTCCCTCGTCTTGTTTAAAGCTCATACAGTAGCATTTCCTATAAAAGATATACAAACTACCAGTAAAATAAATTAGACTATCCAGAAGTCAAAAAACAAGGTATTTAAAAAGGTATAAAAAATGCTTTACAAATAAAATAAATCATGACATATATATAATTGTTATTTTTCAGATAAATGAGCTCTTTGTATTCATTAACTCGAAATAACAGCTTTCTTCAAGCATCGGCTACCGGTGTAATATATAATATCGATGAGTTATATATTATATCAGGAGGGGTTGCATAACCTTTCTTTGGTCGTTTATTTGTTTTAGGCCAAATAAAATAACGTTGTAATGCTCTAAATATAAAGAGTTAACAGTTCGCAACCTGAAATGTAAGGAACTGAATTACAATAAAAACGAATAATTTACAATGTGTTATAATAACTATAGGTATATATTCGCATAATCTTCTTAAACATGTTCGTTGGCCCGTTCTGTACTAGAAGATCTCAGAATATATACCTTTTTTCTTATCCTTTATAATACTGAATTCCATACTTCTTTATAAATAACCCACATCTATTAACATCTGTATTAACTTCTGGTCCTACAAATATATAATCAGGAGCTTTAACATGTTCTTTAATAAGCCCTACCCATTCTATAAAGTTATAATACATATTTTCTGGTGTACCTTTCCATCTTTCTGTATTAGGACCAAAGGGAGGACATACAAATACTGTCTTATCTGTTTCTACTACTTGTGCTAATACATCTCTCTGTACCCATCCATAATATTTACAAAAGATTGGATTAATGTCATAAGCTTCTATTTCTGCATCTATATTGTTTTTCTTATAATACTTTCTTGCTCCTTCTATTATACCACCAAATCCTGCCATAGGACAATATATGCCTTTAGAAATATCTTTACCACTTTCTTCTAATATCCTTTCAAAAGCAGAAGGCATAAGAGCAGTTACCTTTGGAGCAATCTTAGCGATAGTAAACCTATGTAATACTTCTTGTAATAAACCTATATCATTATCCTTAAATACTTTTTCAACCCTATTACAAAACTCTTCATACTTATTACCTTTTATACTATCATTAATTATCTTAAATAAGTTGTTGATAGCTTTTATTAAATATTCCGGTTTATTCCACGCTTCTTTAGGTGATAACTTACCAGATACATAACAGTCCCAAATAGGATGATCTGCTGGCCATTTTTTAGTACCCGGAAAAGCACTTCTTAAACACTTATTTAGTATATATTCATCAGTTAATCCAAATAAACTATTAACCTTTTCTAATTTTATTCCTTTTGTTTTACCGGTATGACTATCTCTCATCTTTTGCTTTGTTAATTCAGATACTACATACTTACCTTGTTGTTTCCTATAAGCACTGACACACCGACATGAACAAAACTGTCTACCTTTTCTAGCAGGATGAAATAACTTACCACAATACTTACATTCTATATCTTCTTTCTTATTCATCATTGTCTCCTTTCATGTCAGATCCATCCCAAGGTCTACTTGCATTTATATATGAATCTAATGGTCTAAGATTTTCTAATGCCCAACACTTTTTAAAATCTTCACAATATATGTCTGTAATATTAAAAGTATTTACTGGTCTAATATGATCTATTTGCCAAGTTTCTCTTAGTCCTTTAGCTGTTAAACCAAGATTATCCCAACTCATCCAATCTTCAAACTGACTCTCTAAATGCTTTTCTAAATCTTGTATACTATATCCTAATATATTACGTATACTATCATCTTTTTTATTTATAAGCGATCTTCGTACTGCCGTCGATATAATGCATCTTAATTTATATCCAATATCACTAGCATACCTTTCATTTTTCCATTTACGATTATACTCGGCTTTTATCTTTCTTTGCTCTTCAGTCCTATTCTTATGCCATTTTGAAGCTTCTTTCTTATGTGTTTGGTAATATTCCTTTTTATAATCAGGGTTATTCGTTCTAAACCTTTCATTTTCTTTTTTAATTTTTTCAGGATACTTCATACAATACCTTTTACGTGCAGCTAATACCTTTTCCCTATTTGCTCTCTTCCATCTACGATTCCTTTCATTCTTTATTAATCTAGCTCTTTCTAAAGGATCTTCTACACTAATAAACATCTCTTCTATACCTTTATATAAATCATCAGTCATTACAGCATCAATCCTTTAATCACTTCGTTAGTATATTAACATTATCTAGAATTACAACTTTGTCAGTATATTAACAAAAGAAATTTCAAAAGTAAATACCTAACTTTCCAAAAGTATTAAAAAGATAAATATAAAAGAAATCCCCCAGATTTTACTCCAGGGGATTCTTGATTCTACAATAATATCTTGCTAAATCAACAACTTAGGCGTGAGCTTGGTTGAAGTTAGCAATAGCACCACGTACCAAGTACTCAGGCTTATTGATGAACAAATCATAGAAAGACATAGCGCCTTTGTGATTCTTCAAATTAGGAGCTTGGAAAGTAGGTGTGAAATAGAGCGGGATCCACTCAGCTAAAACAATTGCCGAATCACCTAACTGGAATCCTTTGAAACCGAAGACAACCTGATCAACCGGTAATGTCTTAGTATAAGGAACAGCGATAACAGCAATAGTACCGTCACGCAATGTACCAGCTAAGTAAGGTCCAATCGGTTTCTTAGCTTCAGGAGCTGCTTTGAAACCTTCGATTTGTTCTACGATTGTTAAACCTTGACGAGCAGAAACAATCATGAATTCAACTGTACCACGACCAGCAACTTCTTGGATAATACCACGAGCACTAGAAATAGTAGTTGTATAAGCAGAATATCTCTGTTGTAAGGTTAAGTTAGCACCGTTTGCAGCACAATCAAATGTCAAATCAGCGTTCGGAGTAGCAGCAGCATATACACTGTGGATCAATGACAAATCACGTTCCCAACGAATAGTACCAGCAATTTGGTTAGCAATCAATTCATCAGTGTCAATTGCTAAGTGAGCGTTCATTACCAAACCAGCTGCAACACTGTAAGAACTCATTAACGGGTGCTGCTTAGCTAAAATAGGCTGATTAGGAATATCGAACTGAATCTTACGAATCAAATCAACATCTGTTTCAACATCAACAGCAGCTTCGAAACTCAGCATAGCATTCTCAGCAATAGCATCAGCATACATAGTAGCATCCAATTTCAATGTAGCTACACCAGTCTGAGCATTAACTGTACCAGAAACACCACGACCAATTACATTGTATGCACCACTGTTAACACCATCCAACTGCGCAGAACCATTACCATAGTCACGTGCAATCTCTTTACCTGCTAAACGAACGATGAACGAACCAGCACGTACTTTAACTGTAGCATCAGAAGGCAATGCAGCAGACGGATTAGCAGTTACATCAGCAGTAGCCTGAACATCTGTATACCCAATGAACTCAGAAGAATACGTACCATCTGTCGGATTCTCAAATACAATGTCACCAGCTTCAACACCAGCAGCGTCTTGAGAATAACGTGTTTTGATGATGAAGATTTGGCCAGACTGACGATCTAAAGCTTGAATATCAGCAATGTAGTTTGCTACCATTTGCGGATAAAATACATTAACGATATCAACGACTTTAGGAGTCAAGCTTGCAACACCAGGGCTGAGCAAAGAAACAGCAGAAGTAGAAGCGTTACCGCCAAAATCTTCGTGCAGGATATTGCGACCTGTGTAAGGAGTATCTGGCTGTTGAGCGATGTATTCAGCAGTATTTTCTAAGAGCTGAACCATAGTAGCGGCTTGGTATTTAGCTTCTTTAGAGTCAGATTCCAGAGCTTTTACGAGAGCCGGGCAGCGTTTGCCGAGAGTAGATTCACTGAGAACTTCTGCAGCGTGAGCGATACCTTTATTGATTCTTTCGCTACGGGCTTTAGCAACCAGTGACTTATTTTCAACTTTGGTTAAGATAGACATAGTAGTTTAATTTCCTATATTAAGTTTTAAGTTAAACGTTTATATATTTTTAGTTTTTTGTATAGATAGTATGTATTTATATCTATGTCCAGAGTAGTGTAAAGATCCCGTAGGATGGGAAACTTAGTATTAGTTATTTAATTAGAACAGTATATTTATGATAAAGTAGTGATTTGGAAGAATTTTTTTGTAAATTTTTTTATTTTAGTTGTATATGTAGGTATATATGTGGAGTATTTGGGTTAATGTAAGTATGTTATCGTATATATGAGTAGTGTAGTATATAGTAGATAAAAGGTAACGTGATGAGATTGTATGTAGTTATATGGTGTATGTGTATATATAGGTTGTAGGAATTTTTAGGAAATGTGTCGGCGTAGGTAGATTGTGATATATAGTGGGTATGTATGATTGTAGATAATTGGTTTTACGTTTACTGTATTACATGGTATAGTAATGGTAATAATGAAATGAATGATATGAGAGGATGAGCTACGTATGCTGAAAAGAGAATATAGAGAGGTATTAGGTACAGTATTAAGGAATGATATAGCGGAAGCACTTGACTTATTTACTGGTATTTGGTCAAGTGGTATATATAGAGTTGGTGTAGATAAAGGTGTTGAAAAAAGATATAATATAGATATAGTATGTAGTAAAGACCAGTATAAAAGAGTTAGAGAGTATGTAGAAGAGGCATATAATTTTAATGAAGAGAAGTTAGTATTCGATGAAAGTTATTTTGATAGTGCGCATTATTGTTATTCAGTTAGTGAAGAGAAGTTAATGCAGATTTATAGTTTACTTAGAATTAAAGGATATACGATGAATTAATCCTAATGTATGGTATATATTGTTTATTATAGATTCCTTTGATACTTAGTTGTATTGAAGGAATTTTTTTTACTATTTTGTTGTAATGGTAATATTTGTTTTACATTTGAATAGTATTTTGGTATAATATATATAAAATGTAATGTTATAATGAAATAAAGAATTAGGAATGTATATATGAAAACAAGCATGTCAGTTTTTAGGCGTTTTGAAGTACTAGATAAATATTATACTGGTTATTCTACTTCTAAACAAATTATGAAGCACAAGGTTGAATTAGAAAGATTTAAGGGCTTATCTTTAGAAGAAAAATTGGGTAGTAAAATAAATGATTTGTTGTTACCTACTTGTGTATTAACTATTTTAGATTCCATTGGAGTATATTTATATTTAGATCTTTATACAATTAATTTTGAAGTAAATGAATATAACTATCATAGATTAAAAACAAAAAAGATGGCATTGGGTATATTAAAAGCACATTTAGAAGCAATTGGATTAGGATTTGATATAGATGAAATAGATGATGAGATGATTAAGCGTATTCGTAATAAATATAATGATATGTATTCGAGTTTAAAGATATTAGAAAACTTTGGATTTGAAATTATTAAAAGTTGTAGATATGATGAATATGTTAATGCAGGATATAATACTAACTTATATAATTCTGTTGCAGCAGTTTTATTAAGTTACCCTGCATTATTAGACTTTGTTGACTTAAAAGAAAGACAAGGAAAAAACGATAGTATATTTCCAGAATTAGTGGTTAAAAATACAGACGTTGATATGTTTACTACTTTATGCAGGATTATGGATGTTAATTTCAAAGTTTGGTATGGCAGCAGAGGTAATAGAAAGTATCCACATAATACATATTTTGATGTGTTTTTACCTAAGCGCTTAAAAAATGACATTTGAGTAAAGATATATAAGATTAATTAATGTTATAACAATAGAAGGTATTTGAGTAGGTTATAGTAGATATCAGTAATTGTAGCCCTTTACCTTTAGTAGAATAGAGGGTTATTTTTATATCTGGATAAAAACTATTTTGGTATATAAAAAGAAGGGAAGGATATATTATAATAACACCGGTACTTTGGGATTTATTAGGCAACATTTACTGATAATCCGGTTTTTCTTAACCAAGTATTAAAATCGTCTTTTTCATGAGGCGGTTTGTCATCGTAACAGTATTTATCAGCTTGTTCTTTTGTTAAACCGTAATTTTTTATAGTCCATTCTCTAGGTTGATATTCACTACTACAACTCTGATATGCGTCATAAAAGTTTTGTATATCGAAGAAAGATAAATTATTTTGTGGAATCATTTCTTTATGTGCGTCTATTATTTCTTGTAAGCGTGCATTTGGTGTTCCTCTTACTTGTAGATTTCCATTATTATCTTCATCAAACATTGTATGTACTTCACTATCGGTTAATTCACCATATTCTTCCAATGCACTTATCAAATTATCATGTAACCAAACATCAGCATCAACAACATATATATTTTTATCAGTAGCAATTCCTCGTATTGAATTAAATCTTGTATTACTTTTAAATGAAAAATATTCATAAGGACTAGGATTTTTTAGTACAGTTAATATTTCATTTTCATCAAACCAAGTAGGTACTCTTAATATTTTAGTTTCTAACAATATACCTTCTACTATCTTTCTAAACTTTGACATAATACACGCCTTCTAGTAATAATTTTCACAATATTTATTAGAACCTATGTTAATATTTATCGAATAGACAATCTGTTTTACTTTATTTGTATTTGTGGTATAGTAAATAAAAATAAATACTTGTTTTGATATGTAAAAAAAAAGGAATGTGTATAATGATGAATAAGATTTATAAAGTAGGTGATGTTATTAATGATTGGGTATTAATTGAAAAGAGTAATAAGACATATGCAAATGGTAATATTATTTATAAAGCAGTACACAATAAAACAGGTAAAATAACATTGGGAACACCTTATTTATTTCGTACCAATAAAGTTAGTTCCGGAGCAGTAAGGAAAGGTAAGCATGATGGAGAAACAGTCAACGGGTGGTTATTAGAAGATACTGGTAAGCGATATGGAAAAGGATACATTCGACAATATAAAGGTACTAATAAAATAAGTGGCAAAGTAGTATATGGTCCTTATGATTGTTTTAAAAATGGAAATCTTAAAGAAACTAATAAAGCCCTATATGATGGTCGTATAGTTAATGGATGGTTATTAGAAGACACAGGTGAAAAGACGAATATAAACCAGCATATTTATAAAGGAATAGAAAAAGATACAGGTAGAATTGCATATGGAATAAGTACAAATTTTAAGAATAATACATTTAATAAGGTAAAGAAAAAGAATAAACATCATGGCGAAATTGTTAACGGATGGTTGTTAGAAGACATTGGTTTAAAAGTAGGTAATAGTCGTAATACTAAATATAAAGGCATACATCAAGAAACAGGTAAAGTTGGTTTCGGTGCATATAGAGAATTTAAATTAGGTAACGTATCCAATAAAGTTAAAGTAAAGGAACAACCTAAAAAGAAAAAGATTAACGTAAGTGATATAGTTGATATTAAACAGACTTTAGAAGCACAATTGAATAAAATTGTTAATGTTGCTAAAACTAAAGGATATACAATTACATATATGATTGAATAAGACTCGTCGATAAATGATTATATGAAGGTCCTTGGAGAAAAATCTTTGGACCTTTTATTTTATTGGTTTTACTTTATTTATAGTATAGTGTATATTATATATAATGTTTAAAGAAATAGAGGATTATACCATGCTTAGTAATGAAGAATATGATGAACGTTATCCAGATAGAGAGGATAAAAATCTTATTGTTAAATTAGCTGCTAATATCGTACATGAATTAGAGGTGCATTTAAATCCAAAATTAGAAGAATATGCAAACTGGAGGATAACATCAGATCCAAAAAACCATCGATTATACGCATTGAGTACTTATTACCTTAAAAATAAAGATAAATTACTCATAATAAGTGAACCTTTTTGTTGGTTAAGTCTTGAAGGTATGGTATCACATCAAATGAAAGCAGTTAAGATGCGTATTGCTGAAATAAAGTTAGCTTTAGCGATAACAGGATTAGATAAAGCAGTAAAATTTGTTCCTGACGTTGTTCAGCATCCTAATGCCAAAATTCAAAAAAATAAATATTATGATGAAGTTAGCTTACCTTATAAATACTTTTCTAATAAATCAATTGAATTAAGATTTACTGTTGATTTGGAGTTATTGGATCCTTTACGATATGGTTATTTTAAGACATTAGGCTTTCCTTTAACAAGATCAGAACTTTTACAAGATAATGACTATGTAATTGACTAATAAAGGATATATGTAATGAGCACAGATACATTTAGACTTAAGGATATTGCAGCAGGATTTGTAATGGATATTGGTATACAGTTTGAAACAAAAATTTATGCGTCAATATTTACAGAAGTACGAGATGCTCGTTATAGGTTAGAGATAATGATGCCGGTAGAATTAGAAAAAGAACTTGACAGGTTTTTAATAGAGAAGTATGAGTTAACATCGACATTACGAATACATTGGAATGCCTTTTGGGTTAAAAAAGAGTATCGTATAAAAAAAGATATGTTAGACAACATTAAGGTTTTGATTAGATTGTTAGGATATATGTAAAATGAATGAGATACATTATAACATTTGTAGGATGTTAGAAAAAGAGTTATATAATAAATTTGGAGATACTTATATATTTGCCTATATAGATTATTTTAATAAAGATAAATCAGTACTTAATATAACTTGTGAAGATAAAAAAGTGAATGAGATAAAAGCATATATAGATGAGATATATATGTTTAAATCTTTTCCTGAGGGTGTTAAAGTTTGGGATTCATTTAAAGACCGTATTTCATATTTAGTTAATGATGAAGATTTAGAAAAAATGGAAGTTATACTTATGATAAAGGGTTACTTATAATGACTAATGTATCAGATAAGCATAGTAAAATAATATGTATAGCTTGCGATTATGATTGGGGCGAAGGTGTAACGGTAAATCAAGAAATGGTACGATTACAACTTTATATGTATATTGTTAATAAAGTCATAAAAAGCAAAGATGTTAGGATAGAAAGTCTTCCCAGTTTTTCTGAGCATGAGGTACACTATGAAATCAAGTTATATGAAGACGATTTAACACCGGATTACAATACATTATACAGAATTGATGAACGAGCTTTTACAAACGATATACTTGTAAATTGTATTGAAGAAAAGATGACTTTGTTTAGAAAAATAAAACTTAATCTATGGTATATGTATGTAACTACTCATGGAATGGTTTATGTATTTATACTTATCGCAATTGTTATTTTATTGATATTTGGGTTAAGACTAAATTATTTGTGTAATTGTGGATAATATATCAGTCATAGATGTAAATATTGAAAGGTTGTAGTTAATATGCTGTCTGTTGATCTAAACGAGTTAAAGAGTGTAATAGAATCTGACATTGGTGCATTTTTCAAAAGTAATAACTTAGAAGCACCTTTACTTGTATTTTTAAATCATGCTGATTCTGAAGATGTCTTATATTTTTCAGTGCTAATTGGAATAGCTGCCCGCAAACAACTCGATGAATATATACAAACTACTTACAGAGCATCTAAAATATCAGACTTTAAAGGTGAACAAAATGTTCATTATGGTTCCTACGTTTTAACTAAAGATACAATAGAAGATATGATAACTATATTTAGGATAAAAGGTTATTTGTAATACATAGAGAATTATAACTCTTATCGCTTAAAATAGGCTCGGTTATTATTCCAGACCTTTATTTATATCTGTTTTACACTATTTTATTTACATAGTACAATAAATATATAAAATGAAAAAGGTAGTATGTAAATGAATGAGAATGTTTTTGCGTATATTAATATTGATGATTATCGTTTAGATTTGTCTAGTATTGAATTAGACAATGAAATAATAAGTATACCCGAATCAATAATAACTAGTAGTACATTTATTAATACTCTTCACAATAAGTTAAAGAGTTGTTTTAAGAATGTTTATGCAGTGCGTGCGCTTCGAACTTTTCCTATACCACAAGGCCATGAACTGGCAATATATCCTAAGTTTCAATATGTGATAAATGTAAACTTTGAGTATAAGGATTTAAACGATGAATTGTTTACTTTATATAAGATTGATCGCAAATCTGCTTTAATTTTTTTACTTAATGAGGTAAAAAAGATTATTGAAGAGTTTGAAAATATTATATAAAGGTTGGCAATGCTAGAAAAGTTAAAAATTGGTATTCATGTATATCCTGCAGCTGATTTTGAAGTGTATAGTACTAAAATAACTGTATATTTAGATTCTTTTTTGTCAAATTCAGAAGAACTAATAAAAGATAGCTTGATTGCTCAACTTGCAAAATATTATATAGGTGATGATTTTTCCGATAATATAATTAGTTATATTTGGTTTAAAGGAAGTACATTTGATGTATCTTTTGACATAAAAGTAGTTGAGCATCAATTACTTGAAGAGTACAGAACCTTATATAGAATAAATAAAAAGACAGTCTGTGATTATTTTATTGACAGTATTAAAAAATTGGACAAGTGTACGTTATGAGTTTAATAATAAATGTAAAACTCTTTGATCGTGATACTGAAGCTGATTCGATATCTTCAAAACAGATATACGAAAACTCTTTTGTTGCTCCAGAAGAATTAATTTCAGATAGAAGTTTGGATACTATTCGAGAGATAGTCAAAATCAAATTACAAGAATATTTCAAAGACTTTTGTTTTTCGTGGGTATATTGGATAAAAGATAAATATTGTGAAGACAATAGATACAAGTATGAAGATCAAGTAATCTCAATTAGTCTTTCGATATATGGTGAACTTATTAAAGGTGATTATAATACATTATATAGGATTGACAAAAAAAAGTATGTGTATCTATATAATGAATAAATTAAAAGAATTAGAATTAGTAAAAGGATGACAACGTAATGTATACTCATACTACTAATATCTTTTTTAACCTTGTGACAGAGCAGAATGAAATTATTAAATATAATGTCGTTTTATCTTTGCATAGTCGAACTCCAAAAATAAAATCTCAAAAGGTATTTGATTTGATTAAAAATAAATTAAAGGCGTTTTTTATTAATATTCCTAATATGACAATTTATCATAAAAATGAATATTTAACGATTTCGGCTTTGGAACAAGAATGTGATATTTTAGTTATAATTAAAGTCATTGCGATAGATTTAAAAGAACATTATAGGACTTTGTTGAGAATCAGTCCTAGATCTCTAACAGAATGTTTCGTAGCGGCGTTATAACAGAATGCAGTGAAAAATTTAGTACAATAAAGTGAAAGTAAAACAATGAATCCTGAATACAAACTTTTTATCCAGTTAAATATGTATTGCACAAACACAGTCGAAGCAGTCATGAAAAATATAACAATGATTATACCTTATATGAATACGCGTACTTTAGCTATCAAAATTGAATCTATTATAAATAAATATTTTATAAGCCAAAGATTGAGTCAAATAAAATACACATATCATCCTTTTAAAACAGATATTGGAAATGAGATTATCGTTTATGTAAATATGCGTGAAAAAGATTTGTTAAATGATTATAAAACTTTGCAGCGAATCAAAGAGGATTATGTATTATGTAACATTAAATCAGAAATAGAAGCGTGTTTAACTCTGTTTTAGTATTTTATTAACTATTTCTGTTTTACTTTTCTTATAAAATAGCATATACTTATAATATATAAAGAAGAAAAGGACAAAAACAATGAATATGCTAAAACATTTTACAGATGCAACAGCTCATGCAAAGGCGCTGAAGATTATATTGGGATTAGATTCGCCGGTACATATCTTTGGACAATACGATAGACAAGAGAAAAAAGAAATTTCTTATATTATTTGTTTTGATTTGCCTTGTAATAAGTCTGAAGCACCTTATTTTAAGAATTATGTGTTGTCTAATTTAGTTCAATTCGGAATGACAGCGAAACGAGTATTTTTTACAAAGAATAAATTAGTTTTAACTGTTCCTTTTGAAGCTTTACTTGAATTATCACAACACATAAAAATGATGGTAAATTCTACAAGCAATAGGGAATTTAAATGATAGAAACTTGTGAAACGATTTCTGCCCTTTTACTCAAATACTTTTTAAACAATAATAGAGAATTGTATTTATTTAAGCCGGTATTTGAAATAAACCCAAAGGAGCTTTTGAATCACGCTAAAAAATTAATAAAAGAGTTGGGGCTAAATAATTATATAGATGTTTGCTTACACGAAGTTATTATTGAACTATCTGGAATACAAATGGAAAAACAATCTACTGAAATGGTACATTTTAGTGTGAAAAAAGATAAGGAACATATGGCAGATACTATTTTAGGTTTACTCTATATTAAATTAGGAAAACAGTATGATTGACGAACGAGACATATTGGATTTTTGTCGGCTATATAACGAAAAACTTCATGACAATACTGGATTGAAGGTAATGTGTTTTTGTGAAGAATCAGATGTTGTTCATGTTGGTTATTTTTTAGGTCATATCTTTAGTGATACTCCTATTGCAAAAGCTTTTTATAAAGAAATAGTAGAAGCAATGACAGTCAAATTAAAAGAATTGAATATTAATTATAAAATTGCTTTAGATGGTAAATTAATTGGTGTAATAATAAATGAAAATGCGTTTTATGATTTTTTGACGTATCTTAAAATTCTTAACTGAAGAGGTTTAAATGTACAATTCACACCTAATCACATTTTGTGTTTATAGACGTAATTCTGTTGTTTTTAAATACACAACATCAGATCGTTTTATACTACCGATTGCTGATTTATTTGATAATAAGGGGATTGTACTTTACGATGATATTTATTTTAAATTGAGTGATTTAAATAAATGTTTTAAATTAAGCAGTGATAAAACAAATAACCAAACTATAAAAAATGAATTACTTTCACTATTTAAATCACGAATTAGACATGCAAAACAATTTAGTAAGCAAGTTCAAGTACACCCAATAATCGATATTTGTTATGCGGACGATAAGGATATTATTTCATTTATACGTTATATCAAAAAATGTGATTTGAGAAAGTTTATAGCATACCTTGCATCTACGTTTAAACTAAATAAATATCAATCCTTTTCATTATACAAAGCAGGTTTAAATAAAAAACAAGTTACTTTGAGTTTACGTACATTATTTGATGATGATACTACGGAATTATATCGAGTGATTAATGAAAAAGATATTTATAAAATGATATATGACTCGGTAAAAGGATATACAAAGGAAGAAAATGAATCGTAATATACCTGAATATATAAAAGATATATTTGTAAAAACAATACATTATGAAAAGTCACAGTGTATATTTAAATACCGTCATAAGCAAAAATTATTTTCTGTTGAATTTCCCGGTACCTTGTATACATTTGAATGGTTTTCTATTAAGCAGATGTTAGCGCTGACTGGGTATAAAGTAATGTATAGGTATAACACTGTTTATATTTATGACGTTGATGATTTTGAATTATTGCACGGAGTATTGAAATTACATGTTAGTTAGTTATAAAGAAAAAGTAGCTTATTACAATTATATAAAAGATAAATTATGCAAAGACCTCAACTTGGAGATAATAGAGTTTACATGTGTTCGGGGTGAAGTTTTAATATCTTCTCTTGATCCTAGTACTTATACTAATTATGAGATCAAAGACACAATTAGAAATAATATATATGAATTAAATCTTATTGGTTATATTGTGGTTTCTATGGGTTATGACAATAGATATATTAGTGTTAAAGTTTATGATCCTGCTCCAGAATTTATCACACTTCTAAGAATAGAAGGATATTTGTGAATGTATAAGTTCAATGAAAAAATATATCTTGCAGTTAGTGGAAATCATAGAAATAAGGTTTTACATTATTTAAAAAATAGAGCAGAAATGTATAAAATCTATGTTCACAGGGATTATTTTAAAGATGAAGAAATAATTACAATTAAACCGTGGGGTAAATCTGGTAGTGGAATGCGTTATGGTTTATATCAGGATTTAGATAGATATTCATTTTTAGCTTTAAAGAAAATGATGAAGTATCAAGGAAAAAGAATCATAGAGATAGTTCTAAAACCAGAGATAGTAGTAGCTTTATATTTAAATTACGGGGTAAAAATACACACAGTAGAAGGAGCGTTAATTGAATATATAAAGCAGATTTTTAAAAAAGATGTTTATGTAACTCATTCTTGGGAAGTTTGTACGTATTCGATTCATGAAACAAAGTATATATGTACAGAAACAAACACATTAGAAAAAGTTGAAAAACAATATATTGAAATTTTATAAAGGAAAAAGAAAAATGATCTTAAATAAAGGAAAATATACAAACATTAAAGTTGCTTTGGCAAATACTAGTATTATTAATAAAGATCCTCAGATTACTCTTTATTCAGATGATGCAAAGACCATTATTGGTAAAGCTAAAGTCGTAGATGAAAATCCTTTAACCTTAGATATTGAAATCGAAAAGAATTTAGAATTTTCTACTCCATATTTTAGAATTGTACCTATGAATTATACTCAACAAAATGGCTATATTATTTCTATACAATCTCTTAAATTAGTAGCTGACATTTCAGAATATACTCCTTTTGTTTTGTCTATTGAAGATAGCTTTAAAGCAAAGAGAACTACTAGAAAAGCTAGCAAATAACTGTTTTACAAAATAGACAAAATATTGTAAATTATAAATATAAAGTTAATTGACCCCAGATATTATTATTTAGTATTTGGGGTATTTTATGCAAAGGAATCAAGAAATGAAAAAATTACCCAGCGAATATTTATTTGTTGCAAAAGATGGTAAAACATATTATAAAGCATATCAAAAACATAAAAAAGAAATTGAACTTAATGGATATATATTAGCTTCGATTCCGGTTGTATTTGATAAAGAGGCTACTACAGAAGTATTGTTTAAAATCATAGAAGATAATCCGCACCTAAAAGATTCTATGTTTTATTTTGATGAGTTTAATAAAGAATTTAATCAAGAAAGCGAAGATACTTATAAAGGTAAATTAAACTTTTATTGGTGGGGCATTGAAGTTGAAGATAAAGTTATTGATACAATGATTCCTAAAATGGAAGTAGATATGATTGACGAAACAGGCGAGCGTTATAGTATTGAATTTTTATCTGTAAATAAATTGAAAAATCTTAAAATCAACGTTGATCCTACTTTCAATATTTATGACAAAGAAAATAAACCGGTATATACTCTTGTTAGTTATCCGACGCTGTTCCATATTTTGTATGGATTTTTCTGGGAAGTAAGTTTTTTCGGTAATCCAGAAGATAGAGAAAATAAATCAAATGAATTACAAGAAGCGTTAAAAGGTATTAAGAAGGAATTCGACATTGAATAAAAATAATGTATTATTAGTTGAAGATAATTTAAGTGTTGCAGCAATTTTTAAAATATTAGCAAAAAGAATGGGTATTAACTTAGTCCATCAAACTTCGGCAGAGCGTACTTTAGAATTAGAAGATACTCCACATGCACCTATTTCTTTGGCAAATCTTATTATATTGGATTTTGATTTAGTAGGTGAAAATACTCTACCTATTTTACAATATATTAAAGATAATAATATAAATACTCCTGTTATTATGAATAGTGCAAACCCTAGTATAAAGGATACTATTGATAAAAACGGTTTTACAGATATAATAAAAGAATATAAAGATAAAAATTGTTCATTACAAGAAACACAGGATATAATTTTAAAATACCTCGAGGCATAAGTTTAAATGATTAGTAAAGAAATTGATGAGAGACAAGAAGCACAACAGCTTAATGACTTTTATAATCAAGATGCAGATTTTATTTTGACAAAAGAAGAAAAGATTGCTAGAATAAAAAAGAACAAAGAGAATTACTATAAAGAACGATTAGCTAAGATGGTATTTGATTCGAAAGGTAGACAAGGTAAATGACTACGGAATTAGAAGCTAAGTTAATAGACCAAAACGAAAAGTTAACTAAAACTTTATTACAAATCAAAACTATAATTCAAAACGGTAATAGAATTGATTTGGAAATGCTTAAAAAAGAAATAACATTAATAATCGATCAAGAGTTGAAACTAGATGGTAAATAATTTTGTAATCGAAATCGAAAAAGAATTAAAAAAACAAATAATATCTGAATTGATATTTAATACAGATAGACTTTTGGATAATGAACCTTTTTTTATGAAAGGTACTGATATCGAATTTGTAGATAATTCCTGCGTTTTTACTTTCTTTACGTTTTCTACAATAAAAAATATTGTCTTAGAGCTTTTTAAAAATAGACTTAAAAATGTAGAGATCAAAGATAGTGCAAATACAATTACTCTTTGCGGTGTTTCTTCTTATGATGATTTAATAGGATTATTAACTATATGCAAATAAGCAATAAACTTATTATGGAATTATCTAAAACCGCTTTGAAATATGCCATACTCTTAGATATTTCATACAATAATAATATCTTAAGTTTTAAAATCAATTCAAAAAGTTATGATTGGGGAATAGGTAAGTTTTTATCTAGTTGTTTTACAGTTTTATCAAAATATTATAATATTACATATAATAAAGGTTGTTTTACAGTTAACGATCTTACAAATGAAACTCTATTTATTAAAAGGCTGAAAAAAATTGACAATCGATGAAGAAACATTTGAAACTGTGTTTAGAAAGTTTTGGTATCCTTTTTCACTCTATTTGTTGACTCTCACATTTAAAGAAACAACAAAAGCACTATTTATTATTTGTAAATTCGAAGATGAGCGTATTGAATCTTCTAGTATAAATACAATTCAAAAGGCTTTTCATGTTGCAGTTTTAAAAGACCATTTAAATAAATATCCAGAATTAAAAGATCAAATAAGAATAATAAATGAGTATGTAAACAAGAATAGTAAAATTACATTTGAAATTAAAGATCCTGACTTATTTTATGCATATATGAGATTGAAAGTATAAATATGATTTTTATAGCAGATGTTATCAGAGATAATAAGAAAGTTGAAGTAACCGGTCCCTTTGAAAAAGTTATCAAACAATGCATGCCAGATGTAGATCCTAAAGAATATGTACGTGGATTTTTTATATTTTTAAATTACTTTAATATTACGGAAAATTCGTCTGGGCATGCTTATTGGTATTGTAATGATTCAGGCAGAAGATATGTTACTTTAGATTTCAGTGACATTTATCATAATGCTTTATATGAAATTGCTAGTTTTAAATATTTTAAAGATGCCGGAATAAAACCACAGTATACTACAATCTATAATAAAACACGTTATAGTTTAACCATTCCGGTACAAGAAGATTGGGAAGTTTTTCTTGGATATATAAAGATTACAAACTATTAAATAAACTGTTTTACAAAAAATGTTATCGACGTTATACTATATTTAATAACAATGATTGAAAGGAAAATAAATGAACAAACTAGTTAAAATAAAAGTAGACGGAATGATTTTTGATTCTTTAGTAAAAGCTGCGAAGTTTATTAAATGTAATGCTTATTCGATTAGTAATAAGTTTACATCTGCTAAAAGCAATAAAATTGAATTTAAAGGTCATTCTGTTGAAAAAATCGAAGCAAATGATTTGATGATTAAATCGAATCGTGGTAGAAAAAGAGTTAAAGTAAAATGTGTTACTACCGGTGAAATTTTCAATTCTATTTCAGATGCAGCTAAAGCACTTGGTATCAACGCATGGACTTTTGGTCTTAAAATGGAAACGAACGGTAAGTATGTTGATGCTCAAGGCAAAGAATATGTTCGTGAAACACCGATTAATAGAAGTAGTAATACTGAATATAAAAAGACTAAAAACGACACGATTATATCTAAGCCACGTCATGAAATGATTAAAGATACAATTATTGAAACTGTAGAAAATCTCGATGTAGAAAAAACAGTTGAAAAAATGGTTGCATCAAAAACCGAAGAAATTCGTGATCTTGAAAAAGTTGCTACTAAATTGGCGGCAAAGAGCAAGTACAGTGAAGCAGCTATGATTTATGAATTGCTGAATACTCTCACTACAAAATAATAAAGTTTATCCTTCAAATTGGACTCGGTTTTTAATGAATCGGGTCCTTTTTGTTTTACATATCAAATTAATTATGATAAATATTAAATAATGTTAAACAAATGAAAGAGTTAGAAAAATGACAAAAATTACAGTACTTGATAATGGTTTTAAGATTATTACCGAAAAAAGAAATTTCAACAATGTTTCTATGGGTGTTTTTGTAAAGGTCGGGCTTTTTAATGAAACAGATGAAATGAATGGTATATCTCACTTTCTTGAACACATGGCATTTAAAGGTACCAAAACCAAAACAGCTCAAGAATTAGTAGATAGTATTGAAAAACTCGGTGGTAATTGTAATGCATTCACCAGTACTACACATACAGCATATTTAGTTAACCTTCTTCCTGAGCATTGGAAAGCAGGTGTAGATTTCCTTTCTGATATTATTAAAAACTCTACTTTCCCAAAAGAAGAAATCGAAAGAGAACGAAATGTAATCCTTCAAGAAATTGCTATGTATGAAGATAATATCAGTAGTGTTAGTTGGAATGAAATCATTAGTAATGCCTTTAAAGGACAAGCTCTAGGTAGAAAAGTAATCGGTACAGAAGAAAACGTAAAACGATTTACTAGAAATGATTTAATTAAATATATGACAGATGGATATGTTGCCAATAAAATGACTTTTTCTATTTGTGGTAATGTTAAACACGAAGAAGTTGTAAAATACGTAAAAGCTGCTTTTTCTAATTTAAATACAGAATTTAAGTTACAGGAATTTTCTTCTAAATACAAATCACCTAAAAAGAGAAAAGAAATTGAAACCAAGTTTGATCAGGCACATGTTTGTTTGACTGTTCCTGGACGTAAAATGTTCGAAAGAAGTAATTATGTTCATTCCATTTTTAATAATATTCTTGATGGTGGTATGTCAACACGGTTGTTTCAAGAAGTACGTGAACGTAATGGATTAGGATATGCAACTTCTACTATTGCAGAAAGTGAACCTAATACCGGTATTTATGGCGTTTGGGCAGCAGTTGATAAAGAAGACATTGAAAAAACAGTAGAAGTCTTAGGAGCCACATTTAAATCAATGATGCAAAATATTGGTGACGATGAGTTTGAAAAAGCCAAGAATATCACTTTATATAATCTTACAAGTAAAGAAGATGATTGTTATTCAGTAATGGATGCTAATGCAGTTTGTGGTATATTTGATAAGAAACGTAAATCATTAAAGACTAAAAAAGCAATCATTAATAAAATTACAAAGCAAGATGTTATTGAATATGCTAAATCTTTGTGTGATAAAAAAATGGATATTGTAATTGTTAAACCTAAAGTCGAAGAAAGGATTTAAAAATGAAAAAGGAAAAAACTTTGGAACCTAATGAATATTTTCATGGATTAAAAGATAAGATTCAAAAGACTGATTTGGCTACAATTGAAGAAGATATTAAGATGGTAACAAATCTCATCGAAGAAGCTAAAGAAATTGGTCAAAATGCTCTTGCTAAAAACTATGAAGATCTAGCAATTACTTATTTTAAAGAAAGAGTCATTTTTAAGCATGGATATTCTAAATATGTTAAAAAAGATGATATTGAAAAATATATTAGAAATGTTAAAGATCAAGTAGTTAAAATTTGTGAATTGGAATTGTTTCCGAGGACTTTGCCTAAAGAAGTATCGGATAAGATTAAAGAGTTGAAAAAACTTAAAATCTTTGATGATATGTGGGTTGTTTTTATTGACTATGAACAAAAAGAAAACCTTACAAAAGAAGAAAAGGAAATGAGATCAAAGAATAGAGACCCTATCCTTTTTGCTACTTTTGAAGAATGTATGGATCGCTTTTATTTCATTGCAGATTGGGATGACGATATTTGTGATTTAAGATTTGAAGATATGGTTACAGAATTAAAGAAACTTGATAAAAAATACGCTGTTAAAGAGATCATTAAAGACGGCGAAAAATATATGCAAGAATTAATTAAAGAGCGTAATCATAAACCGGTGAAACTTTCAGATAAGATTAAAGCAACATGGAAAAGTCTGTTAGATATTTGGAAGGAATAAGCTTTGCGCGTGTAAAGGAGCGTTTTAATGATTATCTTCGGTGCAAAGAAGAATTGAAAGACAACACTAGAATGCTCCATTGTCTTGTTAAGAATACTGGACAAATCGATGCGTTACTTGTACCTCATAATAAAGAATTTGCATCTCTCACTAAACACTGGGAACGCCTACCAGTAAACATTGATCGTACTATCGATAATGTTTTTAAGAAATTAATATATAAAAAGTCTAAAACAGATGATCTAACTGAGATAATACGCGCTAATATACAGTTTCATGAGGATCATATGGCGCAACAACTATATAATAGGACTATAAACGATGCTAGAGAAGAACGTCGTCGAAATTTAGAAATACAATTAGAAAATCCTGGTACAGTTGGTGTTTACAATGACAATGACGAATTAATAGACGTTGTTGACAGTGAAGAATATGCAGAATACTTAGAAGCACATAAGAATTTTCAACGCTTTGGTTATTCTCATATTGAATTATTACGACGTAAACAACTAGAATATTCTATCGAAGAAGGATCAATGTATAGACCAGATTTTAGTTATGAACAAAATAAATATATAAATAAGGAATTGTCACGAGATAGTAAATTTTGGCATAAATTTCTAAAGAAGACAAGCCTGAATCAAATGTATTGCAAAGAATGTGGTATGCCAATAGACGATTGTGAAAGACACGTTTGTGATACATATGATATACCAACAAAAGTAGAACAAATCTTTACTAGACTGTCTATAAAACATTTTGTACAACCTAAGATGTTTGGGGTAAAGCGTTACGAACTTTTAAGAAAGAAAGTAACTAAAATCACAATACCAGAAAATTATGAAATACCAGAATATAAAAAAGAAATATTAGCAATGAATGACATAAGACGTGATAATTATAATCCAGAAGAAAATTTTAATATAGTATAAAATCGGTTTTATTTATTGATAATATAAGTTATAATAAAGATGTTTTAAAAATTAAGAAAGGGAATAAAATGTTCAAATCCAAGACTAGCGTTTTGCTTACAACAATTTTTGGGGTTTTGTTTATCGCAGGATTTTGGCTTGTAAGCACTTATGTTTCAACTGTAAATAAAGAAGTTGATTTGTTTTCGATGATTACAGAAAAACAGAAAAGTAATCAACAGATTCATGATAAGATGTGGAAGATTATTCAGCAGAGTGGTAATATTGCGGAAAAGGAAAAAGAGGCTTTTATGTCTGTAGTAACTGCATATATGGCACCACGTGAAGGAAATACACTTGATGGTCGTGGCTCTTTCATGAGTATGCTTAAGGAAGCTTATCCTAATACTTTGCCAGAATTAAACTATACAAATGTACTTAATGTAATGGAAGCAGGAAGAGCAGAATTTCAACGTAATATGACTGAGTTGTTTGATATTTGTAGAGAATATACTCGTTTGACCGAACGTATTCCTACCAAATGGTTTGTAAATGCTCGTCCAGAAAAAGCAGAACTTTGTAAAACAGTTACATCTACTCGTACCGTTAAATCCTTTGATACGGGTGTAGACGATAACGTAGGTATTGATTGGTAATTTAATTTTTCCATCAGGTTTGGCGGAACCTTAAAAACCGCCTTTTCTTTTCAGAAAGGGATAGCATGCAGTTTATTTGTTTATTAGCTTTTGCAAACTTAATTTTCGGGTTTGTATTCGCATATCGTTCAAGAAGAATTACATACGGCGAATTTTTTCTAGTTTCTGTTGTAGTATGGCTTTTGATGTCTTTAGTATATGGCATTTATTATAAGATTCGCATTAGTGATAATAAATTCATAAACGATAGAGTGATTTCTATGAGATATGAAGGTCCGTGGGTATCACATTATACTTGTTGTAAACGTCATGCTACACGCTGTCATGGATCGGGTAAACATAGAACGTGTACTACATATTGCGCATGGTGGGGAACTTGTTATAAATCAGAAGGTGATTATAGCGAATATACATTAGAAAAATACGGTACACATCGATTGCCTAATGAAAAATTACACGAGCTAAAAGATTTATACTTTAGTGGTCCAGAAGTAGTCAAAGGGTCTAGACCAAGTTATACGAGCGGTGATAAAAACGATTATATTTGGAAAATCAGACCAGGTAAAATTGCACCTTGGACTGGAACAGTATCTTATAAAAACTATGTTGGACCGAGTGAAAATATAATTAAAGGTAATTCAAATATAGGCGAAGAGGTAGAGAAACATCCGGCTAAATATTTCTTTGAGGGTTTTACATTCAATAAAGTTATCGGTGTAAATTTAGATCAAACAAAATTGGCTATTCTCAATTCGTCTCTGGAATCTGATGCAAATATTATTGTTTATGGATTTAAAGATGGAACCTTATCTCAATGCGAAAATTTGAGAGCCAAATGGATTGGAGGCAAAATAAATGATTTGGTATTTTGTATTATTCATGATGATGTTACAATTACAAGAGCAAAAGTATTTGGTTGGACAGAAAGTGAAATTGTTAAAACCAAATTACAGTCCGAATTAGTTAATTTAAAGTTAAAGGATTTCTATAATAAAGCTAATAAATTTAAAGAAATAATTGATAAAGAATATATCTCAAATACAATGGAAAAGTATAATTACCTCTCCGTTAAAATTAGAGGTTGGGATTATGTATTGTTTATATTCTTTTTCTTGGCTTTTGCGACTGTCGGTTGGATTTTAATGTATATTAATGATATATGGGATGATAGAAGATTCTAGTAAGTTATCTGTTTTACATATATAGCTAATTGTGTCATAATATATAATATAAGGTTATGATGGAGAGTTTGTTATGACTAATGTATTTAAATATGGCATTTTAATTCTGTTATCAGTATTTTCATTTGATGTATTGGCAGAAGAACCGACACCTAAAAAGAAAGATACCTTTTTGTTGCTGCAATGTGAAAATCATCACAAGCGAGTACACAATAGGTTAAGAAATATTAATAATGATTTAGTAGGTGCTGATTATTGGACAATTACTAATAACGATGGATTCTATTATGTTCCTTTCGGTGTTAATTGGGAAGATGTAGAAGAAGCTTGTTATGCTTATCCTGTATATATTGAAATCGCTACATATAATCGATCGGTTTCTTATGCTGATGCCAGAGAATGTAAAGAAGGTATATATGGAAGAGGTAAAAAATATAAACGAGATAGCCACGGTGGTTTTTTTGAAGGTGTGTTTACAAATAGCTTTATTCCAGCAACTGAAACTTGTAATATTCAGGTAAAATATCGGTATGTTGATGGAACAGCTCTAAAGTTGCAAGCTACCGAAAAAAGAACTTGTGCATTAGCGAAATTGCATTTTTATAACCTTATTACAGATTCAGGTTATGGAAAAGAAGGTTGGCATAGGAATTGGCAAGACTTGAAATGTAAAGAAATTACTATAGAAACCTTTGAATTAAAAACTGGAATTTCTGTAAGAGAATTAAGACAAACTGTTGCAAAGGAAATATTATAATGGTAGATATGCCAGAATATTTATATCTTAGACCGAATTGTCATATTGAAAAGGGTCCAGGTAATCTTAAAGTAATTCCAGCTATACTTAAAATTAATAAAGAAATTGAAAGTGTAGAAGAATTTGAAGACATTTGTACATATTATCGTATACAAGGTGCAAATTTATATCTGCACGATTACAATCTTAGAATCGATAATATTATGAGGGATTTATCTAAAACGAAAATGGCTCTCATTACAAATTATTCTAGTCCTAACAACTTTGCATTTAGTAGAAAAACTTTTATTAAAAATCAACACGACAGAGTTTATTTGTATGAAGTTGTTGGAATTGGAATGGATAACCCGAATTTAGAAAAAATAAATAAAAAGAGAAAGGAAAGAAGTGATAATTTAAAAGAAATAATTAAAGCATCTAAATATTTAAAACAAGTCACAAATGACACTATAACATTAGATGAAAACAAATTATATGAACTTATAGTAGAAGAACAAAAAGACAATAAAATAATATCAGATATTTTAAAGAAAAGATATAAGATAATATTTAATATTAGATGAGAATAAAATGAAGAAGAATATTGAATATAACGAAGACGGTGCTGCTCCTTGTAAACATTGTAAACGTAATAAAATTAAAAGCTATCCATATATAAGTCAAGTAGACGATTTATATTATGCAAAATGTCCGCATTGTAATCATTTCGATCCTTATGAATTTTTAGGAATATCCAAGAAACGCGCAATCGAACATTGGAATGAAACTATGGAAGCAGGGGTAAAATAAAAGGGGGATTGTTTATTTCCCCCTTCTTTTATATATCAATAACTGCAACACTTGCTTCTTCTGCTAATTTTAATGATAACTCTAAATTGTCTTTCCAAAATTGTGATACAGCATTAAGATCACTTGAATTTCTATAGTAAACTAGTTTTATGCCAGATTGAATAATAAGTGACATACAATGCACGCACGGAGGATAACCATAAACGAAAATAGAACAATCTGTCAAATCTTGTTTTGCATGTAATATCGCATTTTCTTCAGCGTGTAACATTAGCATACGTTTCATTTCTTTATCTTGTAAACGCTCTTCCGAATCAACAATACCTTTTGCAAAACCATTAAAGCCGGTACTTATAATTCTTTTGTTTTTATCTACGATTACAGCGCCAATTTTACGACTTGGATCTTTAGACATAGTAGAAACAGTCTTAGCAATAGTCATAAAGTGCTCAAGCCACTGTAATTCTCTTTTATATTTTTCCATAGTTACCTCTTATTTTTGTTTTACATCATTTATTTTATATGACATACTTTACATAAAGTAAAGCAAAAAGGTAATCAAATGGTTAAATGGTATATAAATACAGTTTATGACGGTCAGGAAAAAATAAGCGAATGTGGTTATTTTTTATGTAATTCGTTTCATAATTCAATTAAAAAGACTAATGGTATTTATTTTTCCTTTGCTGATTTGGATTACTGTGTTATTAAAGATTCACTTATAGCCGGAAGCTTAGGTAAAACTAAAGACATTTTACGGGTATTGAAATGGATTGTTGATAATAAATTTGATTGCTCACAAAAAGTAATAGATAAGTTTCTTAAGAAGACTTTAGATTATACGGAGAAACATCAATGAATGAAAACATTAAAAAAATTTTAGAAAAATGTAATGAACAATATTCTAATGGTCTTCTTTATAAGTTAACTAAAGAAGATGTTTTAGTCATTTCAGAAGATTTGTTGCTAGATTTAGAAGAAGATGAAGTAACAGATGAAATCTATGATATTCTGTACTACACTGCTAAATCAAAATACCCAACAGATCTTTTCTTTACAAAACTGACATCTAATAATACGGGTTACGGTGAAGAGATTGTTCACGAAATACCAATGGGAAGTATGGATGAGTTAAAAGCAGGCGATTGGGAAAAATGGAGTAAAGGTCATAAGAAGTTTGTACTTTCTGATAAATTAGATGGATGCTCAATTATCCTTACCTATGAAAACGGTGAATTAAAAACCGCTGCAACAAGAGGTAGAGGTTTAAAAGGTAAAGATATTATGCGTCATGTAAAATTAATTGGAAGTATTAAAAAAACAATTCCTTATAAAGATAAAGTTATTGTTCGTGGCGAATTACTTTTTAAAAAGTCTATGATCGATTGGTTAATAGGCGAAGTTAAAGAAACTACTGGCAAAGTTTATAAAAATGGTCGTAATATGATTGCCGGCTTATTAAATAGTAAAGAAGCTTCTTATGATCTTGCTAATGCGAATTTTATTGCATATTGGACTTCTTTGCATTTTGGTAATTCTTTTAAATTTTTAAATGAACAAGGTTTCGAGGTTGCTTATAATCATGAAATCTATAGAAATTGGGAAGAAAAAGATTCAGAAGGTAAGGTTATTCAAAAAGAACTTACTGATGCTGATTTAATTTCTATGGTAAAGACTAGACTTGCAAATTCAAACTATGAATTAGACGGTATTATTCTTACTCAGTTAGATAATGTCGAAGAAGGTTTTGAAACCGGTACCATTAATCCAAAAGCAAGTCGTAAATTTAAGATCGGTATTTATAATAATATTGCAGAATCTGTAGTTACAAATATTAAATGGCAAGTCTCTAAATTTGGTATCTTTACTCCTGTAATTGAAATTGAACCAAAAGAAGTAAGTGGTTGTACTGTCACAAATATCACTGCTCATAACTATAAAAATCTTATAACTAAAAAATGTGGTGTTGGTTCAAAGATTAAATTCTGTAGAGCAGGTTTAGTTATTCCATATTTGATGCAAGTACTTACTCCTTCAGAAAATTACAATTTACCGAATGTTAAAACGAGAACGGAAGGTGTTGATCTTATTCTCGACGATTATGATCTAAATGAATACTCTTGTGAAACATTTATTCAATCTATGGTTTATTTTGGTAGAAAATTGGATATTGATCAGATGGGGTATGGTAATTGCTCAACCCTATTTTGGGAATGTATGAAGGATAATTTAGTACTCGATGCATTTGAGTTTTTAGGACTTCCAGAAGGTTTAATTTCTGATATATTAGGGAAGAATGGTGAAAAGCTTGAAGCTAGCTTAAAAGCCAAAAAAACAACCTCTACGGAAGCTCAGGTTTGTGCTGCGTTGAGTGTATTTGGAAAAGGTATTGGAGAAGCTGTTTTAAATAAAGTTTATTCCAAATATAATACATTGTTTGTAACAGAAGAACAACTTAATGCTCTGGAAGATTTTGGCGATGTAAGAATAGCGCAGTATTTAAATGGAATTGAATCCTGGAAAACCATTCGTGAATTATTAATTAAAATAGGCTGGGTATTCAAAGAACCAAAAAATAAAGATGTAAGTGGACCAGTTGTATGTTTTTCTGGAATTCGTGATAAACAATTTGCAGCTTACCTAGAAGAAAACGGCGGAACTACTACCGATAGCTGGAAAAGCAGTGTAACACATTTAGTAGTAAAGGATAAAAACGGTAATTCTAGTAAAATTAAAAAGGCATTAGAAAAAAATATACCAATTTTAACCCTGGACGAAGCAAAAACATTATTTGGAGAAAAATAAACGAAAATGCAAAAACCTGATTTTTTATCTTTTCGACATAATGATGCTGTAACAATACAAGATCTTCCCATAACTACCAGCGAAGTTGTCTTAAACGAATGGAGGGATATAACGCTTTCGAATCAAGTTGTTACTTTTGATGATTTGACATCAGGAGAAAAAGTATATAAAGCTTTATTTATACATCTTTGTCGAATTCATCCAGAAAAAGAAGAAGACTATAAGACGTTACTGAAAATTTATAATGAAGATTACAGATTAACAGCCATAACTATTGAAAATGAAAATATGAAACAAACATTAAATAAATTGAAAGAGACATTCGATGAATAATCATTTTGGAACAATGCCATATAATCCAAATTTTGCTTGTGACACAACTCCTGGCGCTAACGAATCTTATGAAATATCACCGTTAGACATACAAATCTGCTATAAAAAGTTATTTGATATTTATAAAGGAGCTTTTCCGAATCAGGAAGGTGAATTTATAACGTTACTTCGTTTATATAATGGAGATTATAGACGTGCAGTAATTACTATTGAAACTAAGTTACTAGAAAAAGAAGCAACTGAGATGAACGAATTGTTTGGAGCCAAGTTACCATAAATTTGCTTTACAAAACACTTTCCTTATGTTATTATAAAAGTATGATAAAAATAAATTTATCATATTTTAGAAAAGGAAATAAAATAAGGAATAAAAATCATGGTTTGCAAAGCATTAGATCGTAAATTAATTCGTGTATCAAAAGAACGAACAAAAAAAGTAGGTGTACGTAGTATAAATGACATTATTAACAATACACCTAATCTTACTTTCGCTGAAAAAATCGCATACATTCGTCATCATTATACCTATTATGAGGGAAATTATCCTATGTTCCATCATAAAAACGGTAAACCAAACGAAGTCAAAGCAGAACTCAATAATTTAATTGTAGATGTATTAAATAAAAAAGTACAGCCGGATGTTTTATCTGCATTTAATAAACGTATTTTAGAATGGCGCAAAGAAAATAACATAGCAAATGAAAATATTGTTGACTCTTATATGCCAGTTGTTAATAAGCCTACTCCCGCTTGGAAACTTTCTGTTGAAACAGTTGAATCTGCTAAACCGTATATTTGTATAATTGATAAATACTTAAAGTCTTCTTTTAATGATTTAACAGATAAAGAAGAAGAAACTATTTCATACAAAGAAATTAAGAAAAAAGCATTAGATTGGGTATATAATCTTTCCGAAGAAGAATTAGATAATTTAATTGCTTCTAATCGTATTTTAACTGATATTAAAGATAAATTGTTAAAAGCTAGAAATTATGAATACTCTTTAATTAAAGAAAAAATGAGACAATATGCAAAAGATTTAGGTTATTTAAATTCAGATCGAGCCTGTGCTGAATAAAATTGTTTTACATATTTAAAAAACAGGATATTTTAAAATAGCTTGAATCAATAAGGAATACGTTATGCTTAATTTCTATAAAAACTCAATCACAGTACCGTTTGTGGGTGGATTAGCTAGTTACGAGAAATTTGAACATGTACACGTGTATATTTATTATGATTGGTTAACTACTTATAAAACATTAGGATTAGTTTATAATTCAATTAAAAATTTATTCCTTGATAAAGAAAATATTGAGGTACCGGATAGTATTGGTTATGAAATTAAATTTTTAGACAAAGGAGCTGAAAATACCAAATTCGATCCTATTTTTAAGATTACTCGTAAAGATGGTGATACTGTTGCTCGTCATCAAGAAATATTAGCGGCAGTGGTATTAATTGAATCATTAAACGAAATAAATAAAAAAAATTTAAATTTCAAAAGTACACCAGATCTTGATTTGTTATTAGCAACAATTCGCTTACAATACGCTTCTCCTTATGATATGGGAAAGATATTAGCAATATTTTTTGATTCGGAGTTTGAAAAATGTTTTTCGTAGCTGATTTTCAATATAATTCTATTTATAATAGAAGGTGTAAAACGAGAGTAAGATTTATTTCTTATAATATAACTGATTTTTCGATAAAGAATGCACAGTATAATTATTTATGTGATCAGGAATTTCTCGAGTATTTAGGGAAAATTAGTAATACGATTCAAAATGTGAATAAAGCCGAATCTATACATAGAAATTATACTTTTATAATCGAAAGTTTTCCAGAAGAAATACAAACGTTACTTTCTATATCAAAAGATGTTGTAGGAACTTTTAAAACTTACTTAAATGATGAAAAATTGGATAAATTAGCAAAGGAATAAAAAATGTTTGGTTTAGAAAAGTTATTTAAAAGAAAAACAGATCGTTTTGTTTATGAATTAGGAAATTTATTAGATAATCCTGATAAAACTTTAGTATGTTATAGTGACTTGTACAAAAAGTTAGGTCTTTTTTCAAAATTAGAAGAGTTAAAAGTTTCTAATAATGAATCCAAATACCACTATAAGAATGTAAGAGCTAATGAAAAAACAATTACAAAGATTGGACTAGCTTTAAAAGATAATTTAATAAACACAAAAAACAAATGGTCCAGAATCTATAAAAAAACTAAGCTTGGTAGTATGGCAGCTTGGGATTCGTTAATGTTTGCTCCTTTCAGTGACGAAAAAATAAAAGATGATACTATTGTTATTTTAGCTCCAACAGATAAAGATTATACTAAGTTTTCAGAGGAATAATAATTATGCAAGATAACAATGAAATTGAAAATAAAGAGCCTTCTTTAGCTGATATGCTCGGTATGAGTTTTAATGAAGACGGATCGATGGCAAGTATTTCAGATATCGGCGAAAGTAAAATGTTTAGAAAGCTAAATCATAAAGAGCGTAGAATACGAGCTGCTATTGAAAGACGCAGAAAGAAACATGAAAGGAAAATCGATGGGTTATTACGAAATAGAAGTTAATGATAATGATTGTGTAAGAATCGATATCGAAGACGAATTCATAGAAGATATGAAAGACTTATTCATAGATGAAAAGGATAAAGAAACTTTCATTAATTTGATGAAAAAGTATAAAGGTAAAAAAGTATATGATGTAACAGCTCATATCGGCTCAGTTCAAGTTTGTGATAGTGATTTGAAAGATACCGTAATTGAATACTTAGAAGATAACGATGATTTATTAGAAAGTAGACAGCCTATTGTTAAAGCTGCTCCACTTAAAAAAACTACAATAGAAAAGTTAAATGATATTATATATAGATTTGATAATATTATTTATAAAGACAAAGCACAATTAGATAAAAAAGAACTACTAGAAATAAGAGAGTTTTTGAAGGACACACTGCTAGATGGTTAAAATAAGGTTAATTAGTGATATACATTTTGATGCTGGATTAAACGGATTAGAAGAGCATTCGACTAAAGATTCAAATCATAGTCCTTTTGGCTCATATTTTGCTAAAGAATTAAAAAAAGAAAAAGCTGACGTTACTATAATTGCCGGTGATTTATCTGCAACTCTTAATGGTCATGATCTTTTCTTAAATACATTTTTTAATAATCAGAATGTTATATTTATAGGTGGAAATCACGAAGTTTATCGAGAAACTGGTCAGACTATCTATGAAATAAAAGAAGAGATGCGTCAAGCTTTTCCAGAAACTCATTTATTTTGGCACTATTTAGAAAATAATTGGATGTGGTTACCTGGCGCTAATCGGTCTGTAGCTGTTATCGGTAGTACTTTCTATACTGATTATGAATATACTAATTTTACAGTAGATTCATATAACGATTACAAAAAAGCTTGGAATGATGCACTTAAATTGTGGGGTTTGGGTAATTATACATATAAACCTGTAAAAAGACTCACGAAGAAAATGATTATAGCAGAAAACAAATTACTTGCATCTGAGAACTTAAACGATTTTAGATGGGGATTAGAAACACATATTACAAATATTACTCCAGAAACGTATTTAAAGCTCAACAGACAAGCAAAAGACGAAGTTATAAGGTGTCATAAGGAGATTGTTGAATGTAATCCAGAGGCTAAAATAATACTCGTTACACATCATTGCTTATCACCACAGTGTATAGATACTTCTTATGTAAGAGATAAATCTAATGCAAGTTATGTATCTAATCTTGAAAAATGGATTTGTAAAGAATTACCGAATGTTCGTTTAGTTAATTCAGGACATGTACATTGTAGAAAAGATTTTACATTCGGCAAAGATAAAAAGAGATATATTGTAAATGCTTGCGGATATATTAGACGGCGTGAACCTTGGTTAAATGATAAGTTCAAACCTAATCTAATAATTAACACAGAAGAATTGTAAAAATATTTTTTGTAGACAATCTCCCATTTAGTATTCTATATTATATACTTTTTGGGAGATTTTTTAATGCAATTTAACTTTTATAAATGTAATGGTACTTGGAATATGAAAACAATAAATGAAGCATGTGACACCGAAACCATTACTTGTTTTGATAATACAGTAACAAACGAACAAATTATTGACATCGCACTGATATTGGGTAAAGGTGATAATGTCGAAATAAATGTAAACTTTACAGAAAGGAACTAACAATGGATGAAGTTGAACAGTTCGACGCTATGATGAATGATGAACTCAAAGGAGCAGTAAACGATGTACTTAAAGCATTAGAAAGTTACACTTCGGAAAAATTAAATAGCTTAAGTAATTTACCAATGGATCTTGTCGAAGGGTTTTTATATGCAAATTCGATTAGTGTTCCTGAATCATTAAAAAAGCAAATGACAACTCCATACTCAATCGCAAAATACTTGTTACTTAAAGAACAAGAACGTGAAATGATTGAAAAAGTTGAAACTGAGTTAGAAAACGCTATTGACGCAGAAAAAGTAAATTGGCTTATTTATAAAGATTTAACAAACCGCATTAGCTTTTCTAAAAAAATTCCTATCAACAGTGATGAAGTACCACAGAGTTTGTCTGTAAAATATAAATACGATTCAGATAACGATAAACTCATATATAGTATTTCAGACGGTAGTTGGGGTTGGGAAATATCATTAGCTCAGTTAAAAAGTATTTTAGAAAATAAAACAATCAGTCCAATTTCTGAATCTATTTCTAAGCACTCTAAAGCTCCAGCAGATGTTAAATTTTCAACCAGTATGACAGATAATGAAATAGTTATTAACAGCGGACAAATAAAAATTATTGTTCAAAAGTGTTGATATACAAGGCTTTGATTACTATTTGGAAATTTATAAGGCTCATTTGTTATAAATGGGCTTTATTTTTTGTATAAACAGATATAATTTATTTATTGTTTGAAACACAATATTTTTATACGGAGGAAAACTGATGGGCGTAGTAAAAATACGATTGAATACGTGGCAAAGATGCGGTAATCGTGATACTAAATTTAAACGTGGTATTGCTCCGCGTGAAGGCTTTGTTGACGTATGTCCTGAAACCAACACCGTATTCGTCAAGAATGGCGAATATAAATGTAAACCTTGGGATACAGAAGTATCTCGTAAAACAGACAAAGAGTATATTTCTAATCGAAAAGAGTTTTATTCTGGTTTATGCTTTGAATCAAAAGAAGATGCTCAAAGTTTTATGAATAAACATAAAGCGGAATTAGACAAACTCGCTGCTGAAAATCCACTCTTTGATCATTGGTCAATCATGAATGTTATTGAACGCTTTGAACCTAATCGTAAATTGGTATATGGGAAGGACATCAAAGATGAAAAATAACCTCGATATATTGCTGAAGGTAATGAAAAGATATTCTGATCGCGCAGAACACTGTTTTAACGCAGGTATAGTAATTAGTTTTCTGTTGTTTATCTTACCTTCGTTTTATCGTTTAATTGCACTAGTTGTTTGGTCTGTAGTAACACTTTTTGGTCTATATTTTATGGCCAAATCTAAGTATTATGGAAAACGATTTGATGGCATAATGAGTGCAGAAGAGAAAGCGTATAAAGAATAGAAGTAATTTATTGTTCATGAGGGAAAAATATGACCAAAGTAGTTGGATATAAACAAAATCAAGAGCACTTTAATTGTTCACCTGAAATTAAAACAAAGATAAGTGAATTGTCATCAATATCAACTTGTCGCTATGATCCCACAGCCAAAAAAACAGGCGATATTGACGAATTTTTAAAAAGACCAATTAAATATACTTATGATATTACTGTAAAAAGTGAAGATGCATTAAGTGTATTTAAACATTCTTGTTATTTTGATAACAGAGAGGATGCTGAAAAAAATCATAAAAATTTAAGAGTTAAATATTATGATCAATTGACAGCTCCTTATCTCGACAAAATAAAAAGAAAAGGTAAACTTTCGACTTATGATCAAGATGAAATTTTAGGAATTATTAAAAAATTCGATAATCTTAAGCTCGCTTCTTAGTTGATTTCTTATCGCGCCGCTTAATAGCTTCCATAAACTTTTTCTTGTTTTCTGGATTCTTATACCAATCAGCTCTTGTTTTGGCGGCGCGAGCATTTATTTCTTCTATATTCTTTTTGTTTCTGTGTGCTTTTTTTGCTGCCTCCGAATTACCAATCTGTCCTTTATACATATCACTTCTTAAAAATATTTCATCTTCAGATTTTGAGTTCTGAAATCTAGACTTTTGTAAATCACCAAAATTTTTAAATTCAGGATGCTGCAATAAATCTAACGTTTCATCTAGTATTTGTTCTATTCTCATATTAATTCTTTCCCCGGTGAATATATACGTTGTGCAAATTTATTCTTTTTATAATCAGATTCCCAACAATATATTATTTTAAAGCCTAGTGAATGAAATAACGCAAATCTAGCTTTTGTTCCTTCATATAATTGTCGGTATGTTGTTTTTGTTAATGGATTTAATGTATCGAAGACTTTTTTATATTTAATAGGATTAGCATGATAAAAATCTCCTAAAAATTCATATATTGTACGAGTCGCTAAATTATATCCATCTACAATATATACTTTACCATTAAATCCGTATATAACTTTACTTCTTTCTGGTACTTGTAAATTGTTCAACCAAATATCTTCAGTTTTTGATTGTCCATGCCGTAAATTAGTATTACCTACTTTTACAAATCCAATTTTAGGTTTTTTCGGTCTACAAAACTTTTTAATTGCTTTTCTTGTTGCTATTCTTGATTTTGCAGTTTTTGTCTTACTTGTTCTCATCCTTCCCAGTTTCTCTTTGTTCTAGGTTTCTTATATTTTTGTACATATTTTTTGTTATTAAACCGATCATATTCGTATTCAATAATTTCAGCCAAACGTTTCATTAATTTAACATATCGATCGGAATCCAAAGAATACACGTAATTGATTAAATCATCAGATAACATACAATCTTTTCCATCTTTTGCTTTTTTTATTTCTTTTATAATTGTATTTATTACGTTTTGTTTTAATGCTTTGTCGTGCTCATCGTTTAAATTTATTTTATCGAATTGATCTTTTATGTATTTTCTAAAGTAATGTTGAACTTCTATAAAATGTGCATTAAACTCCAAAGGTTGATTATAATATTCACGATTCGTTTTTATTTCATTTGTATCTGTGTTATATCGTTTTAAATCTTGTCTATGTATTAATTCGTGAATGATAGAGCTTTTTATGTTTGTCTTCATAATTATTTTGACAATATCTGGTAGTGTTATTTTATTTGGAGTATTTAATATAGAAACATAAACAATATCTTCTTTGTCTTCAGTATCTATAAATACAGTTGCGTCAGATATGTCTTTTGATAAAAATATGTACTTTATATCGTCCACTTCTATACAAGGTCCAAAAAATGCTTTATTATGTCCATTGTATTTATAAAAATCAGAAAAATCTCCAGTATCTAAAATGGTTTTAATTTTTGTTATAAATTTTCTAGCTTTCATATGAGCGAGAGTTTCAGCACGTAAATCATCTTCTGCGTTTTCTAATAAAAATCTTTCGAATGTTTCTTCTGTTTGTTCACTCAAATCCGATTTAAGTGCATACCATAAAATTGTCATTCTTATTAATCCTTTGCTTTGTATTATTATCTAGAACTTTAAAATAATTTAGTAGAATTTTAAAAGAAAAACGTTCTATATTATGTAAGTGCTTAATTGTGAGGCTTACAAATTTGAATCTTGCTTAACTATTAGGAGATTTTAAAAATGAATAAACAATTATCACCACTTGGACGTGGTTCTCTTTCTCGTATTATCGATTCACCTTTTTCTTCATTTATTGACGCATTTTTTTCAGAGGCTCTTCCTTTAAGCCTTGTTGATCGTCAAGAATCGTATCCGAAATATAATATTCTCAGAAAAAACAAAGATGTAACTGATCAATTTACTATTGAACTCAGTTTGGCAGGTTTTTCTAAAGACACAATTAGTGTTTCAACAAAAAATGATATTCTATATGTTGAAAATACTAATGCTGGCTGGAAAGAATGTGCAGAATGCGATTATCTTTATAAGGGTATTGCAGAACGTGATTTTAAATGGAAACTTAAACTTCCTAAATTCTCAGTAATTGATAAAGTTACTTTTATTAATGGTATTCTTTCAATCGATATTTCTATTAAAATTCCTGAAAGTGAAAAACCTAAAATTTATACAATAGACTAATAAAAAGGAGAAAAGCGCTCTGCATATAATAACAACAGGGCGCTTATTTTTTGTTTTACATAATATTCCAAATAGTTTATTTTATCCTTATATCAACTAAATAAGAAAGGATATAACTCGAATGTCATTCTTTGATATATTTAAAAATTTACTAAAGAAGAAAGAAGAAAATCCAATTACAGTAGAATGGTTTATTAAAAATTTGCCAGCTGAAATTTGTAATAAAGAAGATGAAGAAAGACTGCTCAACACATTGATTTGTGATGAAATATCTGAACATAATGAAAATGTAGCAAATTTTATAATCCAAACTTCGAAAGCAGAGCGTCGAAAACTATTAGATCGATTTGATGCTATATTAAAATCATATGCCCAGTACATTGAAGAAACCTCTGCTGTTACTTTACATTTTTTATTTGCTAATAAAGAAAAGTTATCTCCAGATACTGCTTTGGCTGTTGCAGAATGCGCTAGAAAAAAATTGGAATATTCTAGTAAAATTTTAATTGAATTTGCTAAATTTTGTGATACTATTTTATCTTAAAGGGAATCAAATATGACAAAAAACGCTAATAATCCAAATAATCCGTTTACTACATACGAATGGAGACATACTGTAATTCCAGTAGATCAATTGGATCCAAGAATTATTGATTTGCTTCCACCCGAGTTAAGAAAAGCTGTGGAAAAAGAAGTTGGTATAGGAAATCAACAAACTACTGAAGAAGAACCTGTACAAAAAGAAAAAATTAAATTCGATTATAAAATGGTTAATTGTAATCAGGATTTAAAAGAACTTACTACCAAACTTAAGAAATCAAAAATTAAACAATATGGTATTCTTTTGTACGGAGTGTCCGGTGCAGGTAAATCTTTCTACGGTCAATGGTTGGCACAAGAACTCAAAATGCCTGTAATTAAAAAACGTGCTTCTGATCTCAATGATAAATTTGTGGGACAAACAGAACAGAATATCAAAAAGGCGTTTCAGGAAGCAAAAGAAAAGAAAGCTATTCTGATCATTGATGAGGCAGATTCAATGCTTTATGATAGACGTTCTTCGACTCAAATGTATCAGGCTACTGCAGTAAATGAAGTATTAACTCAAATGGAAGATCATCCCTATCCGTTTATCATGACTTCTAACCTCAAAGACAAAATTGATACTGCTGCATTACGTCGCTTTATCTTCAAAATTAAATACGATTATATGAAACCTGAAAATGTACAAGCCGGAGTAAAAACATACTTTGGTAAAGAGTTTAAACTGAGTAAAGAACAACTTGATCAGCTTAAATATATCTGTTCTGGTGATTTTAAAGTTGCTAAAGCTAAAGTTGATATTCTTGAAAATGGTGAATGCACTAATGATATGATTTTCAAATATCTTCTAAAAGAACAGGAAGAAAAAGAAATTAAACAAGGCAGTAATAAAATTAATTTCTAAACAATAAACAAGAAAGCAATCAAACCGGTAATTAATACAAAAATTGCCGGTTTTTTATTTTAAACAATTATAATAAAAAGCAGGCACCTGTAGAAAAAGGGTACCTGCTTGTTGCTTATACGATTCTTACAAATTTTTGTGTATCTGTATCGTATTCAATTACATTAAACGTTCCATGCTCATAATTAAGCCCGTGAAGCTCCCATCCGATATCTAGAGCATTCATCACTCCTCCGTGAGAAACAATCAATGCACAGTCAAAAAATGAGTCCCAAAGGCCATTAATACAGGCATTTACCCGTTTAAAGGTTTCATGCTTACTTTCACCACCAGGAAAGCTTAATTCCCAAGTATTTTTTGTTCCCCAATACATTTTATCGATTAACAAAGAATACTTTTTACGAACGTCTTCCATTTTTTGTCCTTCTGCAATACCAAAATCACATTCTCGTAATTCGTTTTTAGTAATTACAGAGATAGGCTTAGAGTAGGCTTCGACAATGTGTTTTGCAGTTTCTTGTGCACGTAATAACGGCGAACAATAAATCACTTCAATATTAAATTTTCGTAAAGCTTGTCCGACTTTCCATGCCTCTTCTTTACCTTCTTGTAATAACGGTAAATCTGCATAAACACCATTCCAAATTTTAAACTTGTTAGCCAAAGTTAAACCATGACGAACAATAATCAGTTTTTTCTTCATACAATAATATTTTTAAGTTAGACATAATAATTTATTTAAACTTTTTTAATATTATTTAATTATTTGAACTTTGTAAAATCGATTGTTATATAAAAAATCTCCAGTGTTTTTAATAGTTAACACCGGAGATCTTTGGTTTTTTTTATTAGATTATTTACCCAATTGTTCTTGAATCTGTGAATAACTCATGAACTTACGATTTTTCCAATCGTGCTCACGTCTGGCTTTATTCCAACCTTCAACTTTAGAAAAGTAACCAATAACACGAGTATAGTGATTAACATTCTTAGATTGACATTTAGGACATTCATCTACTTTACCTTTATGAACATGACCACAATCTTGACATTCTACATATGTACTATTAATCGCAAAATGAGCCATTCCATATTTAACAGCATCTGAAATTAAAGTTTTAGCTTGAGAAGATGTAATCTCGGAATCGACGTTAATATGAACAATTGAACCACCTGTCATAAGCTCATTAATTTCACCGTCACGTTTCATCTTTTCGTAAATAGTATGATCTTCCCACAAACTACACCACTGATTAGCATAGATATTATATTCACCCTTGACTAAGATCTTATCTGCTTTTGCTAATTTAGGTGCCATACCTTCTGCTGGAATAGCTTCAATATTCCAAATGATATTTTCTTTTTCTGCGGCGACTTTACATTCGTTATTAAAGTAAACAAGAAAATCTTTCATATAATCATAGTCTGAATGATTAAACTTCTTCTTTAAAATTTCATCTGCTTCAACATAGCCAACACAACCAAATGTAGAGAACATGTGTGACATATTAATCCAACCGTTAGTAATCCAAGGTTGAGTACCGCATTTTTCTAACTTATGAATTAATACACGGTGTGCTTTAAGAATTTTAGACATTTCTTCAACACGTTCACTAATAATAGCTTTGAAATCATCATAGCTATCGGCTTCATAAGCAGCACGTGCAAAGTTAAGAGTAACAACGCGGTGAGAACCTAATGAAACTTGTGAACCTCCGAAAGAGTTAACACCATCAGCCATAGCAATCATATCAGAATCTGATAACAGCCTACAACAGGACGCTACCTTCGTACCTTCTGAACAATACACATTGAATTTAGAAATATCTTTCTTAGTAACATAACCATATAATTTGTCGCTTTGAGATACTAATTCACGTTTACCAGTTTCTTTATCTACATCAATAGCTAAATTAATAGTAGTTACTGGAAAAGGAAATTGAAGACCATTACGAAGAGGATCACCAGCATCAAAAATATCGATATAAATTTCTTGTAATTCTTCGATGTAATCCAATACAAAATCAGTAAAGGCTTCTTTAGTATTTGGCAGTTCATTATCTTCTACGATTGCAGCTTTCTTTTCAAAATACCAAGCATAATTATCTTCATTAATCAAGTTTCTAAGTTTTTCTCTATCGAAGCAAGAAACATTTGTAAATGGAGATTCTACTGCAGATCTACTATAATGATTAACTGTATGAATAAACTGCTGAAAACAATTTACAATATATTTACGTAATTTTTTATCTGTACGCAATTCATCTAATGTAATTCTTTCACGATAAATAGCCAAGTGTGCTGTATCTAAGAAGAAAGTACCGACTGCAACCGCACCTGCTACGTTATATGAAAGTTCACGAATTGTATCACCTAAAATGGATACATATGTTGAAACTCTTTTTGCTTGACTGGAATGTACTTGACCAAATTTACGACCTTCCATTACTAATTTAGAAGCATCAATACAATAGCAATACGGCATAAGAATTTTTGTACTATCGTTCAAAGCTAAGGAATAATCAAACATAGAAGCCATACATTTTTTAGCTGTTTCTTTACCATATAATTCTTTAATTGTTTGATAAAGATAATCATAACCTGCTAATTTTTTATATGCTAAAATGGCTTCTGTACAAATACCTTCCATATTAATAGATGTTTTATTAGCATTTGGATCTACTGAAATATCATTAGCAGTTTGAAGATCACCAAATGTTAAAAGTGAAATAATTGATAATGGATCGAAGTATTTTTTAGATAACCCGTGTATTTCAAGGATTTCTTCAACTTTTGTATTGAGTTCTTCTTTATCTTTTACACCATATTTAGATTTAATGGATTTTGCTAAACATTCTGAAATATTTTTAATAGTGCGTGTAGTATTTGCTTCTGAAAGACTAATATCAATAAGCTTATTCATTTCTTCTTGATATGGATTTTCTTCAAGATAGTTAAACTTAGGATATTTTAAAGAAATTGCTCTTTTATTATTCGGGCTCATTTTTATTCCTCGTTATTTTTTAAAAGTTAATATACCATCGTTAGAAAGTAGGTTATAGTCACCATCATAAAAATTTTGATTAGGACTTGCCAATATAAAGTTTGAATCTGTTTTTTCTGATTTTCTACAAGAATTTTTATCAAAAGTGCCACATTTAAAGAATTTAGCTCCTTTTAGGTTTAAACTTTTAACAACTTCTATTGAATATCCAGTATAGATACAAACATCAAAATCATCTTTGAGATTGTTTAAAAGATATTTCGTATACTCTAGATTTGATTTGTAAAGGGGATCTCCTCCGATTAAAATTACTTTATTTGTCATAGCTCTTTCGCAGTAATCCTTTACTCTATTTAATATCTCTTCTTTTGTTTCAGAATAGGTATCTTCGTATTGTAAATTCATGCTATGACAACCTGGACAATGATGTTCGCAACCTGTCATTATTACGGCTATCGCATTGCCATCCGGAGTAGGATAATCAAGCCAAGTTTCTTCTAAAGCTATTGTAAACATTAACTTTTTCCTTAAATACTGTTTATAATGAATAGCCAAGGAAACCAAGGCTTTTGATATTATGAATGTATATTATAGAACACGAAGTGAACTATAATTCTACTTGGGAATATTTCACTTTTATTAATTCTTACGGAGATATTTTTTAGAAAAGAAATGCTCCGTAATTTTGACTTTTCGGAGCACTTCATTGAATTATAATGATTTTTTATGATAAACTTTCGAAACAGAAATTCCACCTGATTTTTTGACCACAGGAACAGGTTTTTCCGTTTCTATAGGAGTATCAGGCAGGAGTGAAATATCGTTATCCACGGCCTCAAAAACAGGCTTTATTTGTGTTTTATTTTCTTCCTTTTTAACATCCGATTTTAATCTTATTTTAGACAGATTTGGTACATTTTTATTTTTCTCTTGATTTTTATTTTTTCTAGTATTAACAGCAAGAATAATTGCTATTTGAAGATAGTCTGTACCTATTATGACCAAAAAAATAAGAATCGTAATTGAATTTTGAAGACTATCGTATGTTGTACAATTTTTTTGAGTTATTTTACAGATTGTTGTTAATACACTTGCTATTTCACTTTTATTTTTTGAATTTTGTTGAGTTGTTTGCTCAGTTAAGGTTAAAGTCGAGTCTGCTTTTGCTAAAGATTCTTCTAATTTTTGTAATGCAGCTTTATCTAATCTTCTTTTGGTATTATTACAATTATTTTCAGCTGCATTCATATTTTTTGAAGTTTTAGCGCGTTTTAAGCAGTTTTCATAATCTAATTTATTCCAATCTATACTATTCTGATATTCAGTTTGAGCAATCTTTGCAAGGTCCTCTGAACGAGTTTGTTTTAATTCTGCATTTTCAGCCGCCTTATTATAAGCTGCTGCATTTACCATTGCTTGTTTAGTTTCAGTTGATACAAGAGAATCTAGTTTAGCAAATATACCGACAGCAGAATAAACAAACAGTAAAGCAAGGATAAGAGTAATTACATATTTTACTTTACGCAGATTCTGCCATTCATCAACAATAAAATTAAATAATAAAAAGCGTCCTAAGTCAATTATAATAAATAGGATCAAAATAAACATACCAGCAGTTGCGAATAATTCAGTCATACCAAGAGCTGTCATTATAGATGATATAACAGCAAGACACAGTGCAACCCCTAACATAAAAATGTATTTCATTATTCTATTCTCTTTATATTTGTTTATATAAAAGAAAAAGCTCTAATAAAAGCTTAACTCTTATTAGAACTTGGATAGAAATTTTATTATGATTAACCCCAGGATATAACAATTTTAGTATCTAATGGAAGGATTTTAGGCAAGATTGAGAAAACAGTTTTAATCATTTGTTTATTCCAAGAAGTTAATGTACCATCTTGTTTTTCATATTCTTGAATTAACTGATCTTCTTTACGTATAATTTCACCAACAGTATATTCTTCTTCTCCACATACTGTATTAGTGCCTTCTCTTGCAAACACTGCACTAAATTTATTACCAGAAGTATTTGAATTACCCAAATATCCGAATAAATGCTGTGCTTCATTAAGTGTAAAACCAGGTATTTCAAAATAAGTATTAATAGACATGTTTATTCCAATCGTGTAATACAAATGATTTTTTTAAAGTCTTTTAATGAAGTAAAAGTAGGTCCTTCATGAGTATAAACACTTAACTGAGTATATCTACGACCCGGAAATCTACGTTTAATGGTATTTAAATTGTCACTGATATATCCATTTGATTTATCTGTAAATATTTCATCACCAATTTGCATATTTTCTATTCTTGTTAGCATACTATTAGGTGAACGTGGTTTGGACATTTATTTCTCCATTTTGTGTAACTCTTTAATTATATTCATCATATAGCGTAAAATAACTGTTGTAAAACATAAAATATACGTTATACTTATTTTTTAATATAAAGTCTTTCACTATATTTATTTAAAATTTTACAACATTCTCGAATGTCTTTGTTATTAAAATCCAATTTTTCAAAACCGAATTTCTTTGCATATAAATCTTTACCCTGTGCCAACATAGTTATTGCGCAAACTAATGACACTTTTGAATAATACCGATATTCCATTAAGTATCCCATCTTTCCTCACATAAAAAAATTGACCTAACATGTTTTATTTATTAGGCCAATTCGTTGAAATAGTAAAACAAATTATTCTTTTACTTCAACTTTTTTGTACCGTTTACAATGACAAAAACCCGGTTCTGTTTGATTACGAAAATCTAAGCACATACATTTAGTAGAATCATCTTTATATGCAAGACAAGGACAATATCCATCATTGTTTTTTACTTTTTCTGAAATCTCTTTAAAAAATTTCTCGTCTGGGTTTTTTTCAATTTTAAGTTTCATTAGTTATCTCCATTTAAATGTTCCCAAATATCCTCAATATTAATTGGTGAATATTTAGCTGTGTTTTTAAAATTCGAACTCGTATCAACACCTATATGTGCAGCTTTGAATCCTAATTTGTTATAAATATCGTCATAATTATTTATATCATGAATATGACCATATAAATGTATCGAATCTTTTCTAAATGCACCATCAAATTCTAAAATAGGAAAATGCTTTAAAATAATAGTAATTTCTTTACCATTATACAAAGTCCATTTTAATTTATGATAATCTCTTACACTTTGCCACAAATTATTGTTAAGAAATTTATATTGGATTTTTGTTCTATCGTGATTTCCAAGAATTAGGTGCTTTTGACCATTCAACTGTTTTAATGTATTTTCAATTTTTTCTTGATCATAATTCATCGAAAAATCACCGAGATGAAAGACTATATCACCTTTACCAACGACTTTATTCCAATTATTAATAAGAGTTTGATCATGTTCTTCAATGGTATTAAAAGGTCTTTTATTACCTAGTTTTAAAATATTATTATGACCAAAATGTGTATCTGATGTAAAGAATAAATTAGGCATATATTAACCCCACATTACATAGTGCTTAATAAAGTGTTTTATATAATACCAGTATCCATCTTCGTCAATAAACAATTGATAATCTTTGCCATCAAGAACATCTATTACACGATCTGGTATTTCTGACCAACGGGCTACTGTTTTTATTCCGTTTTTAAATCTTTCAAATATATACTTATTTGTCATCAAAATCTACCTTGATATCTGTTAGCCTAAATAATGTACTAGACGATTTAATATTTTGTATTCTACCGTTTAATTTTAATTTTAAATTATTATCTTTAAAATCTTTTATAACAGTCTCTTCGAATACCTTTTTAAAGAATTCATACATACATTTATTGTCTTTAAAGGTAATTCTATCGGCATAATCGATTTTTAATCCCCATTTGTCACATAAAGCTTTAACTAATCCACCTAATACTTCTTTAACAATGGTATAGTTGGCTTTTTTTTCTTCAGCCTGTTTTTGTCTTCGTTTATCTGCACTACTTAAATTTACAACTTCTTTAAATTCAGCTGTATCAAAAATTTCAATAGAAAATTCTTCATCTTCTGTCATAACATCATAATGAATATTTGCATATGAGCTATTCTCAAATTTAATTGTATATGTATTTGGAAGTGTACCGCTCGTAACTAAGGTATATAATAAATCGGAACCAGAAAAATAATTGTTGCTTCCCGGATTTAACTTTTTATACTCTGAGTGTGCAGCAAATAGATCACGCTTTGTAAAAAAATATCTAAAATGGGAAAGAGATTGCATAACAGATGTATTTTCTAATCTAGCCGGTCTGGTTTTAAAAGATGTATAACGCCAACGAAGCGCTCCTTGTCGCTCATTGTCCCTTCTCCACCAAGCTTTTTCTTGTATTACTTCACTACGCATTCTCTTTCCTTTCAATTGTTTATTTTATACCGCAATATCAAATTTTACTCTTTCGCCGTGTTGATATCCTTCAAGACTAGCCATACCCGGCATAAAATTAAATACTGTCGCAGAAGGATCTAATACCAACTTAGGTAATTCATATTGTTCTTTTCGCCATGTCGGTAACATCTCTTTTACTTTTTCTACATGATTATCATAAATGTGACAATTACACAAATTTAAAGTTACTGTACCGGGTTTCATATTTACAGTTTGACACATAAGATGCAAAAGTAAAGCATAAAATGACAAATCAGTCGGAACTCCAAGTATTGTATCAGCAGATCGTTGATTGACTGTAATATGTAATCTACCACCTAAATAATTAAACTGAAATACATAAACACAAGGCGGAAGTCCCATAGTATCTGCGTTTGCTGGATCCAAAGCAGTAATTAACAAACGCCTATCGTATGGATTTTTCTTTAACGTATCAACAACATGTTGTAATTGATCAAAACCTTGTCCTGTATAATCGGTATTTTCATCTATATATTTGGCGCCAAAATGTCTATAATTGAAGCCATAAATATTTCCTAAATCATTTTCTTGTAATTGAAATGCTTTACGCTCTTCATCTGATAAGCCAGCAGGTACTTTTTTAGGATTACACCATTCTTTCCAATATCCACATTCACGCTCAACAAAAACCTTCTTAGATGTTATGCCTTCGAGAAAACAGCTTACTTCACCTTTCATGCTTTTAAAAAACTGCTGACGAAAGGTAAGCATAGGAAAACCGTCTTTTAAATCCCAAGTAAGAACTTTATTTAATCTTACTAAAGTGTTATTACCTGTACGACACGGATTAATTTCTCCGTTATTTAAAATATCTTCTACAATATCTAAATATTGATTATCATATGCACTCATTTACATTTTCCTTGTTTTGTTATTTAATCCATCGAATAATAGGTTCACTTGTACAGTCTTTTTGCCATACATACCAACAATACGCTGCAGCTCCAGAATTTTTAAATGTACCACCACCTTTACCACAGCCTTGTCTATCTACATGAACATAAACATATTTTGGTGGATATTGTTTAAATAAAGAATAACGTTTAGCTGATTCAAGAAAAGTTAATTTCATAAACATTACTACTAAACCATTATCTTTTACTGCTTCTATACTTCTTTCAACAAATTCACGAGCTTTCGAATACGGAGGATTTGTAATTATACAATCAAATTTATTATCATACTTTTTATTAGTTAAAAAATCTAAACCTGATTCTTCACCATATCCTCTGTCAACTAAATCTGTAGAAAAAACTGTATATCCATTATCTTTGAGAACTTTACTTATTGCACCGTCACCACATGCGTTTTCCCATATAGTATTAGGTAAAGTTAGGTTTGTTTCTTTTGCTACATTAAGAAATAATTTTACAGAATCAGGATGAGTAGCATAAAAATCGTTTTCTTCTACTTCTTCTTCCTTTTTCCTGTGATTAGTAGTATAAAAGCCTTTATTTCCACCAGTCCAATCTTTACTCATGTAATAAAATCCTTCCAAAATCATATTTAAACTGATCAATTAAAAAATCCGAGCCGTTAACCTGTTTAAATAGCATATATGTATTCTTTTTATTGTAAGGTTGTATAAAACGAGCTTCAATATATTTTTTAGCTTCTGTAATACTATGAAAAGAATGTAAGGATTTATCATAGTATTCAGTTGACCATTTTTTATATTTAGGTGTTACAATACAATATTCCATTTTACCGTCTGGATATTTTACCATTACATATAAATCATCATTAGAATAGGTATGACGACTATATACTTTAATACACTCGGCAAGATTACGTGTTTCATCTGTTATTTCTAAAGCATTACCAGCTAAAGAAAGAATTTGTACTGTACATTGTCCTAAATCAATAGGTACATTTAAATCTATTTCTTGAGTATGTGTTGCGTAAATAAAAAGAATATCTGATCTATTAGCAGTCAAATTTCTTAAAATAGAGTATTGAGATGTATTTGAAAAATTATGAGCGGAATGTGAAGGTGTTTCTTTTTTAATTTCTAAGACTACTGTCAAACCATTATTTAATTGCAATATACCATCAATATCACTAGCACTTACACAAAATGGCATTATTGTATTAAAATCTAAAGGTTGTTCAATAGCTTTTATATTACGAATCATCTCTTTACTTTCATATCTTACATATTTTCAAGATACCATAATACATTTTCTTGTAAAGCAGAAATCGTACTATTATTAAAAAATACACAATCTGGATTATCTACTTCAATCCAATCTCTTTCTGAAGGATGAACAGCATCGAGCATGACTTTTTCTTTTTCCGTAAGATCCATACCTTTATTATACTTTTCCGCAGCTTCCCAATATTCCGGTCTATCTCCACGTTCTACTCTTACAATTGTTCCACCTATACTTCTAAGCATTTCTAGTTCATTTGGAAATCTAACATCTGTAATAACAAAATTATGCTCGTTATCGTCTAAAATTTTCTTTTTTACATTTAAATCCCAAATATGTTTAAGAAAAGTAGGTCTAACTATATCTGTACCAATAGTAGTTAAAGCTCGACGCGGCGTAAATTCAAAACCAAATGCGTTAGACCAATATATGTCAGGTTGCTCTCTCCATTCTCTACTTTCTACTGTACGACCACTTAACATTTCTCGGGACCAACCAAACATTACACTAGCAACATCTTTTACACAATCCGCAAAAGCTAACGTAACAAAACTAGGGTCGTTCTCACAAATAATCTTTGCAATGGTATCTTTTCCTGAACCTTTTAAACCAGTAATTCCAATGATTTTTCTCATTTTTATTTTCCTTCATATACAGTAGAAATAGTACAACCACCTCTTTGTTCCATAGCTTCTCTAAGGGCAGATGCAACGCATTGAGTTTTATCTGCAGGGATAGGTAAGCCGATCTTATAACCACTAGCATCTTCAAAAACTAAATATGTTTCACTTTTACCATTATTAGTCGGTATATTAACGATCTGAATTTTTTTAGCATTTTCCATATTATAAAACATGACTTACTTTTCCCTTCAAAATCAATTACTTAGTACCTGTCGATCCGAATGACCCAGACTGTCTCTTTGTCTTTGGGCCTTTTTCATATTGTTCAGGCTTTACATACTTGAGAGCTTCACTAGATACATTTTCAATAATACCCTGTGTAATTTTTTCACCTGGATTGATTACTGTTGCGTAAGTCTTAATACCAAATAACATTCCAATAAAACCTAAAATTCCAGGATAACGTACTTTAATATCTTGACTGCCTTTAACTACTTTAAACAAATTTAAATGGATTTCGCCTCTGTAACCCGGATCAATTACGCAAGCTCCTCTTACCAAACCTTTTTTAACTGAAACTCCGGATTTATTTTCGATTCTAAAAGTTTTATTTTTTTCAACTTTAACTTTAATACCAGAAGGAATGTTAACTTGTTCATTCATTCTAAGAATATAAGGTTTTCCATTATTCCAATCGTTAGGTACATAAAAATCCAATCCATTATCTTCATCTCGATTACCAGTAGGATCTTTAACGTCTCTTACTTTTGTATATATCATTTTTCACTTCCTTTTTTAATTAAGTACAAATATCATATTATAGAATTTATTGTCAACAGCGTTCTACAAAAGTATTTTTTCCAATTATTCATTACTCTCGTCACTTTCAATCAAATTTTCTTTGTTTCTTTCAAAGTAATGATATTTGGAGCGTAAAACGTATTTGTGATCTTTGTCTAATTGAATAGGTATCAAAGTAAGTAGTTCATCATACTTCACTGTTGACATTAAGACAGGGCTTAATTTTTGAACAGCAGCGAATCTACCCCCTTCTGACCAATCCTGTTTGTTTATATGCTTAATTAATGCTTCTTTGGTTATATTCTTACCTGTAAACTTCTTCGGTAAAACAACTTGCTCTTTAAGTTTAGGTAATTGTTCGATTAACTCGTCTACATTCCAAACATACTTAGATTCACAATATAATGTTTGCATCTCACCTGTTTTTGGATTAATTTGATTAGGTGTTCGTGTATACCTATTTGCTGTACTACACATTTCATCTGCACCTGTTAAATGTAACTTATACATCAAATAATACCAGATAATTTTATATTCATTTACTTTAACTGGTCTACTTAAACGTACAACAATATGATATGATCTATGCCCTGACCAAACAACGCGATACAGCTTATCTTTTATTGGTTCGATTAGCTCTTCTTGTTCTTCTTTGGTTAAATAATCACATTCAAATAACAGATTTTGATTATAAACACCTGCCCTGGTTGGATATTCGTCTAAGTTGTCTTTAAAAGAATTTAAGGCCTGTAAATAAGCAGGAGTTTCACTTTTGACATAATCTTCGGCATAGTATGGACCAAATACTGATTCTGCATCTAATAAGTTCTTAGCGAAGTTAATATATACATCTGTGTTTATCTCTTCCATTGTTAAAGAGTTTACATCATCAACCAGTAACATATTTTGAGTAAAACCTGTAATTTTACTTTCTGTGTTTACAATCTCTGTCACTGGATCACCGAACTCATCTAAAATAGGTTTGCCCTTTTCATCCTTTTTAACAACTTTTCTAGCATTTCTACTTCTACTATAATATTCTTGTGTGCGCGGATCGTTTTCAAAACCTACAACAAAAGCTAAACTACGACCATCTAACTTTTCTCTTGTTATTCCGTCATAAATTTCGCCAATACTGTGTTTTTTATAAATGACAAAATCACGAGGAGAGATACCTTCTAATGGTGGGCGTTCAGTTACAAGGTTACATAAAATTTTAGAAGTAGCTTTACCAAATTTTTCATTAGACAGATAAAAGCCTTTTGATTTGATTTTTCCATTACTAAATTGACAATAGTAATTATTAACATTGTTCTGTTGTAAAATAGCAATATCATCAAATTCGAGGACTAACCCTGTTTCTTCCATCCATTTTTCAGCAATAGGCATAAAATCTACGTCTGCTTGCTTTTCAATCATAATACCATCAGTGTTTGTCTGTATGATATTAAAACCAGCCTCATATAATCTTTTTGCCAAGATGAATAGTAACAACTGTCCATAAGTACAAATCGTACTATTCGACCAAGAATCAAACAACGCATTATACTGACTTAGCATTGCCCCAATTGATCCATTAAGAATAAGTTTAAGACCCAAGTTGAGTAATGTATTTCCTTCTTTTTTTGCTTTTAATCTTGTATGATAAACGTCTTTATATGCATCTGGATTTGAAGCACCTCTTGACATTAAATTATATACCACTAACAAAGATGGATATAGAGAAGCAACGTCCATATTAACTAAATTCTTACTTCCGTATTTAATTAAAGCTTGATGTAATCCACCGAATCCAAATTGATATAAATGTCCTTCATCATTACCACCCATGTAATATTCAAATTTTTCTGTAATATAATGAGGATTCGTCTGGTTTTTAATATAGAAATCTAACAATGGAGTACCAGCTAATTCTTTATAAGCTAATTCTGGAATACTATAATAAACTTTTTTACCATTGATTTCTTTGTAGGTATTGTCTGGATTTGGTTTAGCATCTTCACCACACAAAACTTTACTTGCAAATGACGCTGCTTTGTTAATAAGAGTTTTTGCGCCCATTCCAAATTCAATAATGAGGTTCCAACGAATATCATAAGAATCTCTTGCAAACTCTCTAAACTTGTGTTTAGGATTTTCTTTTGCCTTTTCAATATCTTCTGGATCTGGTAAAAAGAGATCTCTAGTGTTATCCACGTCCATTTCACAATATTGTTCTACTTCTTTACGCTGTTTCATAGAAAGTGAAGTACCAATATTAAATGGAACAGAAGAATCGTAATTTCGTCTATTAAGTACTGACATTGTTAATTTTTTCAGAGAATTTCGTCTAATATCAAAAGGCAGATGAAAAGTTAAGTCCCAAGATAAAAACGTTGGAGCTATTTCATATCTTTTTTTAGTTTTAAATTCTGGTCGTAAAGGATAACGCTTTGCTAATTCGTGATCTTCAATAATTAAGTCAGAATATTCTTTAACTGTTGGAGCAGAATCATCTAAATATGGATATAACATGGCATGCTTAATTACTACATCGTCATATGCAGCATTATTAAATCCAATTAAAATTTTATCTTTTATCCATTTACTTAATGCTTGGCCATCATTCCAACATACTACTTTGTTTTTACCATCAACCGTTTTAGCAATAAATAACCAATCGTATTTAAAGACTTCGATATCGTAAATCCATTCATATTTTTTAGTAAAATTATATCCCTGCTCAATAATTTCTTTTTCGGAGAGTATATTTTTTAATTTTGCTTTAAATACATCTTTATACCACTTTGTATACCATTCTGATGGCTCACCTTTTTCATCACCGTAGACTTTAAAGGTTTTATCTTCGCTTGCGCTACCCTCTTGTTCTGAGATAACAGTTATTTGATCTTTATAACCAAACAAGGATACAATTTTATTTAAGTTTTCTTCATCTGAACTATAAACAGGTACAGTGGTTAATAACTCTTTTAATGTACTAACCCATTCTCTTTTTAATTTGTCTGAGTCTAATAAACAAATCTCATCATTTCTGCAATAGAGTAATTTATCATTTGTATAACAATCGTATATTTTAAAGTACTCTATTTTTTTACCTTCTTTGCATAACTTAGCTTCGAAATTAAAACCTTTTATTAATTCCTTTTGGTATAATTCAATCAATTCTTTAAATTTACTGATAATTTCTACTGTACTGCAATACGGGGATTTTTCAATAGTTTTACCTACAGAACTCGAATTTAAGATACTAGGAATTCTGTGTAGGTTGTCATCGATTTCTGGCAATACAACGTAAGGTATCTCAAAGCTTTTTGTTTTACTTATACGGTCATCAGAATAAACAATGAGATTGTCTTTTTCTCTCAGCATAACGCGAATAGTAGGTTCAACAAAGAAACCTTTTTCATAATCTTCGAAAAATGCTTTATATGCACTATATCCAACAAATGCAAAAACGAGAGTATTGAAATCTAAAGTACCCTTAATGAAATAATTATAAAGAAAATCGGCCATTACATTTTTAGTAAATAAACCGTCATAATTATTATCCTTGACGTATGTAACGTGTGTGTCTGCTGACTTAAATTTACTTTTAAAGCAATTAGATAAATATGTCATACCAGAAGGAGAATCGAATATTTCTTCTTTGTCCTTGGGTAAATACGATTCTGAAATTAATACCAATTTTGGACCTAATGTACTTTGATATTCCTTCTTACTACGTACGTTTGTCATATTTATTCCTATCAGTAAAAATTAAAAAACGTTATATAAAAATAGAATACGAGGAAGCCCCGTATTCTACTTCATTATTTTTCAAAATTGTGAAATTATTTTTAATCGAGACCTGCAGCTGCTTCATACAAGGCATATATGTGCTTCTCTTCATCACGTTCTGATTTTGCTTTAGCTCTTTGTTTTACAACGTGACGCAAAGCTTTAACATCAAATCCTGCACTTTTTGCTTCTGCGTAAATGTCACGAATATCACCAGAGACGGCTTTTTTCTCTTCTTCTAAATGCTCAATACGTTCAATCAAAGATTTCAAACGTGCATTATCAATTCCACCGATTTCAGTCATTTTAAAATTACTCCTTTGTTAAGTTTTTTGGATCAAAATTACAAACATTTCTATCTTTAAAAGATTTAACTTCTAACCAATCTTTTAGAGTAGCAACGTAAGAGGTTTTTTTAGTTTCTTTATTACGATATTTTAACTGAACACAAGAAGGCTGTCCTTTATAAGTCGTAATACTTACACTATAACCATTACTTTTAAGAAATTCATATACTTTTTTTTCTAATGTAATCTGAAAACCTCGTCTTTCTATTGTAATAAGTTCTGGTTCTTCAATCTTACAACAAGTACATTTACATTCTTTTTTAAATAAATTTGTTAACCATTTAAGCATTAGTATTAATCCTCTAAAATTTCACCAGTTTCGGGATCGAATTTAATGTTTTCGTTATCTTCTATTTCCGGTATATCTTCCATCTGTTCAAAAGAAGCTTTTACAAATTCTTTAACTTTTTTCGTAAACTCTTCCATCAAATCAGTATTAGACTTTAACCAACTCAAAGCTTTTTCTTTACCTTGTGCTACGTTTTCACCATTGTATTTGAACCAAGCACCAGATTTTTCTAATAAACCGAATTTAACGGCATAATCTAAAACTTCTTCTGCTTTATCAATACCTTTACCAAAACGAATTACAAAGTTAGCAGTCGTAAACGGAGGAGCAACTTTGTTTTTAATAATTTTAACTTCAGTGTCTCTAGCTGTAATAATGTCGCCTTCTTTTACTTGACCTTTGCCTGCGATTCTCATACGAATAGAAGCATAAAACTGCATAGCTAATCCTCCCGGTGTGGTTTCTGGATTGCCAAACATTACTCCGATTTTCATACGAATCTGATTTGTAAATAAGCACAAACAATTGGCTTCATTTGCAATAGGTGCAAGTTTTTTAAGCGCTTGTGAGATAATTCTAGCTTGAGTACCAATAAAGTTATCTCCAATTTCACCATTCAATTCAGCTTTTGTTCTACCAGATGCAATACTATCGAAAATAATGACATCAACTAACTTATTTGTCATTAACATTTCCATCATCTGAAAAGCTTCTTCCATAGAGCTTGGTTGGCTGAACAGGAGCTTGTTTAAATCAATACCAAGAGCTTTGGCATATTTTGCATCAAAAGCGTTTTCTAGGTCCAAAAAAGCAGCCGTATAACCAGCCTTTTGAGCCTCTGCACATACCTGTAAACAAATAGTTGATTTACCTGATGATTCTGGTCCAAAAATTTCAACGAATCGACCAAGAGGTAATCCTGAAACACCTGTAGCTAAATCCAATGAAATACTACCTGTAGAAATAGCATCACATTGTTTAACTTCTGCAGAATTAAATGTCATCATAGCACCCGGACCAAATTGTTTGTTAATTAGTTTGAGTGCTTTATCTACATTTGAATCACCTGCAGATACTTCTACTTCTTCTTTCTTTTTTACCATTATATTCTTTTCCTTCTCATAAAATATAGGTATTATTTAGAATATTAAATCAATTCTTTTTCTACAAAGTTATTTTAAAGAAATTTCTGTTTTTTATATAAAAGAAAGAGACACCAAAATTAATCAGTGTCTCTTCTACCTATTTTGAAAGGAAAAGAAATAGGATTTATATATAGAACTGTTGTTTTTAGAAATTATTTACGTTTTTTTACAATTTCATCACAACAGCCATAATCAATCGCTTCTTGAGCATTTAACCACAAATCACGTTGACTATCTGATTTAATGGTTTCGACGTCTTTACCACAGCATTTAGCCAATCTTTCCATAGCTACGTCATTGATTCGTTCCATTTCTTTATAGTTTACTCTGGCATCCTGTACATTACCACTATAACCTCCAGAAACCTGATGAATCATTACTCTAGCAGATGGATAAATTCTACGATGACCTTTTTCTCCACTCGCAGCAATAACAATACCCATACTAGCAGACAAACCAGAAATTACCGTATAAACAGGACAACTGATTGATTCCATAATATCAATAATTGCTAATCCAGCTGTAACTGAACCACCTTGAGAATTAATAACCATTGTAATAGGCTCATCTGGATTTTCTGACGCCAAATACAAAAGCTGTGCTGTTACCGATTCTGCCAATTCATCTCTAATTTCACCTTGACACAATACAATTCTATCCTGTAAAAGTCTGGTGGTTAGAGATACAGCACGTTCGTTACCGTTTTGATCTCTATGAATAACTGCAGGCAATTCCAACATTTTAAAATTTTCCTTTTTATTTGTTAATGATAAATTTATTATATATCAATATCAATTCGTGTAAAACAATTAATTTAATTCTAACTCAGATGATTTTTCTTCCATATCCATTTCTGTTAATACAAAGGCTTCTCCATCTTCTGGGTAAACGCGTATAACAGCTTCACGAATAGCGCATCCTCTTTTTAATCTAAATGGTATAGTTTTCCACCATTCTTTAATAGATTCTGCTTGTTCTTTGTCAAAATCTCGAAGATCACCAAAGATAGCTACAGTTTTCATATATTCACTGGCGTCATCCTCTTTTCGTTCAATAATTTCTACATCGAGACTACCTTCTGAGCCCTTTGGTAGATTAGTGGTTCCATCTTTACTTGGATTATACCAAGTATCTCTTTTAAATACTGTAGATAAATCCACGCCTCTACCACCGCCGATTGCATTATAATCATCGATCCGAATTATTCCTGTCACATGTGTCCAAGTGCTCATCTTTTTATCCTTTATTCTGCTTTCAGAGTAAACGCTTCATCTTTTTTAAGAAGATTTAAAAGTTGTTCTTCAGTTTTTCTAATTGCAGAAAATACAACCTGCGTAGATAAACCTAAACTCTGAGCAGCCAAATATGCAGATTTTGTTTTATTATATTCTGCTCTAATTTGCATTACCTCATTAAAAGTAAGAATTTTTCTAGGCTTATTTGCATTCATTTCCTTATGATACATTGCATGTTCTTCTTTAGTTACATGCTTTAAATTTTCCAAACGATTATCTGAATGATCTCCGTTTAAATGGTGTACTTCTGTAGCAACCAATTCACTATCACGCTTTTTATACGGATTATGTAAAAAAGTATCAGCTGCTAATTTATAAATCGCCTTAGAAATACCATTAATAGTAACATATAAGCTATTTGTTTTCGTAGATGGTTGTAGTTCTTTTTTACTTATCAATTTTCTAATATGATATGTAGAGCAAGTTACACCATATTCATTTGTATAGTAATAAGGTTCACTATAAATTTGATAATCAGGAAAATTAGTAATATTAAACCACTGTGGATGATTACGCAAATACTCCAAATATTCTTTTTCTCTTTCTTTTTCAGCATCTGTCATAACGATAATATTTGATTTCTTAGTATCTTCTTCTTTGTTATCGTTTACCGAAGTTAACACTTCTTCGTTAGATTTAACTTCTTCCTCTTTTACTGGAGCAGTTAAATTAGATAAAACGCGTGGTTTACCGTAGCGTTGTTTTACATAACTACCATCTAATACAGATTCCATACTAACGCCTGTCTTATCACAAGCATCTTGTAAAGTAAATTGATTTTCCATGCTAGGATCATATGTACTATTATATTTATCAATATCTACTTGAGTCCAACCCGCATATTGTTTACGATTTTCAATTACGCGATTCATACCTTCTCTAACTGTTGTAGTTTTAGTTGAATGTCTTTTGCCATCATTTTTGACAAGTGTAATATCATAAATTACTTTTTTACTACACAAACTAGATCTCACGTCAAAACAAATATATTTCGGTAAATTATATTTTCTAGTCATGTTTTTTCCTTTCATAAATTTTAAAAACAAAAATACTATAAACTATAAAAAGTATATCGTAAAACAGATTTCAATTAATAAATGTTTAAGAATTTTTAATTTCCATGTCTTTTTCAGTTAATACAAAAGATTCACCATCTTCTGGAATTACTTGCAATACAGCTTGACGAATCAAACATGTTTTACCACACCGCTTAGAAATATTCTTCCACCATTCTCTAATCGAATTACATTTTTCTTTATCAAAATCTCGCAAATCACCAAAGATAGAAATAGTTTTAAAATAAGCAGCTGAATCTTCTTCATTTCTTTCAATAAATTCTACATCTAAACTTCCTTCTGATCCGGTTGGCATGTTCCCATTTTTATTAGGATGAGTCCAAGTATCACGAATAAAAACTTTCAAAAAATCTGTAGGCTGTCCAATCAAAACACCAAGATCATCAATTCTAATTGTACCTGCGACATGTGTCCATACACTCATTATATTTCCTTTCATAAAATTAAAACAAAATATTATTTACTATATCTTCTCAATAATGTAAAACAAAAAAAATAAGGAGCTACTTAATTTCGCTCCTCATTAACATTATTTACGCAATGTCCGAAGGTGTAGGACTATAATTTACTTCTTTATTATAAAATGGTCCAACCTTATCTAACATCTTAGCAAGTTTAGTTTTGATTGTTACTTTTTCAAGGCTTACTGTACCTTCTTCAGCTTCGTCTTTTTTAAGTAAAATCTTTGTAATGATCTTACCTAATTCGAAACACATTTCTTCAGTAAAACCTCTAGTGGTGACTGCTGCTGTACCTAAACGAATACCCGTACAGTCAGAAGGCTTTTTATCATCTTTAATCATATTTTTATTACAAATGATACTGTAAGAAGTAAGTCTATCTTCTGCTTCCTTACCGTACATGTCAGTCTTAGAAATATCTACAAGTACTAAATGATTATCAGAACCACCAGATACAAAATCAATCAAATTATTTGTGTCTTCAGCTTTGATTCCTTTAATCATTGCTTGCATATTTAAAAGAATTTGTTTAGCATATTTTTTAAAGGCCGGAGTTTGTGCTTCTATAAAACATTGAGCCTTTGCTGCAATAGTTGCTTGATTTGAACCACCTTGAGTACGAGGAAATACACCAGCATTTAATTTATTACATAAATCTTGATCATTCCAAAGAATCAATCCACCTCTTGGTCCACGTAACGTTTTATGCGTCGTAGAAGTAACTACATCTGCATAAGGTAACGGAGAAGGATGTAAACCGGCAGCAACCAAACCAGCAATATGTGCCATATCAACCATTAAATAACAAGATTTGATTGGAGTTTCAGGATTATTAGAGCCTCCACAATCATAATAAACGGATTGATTGTAATCATCAACCATACTTTTAATTCTTTCAAATTCAATGATGCGAGAATAAGCACTTGCTCCAACAACCAATAATCTAGGTTTACAAGAATAAAGTTTCTCTCTAATTTCTTCATAATTTAAATAACCATTTTCATCGAGGCCATAATATTCAGCAACATATTCTTTACTTGTATCTGACGCTGGTGAAACGTGAGTCAAGTGTCCACCTGCTGCTAAACTCATTCCAAGAACTTTGTCACCAGGTTTTAACAATCCTGCATATACAGCTTGATTTGCTTGAGAACCTGACCAAGGCTGAACGTTAGCATAATTACAATTAAAGAGTTTACATGCCTGCTCAATAGCATAATTTTCGAGCTTATCAATAATATGACATCCAGCGTAATGTCTACCTTGTTTAGATACTTCCTTAGAAAAACCCTCAGAATATTTTACAGAAAAATGTGAACCCATAAGATCTAAAATATCCTGTGAAGGGTAATTTTCAGATGCAATCAATTCAATATCATTATTGAGTCGCCAAGTTTCTTCTTTTTCTAACTCTTGCAAATATTTATTAATCATTGTTCGTTTCTCCTTCTATATAAAGTTTTCTTCTAATCTAAATAAACGGGTTAATTCTTGTTTCTTTTTATTTTCATCGAATTTTATATCCTCTTCTGTATTATAATAATCTGATGTGTATTTATAAAGCTGATTATAGAATTCTTTTTTGTTTTCTGGTGTTAAATAAAAAATATCTTTTCTAAACATAGCTTGTATATCTGCATCAATTACATTATAGTATCCTTTTGGTAACGGTACTTGTCCTAAAAACATATCAAACCAAGTATTTATATAATCTTTATCTTTTAAATTTTCAAAAACAAGGTTTTTTCCATTCCTTAAAATAAATCTTCCAAAAGTTCCAATAATCATTTGTACATTAGCTTTAAATTCATCTGGATCATTTAAATAAGCAATGGAGTCTAGTATGTCATATTTTTTATTAGCTAAACTGTTTGTCATATCATCTACATAATGCTGTAACTCATGTAAATAATTATAATCTGTATCCAAAAATAATTTTACGATGTCTAGCTTTGTGATGTTTTCGATATTTTCAACAAAGATAATTAAAGTTTTTGTTTCATCGTCATATCCCAGCAAAACATCTTCCGGCATTTTATATTCATTGCGCTCAGAAAACTTAACTGTTAACTTTCCAAAGACTGTATCAATTGAAAATGAATGATTATTATCTAAAGAAGAGTATAGACTTGTTTTTCTAAATTCATCTATATCATATGGAAGTGAAGCCACTGATCCATATGTTTTATATGCACCAATCATATCTTTTTCATTTCTAGATAACTTACTATATATATCTTTTAATAAATCTCGATATATATCATTGGCAATTCTTCTTTCTCTAGTTAATTGTAACGGATCAAAAGCTTCTGTCAAATATAAGTATTGCTTTACAGGATATTTGGCAGGAATGGAAAAACCCTTTATTTGTTGTAATGATTTTTCTACTAATCTTCCTACTTCTGTTTCAGATGTATGTTTCATAGCCAATTTATATATATTGTCCAGGTATTCATTCATCTATTTTGTCTTTAATCAGCGTAATTATCAAAATATCTTTTAACGTAAACAACCGGTGTACCTTTGTCACCACTTCCTGATGTTAAATCCATTAAAGATCCAAGTAAATCTGTATATCTTCTGGGTGTAGTTCCTTGTGATGCCATACTACCTTTTAAATCATTATTTTTAGTTTTAATTTCTTGTTTAATAGCATTTGTAAGTTCTTCACCAGATAGATTTTTATATTTGTCATCGGCAAAATTTTTAATCTTAATTTCATTTGGTGTACCTTCAAGACCAGAAGTATATGCAGGGCTTACAACAGGATCAGCGAATTCCCAAATTCCTCCAATAGGATCTTTAAAACAGCCATCTCCATAAACCATTACTTCAACTTTTTTACCAGTTTTTCCGTAAAGATATGCTTGAATCCCTTCTACAACTTGTTGAGCAAATTTACGAGATGGAAATAATTTTAATTTTTCTTCTGTAGCTTTATTTGAACCATAAAGTCCATATTCACATTTATCAGCACAAATATCTGCCAGAGTAAATTTACCTAATTTTTCTCCACATTGAGGATGTAATCTACAATCAATAGCAGAATCAAAATCATAATTTAATGATTCATTCGGTAATTTTATATAAGCGGATTTACCTTCTCCTTCTATAATTGATTTATAGTATTCATCATAATTAATACCTGTAAATGGATGACTTCTATACACATTTCCAACTTCATCCACACAGTCTAATCTAAGATAAACCCCCGTTTGTGCGGCACGAGCAATTGCTTTTAAAATCATTGCAAATCTATTTCTGGAAAAGATAGGACTTACAACAGTGATATAATTATGATTGCCCATTTTATTGCGAATATCCTCTGCAATTTCATCAACAGTAACATAATTTCCTTCTGCTCTTGCTACTATGGATTCTGTGATACCAATAATATCTCTATCTTCAATATTATCAATAGCATTGAGAACAGTATCACAAACTATTTGACAAATATCATCACCTTCACGAATAATTGGCATAATTAAACCAGTTGAACTAACTCCATATTTTTTCATGTATAAGCTTCCTTTTCGCACTATAATATTTTTTACGTGTTCTTACAACCATTATTTAGAATATTTTAGTTAATTATTTCTACCGATAAAATTTTTCCTTTTATTTACTTATATTACACTGTTCTAGAAAAATAGTTATACGTTTTGTCTAATATTTTAACCTTTCTAAATAAAATGAAACAAATCAATGGCCATTAAAAGTAAATTAGATCCAGAAGATAAGATAGAATTACTCATTAAACTTGCTTTTGGAATACCACCGAAAGATTTATCAAAAGAGTATGACTTATCAGAAGAAAAAATTATTAATCTTAGAAAAAATAATTACTTAAAATACAATGAATTTTTCGATCATTGGAGAATCGATAAAGAGGTTGCGGTTTTAGATTTAACTCCTAAACATGAAAGAGCTTTAAGTATAGTCAAAAAGTTTTATAAATCAAAAATTACAATCATTTCTGCAAATTCTATTTTATATAACGGTAAACCTTGTACAATGTCTGAAATCTTAGATATGGCAGACTATATTCTTCAAAAAGATAATATAATGTGCTTTAAAGATTTACCGCTTCAAATTAAAAATCATTATTAAAAAAGGAGAATAAATAAAAATGGCGATACAGCAAAAAGTCGTTGATATTTCCAGTAAAGAATTAACAAAACAGCAGTATGCCGAATCAACTAAAGGTATATATATGAATATGCTTTGTGGTTGTAGATGGGACCCTGTTGATAATAAATATAAAATGGCACCTATTGTTTATTCTGATGTACCACTCGAAGGCGAAAAAGTTAAATACGGAAGTGGACAAGAATTCGTTGTAAATTATTCCTGTCTTGCTGAAGAATTTGCACACAAAACCGAAGTAAAAGATATGTGGTGGAAGAAAGCTCAGGAAATTGTAGATATGTATAAAGAGCAGTGCCAAATCGAAGACCACATCAAATCACACAATACAGATCTTAAAAAGTTACGTAAAGAAGGCGTACTTAAAGATCAAGAAGATTTAGATAAAGAATAATGTCTACAAACTATTCTAAAATTAAAACTATTTCCGAAGACACCGGTTTAAAAGAATCACAAGTTGCTGAAGTACTTTATTCTTACCTATGCTGGTGTCTTCAAGAAGTTTTAATATCCGGAGAATCAAGAACAGTCTTCGGTACTTTGTCTTTAAATGAAAATAATCGCCTAAAACTAGAAAACGATAAAGAAGGACTAATTTCGCTACTCGGAAAATCAGACATTAAAATGATTAGAAAGATTTGCGAAGAAGGACCAGACTTTAAAATTTTTGGATAATATAATTGATAAAAACTACATTCAAAGAAGAAAGAGACCTCGAAGAACTAATAGAAGATACATTCGACCTATGTGTTTCTAATAAAGATGAAATATACTGGTTAATTTGTCTTTTACGCGGATTTATGAATATTCCGAATAAACGTACTGAATACTGCCAAGAAAACTTCGAAATAAACAGATGGCAATATCAACTACACCCAATCATTGAAAAACATAAAAAAAGGTATCATCACAGTTGCTATGAGTAGTGCAAAAGAATTTACATTATCACACGAAGAATTAAGTAGTAAAGAAATGGTATATATTGCATGTACTATTCTTGAATCACGTGGATATCAGGGTTTTACTCAATTATTACAAATAGTAGACGATCCAACCATTATTCTTAAAATTATCCGCTTTCTTTATGGTATGGAAATTAAAGTACCACCTCTAAAGGAATTCATAAATTGTCTACGTGCTGCTGAATATACCTTCTGTGACATGCATAAAAAAATTCACGTGAACTTATGCGCTAAACCAGTCGATATACGTAATTTCATGGGTATTACAGAAGAAGAAGAAAAAGAACTTCTACAAATCTTCGATGAATGGTGTACTTTTATGCATAAAAACGGTATAGACCTCACAAATATCATGCACATCAACCGAAACAATACCAAAAAACGTATAAAAATGAATGCAATAGGCAAAAAATGGACTAAAAAGTTATACTAAAATATACAGTTCTAATTATATAGTATAAAACAAATAAAGAGTTAATATTATGAGTGACGATTTTCCTAAATATTGGACCGAAGAAGAAGTAAATCCAGAAACAGGCGAAATTTATGATAATTCTACTGCTTTAATGCCCGTTGTAGAAGAAGAAGCTCCTTTACCTACTATAGCGGAGCAAAGAGAAATTGTAAACGAAGCAACGGATGTATCCAAAGAAAGTAAATCTATGCTCAACAGCCTCATAGAAATGAATACCGTTGCTCAAACTCTTGCTGCTATCCGTACAAATGAAACTGCTGAACAAAGACGAAACGTAATTACTGCATGGAGCGAAAACTTTATAAACGCCAGAATGCAAAACAACGTATCTGCTGAATTACTCAAACAAAAATTACTCGAACGTCTAATTCAAAATCTTCCTAACCTTGACCTAGAAACTACTGCTAGAATCTACAATGATTTAACAGACGTTTCTTCAGTCGACGCACAACAAGCCTTCTCTGCAATTACCGGTGGTGGCGCGGCTGTTCCTGGAAATTCTGGAGGCATCTCTCTAACGATAAATAATGCAACGAGTGAAGGAGCTACAATTACAAACAATACTCTAAATGCTAGCCCTCAACAAGTCGGTCAACTAAAAGAAGTCAATACTTTAAACTCTTCAATAAAAGCCTGGAATAACATGCCCTTACCAAAGAAAAAAGTAATAGATACAGAATACATTGAAAATAAAAAAGATTAATTCAGTAGAAATTCTATATCAAAAATATTAAAAAGGATTTTCATGGAAGATTTACCATTAGAAATTGAAGAAAAAATAGAACAATTACCGATTTTACCTTTTGAAATAAACGAAGAATTTCAAGAGCTTATGTTTTCTGACTTGTTTTCTGATATTTTCAATTTTTATAAAGAAAATTATTTACCAGATACACTTAAAACAAAATCAGAAATTTATCAAAGAATAAGTTTGTACCTAAATCTTACCGGACAAGGCGATAAATTTACAGAAGAAACTGATAAACTCCTTTGGCGAAGACCTTGCCCTGATATTCATACCTTCTTGGCAGATAAATTTTACATGGGATATAACAACAGTACTTTGTATCCATTCTGGCGTGAAAAACTAGAGTACATGTTTAGAGATTCTTCACCTGTTAGAAAAGCTATATTTTCGGGTTGTATAGGATCTGGTAAGTCGACAGTAGCTCGTAAAGCCTTCGTATACGTTCTATATCGCTTACTTTGTTTACGCTATCCACGCTCTGTACTTAATATTGACCAAGATGCTACAATTGCAAACGTCGTTATTGCTACAACTCTGAAACAAGTGTATGAAGTTAATATTCTTCCATTTATTAAACTTATGGAAACAATGCCTTGCTTTCAAAGAGTTATGTCACAGAGGTCCTTTGAAAACTTTAATCTCGAAGATCCTCTTTGCCCTATACCTTTTTATTTTGAAAAAAGCAGTGGTACAATACATTTTCCTGACAATATTATTTTAACCAGTGGTAGTCAACCGACACACTTTACTGGTATGAATGTCATTAATTCATTCTGCTTCACAGAAACTACAAAAGTATATACAAACGTTGGAACAATTACATTTGCTTCATTATTAACGCGTTTTAATCGTAAAGAAAAAATATATACATATACTATAGACAAAAACGGAAATAAAGAAAAAAGTTTAATTACAGACGTTAAAGTAACCGGGTATAAAACAGATTTAATTAGAATCTATTATGAGGATGATAGATATATCGAATGTACTCCAGAACATCCTTTTGTAATATCTAATCCAAAAGAGAACGATAAACATGTAATATATGAAAACGGAATCCCATACAAACAAGCTCAATACTTAACAGAAGAAGATGAAATAGTATCCGAAAAACATGCCTTTGTTTATGAATTAATTGACAATCGACCAGATTCGGCATATTTCAACAAACCGTTTTATATTGGAATAAGTACGCATGATAATACGCTTGTAAAGTCACATTCTGTTAAATTTTTAAGACCTTACTCACATTTTACAAACAAATCACTAAAAAATGAAGCGAATTTAATAAAAAAGAGTATTATTACAAAGATTTTGACAGCAGGTTTGAAACCAAAAATAAATATCATAAAAGAAAATTTAACTTTACAAGAAGCATATACTTTAGAAAAAGAATTGATCAATAAATATGGAAAAAGATATGACAATTCCGGAATATTAGCAAATATAAGTTCAGGTGGGGAAGGTATAATACTAACTACTCCGGATATAATTAAAAGAAAAAGTGAAAATATAAAGAAAACTAAAGCAAAAATTCGTGCGCAAAAAATCGCCGAAAAACAACAAGAATGGGATACTTTGATAAGTAGTATATCTGGACGTTTGGCTATAATGATCGTATGCTTGCAATACATTGACGCTGTTCGGAAACGTTACCAACAAGGTGCTAATTCACCGCATAAGAAAGAAGTATCGAGGCAAAATATGATTAAATATAATAAATCAGAAGAACATAGAAAATTAACAGCGTATTATAATTCCATTCGTCCAAAAGTTTCTTCTAAAGAGAGTAGAGAAAAATTAAGTAAAAGCCAAAAAGAAGCATGGCGTAGAAAACCAATAGAAGAAAAAAGAGAAGTCAGTATCGGAAGAAGTTTAACAAATGCTTGGAATGTTTTACAAAAAATAGAAGGAAACAAAATTAACTCAAAGATTTTTAATGCTCATAGAATACCAAAAACTATGCATTCACGTACCGATCCTTGCTGGGAAACCTTGGTTAAAAAAATAGGAAGTGTTGAAAAGTTTTTAGATATGGTTAATAAAAAATACGGTAAGAGGTTTATATATGAAGATTAAAAAAATAGAAAAAATACACCTAGATGAACCTGTACCAGTGTATGATTTAACTGTAGAAAATGAAAATCACAACTTCGCATTGAGCCTAGACGATGGTACTATTGCGTTTGCCCACAATTGTGATGAGATCAATGATTACGGTAGTGTCGAAAGTACAATCGCATTATTAAATACCCTAGATAACAGATTTTCTAGTAGATTTTCTAATGTGGATTTGGTATTTCAAAGCGTTGTGAGTTCGGCTCGTACAACCAATTCTGCTTTGGGTGAGTATGTTCGTCACTTACCACAAAATGACCCTTCTATTCTAAAATTAAATCCAATGTTGTGGGAAGTTAAACCAGACCCAGACTTTAAAGGAGACGGTACAACTTTTCCAGTAATGGTAGGCAATGGTAGTATTCCGTCTAAAATTATTACTGACCCCGGTGAATTAAAAGCTATAGAAGAAAGTAAGTATGAACCACCAGCTGGATGTATTTTAATTAATGTACCAACAATCTTTCGTTCTAAATTCGAATTACAATTAGATCAATCGATACAAGATATTGCAGGTATAACTACAGATGATGACAACAGTGTATTTCGTGATACTACACAATTAGAAGATACTCGGCTTAATCCTGAATTTGTTTTAGAGGTTAACATAAGAGATAATACAAACATTCTTGACTTATTAAAGCAATACGATTTGTTTGAAATGAACTTGAATAATACTTGGCAATTTAAAAGAGCACCGAAAGCAGATCGTTATGGGCATGTAGATTTAGCCGGCGGTGGTTCTGATGGACAATGTGACGCTGCCGTTTGTATTTTACATAAAGAATATCAGTATAATGAAGTAACTAAGTTGAAAGATATAATTTATGTAGTTGATTTATTATTAGCCATTAATGCAAAGAATAAGGTTGATATAAAAGCTATTCAAAACTTTTTAATTGATTTAGTAGTAGAAAGAAATATACCTATTCATACTATAACGGCAGATCAATGGCAAAGTTTGATGTTTTTACAGACTTTAGAGGCATCGGGTTGTTTTAGTAAGGTTGACAAATTATCTGTAGATACCAAGTTAGAGCCTTATACTAATTTAGCTACAATGTTAGAGCAAGGACAAGTTAAAGTAGGTAGTTGTCCTAAACTTAAAAAAGAATTAGAAGCATTAATATTAGATAAAGGTAAAGTAACACGTACGACAGAACTTAAAGATTTAGCAGATGCATTAGTAGGTGCTGTATGGAATGCTCAATTAAATTATACAGATGTACCTATTTATGAATATACTAAACCAGAACTTAAAACAAGAGTACTTACGTATACAGATTATATAGATTCCTCCTCCGAATTATTATGTGATTTATAGAATTTTGTTTCATATGTTAATACAGCCAATCTATAATCATAACGATGGATTCTACACAGAGTCTGTAATTCTTCAGCTTGTTCTTTAGAATCATTTTCCAAGTACCATTCGTAGAGACTTCTGTATAATTCTTGAGGAGTAGGTTTATTATATTTTCTTTCATATAAGGTATCTTCGATCTTATTTAGAATGCTATCACTTGTTTTAGCAACATCACCTAAAGATTCTGAACAGTAATCCAACGAGTCTAACACTTTGTCCATTTTTTCAAGTAGCTCACTTGGAACTTCAAATATAATCGGGTGACTGTGCATTGCTATATCTTCCTCTTCTGACATTTCAACCTCAAAATTTGTTTTACTTTAATTTCAATTTATAATAATGATTTTTGATTGTAAAGCAAATTATTATTCTCTTTTAATCAACTTCTGCTTTTTATCTTTTTTGATTATTGGATTTTTTAAAGGTTCTATAATCTATGTCAAAATTTAAAAATACGGTTTTGCATGCAGATAAAGAGGCAGAAAAAACTAGGAAGTATAATATGTTAAATGAAGACATTTGGTCATTTATACGTGTTGTATTCTTTTCTGGAGTAATCTTGTTAAGTAATATACACGAAGTAAATGCCAAAACTAATTACGAAGCTTTGCATATTAACCATGATGTCATTGCTAAATATGAAAGTGGTGATAAAGGGTACGAAGCTATAGCAAAAGATAATTATAGTGGACATTCTTATGGTAAATGGCAAATCTCAACTTATCGTAAAAATGGTAAATCTTCTACATTTGATTATTTTCTAAAATATGCTAAAGAAAACGATGTAGAATTATATAATATACTAGAAAAAGCAGGTGGATATAAAGCAGCATATAGAGGTGATAAATTATTTACTAAAGTATGGTTAAATCTTGCTTCTAATAAAAAATTTCAAAACCTCTATGATAACTTTATATTAAATACTCAAATTGTTCCAGTATATCGTCGTTTAGATGATACGCATGATGCCAGATTAGATAGAGTAACTACGTGGGGTTCTTCTAATGATGCAGTTCAAGCGGCGATTAAATCAATTATTATTCAACATGGATGTGGCGGTGCCTATAAAATGATTAATACAGTTATGGACACACATAATCCAAAAACAGAGGAAGACTTTTTAAATAGGTTGTATAACCTTAGAATTAGTAAATTTCCTCTGTATGTCGGTCGTTATAAAGCCGAACACAAAGAATTGAAACAAATTCTTATTACCCACAAACAAAACAATAAAATAATCTAATCTTTAATTATATCTGTCTCTTAATTGTAAAAGTCATCTTTAAATAAGGTGGCTTTTTTCTTATTCGTTCTATATAAGGTAATCATTTTTTTATTATGGAGTTAACTATGTCAGTCTTATATGGTTTATGGTGGGGTTTTTTACGTAGATGGTTTGGTGGATTATTTCCTGATGAACAATATAAAATTCTTGGTAACCGCGGACTACAAACAACAGTAATGATTCTTAGTTTGTTACCAGTTATATTCGTCCATACAAAAGAAATCTACAGTACCTTAAACATTTACGTTATTCTTGCTATTACTCTATTTATTACGTTATGGATTCAATTTCAGTTTTGGTCAAGAGGTCACGGTGCTACATTCTTAGACATGGGACGTACTAAAGATCCTGATTTAAGCCGTTATGACAGATGGTTCAAAAAGCCGTTAGACAAATGCTGGGATAAATTACTACAATTAAAACAAAATAATAAAATTGCAGCTTTCTTATTACAAAAATGGTCAGGAAGAAAGTACGGTTATACTTATGATATGATTTACCACACTCTTCGTTACACCATTTGTATGATTGTTCCTGCCATCTTATTAAAATCTTGGGCATTTATTATAATAGGTCTTATTTCTGCTCCTCTTTATGAATTAGCAATAAGATTCTATGAAAAAGCTAACTATAAATATGCTTGGATGAAATTACCTTGGTTAAACAGTCCAAATAAGCCTACTGAAATTATTTATGGTTTTATTTTCGGAGTACTGGTATACTAAATGAAAATACTACAACTACTTATATTGTTCTTTAGTATTTTACTTATTTGTATAATAATGGCTTTTATTGCTTTACAAAGAGTATAGATTAAAGCATAATAATTAAAAAGGAGAGGTTGTTTTAATGAAATATATTTGTCAGTATTGTGGTAAAGAATATGAAGCTGATGTCAATAATGGACCTTGGCAAAAAGATAATACACAAAAAATGGTAAAACAGGGTGTAAATGTTTCCAGATTCTGTTGCTATGAATGTGGTAAAGCTGCACGTAAAGAAAAAATAGCTAAAAACTGGCAAAATAAAAGCTTAGAAGAAAGAGAAAGCATAAACAAAAAACGTAAATCATCAATTCTTCCTAAAGTTTGTAAAAATTGCGGTAAAACCTTTATACCAAATCAAGCCGGAGGATCAAAAAATGGTGTCTATCTTTGTTCTGATCAATGCCGAAAAGAATATTTCCAACAAATTCCAGAATCCGGTATGCGTATTTGTGAAGAATGTGGTAAAGAATACTATTATGAAAAAAATCAAGGTAATTGGAATAAAGATAACGAATTAATAGATTCTTCTGAAAACAATAAAGAATTTTCAATTAAAAGTCATAGATTCTGTTGTTATGAATGCGGTGTAAAACATAAAGAAAAATTAAGAAAAATAACTAATCTACAAAAATATGGTTATTTGAGTCCATGGCAGGATATTGTTATTCGTGAAAAAATGTTTGATAAAATGAAAAAGGATGGTACATTGTTTAGTTCAAAGCCAGAAAAAGAAATTCGTGCATTTATAGAAAGTCTCGGTTTTAGTACTGACAAATTTATCATTGGTGACGGACGCACTTCTCAGCGCTTTGAAATTGATATATACATTCCAGAAAAAAATATCGGTGTTGAATTTAATGGTGCATACTTTCATAGTATTAATGGTAAAAAAATAGGCTTTATATCGCATAATTATCACTATAACAAATCAAAAATTGCTAAAGAAAAAGGTATAGAATTAATACACATTTGGGAAGATCAATGGGCAAACCAAAAAGATATTGTAAAAGATATATTAAAAGCTAGATTAGGTGTAATTGATAAAGATAATCGTATATACGCTAGACAATGTACGATTAAAGAAATATCAACAGAAGAATATAAAACCTTTTGCGAAAAATACCATATGCAAGGATATAGAAGTGCCAAAATAAAATACGGTTTATTCTATCAAGGTAAACTCGTACAAATATCTTCCTTTAGCCGAACTAGAAATACCGGTAAAGCCATACAGAAAAACCAAGAATATGAATATGAATGGTGTCGTGGCTGTATAGCTTCTAATAACTTTGTAATCGGAGGTACTTCAAAATTATTAAAACATTTTATCAAAGAATACGATCCTGATTCAATTCTATGCTATGCAGATTGGAATTTATTTAATGGAAACGGCTATAAAGAAGCAGGTTTTGAATTTGACGGATATACAGGACCAGATAAATTCTATATTCAACCAAAACCAATACTTAGAATAAATCGTAATCCTCATAAGTATAAAGAATATAAACGACTCGTAGAAGATCATAAATTATGGTTATGTTATGGAGCCGGATCATTACGGTTTAAATGGATTAAAAAATGAATCAAAGAGAATATAAACGCTTTTTACATCTACCTAAAGAAAAGCGCCCAGAATCCTTTTTTAAATATAGAAATCTAGCCGAAAAACTACTAGGATATAAAAGAAGACAAAACCTAGTAATACATCATTTACGCGATACAGAAGAACAACGCGAGTTTAACGACAATTACTACGAACGCTGGGGAATAGACTTCAATGGTGAAATGAAATACTGTATTCTCGTAACCAAAGAAGAACACACCGCAATTCATAAATTAAGTGAAGAAACAAAAGCCAAAATTTCAAAATCAGTATCTATTAGCAAAACAAAACTCACCCAAGAACAACGTAAAGAAAATAAAAAATACGCAGACAGTAACTATAGAAAACAAAATAAAGAAAAAATCAAAAAATACAAAGAAGAATACTATATAAAAAATCAAGAAACGATTAAAGAAAATGTTAAAGAATACAGAAATTCACACAAAGACAAAATACGCGAATATAATAAAAAATGGAAAGAGAAAAATCGTGATAAAGTCTTAGAAGCTAAACGAAAAGCCTATCAAAAGAAAAAACAACTAAAAAATTCTAACAACAAAGCCTCCTAAATACAGCATTTGTTCTATATTATGAGCAGTCAAATCTACTTTAATAACTATAGGACAAAAATAACATGTTACATCCATTAAGTAAAGTTCAAAATCTTAAGGATCCGTTGAAGATGTTTGTGGCGACATTCCAAATCGTCTTCCAACCAAATTCCCCTCTTGTTTCATTAATTAAAACCGACAACCTCGAACTACGTTGTCAAACCTTTGGATTACCTAAAATTACAGGTGATAAAACAGTCGTACAATGGGGCGGATTCGAGCGCAGATATGCAGGTAAACAAACCAGAGCCGGTGACTGGACTTGTACGTTCACTGAAGTATGGGATTCCTCAATTACAGAAGCCTTTAAGGTATGGAACAATATGTATCATTCATATTTAAATGGTACAATTTCATTACTCGATGCTTATACTGCCACCGTCAACGTTACACTTGTTAACCCAGATGTTTATGATCCAAAACCAGAAGGATTAACTCGTTACGATATGCGTTTATTCGACGTATTCCCAACAGAAGTAAGTTACCCAACAATTAACGCCTCAAGTAGTGACCCTATCGAAATTACAGTTACATTGAGTTATAACTATTTCTTAATGGGCGACGAAAACGACTAAAATATAATTAAGTATTTGATTTTTAAAGAAAATGCCAGGTTTTATTCTACTTGGCATTTTTTATTTATTTTCCTCAGAGGGTGTTATAAATTTACCTAGAATAAACAAACTTTGATTTGGGATAAAACCTAATAATAATAAAGTTCTAATAATTAACTTGAAATTTTACTTATATTTATTAGGACTTTATTTGTAATGACAAAACATCCCGCAACTAATAAAAAAGATAAACGTACTCTTTTAATTGAAAATTCTGAATTTACTACTAAGATTAAATTAGGTACGTCATTAAAAGAATCTCTTGAAATGTCTGCTGGTAAAAATGGTACGATGATAGTTAAAAATGTTCCATGTACTATTTTAAATCGTGAGAATCAGAACGGTCGCGTTTATTCTACAGAAATAATGCAAGTTGCTATAAGTGAAGCAAAACAATTACATTTATTTGAACAGAAGCAACTCTTATCACAAGCAGACGAACATCCAGAAGGTTCATTTGTTGCTCCTTCACACGCTTCACACGTTGTTATCAATGCCTATATTAAACCAAATGTAAAAATTGTTGTTGAAGGTGCAGAAGAACAGCATGACGTTTTGTTTATGGATTGGGAAGTTTTAAATACGCAAGAAGGTAAAAATTTAAGAGCCTTATTGGAAGCGGAGTGTTCAATTGGTACATCTATTCGAGGTGTCGGTGATCTCAAAGGAAAAAGTGTTGAGAATTATTCAATTTTGGGTGTAGACATTGTTGGTAATCCGTCTTCTAGTACTTATACACGTATGCCAGTATCTGAGTCAGTAAAAGTAGAAGTTAAAGATCCTAGAGATTTGAAAGAAACGTTTACAGTTAGTACTTCTTCTACTAATGTTGTGCGTGATTTGGAAGCAGCTGCGCGTATTCAAGAGCAGTTAGATTCGATTGGGTATGGTACAGTAACAAAAACTTCTACAAAGGTTGATGAAGAAACAGATCCTAAAACCGGTGCACAGACATCTATTACTACATTGGAAGCAGAAACGAGTGATGATGTAGCAGATTTGGATCAAGCTTTAATGATGGCTAAGAATGCGATGCTAAATGGAACAGTTAATGTAGATAGTATTACAATTGAGAATATTAAAGAAGAAGAACCTAAAGAATCTGCTCCAATTAAAGATGAGAAAGAATTGAAAGAAGAAGATCGTGATAATGACGAAGAGCGTTATGGTAAATGTTCTTGGTGTGGTGAAGAATTTCCGTTATCTGATTTGAAAAAAGAAAAAAATTTAGGATACGTATGTAATCATTGTGCGAAAGGAATCGAATCTCGCGAAGGTCCATTATCTTGGGAAAATGAATATGTACCCGAATCTACTATGAATGAAGGTGTTGATAAGCTGAAAGATGCTATTTCTGCTATTATGTATAATGAAGGATTGACACTTGAACAGGCTTGTCGTAAATTCTGTGAACAGCATGAAAATATTCCATATGAGTACGTATTGGAGTATATGAGACCTACTGTAACAGAAGCTAAAGAAGAAAATAAAGAAAATCCTAATGCAGGTAAAAAGTTTGTATTAAAGACGCCTGCTGGTTTTGTTGCTATGGATGGTAATGCATTGGTATTTAAGGATGATCCGAAAGAAGCATTACATTTTATAGTAGGTAAAGAAGAATCAGGTTTAGTCCATTTATCTGGTGTTGAAAAAATCTTAGATACAATGGGTGTATATGATGTTGAAAAATATTATAGAAAAGAAGTAACAGATATTAGTGCCCCTGAAGAAGAAAATGGCGTAGAACCTGTTGAAGAGGGATTATTAGGTGGTACAGTAGGTGCAGCTGCTGGTGGTGCTATTGGTGGTGCTGTTGCTGGTCCATTGGGTGCATTATCTGGTGCTGCTTCTGGATATAGTTTAGGAAGTAATATTGGTGATGATTTGTCTTCCGATGATAAGCAAGAATCGACATTAGAAGAAGGTGATAGTAAATTCAGTGCTAAAATTAAAATGACAAAAGAAGATGGTACTGAATCTAATGAAGAATTACCGATTACCAGTACAGAAATGAGCTCAGTATTAAATGAAGTAGCTAATCACTGGAAACAAAAGTCTGAATCTGGTAAAGGAAGAGTAGATATTATGGTTGTTGATAATACTACGGGTCAATCCTTTATGTATAACCCGCAATCTAATTCATTGGATCCGATTCAGCAACAAGTTCAGCAAGAAGCCTTCAGTGGTCAGGATGCAGTAGAACAGAATAATAATACTTTATCTGTTAAAGTCGATGATAACAATACTGTTGCTAAAGAGTTTGATAATCCAGTACAAGCAAGCGTTGCAAAAGCTGGTTTAGAACAAGGTAAGCTCGACGGTAATGTAATGATGAGCGAAGCCGGAGATCCAATTGGCGTAGATTTAACTACAGACCAAACCTATAATGGTAAATTAGGACCTGTTCCATATACACTTTGGTTTAAATGTACTGATAATAACTTTGATTTATTAGATAATGATTTGAAAAAGTTATACGATAAGAGAGTAATTTGGAACTGGAATCAACATAGTAGCATGCCGAATGTATTATATGTAACCGGTTTAAATGAACAAGATTGTAATAGACTTTTAAATAATTTGCGTAAAATGGGAAACAAATTAGTCGGTGAAGATTTTATGCAAGTTAAAGATGAAAGTGTTAAAGAAGCTGATTCAGAAAAAAATATCGATAAAACAAATAACCGTTATGAAGATGTTGTTCCTGGTTGGTATGCTGCAGCAGAAGGAATCGGTGTTACTGGTCCGTTTGCAAGTGAAGAAGAAGCATGGCGTGGATTAGAAGATGTACGTGATTATGTAACAGTTGAATACATTGATCCTGCAGAATTAGAAGAGAAATTATATAAAAATCCTTCTGAACCTTCTGATCCTTACGTTGATGCTCCTTTAAATGATAGTACAGAATCAATGAAAGAAGAAAAAGTTAAAGTTGTACTGTCAGACCTTAACTGGGACGAACAAGGATTAGTAGACAGTTATGATCCAGAAGCAAATGAATTCCATGAATATGTTAATAATTTACCTGATACAATTACATTAGACATGGATACTAAAGAATTTGATAATGATGATCCTAATGCTGTTAAACAATCTATTTTAAATGCAGCTAAAAAGCGTGGATATAATGTTGCTGACGCTGTAATTCAAAGTATAGAATAAATAAAGTAATAAATACAAATAATTACAGTTCTATATAAAGAAAATAGTTAATAAATACTAATTTTAAACGTCTAGATTATAAAATTGAGGTTAGAACATGATGACAAAAGAACAGATTTTGGCTGCTTTGAAAGAAAGTAATGCCTTAAACGTCAATAAAGCTGAAGATACAATTCAGAACATTGACAAAAAAGTAGTTGACGATTCTAAAGCCGCTGAAGGTATGGGTGCTGATCCGTTACCGACACAGAAAGAAGTCGAAAAAGTTGTTAATGCTGCAGAAGGTCCAATGATTCCGGTTGATAAAGACGGAATGTCAAAAGACGGCGGTGATGATAATCGTATGGAAGATGGTAAAGTCGAAGCTGAAAAGAAAAGAGAAGACAATGGCATGAAAGATGTTATTAATGTTTCTAGCCGTAAAGTTGAAGAAGCTACTGAAGTTAATAACGAATTGTTAGATCAGTTGAAAGAAGCTGCTGAACGCGAAGAAAAATATAAAAACAAAATCAATGAAATTACTGCTCTGTGTGAAAAAGCTTTGAAGAATCAGTATGAAGCATTGACTAAAGAACATGCAGCTGGTATGAAGACTGTATTTGAATCCGTTATTGCAGAAGGTGAAAAATTAGAGAAAGAGTTATCTGAAGCTGCTGCAAAAAATGAAAAAATGTACAAAACAGCTAAAAAATTACATGAAAATTCTGCTAAATTGAGCAAAATTTTGTTAGAAGCTGTTAAGAAAGCTCAGCCAGAAAAACAAATGACTCGTTACATGACAGCAAAAGCACGCGCTGTAGCTTCTCTGCGTAAATAGGTCATCGTTATTTCTCCTAACGTTGCAAAGTAGAAGGATCAGACTGAAAGGTTTGGTCCTCTTCTTTTGTTCTAAGTAATAAAGGAGGATAAATTATGCTTGAATATATTATGTCTATTATTTTAAAACTATTTCACAAAGAAGATAAGAAAATGTTAACTATAGAACAATTACATGAAATTAACGGTAAATTGAATAAAGCAGAATGTGAATATTATTTAAACGCATTAAATGAAGTATTACCCAAATATGAGATTAATACTAAATTACGGTTATGTCATTTCTTATCGCAAGTTATACATGAAAGTGGACATTTAAAATATAAAGTAGAAAATCTTAATTATTCAAGTAAAGCCTTAAGAAGTGTATTCTGTAAATATTTTAAGACAGATGCAGTAGCAAACGAATATGCGCGTAAACCAGAAAAAATTGCCAATAGAGTATATGCTGACAGAATGGGTAATGGTAACGAAGCAAGTGGTGAAGGTTGGAAATATCGTGGACGTGGATTATTACAACTCACTGGTAAATGTAATTATAAAGAATGTGGTGAGTATTTAGGACTCGATTTGGTAAATAATCCTGATTTAATTTGTGATGATCCTAAAGTAAATATAATGAGTGCTTGCTGGTATTGGCAGAAAAACAAATTAAACGAGTTAGCCGATAAAGATGATTGTAAAAGCTGTACTAAAAAGATAAACGGTGGCTTAAACGGATATGATGACAGAGCTAAAATATTATGTACAGCAAAAAGTATTTTAAAGGATTAATATATTAGAAATTTTTATGATACTTTTTAGATAATAGTTAGTATTCTATATAGTATAAGTTATGTTTTTATCATAGGATTATAAAAATTGAATAATATTAAACCAGATTTTTTAGATGAGATATTTACAGAAGAATGGTATAATGATGTTTCAAAAGCAGCAGATTTAGCATTAGAGCATTCTGAAAAATTAAATATGTCTGAAGATGAAGTAATAAGATATATCATTGATTATAACATCACTAAAAGATTACAAGAACAAGTTTTAGATACCCTAGTTAGTAAACTGCCAAAAGTAATTGATTGGAGAGGTATGAGTATTACAGAGGCATTTTTAGAATTTAAAGATATCATTGACAGTTGTAATATTTGTGATAAATTTAAAACGTATAAAGCTCGTATAAATCTTAATTCAAATCAGCTGTTAAACGAGTTTTATATTTGGAAAGAATTAGTAAACAGTGATTATCCTAGATTATTTGTGAGCATAACACCAACAAAAACAAAAAATACATATAAACTAGAAGTTAAGAAAATTAAATAAAGTAACTATTCTGTAATGGAATAAACAACTGATTAATAGATTCTGGGTTAAGTACAGTACGAATTACACCGCCTGGGATTCTTGTATACAACACATTAAATCCAAGTTCATTAAAATTACCATCGACTGACTCAAACAGTTTTAATTTTTTGAGTTTGTCTTCGTCGATCTCAGTATAAATCTTCGTTTTCTTCTTAAACATAACTTAATAAAATTTACTATTAAACGTACTTGTAATATAATCAACAATATTCGGAAATTCTAATACATCTTTATCCGACAGAATTAATTTTTTCTTATCAAAAGTGAGAATATTGTTATCAAGAGTATACTTTTTAGCAATAAACTCTTTAATTTCATTTAGAGAAAGATACATTTGCTTTTTATTTGAAGTAATAATTTTAATACCGGTTTCATCTAAATTAATTATGCGCATTATTGCTTTCTCCTTTTGTTTTTCCAATGAAAGTATGCTATTATATTAGAATTCAAAAGTAAAGCCTCAAACTTCCATTATTGGAAAATATTTTTCAGTAGAAAAGAAAAATATGAAAATTCTTTAATACATGTTTATAAAAAAGTAAAAAGTATTGAGGTAAATAAAAATGGTATTGAGACCTTTGAAAGTTCGTATTAGAAAAGATAAAATTACATCTCTTGATGATATTAATGAAAAAGTAAAAGAAGAAGTAAAAACTGAAGAACTTGCCCCTTTCAAAAATTTAACTTTCAGATTTGATATGCTTTGCAGTGAGACCACCCACGCTCAGTTATCAGAAGAAGAATGTGTAAAAGCAGGTAGTATCGATTTTAATCTGTGTGAATATGAAAGATTAAAATTGTTAATGTACAACTATAATTATAAGAAAAACTTAATTAAAAATGCAAAAGAAAAGAATGCTTGGTCATATATAGATGATATAATTTCGTATTTAAGTATGTTTGATTCAGCATATTTTACTGAGCTTAAATTCTTAAAAAAATATAGAATTTATTATGTTGAAAAGGAAATCAATAAATTACCTTCAATTAAAGCATACTTAAAAAAATTTGAAAACGGTTATACGTATCCTCAATTAAATATAAAACTATTGAGACGTGACAAAGACTTTATGGGGATTATAGAAAAAGCAGTTAAAGAATCAAGTAAAGAATTAACTAAATACTTTAAACAAAAATTAGCTGAAAATCCAAAAAAATCAATCTGTACTCAAAATGTTCATTGGTATTTAGATCTTGTCTGCAAAGATAATAAAAAAATAAAAGATCTTGCAGAATTACATTTTTTACTCAGCAATTCTTCTTTTTATAACAGGCTTTACGGAGGAAGAAATCTATCTGATTGTCTTAAAAGATTAGATTATAAAGATATGCCTTTGTCAGAAATCGTTAAATATTCAAATACTATTTTTTTAATACAGTCAGATAAAGCAGATTTATCAGAAGCAACGTTATTTTTAATACGTGTTATTTTAATTTCTTGCTCGAGGGGGTATAAAACTAAAGAAGAATTAATTAATAGTTTTATCCCAAAAGGTAAGAAAACGGATTTGACCTCGAAAGACTTCTATTATGTTAAACAATATGAGTATATAAAATCAATCCTGAATAACGCAATTAAGAAAAACAGTAAAGGTATAAATATTTTAATTTATGGTGCTCCGGGAGGCGGAAAAACAGCCTTATCTCGCGTGTTAATTGATGACTTGAAGGTTGAACGCTATGAAATACCAAATGATGCCGAAATTGATAATGATGTAGATGCTGTTCAAAAAGAAACAGTACTAGGTAATGAAGGTAGGATTGTTAGATTCAAACTTATTTCAGATATGTTAAAAGAAAACAAGAATTGTGCACTGTTATACGATGAAGCAGAAGACTTTTTCAGAAAAAACGATAATAAGAGTCAATCTAAAGCAGCAGTAAACAAATTCTTAGAAGATAATCCAAATCCTGTTATCTGGACTACAAACTCACTTGGTTGTATGGAAGAATCATATCTTAGACGCTTTACTTATGTCTTAAATATTGATAATCTCCCAAAAGATGTATATAATAATGTCTTAATTAAACTCTGTAATAAATATAAACTAGAGCTTCCTGAAGATATTAAAAACTTATACCTCGAATATAGACCTAATTTCGGTATTGTTGAAAAAACTTTCAATAATTTTAATCTGTCAGAAAGTAAAGACATTAATTTACTTAAACAAGATTTAATGGATTCTCTCCAGGGCTTTAATTTTGGATATAGTGTTAAAAAATTACCTGTAAATAACTTTAAATTTAATCCAGAATTAATTAATGCGAGTGAAAATTTAATAGATCTTACAAAAAATATTAAACAAGCAGGCAGATTGGATTTTTCTATGCTATTATGGGGTGTACCTGGCTCAAGTAAAACTTCATATGCTCGCTACCTTGCTGAAGAATTAGGATTAACAGTAATAAATAAAAATTATACTGAACTGTCTTCTATGTGGGTAGGTGAAACTGAAAAAAATATCGCAAATCTATTCGCACAAGCAGAACAGGAAAAAGCTATGATTATACTTGATGAAGCAGATGTATTACTCCAGGATCGAAAAAAGTCCTTTAGAAGCTGGGAAATAACACAAACTGAAGCATTATTAACAGCAATGGAATTTCATCCTTATCCATTTATTATGACAACTAATCTATACGAAAATTTAGATGCAGCTGTTATGAGAAGAATACTTTATAAAGTAAAACATGACTATTTAACTAAGGATCAAATCAAACTCGCATTTAAACATTTCTTCGATTTAGATATAACAGAAAACTTATATTTATCTAGACTTACTTCTGGTGATTTTGCTGTAATTAAAAAACAAGCAGAATATCAAGGTAAAATGAAAGATAAAGAATGGTTAATACAAAAACTAACTGAAGAAATGAATCAAAAGAAAATGACAAATGTGAGTAAAACTATTGTAATGTAATTAAGAAAAGCTCCCGTAAAAAGGAGCTTTCTTTTTAATATTTTTATATCCAACTAAAAACCTAAACTTCAGCTGATACTTCCTCAACAATATATGGATTCTCGGCTCTAATCTTGTCCTTACTCTCTAACCAAGCTACTTTAAGCTCCTCAACATTATCTGCATCTCTTGCAACAGCTTCGAGATAGTCATTACGAAGCTTATCAGAGGTTTGAATATAGAGCTGTTCACGGGTTGCACGGATAGCTTCATTCTGCTCGGCAATAGTCGGCTCAGGTTTTTCAGGAGCATAGCCAGATAAGTACCAAGAACCGTCATAAGCCTGTTCAACTTCCATTTTAACCATTCCGATAGATTGATAATAAGCAGAATTTGTGCCAGTACCAACTTCACAAAGCTTGGTTTCTTCATTTATTACTTTTGCATATTTTTTCATTTTAGTTTACTCATTTACAAGGATAGAAAGTCATTTTGTTAAAATTAGTCCAAGAAATTACATCGCCTTTAGCAACAGCATACTCAAATCCAGCTGACTGGCCGCTTAGATACTTTGCTCCGGTTGAATTGTTATAAATCACAATACCATTAATTGTTAGGCTTCGTACTCCGTTATCTGAAAGATTATGAATACCAATTATAAAACCAGATTTTGTGGCTGTATAAGGCGAAGCCATTGAAACCCCTGCTGTATAATCAGGCATACCCCAACCAACAATGTTTGCTTTTCCCGCTGCGCTTACATTATCCAGAGCAACATTAGCTTTACTTGTTAAATCAACAGTTCCCCAACTCGCCGTTGTTCCGTTTGTTGTTAGGAATTTACCGCTCTGCCCTGACTGACTCGGTAGGCTGTCTTTAGCATCAATAGCAGTTTTAACAGCCTTGTTGCTAGGGTACTTTGTTGTGCTATCATCAAGAGTCTGTGAGAGGTTTGAGATGTCCTGTTTGCCGTTTAATTCACGAGCATAGTCATTCCAATCCACAGCGTGAAACGGAAGCCCGATTGTTAATTTGGTAATAGGATATGGAGATGTTGCACTTGTAAACCATTGACCGATGTAACAAGGGAAATTGTCTTTCCAAAAAAGATTACCATTTGAGTCTAAATCACACCGATAAACCTTGTTTTCTGAAGGTTTATACCATATATTATAACGAACCAAAGAAGGTTCATTTTCTTGTTGATAGATTTGACCTAGACTACCAGTGCTTATAAATTGAATGCTACCATTTTGTGTATATTTTCCAATAAACAACTCTTGACCGCCAGAATTGTTCCAAGTAATTGTTCGAGTTACAACTTTATCAAGTGTAAGTTCAATATTCTTCAAACTACCGTCAGCATTTCTACCATTCGGAATAAGTCCTTTAACCCCTGGCAAAGAAAACGCGGTCGAACCGATATAACCAAAGCCGTTAAATACTTGGTCGATGGAGGTAACACCTGTTCCATTTGTTATCATAACAATAGCTAAAGGCAAACACCATCCTGATTGCCAAGTAGAACCACTATCAGTTGTATATTTAACATAGTTGTTAGCCGTATCATACCAGAACATATACGGCTGTCCACTAGGAGCTGTACTTCCACTATATTGCTGTGTATCTAATGAAAGTAATTGTATTGTGTTATTCGGTAATACACAAAGAATATGTTTTGAAGAAGCATAACTTGATGGAGAAATTTGCATATCACTTGTAATTGTAGCAGTATCAAATACCCCACTTCCATTCGGCACATAAACCTTACTACCGGCTTTTAACGTCAGAGTACCATTATTCAACTCAAGTTTAATGTCCTGTGGAATTTCCGTAATGCAGTTGGTGATTTGAGAAGTATTAAGAGTGTTATCCCATACATTAGGTACAGTATTCCACAGATCTCTATCAGCTTTATCGTTTATTTGTTCAGCCAATTTTCCTAAATCTATATCTTGAGTCATTTTATTTAGACTATCCCTTTAAAAATTATTGATTTAATTGATGTGCTTAGTAACTTTCTTCTGTTGGATATGGATTTTCTTCTTTAATTTTAGCAACTATTTCTGCTCTCTTAACTTTAAGAGCTTCAATCTCTGCTAGAATCTCTTCAGTCTCTTCTTCATCTCTTAAAGATTGTATTTGACAAGTGATTGGGTCTTTTTGGTCTCGATAAAGAGCTTCACGAGTCTGACGAACTTCTTCGTAGGTTGGAGTAGGTTTCTCAGGCTCTTCACCTGCAAAATACATTTTGCCGTCCCATGCTGTAACGATCTCTTTGTTAGTAGCTTCGATAGAGTCTAATGATATACCTAATGCAAACGCACCATCTTTTACAGCCTCGGCATCACTTCCTGAAAGTTTTATTTCATTATTTAGTAATCCAATATAAATCATTATTTTTCTCCTAAAGCGTATCTAAAAATTACGGCATCTGCTGTTACAGTACTATTATACACAAAAATCTGTCCTTTACCGATGTAGAACATCCCACGGGCAGCATTCGCTACTGTTTTTGGTATTCCGCTGTTGAAAATAGGAGTTGTTCGGTTCTCATCTCCCTCAGCATATATTAAAGCCTGCCCATAAACATCTGTGCCATTTATTCTAATTTCTATATACCCATTTGCAGGAGCCTGAAAATAAGCCTGAGGTGCAAGAGATACAGATATTACTCTAGCACTTGAAGCAACACCAGATAGAAGTGTATTTCTTCCTGCAGCACTAAGATTGTCCATATCAACATTAGCTTTATTCGCTAGTTGCTCTAAAGCCCTTCCAGCATTAATTAAATTGGCATCTTGTGCTGTTTCACCAACATAGAAGTACAGATACATTTCTGTTGCTCTTTGTTGTACCGGCGCTCCATTTTGGTAGGTTGATGATGAGAGAGAAGCATCAAATCCAAGTGAAAAGTTGACAGAATCGCTATTATTATTAGCTGGTTTAGAATACCACCCAATTGCGCCTAAGTTTTTTATGCCATAAAAACTTCCTGTCTTCTTAGGGTAATATGATGTAATAGCATTTCCGTCATTATTATATGCACTACCAGTAATATTCGGCAGGGTTTCTAGCACATAATTTCCGACATTGTTACGGCAGCCGACAAATCCCCATTTAGATTGAGGCAGCTTAAATTGTGTATTGGCTGTATCTAAGACATAATACCAAGCAACACCTTGAGATGCGTATAGAGCGGAAACATCTGTATCCTCAGCGACATCTGCAATTCTGTAACCTTTCGGAGTAAGCTTATAGGTGATGTTTCCATCTGTCTGCTCTGTTCCTAAATTGTACTCTGACAACAGTTCTTCATAAGCCGATACATACACTGTTCCGGAAGCCCAATTCCCATTAGAAAGAAGCCAAGATGAATTATTTAAGGTATGGTCTACAAACTTAGCATCAAATAAGGAATAGGGATTATTAAGCTCAATCTCACGAGTTACATCTACACTTTCCTCAACACCAGTTGCTACTTGGATAAAATATGGGTATTGAATAGCTTCTTGTTGAACTGGAGCATTATCTTGGTAGGTTGATGAACTGCGGGAAGCGTTGAAATTCATTTGATTATTATTAGAACCGGAGCCCATGCCACCATAGGGATTATTACCATCATAAAAAGCACCTGAACCACCAGTTAGCCCATTTTGTCTCCCATAGAAAGTTCCTTTAATATTCGGCAAGCTCTCAGCCTTAATACTTCCCATCAAAGCTAAATCTTGCAAGCCATTGATATTAACAACCTTAGGCAGTCTGATTGTACCGGCTGTATCATCAATAACAAACTTACCACACTAACCAAGTTTAGAATTAGTGACTTCTGCCTGCCAGTTTGTTTCAGTTGCTGCAAGGTTAGGATTTAATTGGATAATAGTCTTAATCTTGTTTGTAAAAGACACAAACTGAGATTGACTGATAACTTGTCCATTCAAGTACCTGCGTTTATTTTGTGTTTCATCAATACCAAGTGGCGCAATACCGATGTCACCTATTTCTAAACTACCACCTGAATCTTTTTTAAGCTTTTCTACATCTGTAACAAGGGTATCTAAATTTACTTCACTCTCTACTATTACTGTATTACCTACATAGAAGTATAAGTACATTTCAGTTGCGCGCTCTTGTACTGGAGCATTGTCTTTGTAGGTTGATGAACTGCGGGAAGCGTTGAAACTTGTTGTCCTTCCGCCACTATCTGTAGTTATCCAACTAGATGGTCCTGCTACATATTGCGGAGTTTCCAATTTAAAAGCTCCAGTCGGTGTAGAGGAATAAGCAGTATACTGAATAGCACCGGTAATATTCGGCACACTCTCTGATACGTAGTCACCAGCTTTATTTCTGAGTCCTGTGAATCCCCATTTAGTTCTTGGAAGTTTAAATTGTTTATTTTCAGTATCAATAACGTAATACCAAGCTACTCCTGTTTTTTCATAGAGAGAGGTGAGGTTAGCTAATTGATCTGGTAAACAAATTTTATAATTATTTTCTGAACGATAGAAAGAAATAGTAATATCGTCTATTGTTTCGGTTTCAAGGACCGTAGAAGCACGTTCTTTTTCTTTTAATAATTTGTTATAGGCAGATACATAAACAGCCGCAGAATGCCAAGAAAAGTTATCTGCGCGTGTCCAAGAGATATTATTAATGATATGATCTGACCATTTAAAGTCGAACAGATTAAAGCCACTTATTTTAGAAGAATCTGCAGTAACTTCATCTGTAACATTATAAACGGTATTAAGATCTTTTTCTGCTAATGCAAGGTATTCAGCTGTAGTACCGTTCCAAATTTTAAGCATAGTATCGTTTGGATTAGCGTTTTCTATAGCTTTTACGGTAACTGCACCGTTTGTTCCTGTGTCTCCGTTAACAGAAGTAATACCAACATTGATATTGAGATCTTCTGTAGTTTTATTACCGTCTAATTCTACCCCATTAATTTTGGGTTTATTTATGAGGTCTTGGTAATCTGTAGTAGAAGAAACAGAATCTGCGATTATAATTTTACCTTGTCTAATACTCATTCTTATTATCTCTCTTTATATTTAAGAATTTAGTTGTGCTTCTAAAGCGGCAATTCTAGCTTCTAATGCATTAATTTTATTTGCCAGTGTTGTATTCTGAGTTTGCGCGTTATCATCTGTAATAAAGTACGTAACAGCATCATCATAAGTAGCTAATGCATCATATTCAGCAAGTGTACCTTTCCACAATCTACTATTTACATAATTATCTGATGTAACTACATTTTCAGGTACTTCGTAGGTATTCGTAATTGTGTTATTTTCAATTTTAATACCATTACCTGCTGTTAAAGTATCTTGTTTAGTGTCTAATTTTTGGTCTGTTTCTGTTTTTGTATAGTAGTCACTTAAATCAACGGTAGTTGAACCAATAAGCTCAAAAGATGAAGTACTCTCAAGCCAAATATATTCGTCGTAAATATTATCACCACTTACAGATGTTTTAGGCAGTAAGTATAATACCATTTTTTGACCAGTTGCAGGTAACGCATCAACAATTTTTATTTCAAATTGTGAAATACTTGCAATCGCACTAGCAACATCAGAGGCTGTTTGATACCCTGCATCATTAGTAAGAGAACTAACATTAGTAGGAATTTCAGATTTTAAAGCAATGTTAGGTTTATCAGCAGTATAAATAGGATCTGTTTCTGTTTGTAAAGCTGTAGCGCCCTTGCTTGCACCTTGCCTTATTACATCTAAATCAGAAATAACATCTTGCTTTTTAGCTAATTCTTCATTTACATAAGATGTGTCTGCTTTTCCAGAAATATCTTGATGTTCAGTCAAATATCCCGAATCATTCTCTAACTGAGATACTTTTGTCGGAATATCAACGCTTTTAGCATACGTATTTTCTATTTCTTCTTTTGTATAAACATCTGTAATACCATACCCAGCAAGAGTAGTTGCTTTATCAGCTTTTTTATTTTCTAATGTATTTTCGACGGTATTAACTCTTGTATTAGTAGCATAATCTCCGGCAGGTTGAATTCCTAACTCTCCCAAAGATCTATTACCAACTAAAGTAATGCCATTAACCATCGGTTTATTAGTAAGTAATTCGTAATCTCTACTATCTGGTTGGTAGTCGCCTAAGAAGATAACTACTTCTGTTCTTACACCTGCCTCAAATGGTTTAGATAATACAATCGTATCTTTGGCATCGTTTAAGTTAAATTCAGTAGAAAGAATCTGAGTATTTTCAATATTAACGTAGAAGATGTTTGCTTTACTTAATACTGTCATACCGAGTGGAATTTCATTACTATAACTCTCAAATGTATAACTAACTTTATATTGAGTCATAGAACCACCACCGACAGAAATCCATCTCGAAGTACCACCATCTGAGGTTGGTAATACGTTAATACTATCTATTGGAGCATTACTGGTTGCATCATATAAGTAGATTCTAGTATTTTCACGGATAACAATATATTCACCGCCTGTTTCATTATTATAGTTGGCGGCATCTGCGACGTGTTCTAACTGTCTAAAACCTAATTTTGTTAAATAAGAGGATACTTTGGTTGCCATCTTTTCTTCCTATTATTTTAAAGTACGGAATCCACGATAAATTACAGCTATACCATTTTCTTGTACGTCTTCGGCTGCAAAGTTTAAGGTAATAGTCTTTGTCGCACTATCATATGTATATTGATTTGGATATTGGAATACACCATTTACATACAAGTCAAATGCAACATCGTCCGTTAACACTAATTGCTGTCCTACTGTATTATTAGCTGTAAAGAATTGTGGTGCAGGAATAACCATAGCCCCCATTTCTTGATTTAATCTTGCAATTTTAGCATATAAATCATCTACGGTATTTTGTAATGAACTACTAACATCTAAATAGCTCAGTTGTGTTTGTAAACGTGGTACAATTTGAATAGCACCAGTAGAAGAGTTTAAATCCAGTGAAATACCATCAGGAACTTGGAACTTATCTGGTGAAATATCAAAAGATCCTGTAGTAGCATTCCAAGTAGCGTTACCTGGTCCATCATAGTATGTTTTACCCAGATTTAAGACGTATACATAAACACCATTCTGTAATACTAATTCTTCATATTTCCAAGCACCGGCTGTATATGTCGCAATTACAGGAGAGTTTGTAACACTATACTTAGCTACTAACGCTGTTAAACCTTCACGCGGTTCAATTTCGTATTCAGCATAAGCTCCATTTCCAGGTAATTCATTTTCAGTAGGTACCATAATATCAACTTGACCGTGATAGTGACCTGGAATATGTACTGCATCAATTTGTTCTTTTACGTAATCTACAACTGCTTTATTTGTTGGGAATTTAACTGTGTTATCAGGATATAAAGAAATGTTCTGATTTTTATTTTTAGTGTATTCATAAGTGTTATTAAATACTCTTTCCCATTTACTATTATCGAATGTATTACCTGATGTATGAGCTTCTTTACACCAATAAACATCACCATTATATAAGACTTTAGAATGATATGGAGATACAATGTAAGCGGTATTTGCTTTCCAATCCGGTATACCTCCGAGTCGTTCAATATACTGTTCTGTTTCTTTTACTAAGTCCCATACTAAACCGTTTGTTGCAATGGTAAAATACTGATCTTCTGCAATTTTATTATTAGAAACATGTTGAATTGCTTCTTTTGATCTAATTCTCCATTTGCTGTCTTGTTCTGCATTTATATCAGTATCAGACATTCTTGTGAGGTTAGTTAAATCAGTTTTTGCTAATCCGGCTGTAGGTAAACCACTTTTAACAGCATATTCACAACCAATCTTTACAGAAGCAGAAGTCATACCTAAGATAAACAAGTTAGTTTCTAATTCAACTTCACCATATTGAGGTACACATTCAAATTCTGTTATCTGACCTGCTTCGTTTGTACCCGTAATTTTAACCAATAACAATTTCTGCATTGGAATACGAACAGTCGGATAATACTTATCAACTGGTTCGTCTACCACATCATTATCTACTAAAGTTGTACAAGTATAGTGATATAAATTATCAGCCTCTAAGAAAGCATTAATCCTAATAACAAATCTCTTACCACCAGCAATAATATCAATTTCTTTACCGTCTAAGTTTTCTTTACCAAACGGAATTACTGGTTCAAAAACTGTATCATCTGTACTTTCATCCGAATCTGTTGCAAATCGAACAGCAAAATCATAAAATTCACCGGTTAAATCTATTCCGGTATAGTAATATTGTCCAATTTCAAAAACATGTGAGCCTGAAACAGCTTCGCCTGGAACATACTTAAATAATTTTTCAGAAGTTTTATACAGTAATTCGTAAGATGAAGAGTTCGAGTAATCTGTTTTTAAATATTGTCTTGCTGTCAATTCTTCATCCACATATTTAATTACTGCTTGAGAATTTGGATATTGTTCTGCAGAGCTAGCATTTGGATCTAATGGAATATACGTTACTTTATTTGTTGTTCTTTCAAGGTTTAATTCATTTTCAGGATTAAATAAGTTACCTTGCCAAACGTCTTTAGTTATATTAGAAAACGTATTAGTTGCTAAAACAGGACCGCTCATTGTTGCTGGTCTGTCTTCAATTTCTAATGTCAAGTTTGTAGTATTAACATTTGAAGCATTTGCATAAGCTAAAGGCCAATCACCAACTTCTTTTCCATAGTGAAGTGCTGGATCAACCAAATCTGCTGTATTTACATTAGAAGTATCAGCATAAGCAAGATTACCGTTTTCACCTCTTCCACGACCAGTTGTCAACGTGCTTGTTATAACATTAGACATATCTTTCAATGCTAATTTACTTACTTCTTCTGCTAATTGGTCAGTATTAACAATTCCGTAATTGCCAAGTGTAGTTACAATATCATTTATAGCTTCTGCATCTTCAGTTTTTTCAATGTTAGATAAATCTGCATAAGCTAAGTTTTTATCATCAATTAAACCACGATTTTCTGCGAGAGCTTTTGTAGTAATATTTCTAGTATCTGCACGACAAAGAGGAATACCACCTTTAGTAATACCATTGTGAACACGTAAAGTAACGTTTCCGTCTACGCCCAATGTACCAGCTTCTTCATATCCTAAATCTGCAGTAACCTCAGCTAATACGCCAGTAAAATTCATATTAGAAACAGTATCACCTTTACGAATTGCTACTGCGGTAGTGGTAATATAACTAGCCATATTAAAGTAAATTCCTATTTTTGATTTTTTATAATTTTCACTTAATGTTTAGAACTTAATAAATGTAAATTTAGAAGTCTATTCTTACGGAACATTCAACAAGTTTCTTAGTACCTGGATTTTTATCAATGACTTTACCTAAACATCTTCCATATTCTACTGTAGATGCATGTCCTTTTTTAATTCTTGACAAGTAAATTTTATCACCGAACTTAGGCATGCAGTTTCCATCCATTAATACAGGAACACGTCCAACCAAAGCAACAGGTAAATGTAAATCTGTTTTTCTTTCACCTAACTGATATCCAGGTTTCGTAGAGATAACTCCATTACAATCATCGATAGCGATTGAAATTTCAGCACTACCTTTACCAACTGTAATTAATGTACCGGGCTCATAGAATTTATCAGCTTCGTAGTATTCTCCCAAGTCAGCCCACCAAGCTCTAAAAGATGTACCATAGAAAGATATACCTGAGTCAGTGATATATGGGTTAGCTGTCGTACTATCAAACGGAGCTTTTGTACCTTTACCTAATACAATTTTATCAAAACGTACATAAGATTCTACATTGATCGGATTACCTAATCTACTACCTGTTTGATTTGGGTTTGTAGGGATTGTTGTTTGTAAATAATTATCTTTAAGTACTTTAGGAGTAACAGCAGACTGATCAGCGGAATTTGCATTAGTTAATACTTCTTTTACTTCAAAATCGGTTGCATATCTAGTTGTGCCGAAAACAGCTGTACTCGCTTCGTTTCTTAAATCTAATGCCAATCGAATTGAGTTAGTACTTGTACACCATCCTAAAAATGAATCAGTTTTAGTTAAAGTAGGTTTACCAGCATTTTCATCTTTATCACAATACAGAGGTTTATTTAACCATTCTGCAGGAAAATTCCATTGAAAAGCAGGTTGTTCTACAGCAGTAATAATAAATCTAGCACCAGAACCATATCTAGGCAATTGTGAACGAGGATCGTAAACTGCAGGTAAAACTAATGGATTTGCTTCTAACTTAATATTACCTACACTTGGACCTACAAAAGCAAAACTCGTAATACCACCAATTTCATTTACACCGGTAATTTTTACTTTAAGATTTAATCCTTCTGCTGCCAAAATCAACAATTCATCGTATAATTCATAATCAGCACCAACAGCAGCAAGCTCAACAGAATATTGAATAGGTACACTCTTATTTACAATTTCACCTGAATAAACAATACTGTTACCTACACGTAAACCAATTGGCATTTTCTCATTTGGAGCAGCCGGATCATTAAAATATCTACCTTGTGCCAATTCATATTTGAGGCTTGTAGTATTCCAATAAACAAACGTATAATTATTTACATCACTTGCAAACTGCTCTGTACGTACATTAACGAAATTATCTGCAGGTTGGAAATATGCCCAGTCAGGATCATTTGGATTTTCAGATGTGAGCGTTCTAGGAACAGCCAACGCAGGAATACCAGAACCATATAAGCTATCTACTACATAACAGTTATATGGACGCATCTTAGGATCATTTGGATAAATCAACATAGATTCGTTCGGTACTTCTGGAATACTCGATACTGCTTCATTAATAACATCCAGATTTGAAACAACACCTAAGTTACTTAAAATTGCATTAAAGTATAATCTAATTGCATTACCAACACGAGATACTGAAGTTGCATATTTAGTAATCGTATTAGGTAACGTAGCAACACCAAACAATACGTCTGAAGTATTATTAGTCGGATCTTTTACATATAAACCGATTGCACCAATATTCCATTGTTCTTTACCGTCATCGGCAATAGCACCTAAGCCTTCAGGAGGTAAACTAATAATATATTGTAAACCACCAGAAGCAGTATTGAAACGCCATTTTAAAATCTGATTGATATATGGATTACCATCTGCATCAACTGTCCATTTAGCGCCTTTTGTACCTACTGAAAATACAACTTCACCTGCCTGTAAGAAATCATTATCTGTCCAGTTTACAACAGGTGTAGAAGGGTCAGTAATTGTATGATTAATGATTTTAATACCAGTGAAATATAATTTAATACCACCTCTTGTTACATCAGTCAATGCAGCAAGACCAGCAGTTGTAATGACTAAGCTGTAATTAGGATCAGGATCGATAGTTTTCCAGTTTACACCGTTATATTGTTCGAGTTCCCATCCATTTGAGTCACTACCTATTGCACAGAATAAACCTGGTTTTAAGCGAGCCACGTTCATTACAAAGAAATTATCTCTACTTACTGGTTCACCATCACCAGTTCTTCTCGAGAAAAATAAATCTGCTGAAATGTCATATTGTACAAGTTGTGCGCGTGTTACTAACATATTTTATAAAATCCTTAATTCGGAATAGGAACAAATGGTTTAATTGTTGGATTGTTTGTAAATGTATAATCAATATCGTGATAAATAGGAGCGGTCATAATACCAAATGTAGGTTTCTGATTTTCGTCCCATTGTTTATCGTCACCAAAGACATACACATCAATAATATTATGTATATATAGAACTGTAGAGGCAATATTATAAAATGTTGTTCTAAACTCTGTCATAAAAGTATCGTAATCAATTTCTGGCGGAATTTCAACTGCAACATTTACATGGTTTGTAGGATACCAATTTGATGGTCTATCCCATTCGAACCATTCTATCCATTTACCTTTAATATCTTCCCAAACATAACCATAATCATAAAAATCTTTTGGTTTATCATCATTTACGGAACCATAATCAACTGTTGGTTTATTTGGGCCAGCTACAGGTTTAACAATATATTTATTAGTACGAGTAGGTTGCATTAAAAGCTCAGATTCGCCCTTATCATTTATAATCATGACAGGTCTATATTCTTTAAATGTAGGTACTAAATAAGTTTGTTCTCCTACTGTTACTGTACCTCTAGGCATATCTTCTAAAACACCTTCAGATCTTGGCATATTTGTAAGTGAATCTTCTTGATTAGCAAGCGTACCCACATCACCATAATCTTCATGAGGAAATACATATTCTCTATGATATTTTGCACCTAATTCTTCTGCAGTCCTAAATGTTACATATCGCTGTATCGGATCTTTACCTGAAGAAATGTCTCTAATAGGAGTAAATAATTGTTCAATATCAAGTATTCGTGAGTTTTTAGAAGATACATTATAAAATCTATATGAATTTTCAGTACCAACTATCTTATAAAAGTTTGTTAATTCTTCAAGTAATGCATGTTTTTCTTCAAGGGTCATATTTTTAATGTTTACGCGTATACCCATGAATTCTATTAAATTATTTATCTGACTGCTATCTACTTTATTGATACTTCTAATATTTCTTAATCTTTGAATACTATCGTATGTTTCATTTAATAACAATTTTTGAAAAGTACCAAGTAATTCAGGAAACAATTTACCTTTTAAATCAAATTCAGATACATACTTAAGAATAGACTTTGTTTCTGGTACTTGTAAATAGTATTCGTTATTTTCAAAGGTTCCTTCTCTAGAAAACGGTACAACTTCAAGACATTTTACTGAATAAGTCTCAAAGTTATCATCAATAATCATTAAGCAACCGTCCGTACCTTCTTCTCTAATGAAAAATCCTGGACGAACATCATCAATACTTAATCTTACGATATGTTGATTTACTTTTGCTATTACATCGTATAATAAAGGTACACTTTCACCATACTTATCTTTAGGACCATAGGAGAAATAACCAGGCTCTTCATCGAACAAGCAGTTTACAGTATCATTAGGCAATCTATAATAATCAATTTTATCGACGCCCGGTCTATAATCTACGTTTATTGTTAATTTTTGGTTATTGTAAGTAAATTTATCATGAGTAATCAATTGACCATTCTTAAAAAACATATATCTCTTGATTGTAAAATCATTTAGAGAAAATGTTCTAGTAGTCTGATTCCAAGTATCTACATTTTCAACATCACCAAAATAAGCTAATTTCTGAATAACTGCAATTACAACTTTACTAGTCAATACATTTGCATATTTAGTTATAATAGTAAGACTTGTATCGTCGTTAATTGTATATTCATTAGGTGTCAGTTTATATCCATTAACAAATACTAAAATGTTATTATTCAGTAAGCCTTGTAAATCTCCGCCGTTTTTATCTCGACCTGAAATTTTAACATTACCTTGCGTTAAATTTACAGAATATTCATAAGAAGTTGAATTACTTTCATATTGAAATAAGTTTAAGTTATTAACGACTTCTTCTTTAATATTAACATACCCATCGACAACAGAATACATAGATTTAGGTACAACCAAACCGTTATTAAACAATAAAGTTGTCATACCTACTTTTGTAATTGATAACTGATCTTTTATATATATCTTATTTATTTTATTTGGTTCAGTCATTTCACATACTATTTAAAGTTTTGGATTACTTCTATTACTTCTATATTTGATAAGATAAGTAAACCGTTTTTATTAACATCAATATTATCTAAAGGTGACAATACTCTACACCATGTCACATTTGGAGTTTTCATTACAGCAGTATAAATATCAGATAATTTCAAAGATTTACCAATATAATCAGGTGTAACCTCAAACAATTTGCTAATATTATTCTTAATGTTTTGTAAAATAATACCACTTGTCAACGTTGCTGTTTGAGATAATTCTGCTTCTACTTTAATTCTAACTTGAGTAATTTCTGGTTGTTTAAATTCCAAGAAAGTAGTAAAGTGATTATACTGATTAAGAATAGGCTGGTCTAAGTTATTAATACTTCTTGTATCGATTCTGTTACCTGTGAAACTAGCTTGGACTTGTAAGTTATTATAAGAAGTAATTTCAATCGTACCACCTACACCAGCTTCTTGTCCATTACCAGAACTCAGTGTAGAAGTAATATTAACTACAAAACCAGAACCGGTAGAACCTTCTTGTGGAACAGTCAAGGTAGTTGCAAATTCACCATTATAAGGAGTACCATAACTAATATTCTTTAACCAAACAGCATTTAAAACAGCGCCTGAATTATCAACGGTAGAAACACGTAATTGTAAATCTCCATTTGTTCCGTTTACTGTTACAATGTCATTCGGTCTATATCCTGTACCACCTTTACCTAATTCAACACGTCCTTGATCTAAATTTAGCTTCGCTGTATATACTAAGGTTTTATCTAAGGAAGCTGGAGTATCCATAGAAATAAATTCAGTACCGGCTAATGTTGTATTTCCATCTATTCTAACTGTATAAACAGCATTATCGATATTTACAATTTCAACAGTAAATGGAATTGAAACTTTATCGTTTTTGAAGATGTATGCTAAAAGGTTTCCATCTCTATATCCATTTGCAGAGGTTAATCCGTTTAAAGCAACATTATAACCATACATCGGAAAAGAAGCAGTATTTAAAAGATCGTGAGTCAAGTAACCTTCTGCATTACCTCCTGGACCCGGATCACCTGCTTTTGGGAATCTAACCTCAAAATAACCATTCTGATCGTAGTATAAAACAGATGCATCTTCTTCATATAACATTTTCATTTTACTAAATGTAATGAATGGATCGCCAACTGTATTATCAGTATCTACAGAATAAAATTCAATTACGTAGTGCTTATATCTATTATAAATAGGACGTCCAGAAGAATCATATTTACCCTGGAAACATGCAGTAGGAATCCAATCAGTCCAATTATCGTTTTCATTATTATACGGATTGTTCAAAAACGTTCTGTCAATTAATCTATCCCAGTTTTCACTATTACGAATGTTATTCAAACTAGGCATTGGATCCATATTAGTACCAAACATAGCAATAGTACCAATAAATGTACCATGCTCTAAACTAGTTGCTTGGAATTTAATACCTGCAATAGCTTTTTCTTCTGAGAAAGTTGTTATAATTTGTACAGGTTGTAATAAGCTAGGCTCCCAAACACTTTGATAATATAAATCTGGACTTTGATCAGATCTAGCATTAATCAGTGGATTATTCTGAACAGGAGCAGGTATAATTCCTCTATCGTCATTTGTATAAATTAATGTGGAACTAGGAGTACTTTCAATCTTTAAATTAACTTGTAAACCTGTACCATTTCCTGGAACACTTGGATAAATGGTTGTAAACGGATTTGGATGTTTTTGTACCCAGTTATCGGTAACTTTATATGTAATTAAACCGACTTTAGTAACACCACCACTGCTATTAATTGCTTCAACACGTACTTTTAATTCATTGTTTGTATTTTGGATAAGTAATTCTTCATTAATTTTATAATTTGCACCACTACTAGCAATCGCAATATCAGCAAGAGAAGCTGTATATTCGGTTGTCATCGTATTTTTCCAATCTGGTAATAAGCTATCTCTTGGATCTTTGGTGTTATCATTAATAAAGAGTTGTCCTTTTGCTCCTGTATCTTGAACCAAAATAGTATTTTCAGAATTACTCATATTCTCAATCTTAAAAGAGAAAGAACCCCAAAAACCTCGAACAGAGTTAAGCATACCAGCAAATACAGTTTTGTCACTAATTGAGCCGACAATAAAATATGGATAAGTTTGGAATGATTTAATACCAGTATAATAAACCATATTCATCATCAAAGAATCATATGCACCTACTTTATTGGCTTCTTCATATTCACCCCAAACAGCAGCAGTCAAATATCCGCATTTATTCTGTAAGAGTGCTTCATAATCTTGTCTACGTACAGCACGATGACCAGAAGCAAATACCATAGGAGAAGTATACCGTAATGTTTCAACTGATTGTTTAGAAAATCCACCGTAAGCAGTCGTGGTAGTATTAACAGTAACATCTAAAGTTTCTACATTACCTAAACTATTCATATAAGTTAAAACAGTAAGTAATGAACCTTGTTTTCCAGTTTCCGAAATATTACCTTCTTCACCTTCGTTGGAAACATATGTAATTTGAATATTACTTCCAGACATAGGCATATTACCAAGCTGATTATTACCAACTTTAATATACGACCTACCGTCTGGATCTGTTTTCAGTACACATACATTCATCTGACTTGGATCATAAACTGCACTTTTATCATATGCCAAGAAAGATTCGTCAACAATCCATTCTTCACCATTTACTTTAACAGATACGTAATTATGATTACATTTAAAATCTGAAGAAAAGTAGAATTTTTCGTTTTCAATACCATTAGAGGTTTTATTTACTTCTACAATTTCACCTTGTACTAATATAACTTCGGTTACAGTTTCAACGTTTGCCGGACATATAATAGCAGAAGGGTTAAAAAATTTCTTACCGTCAATCAAAAATTGTGTATTGGCTGGAATAGTAATAGTCATACCAACAAAGTTATTTTTTGTAATATTGGCTTGACATTGTGATGAAACGTTACCGTGTAAAGTATTACCAAGAGTATTAGCTAATTGATAAACACCAGCTTCTGAAAATGCACTATCCGTATAACAGTTTGCAAGAGCTGTACATAAACAATATTGAAGCATTGCACCGTATGCTGAAAATACGTTAACCAGTGCTTCAGAAGTATCGGATGGGTACATTGCTCTAAAGGTTTCACTTTCTGTACTCCACTGTTGTGTAATTGCAGTAGCTAAAGATTCAACATCATAAATAATATTATCGAGTTTCATATTTTACTTACTCACTTGTAATAGTAGCATTTACTGTACCCTCTGTTTCTCCTAATGCTGGAACAGTAAAAGTACAACTTACAATATATTGATTACCTTTTTTTTCGATTGCGATATTTGCCGGATTTAAACTTACTCTAGGCTCAAATCTACTAATATCCATGTATAAAAACATTTCAACATCAGAGGGATCGACGTTGTTTTCAAATAATAAAGTTTTTAAAGAAGTACCGTACTCTCTATTAAATGGAACATCGCCTTTTCCTGTACTAAAAAGACGCTCTAAACTTTTTTTGATATTTGCAAGATCTGTTAAAACCGCAACGTTATTTTTCGGGCTGGTCCTAAAAGATACATTTAAATCACTAAACTTTGCCATGTATAAAATATTTGAATGGAGAATGTATATTTTACTTTTTAATTAGAACTTATTTAGTGATATATTGTTAAGAAATAATAAATTAACCTTGACCCGGCTGAGTAGGTGTTGGACCACCAGGGCCTGGATTATATTGGTGTGTATGCGTGGATAAATTAACAGCACCACTTTTAGCACTAACTTCGCCATCCGCTGTCACATTTCCACCTACTTTTAAATTTCCTGTTATTTCGTTATTTGGACATTCTACTCTTGTTGAATTAGCCTTTACATTGGCATTTGTACATTCAACGGATATATTAGTACATTTTATAGTGATATTCGTAGCAATATTGGCATTTATATTTTTCACTTTATCAATATTTATGTCACCATCGAATAACATTTGGAATAATTTTTGGACTTTATCTATACCTATAAATTGCCCGTCTGTTCGATATACTCCATAAGTATTCAAATAAGACTCTCCGGAAGGCGTCTGGTTAGTCTTTTTATAAATACAACCTAGATATAGTAAAGAATTAAAATCGTCTCCTACGGCCAAAATAAGTACCTTAGAACCAACCTCCGGAATCTTATGTGATAAATCAGCAGAATCACTCATTCCCATGAAGGCGGTATCTACTCTTGCTGCCCACGGTAATTGTTCAGTTGTAATAGAAGAAGGGTGTAACTCATTAATACGTACTTTTACTCTATAATTGAAGGTAGGATCATTGTTATCTTCAACAGTCCCAATAAAGAGAGGATTTGATATTTTTTTATTTATAGTAGAGTAACCTTGCATTTAGTATGTATCTCTCGTTTTACCTTTACTATTTAATCCTTGCATAACCATCTCAACATTAGCAGTGATTGCGCCTGGATTCATCGTAATATGTATAGCATCAATTATATATGTACCTGATAACGCCATAAGTTTATTTGTTTTATCTTGTGCATCTAAATATTCAAAGTTTACAATCTGTCCTAATCTATATGGCTGGAAAAATTGACTCTGGACTGTTACATAAGATGAATAAGTTGCTAATACACGTTTGTTTTGTTTATAGGCATTATAATAATTAGAATGAAAATTACCAACATCAAAAGGATACCAATCTTGACTTAATCCTTGTGATAATTCTTTTGATATATTAATAAGATTACTTTCTGCAACTACTTTTCTTGATGCAGGCTCTTTCCAAGAATAAGTCAATACATCAAAATATAAATCTGTACCGCCATAACCTTCGTTTTTAAGATTATTTGTACCAGATTGAATAGAAGCAGCCGTCGATGTATATCCAAATTGTTTTGTTTTTAAATTTGGTGTCGGAGACTGTACAAAAGTATAAACATTCGAGTGTCTGTCTCTAAATAATGAAGTAAGATTTTTATAGAGAAGAGTTTTATATCTATCTATACACCAAAACATACCAGAAGTTTCATTTACATATCCATATTGAGTCATATAATTGAAAAATTGATATGTATTTCTATTTCCAGCTACCCACAATTGTAAATCATTAGTTTGATCGATTTCTGCTTTCAAATTACTATTTGCTGCAATTGTCTTAAACACTTCACTTGATAATGCATATCGATTAAAATTATTTACTTGTCTATAACCTTGAAAATAATCTAATACTCCTTCAATATGTAGCATTACAAATTTTTGACTTAATTCTAAACGTCTTACATTATAGATACGGAAAGGATATGTATCGTTAATACCCCAAAGCTTAGCGATTATTTGGAATTTAATTTGTGTACCATCAACAATCGTTTTATAGTCAAAAGCATTAATAGGTATAGATATTTCTAATTCACAGGTAGGAATAGATCGCATTATAGATTCGTAAATGTCAGCTTTAGCCAGTACTACGCCTTTGCTTTTTAAAATATCTGTTCCTTCAATGAGGATTTTTAAATCGTATGTACTTTGAATTTCCATTAGTTTAATTCTATTACTGAACCTATACGAGTTTCGTCTTGCGCACCTTGATTGTTATTGTTATTAGAATCTTCAATAAATCCATCAATACTATCTTGTTGTGCAATTTGATATACCCAATTCTCTTTGAACTGAGTAAAAGGATCTTCAATTCCATTAAGAAAAAGTATCCACCACCAATATTCTGTACTTCCTAATCTACTATTTTTTGCTACTAATTCTGGATAGTCTTGTTCGTGATTAGAAACTAAATAATTCTGGTCATAGTTTATTTTAATTGTACTTTCATTAAAGCCAGTAAATAAGTTCATTAACCCTTTATTTAAATCTGTTACCGCTATACCATTATTATCAATACAAGTAGCTGAAAAAAACGAATCAAATTTTGTTGTATTAGCCATTATTCACCTCTATTCTTTTTTCTCAGTTTTATCAACAGGAAGGAAATCAGCAACATCTATTTCACCATATCCCATATTAGATTGTCGCTTATTCCATAACATATTTGAATAAGTATCTGCAGTCATTGCTTCGATTGTTGATATGTTTATTGTAACATTAGCTAATAAAGGAACCAAATATGAATTTCCAGAATCACCAGGACGGATATGATTAGGATAGGTATGTCTAATCATTGTTTTTGTATTAGGATATTCTACACTTATGCTTTCAACAATACAGTTATCTACAATTAATATACCTCCTAACTGTAAAAGAATATGAGCATAGTTCGTACGTAAATTTAATTTTTCTTGGCCATCATATTTAATAGAAACATTTAGCGGAGAAGGAGGAGGACTATAAAAACCTAATGCGCCAACTTGTTTAGGCAAACACAAACTACCGAGAAATTCTAATGCTTCAACAAAGTTAGTGTTTTTACCGGTAGCATCTTTTTGTAATTCATAACCGTCGTCGATAACAGGAATACGTAAAGATAAACGTAAAGGCTCTGTTCCTGCCCATACTTTTAATGTGGTTGCTCGGTTAACGGAACCAATAGCATCTGTACCACCGGTGTATGTGCCGCTTACCATCTGCATAACACCATTTACTAGGTTACCACCACTAAATGAGCTTAAAGGCATTTCCCATTTTGAACCGATATTATATGAAAATTGTTCTGGGAGATTTGCTGAAATAAGATAAGTGTCAAAATTCTTAATATCAGTATGCCCATACATATTTGAAAAATCAGAAATATACAAGCGGGTCTGATGAAACTTTCTTAAATGCTTATTTGTAACTTGATCATTATCAGCCAAACCGATATCAGAGAAATCTAAAGATTTATGTCTAGCAGCATTACGACTAACATTAGAATAAACCTCTTTTGAGCTTATATTATTTATAATATTATCTACAGTATTTTTTATACTAGCTTTTGTTTCTGCGATAGTTGATATAGCATAATTGGCCATTTGTTCTAATACATCCGTTTAATTTTAATTCTTTTTATGATACGTGGAATATAGACATCATCAAAATCTGTAATATCCACGGTTTCTCGTTTAAAGGTTTCAAAGGCTGATCTAGAAGTAAACATTGGTACAAAGCCTTCTTCTTCAATATACGGTGTAACCAATTCATGTTTATTTCTATCTACTGCAATCGAATATCCTGTTTGTAATTTATAATAAAAATCTCCGTCTTTAACACCATCCGAATAAATATAATAATTATACACACTCGGAGCTGACCCGGTACTTCCATCTACACCACAGTTTCTAATATATCCGGTATCAGAACTATCAAGCAACTCTCTGTTTTTCTTATCTTTTACAAACTTTTTACAATCCGAATGAGACTCGAACCAAATTTTTGTATGATCTGCTTCAAACGTTTGACCACCTGAATCCTGCATCTGCCAAACTTGTTCCCTAGTACAGCTCAAACCATCAATATTATACTTACATTTAGAACTTGTATCAATATCTTGATGTAAACTTGCACAACCTGATAACAATAACATACAAGCAATAACTAACTTTTTCATGACAAACCTCCTATTTAATCTTTATAATTATATTGTGTCATGTTTAGCTATGTATGTAAAACAGTTTATGAATACATTAAAGTTTGAGCAAAATCACCAACAGGATAAATATCTTTTTCGTTACCAGAAGTAGTAATGTTATTAATAATCGTCGGTGCAGCATTTCCAGAGAATCCACCAGAACTACCTATAGAAGCTGTAACTTGTGCATTCTGATTATCCATTCCACTTAATTCTATAGCTTTCATACTATTTAGTTGAGCCATTTGATCACTGCTTCTTTCTTCATTTGATGCTACTTTAGTAGTTTTAATCGATTCTTGTGGATTTTCTGCATATTTACCGTTAATCATAGTAGCAACTCTTCCTTGTTTTGGCGCATTTTCATCATATTCTACATGCAACCATTGTGTACTACCAGATCTTTCTGCGATTGCTCTACTAAAAGGAATACCGTTATTCTGCATAATTTGGATTAAACCGTTCGGAGAAATACCATTAGCCTGAATATCCATAGCTTTACCGGTCAAGTGTCTAGATCGTTTTGCACCACCTACAGCTCTATTATAATCAGGGTCACGATAAGAACTTGTAATTCTCAATCCTTTATCGTCACCATACTCTTGTTTAATAGCGGTTTGTAAAGGATTAATTACATTAGATTTAACGGCGTCTATATTATTTTGAATTTGTCCTGGAATACGTTTATTTCTACTAATTGAGGCATTTAAAGGTACATCGCCTTCTGCAACATTTGTATTAGGACCAACGGGCTGTCCTTGTATAACTTCACCACCACGAGCTTCTTCTTTTGTCCAAGCAGGAAATTCTCTTTTCTTTGGTCTAACTTTACCCTTTCTATATTGAGGTTCTGTATTTTCTTGTGTTATTGGTAATGGTTTTGCTAATGCTGCAGATTTAGCCATCGTTTCTTTGCGTTCGGCTTCAGTCATTCCACCAGATAAAACATATGCCAAATCACCTACTTTGTCTCCAATCCAATCTCCAGCGACAGCAGCCATTTTAGAAGGATTAAGCCAATCCCAACCTCCCCAATTCTTTTTATAACCTTCTACAGTATTAGATACACCGTCCGTTATAAAATCTTTAAGAACTGAACCGGTTTGTATTAATGATCCAAGCGCTCCGGCAGCTTTGGCAGCAACTTTAGCAACATTTCCAACCCCAGTACCTAAAAAATTTTTAATACCAGAAAACAGTCCTTTACTTAAATTTGTAATACTTGGAACAAAGCCTTTAAATACTTGTAATATTTTTAATGGTAATCCTTTAAATATATTTAAAATCTGAGTTGGTAACTTAATAAAAGATTTTAATGCAGTTGAACCCATATTCCATAATTTTTTACCGAATACTTTTATCAAAGCTAATGTGGACAACAATTTAGTCAAAAAGCTTTCTTCATCCTTTTTTTCTTCAGGTAAGCCTTGCTTTATATCTTTTTTATTTTTTATAGCATCTGCAATTATTTTTACATTAGCAACGAGTTCTTTTAATTCTGTATTTTCAGTTGCAGAAGAGGTTTTACCAGCTGTTTTTTTATTTATACCAAAGGCCTTATCTAAAAGTTTATTCTTAATACCACCAAAAACACCACCTAATAAACCTGTAAATAATTTATCTAAACCTAAAGCATTAATAACAGCAGGATTTAAAATACCACCTGTAGCTAAAGATAATGCAGTACTAGCAACAAACCCACCTTTAGCTTCTTTTATACCTCTAACTGTACTACCAAGCGTACTATTTTCCCATTCAGCTTTTCTTAATTCTTTATTTATTCTAATCTCTTTTAATCTTGTTTCTTTATCATAATTTTGTAGATCTTTGCTGCTTTTATATAGATTTAATTGACTTCTAATAAGACTTATTTCTTTTGCTTGTCTAGATAATTGTTTATCAGACATTTTAGAAACGCCTCGATAATTAACAAATAAATCTTTTGATACCATCTGTGAAAATTCTTTGATGGTTTTATCATTTTTATTGTTTTTTAAGCGTTTAACAAGTTCACTTATCGATTTTATAGAAGTTTCTTGAGCTTTTGCCAGTGCTTCTATAGATTTTTGTAGTTTTACGTCTACTTTTGCGCGTTCTGTTACTTCGACTTTGGTTTCTGAACCTGCAACTGGCTTAAAATCGAGACTATTTAATTTTTTTGTTAAATCATTGATACCAGAGGTAAGTTTTTTTAAATCACTGCTACTACTTTTTGTATCTTTGAGTGATTTATCTAGCTTTTCAATAACAGAAGTTTGTTTTTTAGTAGCTTTTTTTTGTTCCTGAGTCTGTTTTGTAAGCTCAGTAATAGCAGAAGACAAGGAGCCTAACTGTTCCTTTAAGTCAGGCTCTTTATCTGGTACATTAATCTCAGTTTTATCCGAATTTATTGTATTTTTCATTCTGTTCTTGCTCTATATCAATTAAATGTTGCGTATGCCTATTATAAAACCACTCTACATATTCCCAAGGCATGTTTGCAACATCCTGATATCCTAGCTTCAAGTGATACATTAACCACCACTCTCGTTCTAGAATATCATTTATATCAAATCGCGGAAAAAAAGTCTTCTAGGGTCAAATAATAGCCTCTAGATTCCTCCTTTCCACACTTAGGACATGTAATTTTGATTTCCTCTTTAACACCCCAAACAGCTTTAGTAAACCATTCTTCGATTGCAGTAATATCCGCAGCAGTAATTTCATCCTCTTCTGCTAATTTATACATTTCTTCCAAAGATTTACCATTAGAGACAATGCACAAATCTAATAACAACAATCTAAGCTGAAGATCTGTCTTATCCATACCATGTTTAGCCATAAAATTATCAATGACTAAATCGTCTCCGACTGTTTTATTACGAATTTCTGTTGTACCTAATTTTTCTAATTCAATTTCAGTGATTAAACCTTCAATATCATCTGGTGTATAAATTGCTAAGTCACCCATATTTAAAGCAAACTTAACTTCTTCGCCACATTCTTCATTTGTACACTTAAATCTCAATCTAATCGGATATTTAGAATATGTAACAAATCTAATACGATATAAGATATACTGTAAATCAAACCAGAATAACTCTTCGAATGTCATCTCTGGATTATCAAATGTAACCAACTTCTTAATAAAGTTCAGATAATCTCGACTCGAATCCTGTTCTTTCTGTGCAAGTGAAATAATATACTTCTGTTCAATTGGAGTAATCTTTCTAATACTTACACTGAAAGGTTTTTTATATAAAATTTTTCCTGGTAAATCAATAGCTATATATTCTGCCATTTTTCTTTTCTCCTTTTTTATTAACCGTAAACATCAGTTGAATCATAGCCATTGTCACCTTTTCCGGTAAAGCCTGTTATGATTCTATCTCCAACACTCATCGGAGATCCAACAAGCTCCATAGCAATAGCTTTATTCTTCATTGCCGAATCGAATATAACTTTATCCATTTTAAACTTTGCTGTTAAAGTTAATCTTTTTGGATCCATTGTATATTCTAATTTATAACTATCCTGTAAATATGGAAAACATCCTTTTAATGTATAATGCGCAGTACTTGTCCACGGAGTATTAACACCACCAGGACCTGTAAAGTAAATCTCAATATCCTTTTTATAAAACTTCATCGGATAATAATATTCACCTTCATCATTAAAAATCAACTTTTTCCATGATTCAAGATAATACTGTGTCAACATACCGGATGAACAGAAAAAAGTAATAGAAACATCTTGATAATTCTGTATATCATCTGGAATATTACACCAACCGGTACGTACTCGTCTTGTACTAGTTCCAAAGTTTCTAACTCCAAAAACTATATTTTCAACAATAGGAGTATATGCACTAAATGCATTAGATATACCACCAGATATATTATTCCATGCTCCTTTTAAACTTGTCCAATCATTATCGGTATTTTGATAGGTATTGTTTAAGTATAAAGTAGGCATAACAACTTCAAAATTATTATTAAGCTGTTCGTCCGGAATACTATCTACTTGTAACTGACTTTGAAAACGAAGCATATTATTACCTTCTAACTGAATAACCTAAAAATTGAATACGAATTATCAGCAAAGTAATCATAATTAAAATCTATATCTACTGATACTGGTTCAGAGCTACTAGGATTAATTGTACTTACTTTATACCCAATCGGATAGAACCCTTTTAACCAAATAGTACGTTTATCTAATTCTTTTCCTGTATATGGATCTCTTACACCTCCGCCCATAATAACTTGAGCATCTGTAACATAGGCAGTTCTTGGTACACGTGTTCCTAAAATTGGACTATGAATTAAATCACACCACGCACAAATAATATTCAATACACTACCTTCAAAATCTTCTGTAACTTGACAATGCCATGTACCAGATTTGTCTTGTATTGTACCGCTTGTTCTTTTATGTGTACCTAAAACCAATTCACTTTTTTTTATTTGAGAACCAGGATAAGAAAAGGATGTACAGCGTAAACGTAAAGTCAACGCATCTGCCACTTTTTCATTACCAGATATTTTACCCGCTACTTTCTGTGTTAATTTAGCTAACAATAAACCTGGGGTATCTGATATTATAAATTCAACTTGAGATTGCTTTAAAGGATCTTGTAATCCACGTATCTCGCTTAACTGTCGTAATGCCATATTATATATAAATAAAAAGGGAAAGATTACTAAATATATACTTACTATTTAGAACTAATTCCCTCTATAACAAGCAAAATAAATAAAATTAAATTATATAAGGCAAATACCAATCATACTTAGAATAAAGTTTTGCTAATTGCTTTATATTTGTACATTTTCGATAGTCATTAAAAATTTTTTTGTTTATTATATCTACATCAGCATAAGCGTATTGACCTGTTATACGAATTAATGCATAACGCTTTTCTTTTATAAACAATTTAAATTCTGGATCTTTTTCATACTCGATGTCTATAAATTGCTCATCACTAGAAAAAATGGTGTACTTAGGAAAACCATACATTTTCGATATATCACTCACTTCTTCTAATTCTTCACCGTCTTCAAAAAATACTTTAACATAAAAACACTTGTGATATTGATATATTGCAGATTTATTAACTTTGGCCACGCTCTGCTCCTTTTCTCTACGTAATAAAAAATCCTACACTTTATTATGCAGGATTTTAATTTATTGTAAAGACATTATTTTCAATTATGACCACTGAGCTTGATGTAATATACTGTGATTCTGTATACTTTCAACCTGTTCAGTTAATTTTTCAAGTCTACGCTGTAAAGCCTCAGTATGAATTTTGAAATCACCATCAAATTCTACACCATCACGAGCTTGAATAATGGACTCGATAAATCTCTTAGAAATAAACTTACATAAAAAGTCTACTTTACTCATTTCGACATATTCTGGTGATGTAAATCCGATTGCGCCTTCTAACTCAATCTGACCAAAACCAAATGGCGCCAATATTTCTAATCTATTCTGCGATCTATTTACCCAACATCTAGGCTGACCTGTAGAAAGATCGTCCATCGTATTACTTAAAATCGTATCCATAATGTTGTAATTACTAAATCCTGCAGAACCAGTAATCTGAAAACCAAACATCTGTTTCTCGAATAATGATGGATTAGAGTAATTCGACCAGTATGGACGCTCTGCTCTAATGATACCAAGGAAGTAGGCGTTTTTTAGTTGATCTTCTGGTATTTTTGGAGAGCCACCTGTGAGGAAGGTATCGAAGGGAATATACATACCTCCGTTATCGAGCATTGGAGGAGTAAGACCTGCCCAGTCGAAGCTTGTTTTACCACCGCCGGAAGAGTTATAGGTAGTGCAATAGACGACTCTGAGAGGGAAGGACCTAAAGTAATCGAGGGTACCGAGTGCAATGGCATCTTCTTTGAGTAAGCCTTCTTTATCGGAAATAGACAGGTTAGGATTAGCAAGGTCTAAATTGATTGCTCTGTCTATGATTTCTCGGATTGGAGTGAAGTTTGCCATATCATGTTTTCCTTAATTATTAGAGAACACTGTTATAATAGTCACTACGTAATTCAGCTTCCCAGTCAGCAGAAGATAAATCGAGAGGGTTTGACGAAGCATTTGATAAAGAAGTGATAAGATTTGTTTTATCAGCTTCTGTCATATAAGGTAAGATGTCAAATTTAGCTTCATTATAATTTTCGAGTTGTACTAAATCTAAACTATCAATTTCTTCATCACCGTAATCATCAATTGTAGTTACTTCAACATAAACATCGGATTCGAATCTTTGGATACCATCTTTAACATAAAAGTCATCTTCACTATATCCGTTGTCAAGTAAAAAGGTGCGTAATTGAACATGTTCTTCATCCATAGGAATATTTACAGTCCAAGTGCCACTTTTATGATCGTAGGTGTATTCTTTTAATGCTTTTTCAACCAGTGCTCTAAACTTACTCATTATATATGTACCTTGTTTTTAATTGTTAAACCAGTCGCGTGTAATTTGTTTATATGGATTTGAGAAGCGTAATCCTGTTGTACCAGGTTTTGTTCTTGGATTATCTTCAAATGGAATAAAGATTTGATAAGAGATACCGTTAAATCCATTGCTTGTTCTAATGGCCTTTACTTGATATCTGGGGTCTACTGCCTTCAATGCCTTATCGACTAATAGATTTCTCTTTTCGAATGACTGTGGGGCCAAAAAAAGTGCCTTTAAATCGATTCCTTCAAAGTCAGCAGAGTTAGTTCCTTCAATATAGCTCAAAGCGGCCAGAATTTCATCTTTTGTCAATGGATGGAATTTACCTGCACCACCAAGATTTGAACCCATATTTTGTTTACGAATTGAAGAGGCTTTATCCCATAAATCTAACTTAGGACTTTCGTTTTCTGGACGCATTAAAATATCAATTAAATGTTGTGTAGGAATTTGAATTACACGTCCACCTTCATCATAATCTCTTATAAAGAAGTACTCAGGATTATCTAAGTTACCGTCTTGAACACCAACGATTAAGAATTTACGTGTTGGTTCTTTATCTTCTTCTGGTAAATCACTGTTATCTTGAACGATGAAAGGAAGACTCATAAACTCAGGATTCAAACCTAATTTAATAAGAGTTTCTCTAACATCTCTTGCATCCTTATTTATATCTAACTTTTCAGCTTCATCTAATTCCTCAATAGCTTCTTTTGCAGTTAAAGGTACTCTTTTCATTGCTTGAGGAATAGTATAACCTTTTTTAGTTAATTTATATACATCTTGAATCTTAAATTTATCATAAGAATCAAAATCATATAAATCTTTGTTTTCTTCATACCACTGAGCAAAGGCGGTTCTCATATTAGTTTTAGCAACGCCGTATTTGAATGCCCAGTCTGCAGGGTCTTCCGATTCACCTTTTAATAAATGATCGTAAATGTTTCTGTTTAAAGGTGATTTAATAATTTCAAGAAAACGTTTGGCAGGCATTTCCATAATTTCGCCGTCTTTAATAAACTGTCTACCATCTTCTGTTTCATCTACTAATTTTGTAACTACTTTTACTTTACCACTATCTAAATTCTTTTTATCGATACCTTGCAGTTGGAAAACAATTTTATCACCGGCTTTTGTTTCATAACGCCAAAGTCTCTTGCTGTATAAAATGTTTGGATGAATACCATATTTAATCAGTTGAGTTAATTCTTCATCACTGATTGCATTTTTATATCCATAATAAATAGAAGGGTCTGCAATATCTTGATGTCTTGGTAATTTGACATTAGCTTCTATAATTTTATTACATTTTTCTCTAAAGCTCGTGTTTTTCTTAGATTCAATCATTTTTTCTAATCTATCCTTTGCAGAAGCTAAATATTCATGTGGTTTTTCATTATAACCATCTTTAGGCTTCATATAATTGTTTAAAGTACGTAAAGCCAATTCTTCGTCACCTTTACAATCTTTAACTAATCCATCAACAAAGCCTTCAACAGGAAGCTTAAATAAATCTCTAGAAATACCAAGAAATGCGTCTTTTCTTGTTTCTAATTCAGATTCTTTAGTTGTTTGCATTAGTCAATATCCTCCAGAGATTCTAATGATAATTCTTTACTTGCACTGTTATAATAAGCATCTTTTAATCTTGTAAGAAAACCCATATTACGTAATTTTTTAAATAAGGCATTACCTGCACCAAATTCGCCTTCTTTGGCAAGACTATCTTTACGTAATTGACCTAAAAATTTCCATAATTCACCAATTACAGAAGAGTCTTTACTTTGAATAGCATTTTCAATTTTACTTGTTATACTATTGAAAACAGGCATGTCAGGATCAGCTATTTCAATTTCTGCATTATTCGGTTGTTTTACCCATTGATCTTTTAATACAGAATAAATACCAGATGTAACAAGTGGTTTATCTTTATTTTCTGCGCCTACTTCTACAGGAATACCTTTAATAGTAATCTTATAGTTGCTATTAAATACTTTTTTCGCTGCCTGCAAATATTTTTCTACAATTTCAGCATGTATACCAACGTTTTCAAAATCATAAACTAAATGTAAATCAATATCGCTTTGATCATTGTAGTTATAATTAGCGCAACTACCTGTAAAATAAATATCAACAGGAGCAATAGGTAAATCTAAACTTTCTTCAAATTTATTAGCGACTTCGAGTAATGCAGCTTTAACGTCTTTTTTTAATTTATCGTTTTCGAATAAATTTGGGTTTAATTCAGAATGTGTATAAGCTTCTTCCATACTATCTTCTGTTATTTTACCACCAACAGACATAATTCCACCTCGAACCATAGTATCTTGATTTTGTGGAGTAGTAATGGCAGCACTTACAACATCGTTTACAGCCGCTTCAGTTTTTGTAGGTTTTTCATTTAGCTTTTCTTTTGCTGCGGCATCTAACTTTCTGTAATATTCACTAGGACGTGCATTATAATAAGCTCTTACATCAACAATACTTTCTAATTCAGGTTTCTCTTTCATTGTATTTTTGAAAATGTCAATATTCATTTTATTAACATCTTCTTCTGAAAAACCTTTATCCATATTTACAAGAAGTTGATTCATTGTACTTACAGCATCAGATTGTTTTATTGGATCGCTATGCCTACTGTTTACCTGTAAGTTATGTGTATCTAAATTATTTTTGCTTATATTTGCGTAGTTAGTACTTCTAGTAGGATTCAATCTGACTTGTTTTTGAGGATTAATTACTTTTACAGGCTCTTGTTTATTCATTTTTTGATAAAGTCTTTGTAATTTAGCTTGATCTACATGTTTTTTATCCAATCTAGCTAAGAAAGAATCTTCAGAAGAACCACCGTGAATTGGATTACCTGGTACAGGAGTTCTGTTGTTTGAAATATCATTAAGTAATTTATCTTCGTAATTTTTCTGACCAAGAGGAGTATCTACATTATTTGTTTTAATGAGTTTACGTTCTTTTGCAGTCGCTTTAATTTGATTTAACTCTTGGTTTAATTCTCTTTGCATGGATCTCTGTTCATCTGGAGTCCATCTATTAACATGTGCGTATGCTTCTAAGTCCCAAAGTTGCTGCTTGATTTCTTTCATTCTAACTTGTTCTTCGGGAGTATATTTTATTGTATTATCATCAACAACAACTTTTAATTGTTTTCTGAGTGTAGCAATTTTTTGGTTAAGTGCCGCAATCTGTGTATGAATACCGCGAATTTCTTCTGGACTTGCGCCTTGTTCTTTCTTTTCTTTGGCGAGGGCTAATAATTCTTTTACTTTATCACCTGACGCACGAACTTGTGTTGCTAAACTATGTTGTAAATCACCACTATTAACAGTATCAACAAAATCAACATTTTTTACAACGTTTCTATAAATTGTACCTAATTGTTCAGTTGTCATAATATCAGGATTATGCCTGTCATCATCCAAGAACAAAGCGAGAGCTGGATATTTATCACCAAAACCATTTGTTTTATAATGATACCACAATTCACGAATAAATTTAGGATCGTTGAATTTTTTTAAACCTGTTGCACTATCTCTTGTTAAAATACTAGTAACAAATGGCTTATTTTTTCTTTTTTCTGGAATATTACCATTATAACCAACTGGGTAAACCTTTACTGTATGTTCTGTCGTATAATCTTCTTTACGAGCATTGTGTCTTCTTTCTAATTCTTCGTAATTAAAAGCTTCAATAAGTTTTTCGTTAGTCATAACAGATTCAAACCACCCATTAGTAGGCTTTCCTTTACTTTGCGGATCACCTTTTCTTGTTTCACGGTTGATACTAGGAATATCATTTAATAATTTTACATAATAGTCAGATAATACATTATTACCACGCCATTTTGAAAAAGCAGTACTGAACATTAAATATGTAGTAATATCATCTGGAGCATTGTCTTCAATCCACTCAAAGATAGAAGATTCAAAACATTTACGAAGAATCAAACCGCGCTTTTTAGCTTTTTCATAGAAATCTTTTTTATCTCGAAACATACCTTTAATAATTTTAAAAGCATTATTTTCTTTATCGAGAACTATACCTGTATAAGATTCAAAATTGGATTTATCTGAATATTCTAAAAGATTATTATTCATTGTAATATCGTTTCCTAGTATGCTTTTATAACTAGAACTTTATATTAATTTTTAGACTGATTTTTTAATATTTATATTATTCTTGAGTTAGTTTTTCAAGAGTAAGTACCGGAATTTTTAAGACAGAAAGAATAAAAGCCTTAACATCATCAGTTAAATTATTGTCAAAAATACTTTCTACAGTCGATAAATAATTATAATCTTCTTCTGAAATATAGCCTTTTATTTTAGACAATGTAATTCTATCTAGTTTTAATCCACGAATAGTATTTGTCATTAAAAACTCTAACTTGGTTCTCGGTTTTTTCATAATATAACCGAAGGCTCTATTCCATGCTTTGCCTTCTTCTGCAGACTTTGTCTTTACTTTTACTTTTACGTTAATAGATACCTTTGGAATTTTTCTATCATCACCGAAAATATTTAAATGTCTCATATAAAATAGTCTCCTTTATCAATACCATATAATTTATTTTCAAAATCTATTTCTGTGTCTAACCAACCTTGAGCAGCTGCGGCACTAAAATATTTTGAAAAGTTATCTTCAAATTTTGGCTCTTTATCTACAATTTGTTTAACGATGTCTTTATCAAAATCAATTAAAAGCTTTTTTTCACTATTTAAAGCATTCAATATTTTTTTAATATAGTCTTCGTTAAAGCTTTGAAATAATAAATTGTGAAACTTAAAATAATCCATATACGTTTGTTTTTCTTCAAGTTTATTAGTCAAACGTATCTTTTCATATTTCTTTTCAACAATATATATGCCACGAATTACTTTATCAGTCATTTTCTTTCAGATACTTCTTTTCACTTTTTAATACTGCTTCTTTTAATGACCTGTCTAAAGAAGTTGTCATTGTATTAAACATTATCTGTAATCCTTTAGCATCAGCATAATTTTCTTTCAAGTATTGTTTAGAGGTAACAGAATATGCAACAGTCTCTTCTAATTCTGGTGCAGGTAGTGCAGTTTTAGATTTTAGTTTTTGACCTGTTAAGAATTTACCTAACTCTTCTGGTGAATCTAAGGTATTAATAGAAACTTTGCTAATAATGAGAGAAGCAATATCTACTGGCATACCCATCTTAATTAAAAACTGGAATTTATTTATGTCAGTCATTTCATTGTTCAAATCACTCAAAGACTTAAGTAATTCACAAATATCATTATACTTTGCAATAACATCAGCAGGAATTTGAATTGGTTCATTTAAGCTTACTTCTACATCCAATTTTGAAACATCATAACCCGCGTGTGTCAATACCTTTTCAACAAGATTCATAATACCATTGACTAAACCTTTTTTCAACGGAATCAAAGCACGACGTAATTTAAGATCTTGTGCATCTAAGGTCTGAGCTGTAGTAATTACGTCTTCACCTACCAAATAACCTTTCGGTAAGTTAGAATTACGTAAGATTTTATCTAAGAAATACTGAACGTCTTCGACAGAGCTCAAATCAATGTTAGATTCAATGTGATCAACTTCAACTTTTTTACCATCGTGAGACATAGGTAAAGTAAGAATAGACATTGCACCCGGAACTTTACGCCCTGCTTTGTTACTATTCATGTCTGTAAAGATAGAGTTTAAATATTGACCTCTAAATTCTTGTAAATAACTATAAGAATCTACAAGATTAATTCCATTTGGCATAGGAACATAAAATACTAAACGCTGAATCTTACTTGCTCGAGAAATACCTAATAAAGCTTCAAGAGTTGTCAACTGATCAAAAGCAGAACGCATAGACCATAACATAGACTTTCCATAAGGTTCAGTAATTTCATCTGGCAATAACATGTGTACAAACTGCCAATTCTGCCAAATCTTATACTGTTCACGCGAACTCTTTCTAGTATTTACGTATGCACGTTTTTCAGTTGTTTTATAATTAATAGGATTTAAATATTCATCACAATTGACTTCAAAGTTTTTAGGATTAATAAAACTAATAACTAAGTCTTCTAATATATCTAAACGTGAAATATCAACTTCTTCATCATCCGTCATCCAATTTTCTAAATAAGGATAAGATAAGGTAAATCCATAATTACCATATTTAGCTAAGGATTTGGTAATATTCGGTAATTTCTGGTAAATTTTATTCTTATAAAAGACTTTTTCGATTAAAGTTTGTGCTTTTTGATTAGAAATACGAATATTTAACGGATTTTCTACGAATCCTTGTCCTAATACTTCTGCAACATATGTATCAAGAATAAGATCGATTTCTGATAAATTCTCTGCCATCAAATCAAATGTCTGATAAGCAGAAAGCATTGTATTATAATTACCATCATAGTAAGTATAGGTTGACATAAAATCGTCATAAATACTAAAATCTTCATTATTCAGATTATTATATTTATAAGACAACGGAATACTAACATACTCGCCGTTTGCTGTACTACCTACACAGAAGTTATGTTTTTTAGCTAATCCTTTTAATACATCAAAGCTAATACCGGGATTGGTTACAAACAAAATATCATTTTCTTTATCATGATAACTGTTCTCAACAATCCGTTTGGCTAAACTTTTAAACATTCTAGAGTCTCTATCCATTGTCTTTTTATTCCCAATCTAAATGAATATGTACATCAAATACATTACCGGTTACTTTATCTACACAAGTAATCTTACCGGATTTATAAGCTAATACAACAAAACCTATTGAATAATTTTCAGAAAGTATTTGTTCGATTTGTTTAATGATTTGTATACCTTCTGTTGCAGTACACTCAAAATTTGCCCATTTACTATAAATAAGTCTACCACTAATAAAATTTAATACCGGATAGCCTTCTTGCCATTCATCAATAAGAGTGGTTTCAATAAGTATGCCAGAAGCCGTCTCTTTTATAGCATCTATTTGTAAAGTATCTCCTCTTCCAAAAGGTTTATTACAAACGAGACGTGTTAGTTTACTTCTAGTCCAAAATTCATAACTATGTTTATTATCTAATGCTGATTTATCACTGGCATAGTATGAAATACAACGAGTACCAATAATATTTTCTAAAGGTTCAAGATTAGTCGACATATTTTATTTACCCATTCAATGATCTACGGATTTTAACATCACCCTCTTTAGTAACAGTTGCTACACCTAATTTAGAGGCATTGACTTTTTCTAAGAGTTCTTCTTTTGTCATTTCTTCTAATTCTTCATCTAATTTTTCTTCAATGAATTCTTTAGTCGATTCAGTAATTATAGTTTTCGTCATTATTATTACTCCTTTATCTATTATTTAATCTCAATTGAATTGCATTAGCATTTAATACCATTTTCTCATTCATCAAAACTGTTTCAGCAGGAGCTAATGGTAATACTGCAATTAATTCGTAATTATACTTTGGTTCTTGGTCTTCATTAGATACGTCAGATTGAACTCTTGATTCAGATTCACTACCGGATTCCTCATCATAGAATCTATAATATAACCCAATGTATTTAATTTGGTCTGTACCGGTTGTCCAATCTTCAGTGGCTTTACTCCAAGAGATAGCATTTTTGTTTCTGATAATTCCGTTAATTGGTTCACTAAACTCTACAGGCTCTTCTAAAATTGTAAATCCTGTTGCTACAGGTTCTTTAGAAAATACAAAATTCTCGCGATCAAATTCAATACCTAAACCGACATAAATTTCTGAAGACTTATAATTATCGTTAGGCATACCAAAACTATTATCTAAAATAGTATCAATAAGCTTAGGAGATAATTCAAAACGTACTACATTTGACATTATTTTTATTTCCTTAAATATCACTTAAACTCAATTCAATAGCGCCAGGAGATAAAATAATAGTCTCTCCTTTCAAAGCTGTTTCAAATCTAGGTAATTTTAATACAACCAAAGGCTTAACTAATTCACCTTCCTCAGTTTCATAATCTAATGTATCAAAAATTCCTAACATTTCGATTTTATGAGAAGCATCTGTCCAATCTTCAGTTGCAGTAGTAAATACGACTTCATTCTCATTTGAAATTACATTACCATCTGCTCTTCCAAAAATAACACGTGCTCTTTTATAATTACCTAAAGGTCTACCATTAAAAACTTCACTAAAATCTTCGCTGTTTACTAATACAGGAGTTTGTGTTAAACCTAATCCAACATATATTTCTTTAGCTTCAGTATTTGACATTTCAAAACCAAAGTACTGTTTTAAAAGGCTATTCATAAAATCAATTTGCAATCCATATTTTGCCATTATCTAATTCCTAATCTTTATTTTAAATTCATATAGTAATTTTAACCACTTATTAATTTAGAACAGATACAGTAACCTTCTTAGAGGTAAATACTGTTTCCATTCTATAAGCATTAATATATTTTGGCTTAGAAATAACAGGAGTTTCAATCGTTTCTTGATATAAGTCTTCGGTCCAAGTTGTATATATTAATTTAATTGAAGCATCTCTTATATTTACAACTAATCCTTCGTCCTGATCACCCAATTCAGTATAACCTTTATTTGTATTTAATTTATATTTAGTTATACTTCCATTCTTATCTACTTCTAATACAGTCATAGAAAGAATTACACTTTGGTCACCGTCTATGTCTGTTAAAATTTCAATAGGTTGATCATAATCATCTAATAATTCAAAGCTATCTCCAACCTTAAATCCAGATCCGCCATTTATAATATTCTTTGCTCTATCGTCATAATACAATAATGTAAAGATTTGTTCATCATAGCCAATCTGATCAAGCATTTGCTCTTGAACAACATCTTGATAAACTTTAGATACTTTAGACATATTAACACCAGAACGCAAAAACCAAAGTATACCTTGTGCTCTAATGTCATTGTGATTTATATAATTGTCTACATTGTAATCAAACCAAATCGTACCAATACTAGGATTAGACGAATCAAATAATGATTGACGAGCAGGTACACAATTTGCAATACGAGTATATGTCTTACTTCCACTTAATTGTTTTTGTACTGTACCTAAAACAACCCATTCTCTTGCAATTCTTTCTTCTCTTGCATTATATTCGCTTAAAATAATTCTACTGTTTCTAGGAAGATGTAATTTAGAAGGTATAAGAATCTCTAATGGATAAAGTCCGTCTGTTCCATCTGCACTCATTCCTTCTTCTGATACATTTTGACGATATTCATTAAATTTAGGTATTACAGTTTCCGTTGTATCTAACCATTCTGTATCCACAAAGTTTGAATATTCATCTACATTATTTTCTAATAAATCACCAAATTCAGTAACAGGAATTTTAATAAGAACTTTTATACCCCAATTACTAAATAATGCTTCATCACGCAAAGCTGCTACATACTCTGCCTGTGAACCAATATAAGCATCTCTCAGGTTAAAACTAGAAAAAGAAGTTTCTTTGAGTCTTGAATTATTTTTAATGTTTTTCATATTAATTTTTCTTATAAAATGCTAATAGTCTTTAGAACTTAAATAATTAACCTTAAATTTTATTAGCTTAATAAAAAACCCCCGACAATTGCTCATCGGGGGAAAATACTTTTCAACAAATAAAATAATTTACATCATGCCGGGCATCATATTAAGGCTTACACCTTTACTCTCGACAGGATCAGTGCAAATCATAACACTAGAAGTTAAAATGACAGAAGCAATTGAAGAAGCAGCATAAACTGTACCTTTTACTACTTTAACCGGATCAATAATTCCATCTTCTAATAAATTTACAACTTGCATTGTTTTTGCGTTGTATCCGATTTCAATATCATTTTTAGATACAACTTCTTTTACTACATCATTGACATTTACACCAGCATTACTCAAGAGCGTTTTGAATGGAGCTTTCAATGATTTAGCAAAAATATCAATACCTACTTTTTCATCTGGATCAGCAGCTTCAACTTTATCTAAAATTCTATCAGACAAATAAAGCAATGTATTACCAGCACCTGGCAAATAACCTTCTTCAAGTGCAGCTTTTACAGCATACTGAGCATCATCTAATCTATCACGTAATTCTTTGATTTCCTCTTCAGAAGAACCACCAACTTGAATTACAGCAACACCAGTAGTCAAAGAAGCAAGACGTTTACCAAGTTGTTCTCTTTCGTATGTATCATTTTCTTTAAGAGCACCAATTAAACCTTCGATTGCTTCTACACGAGCTGCAATACGTGCCGAATCACCTTTACCACCACGAATAATTGTTTCATCTTTCTTAATGATAATTTTTTCGCAAGAACCAAAGGAAGCAGCAGACATTACTTCAAATTTAATTCCCATCGGATCATCACCGACATCTGCACCGACATAAATACCCAAGTCACGCAAAATATCTAAACGACGGTCACCATAACCAGGAGCTTCAATACATGCCAACTTAATTTGACCGCCAGAACGAATAATGTTCATAGCCAAACCTTGTGTTACGCTGGTATCAAAAGACTCAGCAATAATAACTACTGGTTCACCCTTAGAAACAGGAGTCTGGATAACATCAATTAAAGCAGACAAATTTGAAATTTTACCGTTACTCAAGATGATATGCGGATTATCAAATTCAGCTGTCTGATCTTCGTGATTATTAACAAAAAACTGAGAGGTCCAACCTTTATTAAGTGTCATACCTTCTTTGAAATCAAGACGAATTGTACGATCTTTTGTTTCTTCAACCAATACAACACCGGCTTTACCAACCTTGCGATAGGCTTCTGCAACAATTTCACCAAGTTTTCTATCACCGTTAGCAGAAACAGTAGCAATGTTAACTAAATCTTCATCACTCTTGATTTCTTTAGCATAACTATCCAAAGCACCGATAACATAATCTTTAGCTTTTTCAATACCACGACGCATAGAAGTACGATTGACTTTGTTTTCACTCAATTCAATCATTCTCATACCAGTATTTACAATTTCCTGACCCAAAACAGTAGCAGTAGTTGTACCATCACCGCAATTTGACATCTGTTTTTGTGCAATAGAGATAGCCAAGTCAGCACCGAGCTTAATACGTTCATCTTTCGGTTTAATTTCTTTTGCTACAGAAACTCCGTCTTTTGTAATTACAGGATTTTTATCTTCTCTTTGAATAACTACTGTATTACCACGAGGTCCCAATGTGCTTTTTACAGCATTTGCAACAAGATTTAAACCATCTACCAAATACTTTTCTGTTTCTTTATCAAAATATGTCGAAGTACTCATTTAAAATTCTTCCTTTTTTATTAAATGTTAGACTAAATTACCTGCGTCATCAGTTTCTTCAAGAATAGTAGCTTCGATTTCTTTTGCTACGATATCATTCATATAAACTCTGATTAACTTCTGATTATTAAATGTAACTTTTGTACCAGAAACTTTAGCAAATGCAACTTTATCACCAATTTTTACGCTTGCAGGCACAAAATTACCATGATCAAAGTAACCTTCACTACAAGAAACTACCTCGCCAAATGTAAAATCTACATCCAAGGAATCAGGAATAATCCAATCACCTTTCTTTACTTCTCTTTCTGCTTCTTTTACAAAAACATTAGCACCCAGAGCAGCATACATCTTATTAGCCATTATATATTTACTCCTTGTTTTCAAAATATTCTTTAATGTTATCCGCACCTTTTATAACGGAATTGTCATCTAATACCAAAGTAGGTAAAATTCGAATACCTTTTTCTTTTGCCAAATCCATATTATCTTCAGCAACAATTTGATTAACTTCAATATTGTTTTCTTTTAAATATGCTTTTAAATTCTTACACGGAATACAATTTTTACCAACAAATAAATCCATTATACTTTATCCTTAAAATCCTAAAAATTTTAACGCTTTTGAAAAGAAATTATTATTTTTATTCTTTTCGAATTTTGCAACAGGATGCCATTTTACAGTAGGTTTAGATTCTTGTTCTTCTTTTTCTGCGGCGTTTGTTGCAAATTGTTCTACTTCATTCTTAGTAATATCTTCATCTTTCTTCTTTTTAGTTGCCATTTTTATATCCCCAATTGTTTATGTATACTTATAGAATTAATATTGTGGTAAGAAAATCAATTGAAAACTTCCATTATGATGAATAATGCAGTTACAATGTGCCCAATTGGTTAAACCCTGCTGATTATAATTTAATTTAAGCTTAGATAACGTACCTACAACAACTACCTTTTCATAAATTTCAGGGGAATGGGTATGACCGTGAATTAAACTATCAAAACCTCTATTGAAGCTTCGTACACTACCTTTTGCTCCTGCTATTCCACAATCTCCGTGCTCATTTACCTCAAACCCATTTATTTTACAACTAGTATTCTTTTCTAATTGTATAAAGTTTTCTGGTAATACATCTGTTAAAATAGTTTCTCCATCCAAGTATTTAATAAAGAGCTGAGCTGCTAACCTTGCATTTGGTGTATCTTTATTAAAATCTTTTTCTAAATACTTTCTGACAAATTCATCGTGATTACTACTTATAATACAGAAAGTAGTCTTAGGACATTTTTCAGAAATAATATTTAATCTTTCTTCTACAATATTTAATTCTGTCTCTAAGTCTTGATTTGAATTATTTCTATTTTTAGCTCTTGTAAAAGGTAAATTAAACTCATGATGTGATATACTATTCCAAGAAGCCACATCATGAATAAATACATATTGTGGTTTGTATTTATTTACCATATTTAATGAATCCATCAATGCAGACGGACTTTCTTCTGGTAAATGTAAATCTCCTAATACCATACTCGCAATAGTATCTTCTTTGTATTCATTTTCTTTATCATATTTTTTATTTAAATCGTAGATAAAACCTTCCTTAAAGATAAGGTTTCTACTTACATAGCGTTGTGCATTATCATCATAATCAAGTAAAACTGCACCTAAAGTATGGTTTTTTTCATCCAACGCACCACTTACAGTTGTTTTATATTCTACATCTGAAATCGTACCTGTTGAATATGCAATTCTGTAATCTTCATATTGTTTATAAGGCAAGATTTTCATATATTGTTTACATGATCCAACAATAACCGTAGTATATCCAGTTGTTAATCTATCTAAATTTACTAATGGATTCTTTTGTGTATTTGGAATAAGAAAATCTTTAACTAAACATTTCTTATCTTTTTCAAAAATTACTTCTGTAGCCAAATAAGGACGTAAAAGATTAAACGTACTACTATCAAATAACTTATTTCTTTTTACGTTTTTACCCCAAAGAATAACTAAATCTGCTTTATTTCTATCACAATAGTTTTCAAGAGTATAAAAGCATTCAAGATTTACATCTGCTCCATCTGGTACATGAGTAATTACAACTTTTTTATTTTTTAAAGTTTTTACAATGTCTGTACGATTAACCAAAAGAGATTTTTCTGCCTCTTCTGTAAAATTAGACCAACTACCCCAAACTTTTTCAATAAAACCTGATGAATATCCAGTATTTGCTTTTCTATATTCATCTCTACTTATTTTTTTATCATAAGCACTACATAAATCTTTGTATGTTTGTATAATTTCTCTAATATTAGTCATATATACCTACTTCTTTTTACTTTTTGTACTATTTTTGGATTTATTTTTCTTTGAATACTTATTTTTTAACCAACTATCAAAACCTTTTTCATATTCTGCAAAATCTTGTTCAGTTTTAAGTTTTTCTTGTAAATCGTTTTCAATAACAACGTCTGCTAAGCCGTATTTAAGACAATCTGCGGCGTTTAAATAGCCTCTTTCGTCTGCTTGTATCTCTAATAATTTTTCTCTTTTCAATTTGCCATCACAAGCATTCAAATATAAGTTTATAATATTTTCAGCGTGCTCTTTATTTTGAATATATACTTTTTCTATTTCACTATGCTTTTGTGTAATGTCAAATATACAACCAAAATGAATAAAATGTTTAGAAAGACTATTAATAAATCTTTGATCACCATTTGCTGCAAGAATAGAAGCAGCGCTACCTGCACTACCTAAAACAAAAGTATAAATTTCTATGTTATTTAATCTTGCCATATTCATTAATCCAAGCAACGTAATCATAACACTAACATCACCACCCGGACTATTAATGATAAACATTAACTTTTTACGCACATTTTGTTCATTTAAAACATATTGAGTCAAATCACCTATCAAATATGCACAATTATCTGCTGTAATCTCATCTAAAATAAAAACTTTGTCATTATACATGTAATTTTTATAACAATTCAAAGTCAATGCATCATTATTACCATTCCAAGACATGTTTTGTAGTTCTACCTTCAAAAAATTAAATAACATATATCATTGAATCCTAATTAAAGGGCTCTATTTTAATAAATATTTCCGTTTCTGGTTCAAAATGTTCTAATATACAAATAGTTTTCTCAAAAAATTAAAGGATTTTTAATAAATGTCTCCGGAAGAATTAGATGAATTAGTCAATGAATATTTTATTATGACTTTTATGGATATTTATGGCTTAGTTGACTTATCAAACCATACTACTTATCATAATATTGTAAAAACTCTAACTAAGAAAGATAAAAAATTTCAAAACATTGTTAATGATGTTAATTCTTTCGTTAACAGCAGTAAAAATAAATTCCCGCCTGAGATAATTAAAAAAGCGTTAATTCGTAATTTAGTCAAAAAAGGTGTAGATAAAAATATTTTAGTTCGTGCAGAAAATACTTTTAACAGAGAAGAATTACATAATAATGATTCAGTCACAGAAGCAAATGAAGAAGATTGGATGATTGTATGGCAAAATTCTAAAAATAAAAAGAATTTCGATTATTTAAAAGCTAAAGAAAACGAAAGTTTTAGTGATTATTTACACAGAATCAGAGACGAATATAACAAAGGTCAAATCTAATGAAAAAAGAAAACGATATTAAATTGCTCAACGAAGCAGATGATACTTATACTTCTGTTGCGAATGCTCCAAAACCGTTTAATCCATCTAAACCAGATTTAAATTTTGATGATAGTACAGAAAACCAATCTGCCGATAAAACTAAATTAACAAAGATGGCATTAGATAAAATCACTCAATCTTTAGAAGTATCTGATGAATTACAATCTATTCTTAACCAAATTAAAAAGTTAAACACTGAAGAAGGTTCAAACGAATGGAAAATTAACGAAGAAGGTAATACTGCAACATTAAAAAATAAAAACGCTAGAATCTTTAAACAAAATAATAATCTCTGCTTGTCTTACAACGACAAAGTAGAATTGTTTAACTCAGTAGCAGAATTACACTCTTGGTTAAAATCTCATAATATGCCTCTTCCTAAAGGTATACAATTACATGAAGCAAAAGGTGGATTTAATATTCTTCCTGATAGTCCTTGGTATAATATCTTAAATAATAAAACTACTGCTGATGGAATGAAAATCGGTGATAAAACGACTTGGACTAAAGATGATGCTGATGAATTAAAATTACAAAATAGAAAACCCGTTGTAAAAATGGGAAGAACTGCCTATAAAAATGCTACACAGTTCATGAAGCAAAGCGAATTAGATCCTTCGAAATGGCATCAAACCAAAACAAAAGAATTTCCAGAATCAATAAACGAAGAAAACCAATTAGATAAAGATATGTTGTGGTACTTAGAATATCAAGACAAAAATCACGAGTCTTCATTATATTTAAATCAAGACTGGCAAGAAAGTAATTTGTTAACAGATAACCTCGATCATGCTGCAGTATTTCCAACAAGAGAAACTGCGATGCAAGAAGTTAGAATCGTTTATGCACTTCATGACACAGATGCTCCATTTAAACCAATTCAAAATTCTACGTTAGGTGAATGCTTTGGAGGGGAAATTACAACAGGTACATTAGGTTCTGCTGTTACATATACTGCTGATAAAGATAAAAAAGAAGCCTTAGACGAAGAAACAGAATTAAAAGAAGTCATGGGTTTCCCTGGTACTCCATTTGAAAACGTAAAATATGCAAAAGCTGTAACTAGAGCTAAAGAATATTTGAAATGGTTAGCAGGTAAAGATGAGTATGGTCGTCATAACTTAGCTTTAGATCCTAATCATGAAGAACATGAGCAGCAAGCTATAGCAGACTATAACAAAGAAATGATGACTAATGCTATTTATTGGGATTGGGATGCCTTGTTTAAAAAATATCTTGACCCTAAAACAGGACGCCCTCTCAATAAAGAAGAATTTAGAAAGTACATCTTAGACACAGTTAATCCAAAATACGGCATTGACATTAACCCAGATGAAGATATTTTAACTAAAAACTATGTACAGGACCCAAATAGACCTAATTTAACAAAAGCAGACTTTGCAGTACGTTCTCCACATAATACTGCTCAATTTAAAGCTTTCGGTGACTGGTATAGAGCAAATAAGTATGATTCAATCGGTAATCCTATTTGGAAGAAAGACTTAGATGCTGCTAAAAGTGAATATCAAAAAACTTTAAACAATCCATCAAGTGATTCTCAAACTAATATCACAGGTATAATCAATAACTTAAGTCAACTGATTGATAATAACTTACCTGATGATCAAGTTATGAATGAAATTGTCAAATATAAAAGTAAATTATCTCCAACCGATTTCAATTTATTAGTTGATCAAATTGTTACAGCAGGTAAAAATGGACAATTAGACTTAAATGATACTATGTTAATGATGTTGCCTTATGTAAAAACATCTACACAAACCGAATCAATCTTCAATAAAACTAAAAATACAGAATTAAAAGAAGACGATTCTCCGGCTGATTTTGCTACTGGTCCAGCTCCTGATAACAACAATACAACAGTAAATGTATCTCAGGACTCACCAGAAGCTCCAGAATCAACAAATGACACTCCTGATATGGGTATGAATACTCCGGAAGGAAACAGTGCTCCTGCCGCTAGTTTTGGAGACATAAACATAGGAGGAGGTTCTGGTGGATATGGACCTGAAGAAGATATACCTGCTGCTCCTATGCTAAATGAGCCTGAATATCAAATTATAGACGTCTTAGTAAACGATCAAGATGATACAGATGTAAAGGTAAAAGTTAAAAATCTTGATACAGGTAAAATAGAAACAAAAAACCTAAATGAAATAGACGTATAAAATTAATTAAGGGTTAGAAATAAAAACTAACCCTTCTTTTTTACTTTGTTAATTCAGCTTCAATCAATTGTACTAACGCTGATACTTCTGATTTATTAATACCTAATACCTTATTTGTTGTCATATTACGAATATATAAAAACTTATCATTAAAATTTACTTTAAATAAGGGAGAACTGTTTTTAAATCTTCCACAAATAAAATCATGAAGTACATTATATAAACTTAAAAGATTTTTCTTATTACCAATATTTAAGTAATAGTAATTAGAATAAAGTAAATAATCTTGTGTCAAACCATTGATTGTTTTTACTTCAATTTTTAACATTTTATAAAATCCTCGCGTCGCGCACACGTTAATATATATTTTATATATGTAATAGAAACTATAAAATGTAAAACAATTATTAAAGATATTTAGGATTATTGTAAGATTATTAAATTTTAAAAGTATTAAATATTATTGGTATTTAATAGGTATTCTTCGTCATATGGACAAGTAATGTACGATTTAGATATTTTATTATATATAATAGAAGTATAAGTCAAATAAAAAATTTTAAATTAAATTTCCAAATAGTATATTTTTACTATTAAATTATTGAAATATAAAGATAAAAAAATTTAAAATTAATCTAAAATATAACTATAAATACTTTTCATTCCTGGACATCCTGTTTCATCAAAAATTAACTGAAAGCAATCTCCATTACAGTATTTAAAAAATTTACAAGTTAAACAATTTATAGATCTTTGTTTTTCTAAGTTTATTAAATTTTCTTTTATTTTTGTATCTATTTTGTCTAAATTACCATATTTTTTATCACAAGTATTAGGACATCCTGCTATTGTACCGTCTGGATTTATAGTAATTACATCATTCATACAAGATCTATTTCTACAACCTAAGAAAATACCATTGATAGATTGTTTAATCCCTTCAAATAAAGGTATTTTAAGTTTATTATTCTTTTCGTATAGTTTATAAGCTTTTAATAACCAATTTTGTAAATCTATATTATATGGTCTTAAGTTATTATCTAAGGCTCTACCCGTATTAGTTATTCTTTCAAAATTAAAATTATATATATCTTTATCTGTAAAATATTTAAAGATTTCTTCAGGTTCTTTTTCTTTTATTAAAATATTAGTAAGACATATAATAGGTTGTACATTTATATTATTTTCTTTTAATAACCTAACATTATTTTCCCAAAGTTCTTGTTGATCATCTTTAAAACGTATTTTATAATCCCAAGATGTTAAAATAAAAGGATTATTATCAAAAGGTAACATCTGTTTAAAAATATCTAAATGTTCTTTTGTTATTTCATATATTAAGTTTGTAGTAATTGTCCATTTAAAGTTTAAATTTTTAGTTTTATATAAAAGATATTGGATATTAGATATATCATACATAAAAGGTTCACCTCCATGTAAATGTATATCTATTTCTTCATTATTAGTATTTAATGATTTTAAATAAATAATTACTTTTTCTAATATATTTTTTGACATATTACTATGATTATGTAAAATTTCATTATAACAATGCTTACATTTTAAATTACAAGCGTTTGTTAATTTTATATATATAGTTTTAGTCATTATTTAATAAAAAGTAAGGTTTTAAAAATTCTTTAGTTTTTTCTAAGTCAATATCTTTTTTCTTAAATATAAAAAAATCATATAAGGTAAAGGGATCAACAATAATACACACTGGAATACTAGGATAACCAATATAAAGAGAAGATAGTAATTGTTTATAAGATAAGCTACAAACAAAATGTCCATCGTTTGTTAATTTTAAAACGATTACTTCTCTGGGTAAATTTTCAGCCATATCTTTACAACAAAAGTTTAAATTTGTTTGATTTAATTCAACATGGCCTATAAATGCTTTGTTTGTAATATTGTAGTGTAATATCTTATTTTCAATTATAATGTTTCTATATAATTCTTTAGGTAAATTAGTATAAAGAGCATAATGTTCAAAATATCCTTCTTTTTCCGGAGGAGGAATTAAAGTATAATATTCTTTTTTTAAAATTGACCAAATAGCTTTTTCTGGTAAGTATTTAAATTCTAATTTTGGAATTTCAAAATCTTTTTTACATTTATTTAAACAAGGAGGTATATTTTCACACAAATCCATATTAAATAATAATATAGTTACATCTAATTCTCCTCTTATTTGTAAAAAATGTTTTATTACTTGAGGAAGTTGTAACGTATCTTTATTTCCATAATAATTTAATCCACATTCTTGTCTGCTTAATAATTCATTTAACGCTTCTTCTGTAATCGGTTCATATTCAGTTATATTTATATTTTTAAATTGTTTTAAATCTTCATATTTTAAAGTAATTGATAAATATTCAGATTTTGAACACCAATCCAATAGATCATTTTTAGCAATATTTATTTTTTTGTATGAAAAGTCTAAATTATCTAAATCTAAAGCTAGTTTTCTAACTAAGTATTTTAAATAATTTATTTGATTTGAATATGTTTCAACAGTCCAATCTTTAGGTTCCGCATAAATATCATCTCCTTCTTCATATGAAATAGAAGGATTGTATCTTAAATTTTTATCTTCTAATATTGAAATAGGTAAAGCTTTTGCTATTTTAAGCATGGTTATTTCTCAGTAATTAAATTTTCTACATCTGATACAAATTCTGACCAGTTTTCTTGACCCATTCCGTATAATAACACCGAAAAAGGAGTAAATTTAAGAATAGTATCAAATAATTCGTTGTTATCTTCTGTAAAAATACTTTTATAAAAAACAGGAGTATCGTTTTCTAAAGTATCATAAATAAACATGAAGTATTGGTTACGTATAATATCACATATTGAATTATTAAAGAGTTTATCCTCAACCGTTTCTATTTCATTAAAATCTAATTTTTCATTTTTATTAAAATCTAATCTAGAAATAGGATATAAAGGTAATGAAATAATAAATCGATTGATTTCTTTTAAATAATCTTTATTGTTTTTTATAAAGTTTTCAATTTCTTCGTTTGTTAAAATACTTTCAATTGGAAAATCTTGTTGATTATAAAAACCTATAATTTTTATCCAAGTGTTAGTACATTCTTCAAATATATATTCTATATCCCCTTTCAAATAATACAATAAAAATTGTTCTTTAAAAGAATATTCAGTATTTGAAAAATCTAAATCTATATTTGAATATCCAGTGTTCCTTAAATAAATATATGTAACTCTAATATTATCCTCTTCGTTTATATTTGGATAATTGAGGTTAGACATATCTATAATGGCACCATGTTCAGAAATATCTGTCATTTGATTTATATCGTAAGGTAACCCTGTTTTAATTTGCATAATATTATCTACGTCCTCTATTTGAATAACAACTTCCATGACAATTATTATGACATGTATAGAAATTATAAACTAATCCTCCCGCACTAAAACATTGTGATTGCCAGGTGTTATAACAGTTTGAAATTGTATTGTTCATTGAATTAGCAGAAGCTAGACCTTCTTTTACAATTTCAGTAGGAGGTGTAACATTAGGAGCTGTATTACCTTTTCTTTCCCAAAATTCCGTTTTAGATTGATTACCATCAGCACCACCAGGAACAGCAGGAAAAGCAGTATTAAAAATACCACCACCACTTATACTTTGGATTAAATTTCTTGTACCTTCAGTTTTATGATACCAGTTTGTAGTAAAATAACGAATTTTACTTAAGGTTCGTACTATTCTTAGCATATTATCCCAAAGAGTAGAAGCTGTAATAATTTGATCAGAAATAGTCCAAGTTGGTTGTGCATCTATAGCAGCTAATTGATTACCAGGCATTGCAACAGGATTAGTCCAGCCTAATGTTGCCCAGTTTCCATTGTTACCTGTTTTACCATAATAAGCAGTACCTGTAAAATAAGGAATGTTACCACTATGATATTGAATTTTACTATAAATAGTTGCTGTAACTCTAGTATTGAATTCGTTAATAGCACCGATTAAATTATCTCTAGAAACTTTTACAATAAGTTGTTGTGCTGGAATTGTCATTTTAATTAACCTTCATTTTATTTAACAAATAATATAGCCCTGAACAATACGGTTTATCGATTTCAATTAGATGCTCTGCTTTACATTTAGTGAAATATTTACAGTCTTTACAATTTTTATTATACCAAATCTTTTCTTCGTTACAAAAATCTTTCCACTGCTGCAAGGTTTGAAATTCAACCGGATACTCTATACTTTCTTTATATTTAATTGAACTGAAATTGCCGTTTGGATTAAGAAAAACGAAACTATCTGCTAAAGGTGAATACTTTGAATCTCTTAGAATTATTTCATTACAAATAGTAAATTTATAATTATGTTTATTCTTTTCATGTATAATTTTATCTAAAAATAAAATATAATCCTTTGTAGTAATATTATAAACTTTTTTTGAATAAATTGAAGGATGATACTGTATAAAATTTACATCAAAACCCAATTCTTCATACATGTCTAGCAAAGTAAAAATGTTTTCGTTGAGTAATGACGGTAAAACGACAACAGATAAACTAATTATTGGTAAATGTTTAAAGTTTTTTAAATTTAACAATGTTTTTTCATAAAAAGGTCTTTCCTTATTTAAGGATATACCACAATTACAATTATTTAATAAACAGAATTCTAAAATTTTAGTATTAGAAAAATTTGTAATAAAGGTAGGTTTTATATTTTTTATTAATTGATACAAATCATATAAATACGAATCATCTAATAAAGATATTTCTCCACCATATATTGTAGAGCTTTCAATTATATATTCTTTTTGTAATTCAGTTAATCTAGTTGATAATTTTTCCAAAGATAATAAATTTTTATTTTTTGTTAAATTACCTAAATAACAGTATTCACAACTGTAATTACAATAAAAAGAAGGCATAATAGAAATATTACTTAATGTTTTTAGCATTTTTATATTCTTCGACAAAATTATTGTTGTTTTCTAAAAATTCGTACAATTGTTTAAAAGGACAATTTGTAGTTTTATAATTTTTGTATAGAATAGAAGTCCAACAAAAGCGTGGACATTGCATAAAGTATTTACAGTAGACGCATCCTCTTTTATTTTTACCTAAATTTGCTTTTATTTGTGAAACATTGTCTTCTGATATTTTTAAATTTCCATAAAAGTCTTCGTTTGGTAAAATAGATGATGTTTTTACACAGTTATATGTTACGCAATCTTTACACGCAGAAAGATGCTTATGACAACCACATATAAATTCTTTTTCTCTTTCTGGAAAACAAAAACTGTTTAAAATTTTTTGTAAATCTAATATATTATAAAATTTATTGATTAAACAGGTTTTAAAGAATAAGAAAAGATCATCGTCACTAGGTAAGAGAGTTTTCCAGTTTATATTTGGAATGTAATAATTAATGTCTATTTTTTGTGTAAATTGTAAGTTTTGTAAATGGGTTAAATTATTACAATATTCAAGTATATTAGGTTTTGTAAGTGTAATTGATATTTCTTCCAATAGATTAAGAGAATTAAAGTACTTTGCATTTGTTAGCATTAAATTTTTTTGTTCTTCTGTTTTAAATCTATCTATTGGATCGTAACTTATATTTAATTTACTGTTTGTATCGTGTAATAGTTTTAAAACTCTATCAGTCTTTTTATATACACCATTAGATACCCATAAAAAGATTAAAGTAATATCTGGAAAGACTTCTTTGAATACTTTTTTGAAATTTGAAATTAGTTTCCTATATTCATCAAAAAGGGTATCCGGTAAAGCATCATAAAATAGTTCACCACCCCACATTCTAATAGCAATCTCTTTTGTATTTGGATATTTTTTATATTCTTCTTTAAATCTATCCACTAAAAGTTGAGGTATAGAATGAATCCAATTTAAATCTATTTTAGTATTTTCATGCGCTTCTAAACAAAATTTGCATCTTAAATTACAAGCTTCGAATAAAATACAATCAAAACCAAAACGTATATCTTGAGAACTAGTAACCATTTCGCCAATCCAAATAATCTATTAAAACTTCTTTATTGTTTTCAATATACTCATAAACTCTTTTATAAGGACAAATCGTAGGTTTAAACTTATTAAAAACAATTGCAATCCAACAAAACATTTGACATCTGTTGTAATACTTACATGTTAAGCATCCTCTTTTTTGTAAACCTAGGGTTGCTTTTATCTTATTTGTATTTTCTTCTGTAATGTTTTGTGTATATTCACCATAAAAACTTTCGCGTGGTAATAAAGAACTGCAAGTTGCACAATCTACACTCCATTCACCGTGTGTAATTTGAGAACAATATTGACAATCACAATATTTCGAAATGTTATCTTTACAGAAATATTGGAATAGCCTTTCTAATACTTTAATTTCATATAATTTGTTTTTAATAGCCCATTCAAAAAAGCTAAATATCTCTTCGTCAGTTGGCAGCAATTCTTCCCAGTTTGGATTTGCGATATAATAATTTAAATCTATATTATATCCGAGTTCTTTGAAATACTTTAAATGTGATTTATCATTTATAAAAGCTTGAATTGAAGATTTTGTTAAAGTAATTGATATTTTCTTACCAACATTATTTTCTTTAAAATATTTAGCAGATTCTAGCATAGTATTCAATTGAGTTTTAGTTTTAAATCTATTACAAGGATCATAACTCAAATTGATTATACCTTTTGAATAATTTACTAGATCTAATACTCTTTTTCTTTTATTGAATACTCCGTTAGAAAGCCAAGAGAACAGAATATTAAGTTTAGAGAAATGTAATTTAAAAAGAGAATTTATATTATCAACAAATTTATAATAACTATTAAAAATTTCATCCGATAAAGAATCGAAAAAGATTTCTCCTCCCCATAACATTAAATATACAGTTTTTATAGAAGGATATTTTTCATATTCTTTTCTAAAATTATCATAAATAATGGTATGTAAATTTTCAATGTATTTAGTATCTATCTTTTTGTTTATGTGTGATTCAAAACAAAAATTACATTTTAGATTACAATTTTCAAAAAACATACAGGCAATTTCATATGATTCTGGCTCTTTGTAAAAAGGTATAATTGGAGGAGTTACTTTTTCCATTGTAAATACCTCTTAATAATATCTGGATTATTCTTTATATACTGTCTTATTTTTCTATGCGGGCATTCTTGTAAAATGTAATCTTCATGACAAAGCTGCATCCAACAGTACATACTACAATTATTATAATGTTCACATAAAAAACAATTTCTTTTTGTCATACCTTTCTTAGTTATATATTCTACTGCATCTTCTTCTTTTATATGTTTAAAATCTTTTCCATAAAATTGAATTAAATCTAAAGAAGGAATATAAACATTACAGCTATAATGTAATTTATTTTCATAAAAAATGACTGTATTTTTACAATTACATGCTTTCGTTATTTTTTTATTTGAGTCTAAAGTATTTTCAAGTAAACTTTGTAAATAAATACAATTAAAAATGTCATTATCTAATAAAGTCTTAAAGAATATAAAAATATCTTCGTCTGTCGGTAGTAAAAAATCTTTATTTTTTGTTGGTACATAGTTATTGATATCTAAGTTTATATTTTCAAATACTTTTAGCTGTTTTGGATCTTCAACATAGTTTTTTATTGCAGGTTTTGTTAAGGTAATAGCAACGTTTTCGATTAAATTGTTATTTTTTAATTCATTGAAGTTATTTATAAATAATGATCTTTGTTTTTTTGAAGTAAAGCGTCCAAAGGAATCATAAGATAGGGTTATCTTAGAATTTATATCTTTTAAAAAGTTTATTACTCTTTCTATATTATTATAAATACCATTTGACATTACATGACATTGTATTTTAATTTTATGAGTAGAGTACTGAGATAAAATGATATCTTTGTAGGCATTTATAAATTCATCAGAAATGCTATCTTGAAATAGTTCGCCACCTCGAATAGAAAGTTTTAAGATTTTAGTGTTTGGATGTTTTTTTAAGAGTGCTGATATAAGTAAATTTAGCCTATTAGGTAAACTCTTTAAATAATCTATACTTATTTCTTTTTGTGTATGATTTTGAAAACAATGTAGACAATTTAAATTACATTTTTCTAACAGTACACAATCTATTGAAAGAGTATTATTTTTTAATGTTTCGTAATCTATATTCATGATAAAGTGTTTTTGGAAAACTACATTCTTTTTGTAAAATGCAAGGCTTACAAATATTTGCCAGCTTACAACTTAAACATTGTTGTAAAACATTAGTTTGTGTATATTGGGGACATCCCTTTTTCAATATTCCACTCGGTGTTAAGGTATATGTTTTAGAACAATCACAATTCCAATCAATTAAATTTTCGAATAAAAGATTTTTAAATGAAAACGACCAATCTTTAGATATTTTACATAACCAATTATCAACTCTTTCGTAAAATTCAGCTTTTTTAGAATTATCAACTAATTGTTCAAATTTTACACCAGTTATAGACTTTATCTTATCCAGTTTACTCAATATTGTTAAAAAGGTATTATAATCACAATTTATTAAGTCTTCCGTTAAAGTAATTAAAATAATACAAGAAAGGTTGTATTGTTCCAATAGTTTTAAATTGTCTATCCAAATATCAAATTGTTTCGGGGTGAATCTAGTTTGATTCCAAGAGGTAGCAATATCTAAATCATAATCTTTTATTAATTTTAGAGAAGTTGCATTTAATAATAATAGATTGGTTGAAATAGAGCTTATTTTTTTTGTTTCTAGGATAGGTATTAATTTTTCTTGTAGTAACAACGGTTCTCCACCAAACAGTATCCCACGGTCGAAAAAAAGTGTCTTTAATTGTGATATAAATACAGATTCATTATATCTTTCTACTTTTTTATGTAATTCGCAGTGTGGACAGTCTAAATTACAAGAGTATGTTGGAATGATGTATAATTCTTTTATAGTTTCCATCCTGTCCTCATAATTATTTCTTTTCTTTTGAGCATTTCTGCGCAGTGATTTTTAGTTTGCTTGTTTGTGTTTCTTAAAGAGGTACAGGCATTACACAAATTACACAATTCACAGGTCAAGCATTTTTCACTTAATAAAGTATTTATATCTAATTTTTCTTTAGTTGGTATTACTTTTTTTGTGTCGAGTGGTAAAGTCAAGCCAGAAGTTCCACAATCTTCACACCAACTGTATGTAATTTCATTTGTATTAGATAGCCAAAATGCTCGAATGGTTGATTTACAGGAGAGATTGGTATTAAAGTTACATCCTCCATTATAAAATTGTATTTTGGTATCTTGATATTTATCTAATCCTAATTCTTTAGCTTTTAACCATATATCAATCATTTTATATAAAGGATAAAAATTTTTTGATTTACCAAGAGCTAACGTCATGTTTAATTTACATTTGGTGTTTAATTTTTTGGCTAAATGTAAGTGATCTAATGCTTGTTTTTCGTTTGCATTGTTTATAAGACTGATAAAAGGTGGTACATATCCAATTCTTTCTTTGAACATAGTCATGACTTTAATAAACATTTCTTCGGTATATGGTGTATTTTTATCCCACAATCTATCATTACCATATTGAAAAGAAGTACCAATGCCTAACCTTTTATTTTTAAATAGATTTTCCCATTTCTCGGGATAAAAATAAAAATCCTTTAAATTCGTTGTAAAAGCAATGTTAAATTCACCGAGTGTTAGTATTTCTTCGTAATAACTTGGATTAACACATAAAGGATCACCACCAGTAAATATTAATCCATCTGGTTTTATAGTATTAATTACTTTTTTTAATTCTTCTGGAACTTTTGTCTGATGTTTTATATTAAGAAGACCAGCACTACAGAAAGTACAATTAAAGTTACAGCGACCAGTCGGTTTTATTATTAGTTCCATCGATTAGAAATTCCTTTTTAAAGTAATTTATTGTCTTAAGTATAGAGTTATATTGCCAGATGTTTCCTATTTTTAGGAGAATTTTGTCATATTCTTTTTTATATTTACTGTATTTGTAGTCTTTAAAATATTTATCATCTGGTAGTAAGTCGTCATCATCTAATGCTTCATAAAAAGGTACTTTAAAAAATTCTTCTAAACATTTAGCATAAATAATGGCTACAAATATAGTTTTTGCTGGATAGACTAATTTAGATTCTGTTTTAAAAAATTTAATTACTTGATTAGGTATGTTTTTATAATTAACCGTATAAGGTAAATTTATATCATCCCACTCATGTAATAAATATGATAATTGTCTTTTTTCTAATAGAGTTTTATTCATGTTTACTAGAACTTTAGAGTTTAGTTCTATTATAATAAGATCTTTAAAATATATTGGGATATACAAATAAATGAATGATATTATTACGTATCAAGAGATATTAGATACTGCATTAAACCGTATAAAACAAAAATGTCAAAATATTGATGCTCTTCCTGCTAATTTGTCAAGAGAATTTACAAACAATTCTAATTGGACTATAACGAGTAAAACAGTATCACATCAAGTTCAAACAAATACTTTTGAAAACCATACAATATCTGCTACTGCAACTGTTTCAGATAATATTTTATCGGTTATATCCAGTGCTACAGTTGCTCAGCAATTAAATGATTTTTTGGTTATGAGAGGTTTAAACAAAAGACAAGATAAGCTTGTGTCTTTTAAGGAAATGCTGATCTATTATAATAATATCGCGTCTTTTATTGCTACTAAGGTTGTTACAGTCACTAGTGCATTTAGTACTCTATCTTATTTGTTTTATGATGCAAACACTACTTCTTTTCCATCTACTGCAGCTTTACCAACCAACGCAGCATATTCCAATGCAGAATTAACAACTGATATTAATGACCTATTAAAAGTTGTAAATAATGTCAGTAATACACATTTGATTAATACTGTCATTAATTATATCTCTAGTTCGTCTAGTAGTTCGAGTAGTTCTTCTTCATCTTCGAGTTCTTCCAGTAGTTCATCTAGTAGTAGCAGTTCGTCTTCATCAACGTTCATCGCATACATGGATATTTAAATGTCATTACCAGTAGTTAGTTACCAAACTATTATCAATCAGTTAAAGAGTTGGATTTTAAGTAATTGTTATAACTTTGATACAACAGTTGCAAATTTACCAGCAGAGTTTAAAGCTGGATATGCTAATTCTCAACGCTTTGCTGGAAATGATACTGCCAATTCAAATTATAGAGTTACCATTAGTAGCGCAGTACCTGTTTTTTCGCCATCAGTCTTTGAAACGCAATTAACAGAATTTATGACTAAAGTTAATTTATCTGATAAACTCTCTTCGAATATTGTAGAAAGTGAATTTTTTGATTTAGTCTTGAATTTAATATCATTTTGCTCAACCAAATTAAACTTTGCCAGTAGTCAGTTTAATAGTAATAAGTACTTAATATACAATGGAAATAATACTGTATACACGTTTATCTATCAAATATCATCATTAGAAAAAGAAAAATTGATAAAAGCTGACGATTATACAAATTTGTTAAACCAGATATTACTTGTTTCTAAGCAAAATATACGAACTTTTACATGTAAATATACAATAACTCTTTCTTAAAAGGAAATAATATGGCTATTCTCGGTGATTATACAAATGCAAACAAATTTTATATTATTAACTCTTCTGGTATTTATGAATGGGTACCTTCTCTTAGATTAGCAGAAAGATATACAAAGGATCCGAAATATAAAGAATGGTATAATAAAGATATTTATGCTACAAGTGAAGATTTTGTTGTATTCGAAGGTAAAACATATTTAAAATCAGAATATAATAAGTTAGTAAAAGAAAAAGAACAAAAAGTAACTAAAGAATACGTTATAAATACCTTTAAACAACAAACAGAAGAATATATAAATAGGGTTTTACTTGATTACGCTAATTCTTTTGGATATGATAATATTTATACAATGATTTCTTGGAAAGATTCTTCAATTAAAAAATATAAAGAAGAAGCAAAAGCTGCGATTGCATATAGAGATAAAATCTACCAATACCATTTCGATTGTATAAATTCATTGAATGTAGATAATATAGATTTAACAGCAGAATACTTAAAATACCAAGAAAACTTTCCAAAAGGTTAAAGTTTTATTTATTTCCAAAGACTTTATTAAATTCTTATATATAAGTAGTTAATATATGAGAAATCTTAAAATGGAATATAAAAAAATATATGAATTTTTAGTTTGGGATAATTGTAATAATAATTGCTCTTTTTGTTTTCAGCGAGAAGCACCCAGATTATTTAATCATCAAAAACGTGCATTTATATTAGATGAAGTTATAAATTTTATTCAAAGTGATAGATTTATAAAAGGTAGTCATATATTAGTTTGCGGTGGTGAAATATTTGATAAACCACAAGATAATCCTCAACTAAATAACTTTTTTTCTAAAATAATAACATTGATGCTGGATAATGTTATTGATTTGTTATATCTTAATACGAATCTTATCTATAAAGATCTTACAGGTTTAAATTTTCTTTTACAAATAATAAAGGACAACAACTTATTTGATAGGTTAAAATTTACAACGTCTTATGATTTAGAAGGACGCTTTAGAAAAGAAGAAGATAAAGATTTGATGCTTTCTAACTTAAAATGGATAAATAATACATATCCAGACTGTAAGATTGTTGTAAATACTATCTTAACAAAACAAGTATGTGAAGCTCTTATAAATGAAAGTTATAAATTAAGTACTTTTATGAGTGAATATAAGTGTTGGGTTAATTTAATTCCGTATATTGTATTAGATAATAAATTAACAGCTAAGCGTTCAGATATTTTCAAAGCTTTAAAAATAGTAAATAACGATTGTCCAGGATATCTTTCTAAGTATGTACCAAACATGTCTATAACTCAAGAAAAGCTGTTATATATGTATAAGGACAATGAATTTAAATTTTGTAGTTGTGATATAGATAAATGTGGTCATTCTATTAACTTCAAAAGATATTCTGATAAAGGAACTTGCTTTTGTTGTGATTTAATTGAGCTGTTTAAAGGAATATAAAAAATGAAAGAGGCTTTAGAATATTGGTTAAATTATAAAAACATACCAGAAAAAGAATTAATACAATTAAATACTATTCGTGAAGAAAATAAACAATTTTACAATGAAAGTAAGTATAAATTGTTAGAAGATGACTTGTTTGATAGAATGCCTTTTTGTCAATTGAATTCAAAAAATGCGCACATTACAGTAAGTACGTGTGCAAGCGAATTGATAGAAAAATTGTTTGAAACTTTTGTAGACGAGGATACTCTTATAATTTCTTCTTCTGTTGAACATACTACTGTCGTTAATGAAAAAAGTAAACGAAAAAATGTTTATGACTTACATTACTACGAAGAGATAAAGGCATTAAATTTTAGTAAATTAAAGAATATTATAAAAGGTTTTAAAAAAGTATTTGTATATATCATTGGTGCTCAAATCTCAACAGGAGAAATAACGACACAGGTATTTTTTAAAAAATTAAAGCAAACACTAGATGAAAATAACATCAAATCAATTTTTGTTTTGGATGACGTACATGGAATGTATATTTATCCTAGAGATTATTCTTTTTTCAATTTTATTATAGGTACTGCACATGCATTAATAAGACCTTATGATATGGGAATTCTCATTCATAATGATACTTTAAATAAAAAAGAATATGAAATTGGTGAAAAAGTATATAATTGGGTTTATCAATATATAACAAAATTAGATATGATCTTGGAGCGTAAAGATAAATTATTTATGTTAGGACAGATTCTAAACGAATATTTTGCTAAATACACAGACTTTCAAAGATATACCGATAATATTCCAAATATATATGCAATTAAAACACCATATAAAACTTTTACACAAAAAATGTGGGATAATTTAGACGCTTATGAAATTCGTTTAGAAATAGCCAATAAAGCACAAGGCGGAATCATTAGATTTAGAGCACAGCAATTTATTACGTTTCCTGATTATTTGTTAAAGGGTTTAAACGTATTAGATAAAATCTTATATACTTTACAACACTTTTAATCTTTATGATTATTAAGTTCGTTAAATAAATCTAAGTAAATAGTATTTTTTAACAGAAGTGGTTGAAAATATCTAATTGCATCTTTAATATAAAAGCATTCTGATATTTCAAAAGATTCACTCGTTGAAAATATTCCACTCAGTGTTAATAGATCGATATTTAAAAAGATGTTTTTGTATGTTTCAGGCAAGTCAACACATTTGTCTGTAGGAAGAAAAGTAGTTTTATTATAGGATTTTATTAAAGAGATAAAATACATTGATAATTTTTTGTTAAACTCTTTGATTTCATCTTTTAGGTTTAATCGTAAGTCTAACATATCCTCGATAGACGAAATATAAATGTTTTCATTCATAAAGAAGGAATCGTCTAGAGTATTATATGTTTTAATTAAATTTAGGATATTGAGGAGCATTAAAGAATCTTTTAAGTTTTTATAATTTAATGCAAATTTTAATCCTTCTGTAATTAATTCAATGTCTAAACCTTTTAAATTAGTTAAAAAGATATCTTTTGAATTTTTATATTCAGATTCAAAAATTATATTTAAGTTTTCTACTAATTTCTCGGCAGTGATACTTGGGCTAAATGTAATTTCATAAGTCTCCTGAGTATCGATTTTTTTCTTTTCGATTGTTGTGTCTTCTAATACCAAATTCATAAATTATCTCTTTTACTATAAAGGTTATCTTGTTCTAATATACAGAACTACAATCAAATGTTTATTTTTAAAATAATGTTGTGATAAAAGAGGGATAATGATGCAAAGATATAAAGCTCCGAGTAAGTTTATACAATACCAGTTATGGCAAGATTGTAGAAACGGTTGTAAATTCTGTTCAGAACTGAATCAATTAAATGTGGATAAAAAGTGGGCTTTAAACTTTACACTTGACAAATTAAATAATCCTGAAGTATTTGATTACGAAGAAGTTGGTATTATCGGAGGAGAAATCTTTGATAACCAATTACAAGATCCAGAAGTACAAAAATTGTTTTACGTACTGACTGATAAAATTTGTACTATGCATTTCAAAAAAATATACATTGCGACTTCTTTAATTTATGATATTAAACCTTATTTAATACCATATCTACAACATCTCAGAAAATTGAATGTTGCTGATAAAGTTTTATTGTGTACTTCTTATGATTTGAAATATAGATTTAATAAAGAAGGTAAAAAAGAATTATGGGAAAATAATATGTTACAATTACAAAAAGATTTTCCAGATTTCAGAACGCATGTAGAAACTATTCTTACCCAGTATTTTATCGACGCAGTTTTAAATAAAGAGTTTAATATCAAAGAATTTGTTAAAAAATTTAATACAAGAATAGATTATATTGAGCCCGCTTCTGGTATGTATTATAAAGACAAACAAGATTGTGAAAAAGTATGTCCAGGATTTTTTCCAACTAAAAAGAGTTTTATAAAATTTTTAATTCAAGAAGGTATAAAAGATAATTCAATTGATTTATCGTGTATGATCTCGTATCAGATTAGAGCGAGTAGAATATATCATTTAGATTGTGGTAAGTTTGTTTGTTATGAAGATAGAAGAAAACCTGGATTTAGAGTAATTTGTTCAGACTCAACAAAAAAATATGAAATTGGTTTTATAGATTCTGATGATTCTATGGAAGATGTTGCGACATTAATATGTGAAATGAAAAATGACTAATTTTATCTATATAAATCCAAATAAATTTATTCAATTTGAACTGTGGAAAGATTGTTCAATAGGTTGTCGATTCTGTTGTAATAAGGGTCAACCTAAAATTGATAAAACAAAATCTTTAAATAAGATAATAGAGTTATTAAGCAACCGTGATATTATAAATGGATATAATGAAATAGGTATTATTGGTGGAGAGCTTTTTAATGGAGAATACAAAGAAGTCGAAGAATTGTTTTATAAACTTTTAGATAAAATAATATCTTGTAATTTCGATAAAATTTACATGGCAACTTCTTTGATTTTTGACTTACATGATTATTTAATACCAGTTTTAGAATATTTGAGAAAAAATAATTGTTTAGATAAATGTTGGATATGTACTTCATACGATGTAGCGTTTAGATTTAAAACACAAGAAAAATTGGACTTGTGGAAAAACAATATGAAATTTTTAGAAGGCAATTATCCTGAAGTTCATACGCATGTCGAAACAATTATTACTCAACACTTTATAAATGCAGTTTTAAATAAAGAGTTTGATCTACAAAATTTCTGCAATTATTTTCATACCCAAATTGATTTTATCGAACCTGCTTCTGGCTTATATTATGTAGATAAACAAGATTGTGAAAAAGATTGTCCAGGATTCTTTCCTACTAAAAGAAGTTTCATCAAAGTATTACCAAAGTTAGCAAAAGTTGTTAATTTAAATTCATTATTATCAATGGAATTAAGATCTGAAACATTATATTATTATACAGATGGTGAATTTAGATTGGCAGATAATAGAAGAAATGGTGATGGTAGGTGTCTTTTAAATGGTAATAAAAAATACGAAATTGGATTTATAGATTCTGATAAATCAATGCGAGATGTGGTAATTGAATATTGTAAACTGATAGACTAGTATGCAAAAAACCTCTAATTTTTTTATTGTTTTAACGAATACTTGTAATTTAAAATGTAAACACTGTTATGATTTCAAATCGAATCTAAACATGACAGATTCGTTATTAAATAAAGTAGAAGATTACATAATCGATAGTATAAACAATAATCAAGATGAAAATGAGTTTTGTATAAATTATGTCGGTGGTGAAATAACCTTATATAATCAAACGAGATTAATTTCAAGTATTAAAAAGATAAAAGAAAGGTGTAAAAGTAAAACAATAAGATTTTTATCTCAATCTAATTTGAGTACTGATTTAAGTGATACCTCTCTTGAATTTTTTAAATTACTCGACGAGATAGGTACTTCATACGATCCATTAATACGTTTCACTAGCTATAACCAAAAGATAAAATGGATCGAAAATATCCGTAAAATACAAAGTCTGGGTGTACCGATTAGATTGACAATTACTTTAACAAAACAGTGTATTGAAACATTAAATCCTGAAACCTTGTTAGATTTTATGTTAGCTCTAAATATAAAAATTTTGGAATTTAATCGTTATTTTCCAACTCTATCAGATACTGTTTTTACAAATGTATTACCAAAAAACGATAAGGTGCGTGATTGGACATATTCGTTATTTATACAATACTTAAAAATTAAAAAGGCATGTGATTTTAGTTGTGTTAATTTGGATTGTTTAATTGATAGTTTCGAAGGTAATTACAACTGGGAACATGGAAGAACTTGTACTTTAGACAATGAAACTTTTTCTCCAAACGGTGATATTTCAACTTGTATGTTAATGCAGAAGAAACCAATTTATAATTTGTTAAGAAATGAAAAATTAAATAATAAGGAAGATATTTTAAAAGAAGAACAAAATATTCCAGATTTATGTAAACAGTGCAAATATTTAAAGTATTGTAAAGGAGATTGTCAGCGTTGTATTTTTGATGAAACAGGATGTACAACAGCTTATAAAATTTACGATTATTTGGAAGAAATGCAGAAACTAAAATCATGAGTGTACCCTACGATTATAATTATACAACACTAAATAATATACAGATTCATGTCACAGGTTGTGGTTTAGCGGAATACGACGCCAAGTGCTTTGCTTCTACTTTGCCTACAGACGAAAAAGCAATCGTTTTTGGTACTTGTTCTTTTTTGAAAGAAAGAGAAATCGAGAATATGATTATCTTAAAATTATTATCATCAGTTTATACAGATTATACTTTTTATTTATTAGGATGTGACATAAATAACAATAGAAATAGATATTTAAAATACGGTAAAGTTTTTTCTAACCAAGAAGTAAAAGCAATTATAAATAACAATAAATTAAAAGTAATAACTAGCTTAAACAATAAAGTTAGAATAAAAATACAAGATGGATGTAAAAACAATTGTAGTTATTGTATAATTCACAAATTGAGGAATGATTTATTTTCTGTTCCATATTCAAAAATTTATGATTCATTACTCAAATTAAATACTTTAGATACAATAGAAGAAATCGAATTTTCTGGTGTAGAAGTTTGTTATTATTACGATAAAGAAAATAAATTTGGATTAGTACAGTTATTAGATAAAGTAATTAAAGATTTTCCAAAGATAAAAAATATAACATTAACAGCATTAGATCCTGCTGCTAAAAATATATTCGATATTTTAGAGTTTGTATCTTTACACCGTGATAAATTTCTATTACCTTTGAATTTGGCTGTACAATCAGGTTGTCAAAAAACGTTAAATAATATGAACAGACATTATTCTGTAGAAAGAATAATTGCAATCACAAATGCTGCAAATCAATATAAAATTCCGTTAAAATGGGATATTATCGTCGGTTTTCCAGGAGAATCAGAAGAAGATTTTAATGAAACTAAAAAGTTAATGCAAGATTTAATGATAAATACTGCAAATGTTTTTATATATTCACCTAGAAAAGGAACAGAGACTTATCTCAAGAAACAAGTACCAAATCTAACTAAACATCAACGTCAAAAAGAATTACTGAGTATGTTAGATAAAGTAGAAAATATATCAAGCGGTAATGAAACTAAAAAGTTGATACAAGATCTAATGATAAATAATAATATAATATATTTACGTAAATTTTCAGATATTGTTAATTTTGTAAAGTATCCAAATTTAGATACAATGATTTGTTTTGATTATACACAAGATAATTATTCAGAGATTATAATTAACTTCTTAAAAGAATACTTTAAGGACATAAAATTAATTGTAAATATACCCAAAGAAAAAAATATAGATAAAAAAGACTTTGAAAATAAATTTATATGTAAAGTAAGATTTGTTTAATATAGAAAGACTTTTAATTCTTTATATCCATTGTTTAAATCTGTTATTTCATATGCCCGTTGTAAATTATCTAAAGATTTTACTGTAACTTTGTCATCTCGGTAAATATTCAAACCCGTTGCACTTTTAATATCTATAACGTTATTAGCTGAATAAGCAGAAATTATTTTGCAAACTAATGTATCTTTTGGGATAAGTAAGTCAGAAGTTTCATTGTTAATAATCTTTAATTTAAATTCTATGTTTTCTTCTGGATATTCTATATGAAATCTTTCGGTATAAATCGGATTTAACTTAGAATCTTCATACCATAACTCACCAGTAATAAAGCAAATGTCTTCGATATTTTTACAAGAAATAAATAAACCAGTGTTTAATTCAAAAAGTTGATTCTTTTTAACTACAATATCTTTGTTTAATATAACATACTTTTTATCTAATCTATTTTTATCATCTTGTAAATAGATTACATCTGCTTTATTTTCAAATACTATCATGACATCATCTTTTCAATCATTTGTTTATCACAAATTACACAACCGTCACAATCACTATATGCATGATAGTTTTTAAGATGACCGCATTCTGCTAATTCTGTTTCACTAGAGATATGATCTAATTCTACTTCTGCATTTGAATCTTTGTGGCGTGTATTTAATTGCATGGAAGTATCTTCACTATTACCATTACGATAAAGGGTATCTGCTCTATATTTAATATTAAAAAGTTTATCCCACATTATTGGAGATTCTTCTGTTCTGAATTTTTTAAGAAATTGTAAGAATTTTTTTCTAGGAGGTACAAAACCAGGTAATTTCTTATTCATTTCCTGTAAAGTAATATTACTGGCTCCGCATTGTTTAAAGAAAAACGAGGTATGATATTCTTCCATCATCTTTTTGAAGGATAGCTCACCAGAAAGATATTTATCGATACAATCTTCTGATAAAATTGTTGTAGTATTAAATAAAATTTCTGGATATAATTTATGGATATTTTTCATGTGATAACTCCAATTCTCTTCCATTTTTGGAGTATGAAATCTACCTAGTGTATCATAAGAAGTTAATACCCACAATTCACCTTTATGACCTTCAAATAAATCTAGTGTTTCATATAAATCTTTTTGATCACCAATAGTAAGTGTAGCATAAATCCAAACGTGTGAAACAATTCCTTCTTTTAATAATTCAGCGGTCTTTTTCATCAGATTCATAAAAGCTTTTTTGACTTCTGGATTAGACATTTGACCTTGAAAGAATTCACCTCCCAAATAGGAAAGTGTATCATATTCTGGATATAAGGATAAATCAGAAATTTTTTCGAGTGCTTTTTCGCAGGCTTTAATTTTAAGATGGTCTGGTGTAAATCTGTTTTCTGTACCTAAATAACAAAATTTACACAACGAATTACACTGTTCCCATAGTTCGAATTGTAATTGTTTTTGCATTGAATTCCCCTCATTAATTTTTGTAATCGATTAAAGATAATTTTTCGATTTTTCCTGTCGATAATAATTTAATATTTTCTTTTAACATTCTTTTTTCATTAGATTCTAATAAATCTAAACTGGGTAAGTTTGCTTCATTTGTAAAGATATTCCATTTTGTTATATCTTCGTTCAATATAGTTTTTATTGGTACATTTTGAGGTTCAATCTCTAAGGGAGCAAAGTAAGATTCTCCTACAAGAGAAATGGTATTTTTAATGATTGGTTTTTTAGAAAGCCAATTACCATCTTTGTCAACCATCGCTAAAAACCAATCTGAATCGTCTAATAAAACAATATCGTTGTTTCTATTTATAGCATAATCCGAAAATTTATTAATACAATCTCTAATTACTTTTAAATCATAAACGTCTGGATAAGTTTCTTGGATTTGTTTAATAATAAGCTTTAATTTTAATTTACTTTCCAAAATTTTTAATGTTTTTCCCCAATTTAGTAACAATTCTTCAAACGATAAGTCTTCTGGTGAGCAAACTTTTAAAATTTCTCTTTGTTCTACTTGGTATAAGATTCCATCGTTTTCTATTGTTTTAACATACCAATGAATATTAAAAACTTCTCTGTATATTTCTGCTAATTTCTCTCGTATTTTTTCAAAAAATCTACCCGAATGTCTATCGATAGTGTATACTTTATAGAAATAATCTTTTGTTCCTATGACTAATTGATGTTCGTAATCTTTCCATTTTACTGATAATTCTGGATGAACATTCTCATCTAAAGATCGAATAATACTAAAAAATTTTTTAGTCGATGTTTCTTTTAAATCGAGTTTTTTCCAAGAAATTAATTCATTCACAAAAAGGCTTCTCCATCTAAATTTTCTAAATCACAAAGCATGCATTTATCTGAATCTGTATAACATTTATATAGAACAGAATGTCCACATTTAGGATTTATATCTTCTTTTCCGTCTGTTAGTTTTGGTGCTTCTGTATAATCATTTGATCCTCGTTCTTTTACACCTGTATATTTAAAAACACATGAATTTTTTGTAGATTGTAAAAATGATAGATATACAACCGGATTTGCACTTTTTAAGTATCTAATAAATCGTAAGAAGTCAGAACGTTTGAAATTAAAATCAGGAAGTGTATAACCTGTTTCGATTGGGTGTGGATATAAAAAGCATAATTGATTGCCCGGAATGTTTTCTTCAATAAACTTATTTACATCAAAGTTATTATTTTTCCATTCATCTATAACGTACTGGGTGAGTATCATTTGAACACCAACGCTATAATTATACTTTTTATGAAAGTCGTTGATATTCTTTAAACAGAGTAATCTAGCTTTTTCGTCTTTGAATCTGTATTTTAAATCATAAGAAAAGTTAATATCTACTTTTTGTATACCAACTGCATTAACAATTTTATCAATTACTTTATATAAAAACTCCGGATTATAAAGTCCGTTCGTAACAGTCGAATATCTACACTCTGGATTTTTTGATACTTTTAAAACTTTTTCGATAATAAGATCAATTAATTCTAAAAAGGAATCTTGTACTTCTTTATCTTGAATGAAATATAATTCACCGCCGAGAAGTGAAATACCATAACTAAATTGATTTTCCCAATCTACATAATCTAAGTTTTTCTTAATTTTATTTAATTGCCAGAGCTGTTTTTCTTTAGAATATGGAATTCTTTCTCGGCGTAAACAAAACTTACATTCGTTGCAGCAATTAGACCAAACCGCATATTGAACCATATTTCCCATCTTTTTAGTATTTTCCTTTTTATGATAATGTATATGATATTTTTACCGGAACTACACGTATATATCCTTCATTTCTAACCATAATAGAAATTAAATTTTCAATAATAAGTTTAGTATCTGAAACATCTATCATTTTTTCAACAGAAGGTACGTTTTTAATCCAATCTGATTCGTTTGCCCAATATATTAAGTATTTGACTAGTGAAGAAGTATCTTTATTATAGCGTGAAGATACAAAAGCCAATTTGGTTGCAGCGAAACATGCCAAATTGTTTAAATACGGATAAAAATCTTCTGGTGCTATTATTCCAGAAGGTGAACCAATAACTTGTAAAAACGCAGTCATATCTGTATCTACTTTTGATGTAGGAATAGCAAATTTAACAGGACTACTAACAATACCAGTTACTTTTTCAACATATGCCCCACTACCAGAAGAGGCGGCTTCAAATTTAAAACCGTCTTTAACACAAGCATGCATACCACCATAATTAGCAATGTTTGCGCAATTGGTTTTCATCCAATTTTTTACAAGGTCACTCAAAGACTGATAGGTTATCGTTGGTAACGGCATTTAAATATCCATATATGCTATAAAACTTGAAGATGATGATGAACTACTTGATGAACTACTAGAAGAAGACGAGCTTGAAGATGAACTACTAGAAGAACAAATATAAGATAAAACAGTAGAAATCAAATGAGTATTATTTGTTGTACCTAATGCATTTAATAGATCTGTCAAAGAACTATTTACTTCTGAAGGTGAAATGTCAATAGAAGTAGAATTTAGACTACACGTCGGAAAAGATGTTGCTTTTGAATTATAAAATATACGCGTTTCACCAGTAATAGCGCTTGTGACATAAACTAATTTTATAGACATAAAAGATGCTAAGTTATTATAAAATGCTAACATAGTTTTATATGAAACCGGTGTATTTGACTTTTCATATATAGCACGCGACTTTAAAAATGATAATAATTGATTTTCAACTGTTGAAGCTGGAACAGCAATAAGTAAAGAATCATTTATTGTTTCTTTAACAGTTGAAGTATGTGCACTCCTTGCAACATTTCGAAATCCTGTTGCTGACATTTTTGTTTCGGAATAGGTTTTGCTTATTCTATTAATAATTTGACCATTCTTAAAAGTTGTTGGTAAATTAGGATTTAAGCTATCTAAGTTTACACAACTCGTTTTTAAAACTTTAAGTGCATGTTTGATTAAGTCGTCATAGGTTACTACGGTGTTTTCATTCAGCATCTTTGCTTTCCTTGATAGTTTCAGTATCTTTAATCTCTTTAGCAAAATTTTCAAATAAATTTAAACCGACTGAATTCTTTAAGAACAAAGCGCTTAAGCATTCCATAGCATCAATTATATATGGACAGCTCGCTGTATCAAATTGTTCACCTGCAGCAAAAATACCAGATAATGTATAAAAATCTGTACTTAAAATAATTGATTTGTATGCAGCAGGCAAGGATATATATTCGTCGGTTGGTAAAAAAGTGGTCTTGCTATAAGATTTAATTAAAGAAATAAAATACATTGATAATTGTTTAGAAAATATATTTAATTCATCTCGTACTTCTAACCTAACGTCGATTAGATCATCTATTTCATTAAAGTAAATATTTTCATCTTCAAAAAAGGAATCTTCTAAGGTATTATATACTTTAACTAAATTTATGATGTTAAGGAGCATTAAAGGATCTTTTAATGTTTCTCTACTTAACGAAATACGTAAAGCTTCAATAATTAAATCAATATTTAAATTTTTTAACCTTGTAAGAATAATATCTTTGAACTCATCAGACTCTTCTAAAGTATAGATTTTATTCAAATTGTCTAAGAGTTCGTCGGTTGTAATATTTTTATCAAAAGAAATAGTATATTCAGTTTGTTCTTCTAGTGATTTTTTTGTAATGTTTGCTTTTACAAGGTTTAAATTCATAACAAATACCGTCCTTTTTGGGTTGTTCTTATAGATATATTATATTGAACTAAAAAACGAAAGTAATCCTAAGTAGATTTTAATGAAAACAGCAATTCGTATTGAACTCATACCACTATATCGTTGTAATGAAAATTGTAATTTTTGTTTATATCAGCATGAAAAAAATAACAAAAATACAGCAGATTTAGCATGGATAGATTCAACCTTAACTTCATTGCACTTTAAGTATGATATTCTTCAAATAAAAATTACTGGAGGTGAAATATCTTTACTTTCAGACTTTTACTTTGAGATGCTATTTAACTTATTAAAAATACATTGCAAAAAAATCATTGTAGAAACCAATTTCGTTGAATTTAAGAAGGCTTTAATTAACAACTGTGATATAATAAACATAGGATATAATTTCAATAATAATCCTTTACAACAGCAGATTTTTAATAATATTAAAGCGGCTACAGCAACTGGAAAAAGTATAAATATAAAGTCCTTAGATATTTTTTGTAAAATAAATCATAATCAAATTATAAATCATTTAAATTCACTTAAAATTAAATCCTGGGAGATTATACCTTTTCATCAGACACCATTTACATTATATAAATTTAGAGGATATTCAGAGTATGAAAAGATTGTTGCTGAATATCTTAAATTGTCAAACAAGATGAAATTTGCTTTTCAAAATAAATTACAACTAGAGAATATTTTAAATCTTGATAACTATAACGTTAAAACAGTATATTTAACTCCTAATAATAAACTTGCTCTACAAAATTTTGATAATGATAACAACTTTTTCTTAGAAGAATTTGATAATGTTGAAGATTTATCTAAAAAAATGAAAGAAACGGAAAAAAAGAAAGATAAATTTTGTGAAAAGTGCACTTCTAAATTACAGTGTATGGCAAATAGTTTTATGAATTTGAATTATACCGGACTCTCATGTAGTGGATTTAAAGATTTAATAAATAAGCATAAAGGTGGGCTGTAATATGAATTTAATGTATGTTATAATGTCACAAGTTAATTTTACAAACAAAAATAATAAGCTGGTAAAAAAAGTAAATAAACTTAAAGAAGAATTAAAAAACGAAAAGATTAAAGTAGATAGTAAGTGTGTAAAATTAGGTAACACAGATTACTATAATAATACTTTACCATTAATAACCAAAGATAGAGATGTTCTTAAAAAGCCAAATGGTATTTGTAAGATGCGTGTCAATTGGAAAAAGAAAACTTTTGAAGGTATGTCTACAAATGAAATCGCTAATCAACTCAAAGAACAATATGGTTGGAATATAACTACCGTTGATGCGGATCATACTCGTAATAAGTATAAAAATAAAACAGACGCATGGGTAGTATTCGATACAAAAGAAGAAGCAGAAAGAAATATGAAGTTATTTAATTCAATGTTTATTACAGCTATTGAATTAGATGCGATTGAAGAATATAAGCGATTTAAAGAAAATCCAGCAAAAAGACCTTTGACTTTTGATAAACTGGTTGAAAACGCTTATGAATTGTATGAAGCCGTTGATCAAGGAGAAATTTAAATATGTCAACTAGGGAAGTAATGATTCCAACAAATAAACATTTTTGTGACATTTGTGGAAAAGAAATTGAAGGTGTAACGTGGACATCTGCGTGCGGTTATATTTTATCTTATGAAAATGAAGATTATGCATTAGATTTAGATATTTGTCCTGATTGTAAAAAGAAATATGAAAATTTAATCAAAGGCGAATTACGAGCAAAATTAGTAGAAGTATTCAAAAAGTTAAAGGAAAAACACGATGCAGAATGAATTACAGAATAGAAAACTTAGAATTACGGTTTCCGGCGCACTAGGAGCTGGTAAGACAACCTTGTTAGGAATTATTAAAGAATGTTTAGAAAGAGATTATAAATTCAGAACAATGTTTGCTGGAGCAGAAATCTCTATGGCAGAAGTAATTGAAGACCTTCCAGATAGAGCTGACGAAGAAAAACGAGAAAAAGAAAATAAATCTGAGTAGAATTGATTTAATTTGCATTTCTATATTATACAAGTTTACTTTAATTTGGGTAATTAGATATGCAATTTAATATTAAGAAAATCGAAATTCAGAATTTTAGAAGTATTCAGTCTAAAGTAACCTTGGAAATAAAACCAGGGTTATTTTCTATTGAAGGAATAAATATGGACGAACCTTCTTCAAAAAACGGAGCAGGCAAAAGTTCAATTGTTTCGGCTTTATATTGGTGTTTGACTGGTAATACTCTTACGAACGAAGTACTAGCAGATGAAGTAGTAAATCTTAAAACTGGAAAAGATTGTCGAGTTACAGTATATATTGATTCTGATCGGGGTGAGATTAAAGTTGTTAGAAGTCGTAAAGATTCAGAATTAGGCAATAACCTTTTGTTGGAAATAGCTAATCAAGATTTAACTTGTCATAAAATAGCAGAAACCCAACAGAGAATTAATCAATTGTTAAAAATTCCTGTCGATTTGTTGCATAGTACAATTATGATGACTTGTGATATTAAATCTGCGTTTTCAGACCTTACTCCTCAACAGCGTATTCAAACTCTTGAAAGTATACGTGACTATAGTCTTTGGGATAGAGTGCGTGACGAAGCAAATAAAGATATGAAAGAAATTGCTAAAGACATCCAGGAATCAAGATTAAAACTCAGTAGTGCAGAAGGGAGTTTAAAGACTTATGAACAGATGTATAATCGTCAATTAGGAGCTCTAGAAACGCTAAAAATCAATTTCGATATAAAACGTATTGAAAATGAAATTGTATCGCTCACAGACCAAAAAACGGTCATAGATACACAGTTAGTAAAGTTAAAAGAAGAAATCGAAAAATATAATAAAGTAACTAAAACTGACACTAGTGAATATCTTCAAAATTTACGTAAAATTGAAGAAGAAGCAAATGTAATAACTAGTGAAAAACAAAAAATCGAATTTGAAAATAAACAATTAGATGTCGATATAAATACGATTGATAAATGGTTTAAAAATGATACTTGTCCTACTTGTAAAAGACCATTAGAAAGAAGTAATGAACTAATTGTTGAAAAGACACAAGAAAAAGAAAGTTTACTTGCTTCAAAAACTAAAAATATAGAAATTATAGCAGGCTTAGACGTTAAATTAAATGAAAAACGTGTAGAATGGTCTAATTTAAATAAAGAATTGACAAAATTAACACAAGAAAGCAAAGATGTTGACGAAAAAATTAGAAAGTTAAACGAAGAAAATACTCAAGCATTACATAAATTAAATCTTGTCATGAAAACCATTACAGAGTATGAAAATAAAAAAGAAAATCATGATAAAGAAGTTGATACTATAAACAATACACTTGCTGAATACAAAGTAGAGATAGAAAAGATTAATAAACAGATAACTGCAGAACAAGAAGTAGTAACAAAACTAGAATATGAGCGTTCTCTTGCGGATTACTTTTATAAACTACTTGGTGCAAAAGGTGAATTACGTCCATATCTGTTAAATCGTGATATTATCTTTTTAAATCAATGTATGCAGAAATATATAAATAGATTTTTCGCAAATACAACTGTTGCTTTGACTTTGAATGGAGCAAATATTGATATTGTAATTGAAACTGCAGGAATTAAGAAATCGGTATCTAGTTTATCAGGTGGTGAAAAGAAGCGTTTAAATCTTGCTATTCAATTAGCATTGTATGATTTAATTAAAACAACCTCTAGAATTAATTTTAATGTATTATGGTTAGATGAGGTAGAATCACAATTAGATCCACTCGGTTGTCAACAGTTAATTGAAATAATTGAAGATAAAAGTGACGAGATCGAAAGTGTATTTTGGATTACAAATAATGCAATGGTAAGCGAAAACATTCCAAATAAAATCGTATGTAAAAAAATTATGGGTAAAACGGAGATTATAGAGCAATGAGAATTTTATTTTTTAGTGATATACATTTTCATCATACACACCGCTTTTCGCATATTACTCCAGAAGGATATACGATTAGAGAGTTAGAGCATTTATCTTGTGCAGATACTATTGTTGATATTTGTAATAAAGAAAATATTGATAAAATAGTATTTGGCGGAGATGCTTGGGGTCCAGTTACTGATACTATGTCTTGTCAAACTTTAAATGCAATGATTGATTTTTTTAAGAAAATTAGTGATTGTAAACCAGTTGATATTATCGTAGGTAATCATGATTTGAGCGGTAATACAAACAATAAATATGCACATAAATTAGCAACCTTTAAATATTGGAATAATATAAATGTATACGAGTATCCTACTGTTGTTGGCGATTTTATATATATGCCTTATTGTGATAACGATGAGACAGCTGAATCGTTTTTAAAGAAAATAGAAAATAAGCAAGATAAAATTGTTTTTTCACACCTAGAAATAAATAACACTGATTTAGGTAATAATATTTTTACAACAAGAGGTGTAGATTTAGATGTATTAAAGCAATTTAAGATGACCTTACAAGGACATTATCATTCAGCTGTTAATCCTGCCAAAAATGTACAAATTTCTGGTTCAACACAAAGACTTTCATTTAAAGATAAAGGCGTCGCAAGAAAGAATATAATTATCTACGATACTGAAACAAATAAAGTGAAGCGCGAATCGTTTAATTGTCCAGATTGGTTAACGTTTACAGACGATAATATAGAAAGTATCTTAAACTATTCTAATGACAATTACTTTAAAGTTGATATTACAACAGATATTCTTTTGACAGATGAAATTCGTAATAAATTAAATAATGTAAAAGGTAAAGAAATTCATATTGATTTAATGCGTATTTCAACTAATAAAAAAGTAGAAGAAGAGATAACTGTAGAAAACAATTCAGATATTTTAATTCAATTTATCAATAAGTCAAATAATGACACTTTACAAAAGGAGGACTTAATTAAAAAAGGAAATGATTTATTAGAAAGAGTATAATAATAGATTTGTTCTATATACTGTTTGGAAAATTAATTTATTAGAATCCAAATTATATTTACTTCTATTTTATATGACAGATGTAATGTCACTGTATAAAACATACTTACTTTAACTTTTAGGAAATACTGAAATGAATAAAAAAATTAATTTAGAATGGACAACAGCAATGTTAAATGATAACAGTAGTAAAATCGAAGCCGCAAGCGAATTGCCTCGTATTGATTGGGTTTCTAACAATAGAGGTTTTAAAAGAGGTGTACAATTTAAAGTTGTTGCCGCAAATAGTAAAGAGAATGATATTTTTAGTTGGGTTGTTGGTACACACTGGCTCAATCAGGTTGTAGAAGGTTCAACGGCTCGTTTTGTTTGCCCGGAACAAACTATGCATCTTAAAAAAGCTGGTGTTAAATGCCCAATCTGTGAAGCAAAACGTCAGTTGTTGGCTATGGGTTTCAAAGAAGAAGAATTGACAACACAAGGTAAGTTTGGTCCTCTTCCTATGTTTGATCCGCAAATTACTTCGAACGTAAAAGTAGTTGTTGTTGATTCAGACACCAAACAAGATTGGGATAAAGCACATATTTCTGTTTTGCAACAGAAAGGTTCATTCTTAACAAGATGGTTGATTGAACGTTATGTTGATAAAGACACTCCAGACTTGTTAGAATGGGAAAGAAGTAACACTATTAAATTCTCACGTCAGAGTGAAAATGGTCGTTGGGACAGAGAAATTTCATTTGCAACCTATAATCCTACAATGGATATTATTGAAAAACTCAAAGAAGAAAATGAAGCATTAGTTATGCCTGATTTGTGGAAAATGCCTAGTGATCAAGAGTTTGTACAGATGAAAATGCTGATGGATAAGAAAGTAGAAGAATTTAAATCTGCTCGTGATGTATTAAGATCTGTTACTGCTCCTGCGGTTGATGATAGTATTCCGTTCTAAATTAATACTTGCAGAAAGGATAGGAGAGCCCAAAAACTCTCCTATTTTTATATCATGAAAAAAACACCACTCAAAGCAAAATCACAATTAAAAGCTAAAACCGGTTTAAAAAGTAAATCTGGTCTTAAGAAAACTACTACTTTGAAAGCAAAATCTTCGTTATGCTCATTTTCGGCTTTAAAAAATTCAGGAACAGCATTAAAGAAAACAATATTGAATAAACAGAATAAAGAAGCTAAAGACAAATGGGAAGAAACAAGACAAAAAGTTATTCAAAGAGATAAAGGTAAATGCCAAATTTGTGGAAAACCAGGTACACAAGTTCATCATATTCATATGAGAAGTAAAAGAAAGGATTTATTATATAATATGAATAATTTAATCTTATTGTGTGACGAACACCATTTTCACAAAGCAACAGAAAAATATTTTGAACAAACACAGTTAATTGCGAATTCTAAAGGTATTACTGTAGAAGAATTATTAAAGCAGGCTGAACAAAAGAAGGAAAAAGAAGAATGAATATTAAAAAGTATTTAGATATGTCAAATTATAAAAGAAAACTACGGCGCTGGATTATAAATTGGTTAGCTCCTACTGAATTCGAATATGCAAATTCTCCTTTTCAGTCAGGGGATAATATTATGATAGTTGTACGTGACAATTATTATGAGGGTGAAGGTTTAGTTGTGAGATGGGGTAGAAACGGTTCGGATTGGTATAGAGAGGGATATTTTACTAAGAAGTCTGTATGTAAGTTGTATAGTGAACTTCATAATATTCAACCGAAATATATCCTTATTATAAAAGAGCAAGATCAAAGTACAGAAGCTATCGAAGAGTTTATAAAAGAAGTTAGAAATACTTGTGAATATACTAAAATTGAAGTAAAAAATAATAACGGTAAAGTCAGAATGTTTAATTGAAAGGAAATAACATGACAGACCTCGAATTTGATATAGAAAAAGTTGAAAGTTTAGATTTTGATGATTTAGCTAAACAATTAAAATATATCTTCAAAACAGAACAAGATATAGTTAATTTTGTAAATTTCTTAAAAAACATTCAAAAATTCGTTAATCTTTCTAATGATAAAAGACATATGACACTTATTCAGCTTGGATATTTTAAAAGTCAAATTCAGAAATATGAAAAGCAAATAAAAAATCTTTTAGATAAGAAAAAGAATCAGCAAGTAAAAGAAGCCATTAAAAAAGCCAAATGCTGTGGTGAAAAAGTTACAGAAAATATTATTCAATACTACGCAGAAGAAGATAATGTTATTGAAGGATTAGAAGATCTATATATTTTAGTTACCGCTTGGACAAGTTATATGCAAGATTTATATTATTTAACTGGTCAGACAAATAAAAATATTGGCGGAATATATTAGAATTGGAAATTTATATTGTATATTTTTTGTTTTTGGTTTTCGTTTTTATTTTATTTATGATTATAATTGATTTATAATAATTGATAAAAAGGAGAAAGCGTTTTGGTTAAGCAAATAAAAAAAGCTCGTATCGAAAAAAGAGTAAATAGAAAACAAAGTCTAAAAAAGTTCTTTGATTCTAATTGTACTGATGAGCAATCTTTTTTTAATGCCTGTAAAGGTGATGAAAATCTTTTAATTTATACCTGTTTAACTAAAGAAGAACGGGAAGTATATTTTGAAAAACTTCGTGAATTAGAAGATACTCCTGCAAAAATCGATTATCTTTTAACGAATCAACCTTTTGCTAATGAAACAGTTGAAAGGTATGATAGAGTTACTAAAGCCATTGCCAAATATTTAAAAGGTTATATTGAATACAATGGTTTTAGAATGAGTAATGCAGAAGGTACCTATGAAGATTGGACTTCTGAGTTTTGGGCAAAGTATTGTAAGGTATGTGATTTTTATCGTACAAGATGGTTTTTTCCTGAAAAGTTAAAAAAGACTAGTACAGTTTCGCATTCTCCTATGCTGCTTAAAGAAATTGTTTATATCATTCGTTTATCGATTAGTGGTGAACGCAAGCATCGTGCATTCTTGGCAACTCAAAATATGGAAGATTCTGTATTTAAGTTATCATTAGATACAACATTAGAAGTTGGTGATAATGAAAAAACTTTAGCAGATGTAATACCAGATGAAGAACACGATGTTGATTATATTCTGGACCAAGCAAGTACAAATAAAATTTTAGATAAAGCTTTATCAATTTGTAAAGAATATCCAGACGCGGTTAAATATTATGAAAGAATTAAAGATTTTTATGAGAAACAGGATCCGATTGGGTTTGATAAGAAAACAATTATCCTAGGTAAAATCTTTTTGTATAAAGCGGGTTTAGTGTCAGCAAAAATATTAGCGTTTGTAAAAGCCTTATCAGCAACATACAAAGCTAAATATAATTTAAGTAATGCTAAAATAAATAGTCAATTAGCCGAATATAAAAATAAAAAAGTCATTAAATATAAAAAACCGACTAATGAAAATTTAGGTTGGCGTGATTTAATTTTAAGAAAACGAGGAGAGTTGTAATGAATACTAATGCTGATTCTGATAATTCTGGTTATTTGGAAGGTATCGGTGTTTTTTGTATTATACTTGCGATTATTGGAATGTTGTGTATTCCTGGTGCAATTGTATATCAATATAATAAAATATCACTCGGAGCTGAAATCATCAATGAACTATGTAACGCTGGTAATGGAAAGTATGAATTTTGTGAATTGAAAGAAACTACTTTTCATTATGAAGAAGCTGCTAAAAAAGAAAAAGGAACAAAATAAATGACAGAGATTGCTTTAATTACTGCGATTGGACCAAATGGAATAATTGGAGTTGGTAATAAGTTACCTTGGCATTCAAAACAAGATTTTTATAATTTTAAAACCATAACTAAAGGTTATCCGTGTATTTTTGGTGATAAAACTTTTTTTGGATTACCTAAATATCCATTAAAGAATAGAGTTAATATTGTAGTTAATCCAGAATATAAAGAAGAAGGCGAAAATATTGTTTGCTCTGCATTTAATACTAAGGTTGAACCAGTAGAGCATTATTATACTGGATCTTTTTTAAAACTAAACAGTATTGAGAATGCTATTAAAACAAGTATGAATTATGATAAGATTTTTATTTGTGGCGGAGCAGGTGTATATAAATATTGTTTAGAAAATAACTTAGTTAATACAGTATATCTTACTAAAATTATATCTCCGACATTACAAAACGATTCGGTTAAAAATCCAGACAGATATGTATTCTTTCCTATTGATTTTAATGAATACTTTAAAAAAGATTGGGTAAGAGTTCCATTTGAATATAAAGAAGAATTACCTGAAGAAAATGAAGATATTACTGTATTATTTCAAAAATGGATTAAACTTAAAAACTGAGTTGTTCTAAATATTGTCACAAAGGCATAGCCGTGACGAGAGTAGCTAAGGTTTCCCCCTCCTTTTCCTGGCTACTCTTTTTTTATTGTCCTTCTGCAGGATCAAATGTTGGAGTTAGTCTTAAATTTATACCTGTATTTACCCATAACTCAGTATCTGGATTATCCGCTTCAAAGGCAATCCAAGATGTTAAACAATTCATAGGGTGTACACAATCTTTTTGCAACCAGTCATCCCAAATTAAAATAAGATCTTTAAACTCAGGTATGATTATCTTTTTGCTTCCATTTTTATTTACATATCTTGTTACATTAGACCCATATAACTGTACATTGCCATTAACAGGTTGAAAAATGACAAGTCCCAAATTAGTCATATCAGTAGCATAAACTTTATTAGGTTTTAAACAGAATCCCAATTTAATATTCCCTTTATACAATTTTGGTTTGCTTTTTATAATTAGAACAACAAAGTTCTAAAGACTATGAAACACAGAATATTCCAAACAAATTCATTAAGATTGAATCGTTTAATTGGTTGTGGAGATCATACACATGGACCACATCCAGAATGGTTTTATAATGGATCTTTAAAATTTGAAGAAGATGAAAACGGACCTAGAGTTTTTCAAAGCTTATCTGGGGCAGTAGCTTATTTTACAGAAAAAAGTTATGAATGTGAAAGATCAAGAGGTCAATACGTCACTTGGGCAGAAGCAACTGCAAATAACTGGGTTTTATACGTATATATCGGACCAGATACTTCAGATGCTAATTACAGTAATCCAAAAAACTGGTGGCCATTCGGTGAAGCTAGACCAGAACCGTATTCTCATATAAGCGAAGCAATTAATGCTGATAAAGCTTTTGTTGAAAAATTAGATGCGCATTATACAATAGAAGAAAACTTAGAAGTTAAGCAGGACTAATACAATGGAATTAAAAGAAGATAGAATTATACATCGTTTTATTAGAGATATTTCTGAATATGAATCTGGCGGAGAGTATTATAATCAAGTAATTCCTGCTGATACACAGGCTTATGCAATTTATTCTAGTGGTGAAAAAACTGGATTATACTATGTACTAGGTGATGATGCTCATACATATACAGAAATCAGAGATGGATACGGTAGTAAAAAAAGCGCAAAAGAATATCCAGTTTTCACATCCGATCACGTTAATACAATTAATAGAAAAGCCGACAAATCATATGTAGATGCAGAATTTGTTAATGCAGAAACTGAATGGACAGCACAAATAAAAGCAGAAGAATCTAGAGCAACAGGTTCTGAAAATACAATTACTGTAGCATTGAATGATGAAACTGCTCGTGCTGTATTAGAAGAAGATAAATTAAATAAAAAAATCGATACTGAAACGAATCGTGCTACAACTAAAGAAAATACAATTACTTCCAATTTAAATGCACATATTAATAATAAAAATAATCCACACACTGTTACAAAAGCTCAAGTTGGTTTAGGAAATTGCGATAATACTTCAGACGCTAATAAACCTATATCTATTGCTACTCAATCTGCTTTAGATATATTAACAAGTGGATTAGAAACTGAAACAAATAGAGCTACTACTCGTGAAAATAGTATAAATAATGCATTGACAGCCGAAGTAACTCGTGCAACAAATAGAGAAAGTGTAATAGAAGAAGATTTGAATGCCCATTCTACTTCTACGACAAATCCACACAATGTCACAAAGTCTCAAGTAGGATTAGGTAACTGTGACAATACTTCAGATGTTAATAAACCTGTTAGTAAGGCCACACAAGAAGAATTAAATACAATTACTAATAACCTAGAAGCAGAAGTCACAAGAGCTACTACTGCAGAAACAACGATTAGTAATAATCTAAATAATGAAATTACTAGAGCAGAAAGTAAGGAAACTGCAATAGAAACTTCTTTAAATACTCATATAGCAAATAAAACTAATCCGCACGAAGTAACAAAAACTCAAATTGGATTAGGAAATTGTGATAATACGGCTGACCTCGATAAACCAATTTCAAGGGCAGTACAAGTAGTTTTAGACAAAAAAGCAGATAAAGCTACAACTTTACAAGGTTATAACATTTCGGATGCATATACAAAAGCAGAAATTGATAACAAATTAACTGCAGTATATAAATTCAAAGGATCAGTAGATACTTATAATGATTTACCTAATAAAGATTTGACTGTCGGTGATGTATATAACATATTAGATACTGGCGCAAATTATGGTTGGACAGGAAGTGTTTGGGATAAACTTGGTGAAAATATTGACTTGTCTCCATATGCTTTAAAATCTGAATTGCCAACTAAAGTATCAGAATTACAAAACGATGCAGGTTATCTAACAGAAATTCCAGAAGAATATCTAACTGTTGAAGAAGCAGCTAGAGTATATGCTACGAATGCAGACGTTGCAGAAAAAGCAAACACTGCAGATTTAGCTGCTGTTGCAACATCAGGTAATTATAATGATCTAGAAAACAAACCGACGAAAGTATCTGAATTTACAAATGATAGTGGATATTTAACTGAACATCAAGATATTTCTGATAAAGCAGATATTACGTATGTAAATGAACAAGTTGCTGTTAAGCAGGATATCTTATCTGGTGCAAAAGGTGAAGTATTTTATAGTAACGGCAATAGTGTATTTTCACAAACAATATTAAACGAAAGTAAAGTCGTTACAACAACTGCCGATTTAAATGCTTGTAAAAATAGTGCACCGTCCTTTGAAGAAGTATTTAATACATGGACAAAGTTTTCACATTTAAATGGTAATGATAATGCTGTAGCCAGCGAATTATCTGCTTGGACATATGATTCATCTAAAGATACAATTGTTCAACCGCAGAATACTACATCGTATTGCGGCTTTATTTCACCAAATACATATTCCGAATATGATATTACTGTAAGATTATATTCTACAGGTTCAGATAACGATACAATCGGTTTAGTCGCTGCTTTTGCGACAGATCCTAGTGGTAAACAGCACACTTTATCGTTTTTAAGAAGTCCGGGTGGTACAGACGCTAAATGGATATGTAAAGTTGATTATTGTACATTCGCAATGACTCAAACTACTTATAATCAAATAACATTAGCTGATAAATCTTCTACGATTACCGGTTCAGATGCCAACTGGAGTACTTCGATTATTGGAACAGGAACGATTGTTAATATGAAACGTAATGGAAACGTATTTACTGCTAAATGTTCACAATTTAATTCTTCAGTATTAGACGATAATACTACAATTACAATTGATTTAGATGCTTTATCGAGTACATATCCAGTTTTGAATTACTTTAAAGGTTCTGCTGCTTGGGGGTATAGTACATTTTCACAACCATATTCAATGTATGAAAATATTTCGGTTACTGATCCGTCAGGATATATTTTAGATGTTAAAAATAATCAAACCTTACAATATGATTCGTCTAGTTCTTCGTGGAAAGTAATTAAAGGTTTAGTTCCAGCAGAAGTAATAGGAGCAGGCCGATTATCATATAATAAAATTACAGGTAAGTTATTTTATTGTACTGGTTCGACTATTTTTCAAATCGCTACCAATGCAAATATTTGATAGTATTGTAACCTTATAATTATTTAGTTATCAAAGTTCTAAACATAAGATAATTTCATAAGGTTTTAATAAAAACCTATTAAACAGGTTAAATAAGAATAAAATGGCAACTATTCAAAATAAAGTAATACATCGTTTTATTAGATCAATCGATGAATATGAAGAAGGCGGGCTTTATTATAATAGAGTAATACCGTTAGACACACAAGCATATGCATACTATCCTGTTGAAAATCCAGATAGTACTTCTTTTGCTAACGTGAGTGATTCCACATCAATTTATAAAACAGGACTATATTATGTTTTAGGTGATGGTGATCATACTTATACTGAAATTAGAGACGGTAAAGGTAATGTTCCAAGTGCAAAAGAATATCCTGTTTTTACACAAAATCTTTTTGATGATAAAATTGATACCTTAATAGCCGGTTCAAATGTTGTCATTTCTGGTGAAGGTTCATTTCGTAAAATTTCTGTTCCAGGTGTTGCAGTTCCAGATAGATTTACAAGCGATCAGGAATTACCAGAAGGATTATTTATAGGTGATGAATTACAGAATTTAGACGGTACAAGAGCTTTTGCGATTAAACCTCCTGCATCACTTAAAGAAAATGATATTATATATTTTGCTAATCAATTCCAACTTTTAGTAACATACGTAGATCCTTCTGAAACTTTATATGACGCTGTTGTTATTTTTGCACCAAATAAAGAAGACGTGTTATCTTTTGAAAATATTAAAGGTAATCCAGAAGACAATACAGCATTAGCCTTAGCATTAGATGACAAGTTAGAAAAGAAAAATTTACCAAATACAATCTACGGTATTGATAAAAGTGGTAATCAAACTTTATTCCATTTCTTAGATGTAGGTATTCCAGACGCGCCAAAAGACAGTAATAGATATGTACGTAAAGATGGTGCATGGGTAAAATTAAATCCTGCAGAAGTTATTAATGACAATACAATATCTAAAACAACAACTTATTCTTCAAGTAGATTAGAAAGTAAATTTAAAGAAATTATTAATTCAATTCAAGATATTAATGTTTTGAATGTTGAAGTTGTTAATGAATTACCAGAAGAAGGTGTTGCTAAAACATTATTCTTAGTTTCCAATAATAAATCCGAAGAAAAGAATACTTATGACGAGTATATGTGGATTAACGGAAAATGGGAATTAATTGGTAATAGAGACATTGATTTAACTGAATATGCAAAAGAATCTAAAGTTGAAGAAATAAGAACTGAGTTATCACAAGATATAGAAAAAAATTCTCAGTCGATTGCATTAAAACAAGATATTCTCACTGCCGGTAAAAATATTGTAATTGAGAATAACGTAATTTCTTCACTGTGTGAGATTACTAGCATCAATAAAAAATTACCAGATGAAAATGGCAATGTAGAAATTACAAAAGAAGATGTAGGTTTAGGAGCTGTCGATAATACTTCTGACTTAGATAAACCAATTTCTAAAGCTACTCTGTATGTATTAGATGAATTACAAAATGCTGTCGATAAGAAACAGGATATTTTAGTTGCTGGTAAGAATATTTCAATCGAAGGCAACGTAATTTCATCTATCGATCCTATTACTTCTTATGAAACATTAACAGAAAAACCTAGTATTAACGGTATCGAATTATTAGGTAATAAAACCTTCGAAGAATTAGGTATTCAAACTTCAGGTGACTTTGCTACAAATGATAGAGTAAATACAGTAGAAAATACTCTTAGAGAAGAAATTGAAAAGAAAGCAGATAAAGTTAATACCGAAGCAGCATTAAGTAAAGTACAATCAGATATTAGTACATTAAACGAAAATAAGGCCGATAAGGCTACAACCTTGTTCGGGTACGGTATTAATGATGCTTATACTAAATTATGGATAGATACCAATTTTGTAAATAGTACACGTTATAATTATGATTTAAATACAATTAATACTGCATTAAATGATTTAGATACAGCAAAAGCAACAAAAGAGGAAGTTGTTACAGGTTTAAGTAAAAAACAAAATATCTTAACGGCTGGAAATCATATTAAAATTGATAACAGTTTAATTAGTGCATATTACTTATATAAAGATTTAACCGATAAACCTACTATCAATAATGTTGAGTTAGCTGGAAACAAAACTTTAGAAGAGTTGGGAATTCAGCCTAAAGGAAACTATGTAACATCAAATGACTTAAAATTAGTAGATTTAAAAGTTGATACTAAACAAGACATTTTAACTGCAGGTGAAGGCATTATATTAAAAGATAATGTAATTTCCGTAGTTAACAATATTGATTCTTATAATGATCTTGTAGATAAACCTCAAGTAAACGGAATTGAATTAAAAGGTAATATTTCATTAAATACCTTAAATATCCAAGAAAAAGGAGATTTTGCTACAGTAGATCAATTATTAGAAGAAACTAACAGAGCAATAAAAGCAGAGGGGTTATTAAATTCATTACTTTCAAATGTATATAGTAATGTTAGTAATTTGAATAGAAATGTTACCGGAATCAAAAAAGAAATTAAAGAAAAACAAGATACTCTAATTGCTGGATATGGTATTAGACTCGATGGAAATGTAATTTCTGTTGATCTCGGTGATAAACCAGAAGATTCTGGATCTCCTGAGGAATCCGGATTTCCTGAAGAATCTGGTACAGAATCTAGTGGCGAAACAGGATGGGAATCTGGTTATTATCCAATTCTTCCTTCAGAAGATTACGTTACTAGAGAAGAATATGAAGCCAAATGTAATGAATATGAAAATAAAATTTCGGCCCTTACAAGTCGTTTGGATAGAATTATTGATATTGTTACAAATCAAGGCTTTCTAATTGTTGGTGTTGACGATGCTGTTGATTTCTAGGAGATTTATATAAATGGCAGATAAAAATATTCAAATTAAAGATCTCAAAGGTAATCTTCTGTTTCCTAAAACAAAAGGTTCATTGGTCTTTAATGATAAAAACGAAGCGTTAGGTACTGTTGAAGCTGGCGCTCAAGTTAACAAAATTGAAAAAATTAAATTAAACGGTGTTGAACTTTCAGTCGTAAGCAAAGAAGTTAACATTGATATTCGAAGTGCAGAATATACAATTGTTAAGTCTAAAGCTCCAGAAACAGGATATTCCGCTACTTATCAGTTAATGAAAGATAACGTAGCTGTTGGTGAAAAGATCAATATTCCTAAGGATATGGTTGTTCAATCTGGTTCTGTTAAAGAAGTTACTGAACCTGATCAACCAGTAGCTGGATATAGCGTAGGCGACAAATATATTGATTTGGTACTTGCAAATGCCGAATTAAGTCACATTTATATCTTGGTTAATGATCTTGTTGATATTTATACTGCAGGTGCTGGTATCACTATTACAAATCGCGCAATTAATGTTGATACTGAAGCATTAAAAGCAACTTTTGCAACAGGTGAACAATTAACACAAGCTGTAGAAAATCTTAATCAAGCGATTGAAAATAAGGATTCTCTTCCTGCACAAGCTTCTCATGCAGGTAAATTTTTAACAACCGATGGTACAAATGCCTCTTGGGCAAATGTTACATCTCTTCAAAATGCAAATGGTAATAATTCACAGATTAGATTGTGGGTTGGTTCAAAAGCTGAATATGACGCTTTGACTGTAAAAGAAGAAGATGTATTATATTATGTTCAAAAAGAAGGTGAAGCTGTTGACATTTACGAACTGTTAGGCCAAAAACAGGATAAATTAACAGCTGGAACTGGTATTACAATTGCTGATAATGTAATCTCTGCTGATGTAAATGCAATTTCTGCCGGTTTAGAAGGAACGTATGCTAAAATTGGTGATGCGTATACTAAAGCAGAAGCAGATAATAAATTTGCTGAAAAAGCTACAACATTAGCTGGTTATGGTATCCAAGATGCCTATACTAAAACAGAGGTTGATAGCAAAGTTGATGTTAAAGCTGACAAGGCTACTACATTGGCTGGATACGGTATCACTGACGCTTATACCAAGGGCGAAGTTGATACATTGTTAAGTAATTTGATTACTTACGAAGAATTAGTATAAAAATTTAGTATTTTAAGGGTGTACTTAGCAATGGACTTTGTACACCCTTGCAAAGTAGAATTAACATCAATAAAAACTATCTAATTATTAAGATGCAGACAGTAACAGCAAAAACCGTAATATTAAAAGACATCTCTGGTAATTACCTGTTGCCATACGTTGAACCAACTCCTTTGGTTACAACGACTTCCGACGGCTTAATGTCTAAAGAAGATAAAATAAAGTTAGACAACATGAGTGAAGGAGGAGGTGGAAGCGGAACAGGCGGAACTAATATTAACGATAGTACTACTTCTACTACTTCTACCTGGTCTTCGACTAAAATAAATACAGAATTAGATAAAAAGTTAGATTCTTCAAATATAATTGCTGGTAATAATGTAATAATCAGTAGAGATGGAAAAAATCTAACTATTTCTGCAATAGGCGGAGGAAGTAGTAGCGGAGAAGGTTTCGCAGATCCTACTATTTTACAAAATTATTATACTAAAGTCGAAACAGATAATAAATATGCTCTGAAAGCTTCTGAACATACTCATGCTAACAAAGAATTATTAGATAATTTTACAGTAGACGCTGGTGGTATTCTTAGATATAATGGTAATATAATTCCAGTAAATCCTTCAGAATTAACTAGTATTATTGAAGGCGAATATTCAACTGAAACTGAAATCTTTAATATTTTAAAACTATGTACAGATAATCATTACAAGGCATTAATAAATAATTATGTTCTTATTAATAATATAGCTGAAGTAACAACAAATTTAGTGGAAGACGAAAAAGATCCTAATGTTCTATCTGTATCGGTATATAGTGGTAATATAAGATTAGATACTATTGAAATTAATCCTCAGTGTGTACAAGGTTATCAATTACCAGCTATAACAAATCTTAAAATAAAAGCAAAAGGTAAGGTACATTCAGAATTAACACTTGTTGGATATAATTATTAAATAAGGTAATATAAATAAAATGGCCCTAACAAATGTAACTTTTAATTATAATGTAGCAAAAATAATAGATACTCCGTGGAATACTATTATTAACGGCTTAAATTATACTAAAACAAATCTTGCTCCATTAGCACTTAAATATACCCTATGTAATAATTATGATTCTGGTATGCTCTTAAAAGAAGTTGCAGGTAATAGTATTAAACAGTATGTCCCAATAGAAGATTTTTCTTGGTCAAATGCTGTAATAGATTACGATGATGTAAATAAATACTGGATACTAAATACAAATCATAAATCAACAGATACTTCAGGTCCTTGTATCTATTTAGCTCAGAAATATACAGATGAAAATGGCTTCGATTATTCAATTATAACAGATTCTTTACCAGGTACTACAAAATATAGAAACTGTGGACAGATATGGTATCAAGATAGTACATATATCTTTATCTACTTAAATCAAACATACTATTCTTCTGGACAAGGTGCATACTTATACAGATGCTATAAAAATAAAGACACTGGAAGATTAGAAATAAAAAATACGTATACTTGTACAAATGGTATAATATCTTTATTAGAAATAAATAACGGTAAAATCATTTTCTTAATGCAATATGGTACTTCTTCTACAAGTCATGAAATTTATACAGTAGAAATCAGTTCTGGTATTGCAAAGAATATTCACACTCATAATACAAGTGGACAAGGCGTTCTTACTTCATATCCAACAAATATCATAGATAACTGTTTTTATCTTAAAGATTGTCCAAATAACCTCTGGTACAAATATGAATTAGATACTATTAGATCTTCTGCATCACATGTTACAATTCCTTGTGATATAGATGACGCTAACTTTTCTTCTACTTCTACCAATTATGCGGGTCAAATAAAAAGATTTACTCATGTATACGTTGAAGGAGATAAGCAATATCTTATGATTTTATCTCTTAGCTCGTATAACTATAATACAACTTTATCTGATTCTTTACTTCAAGTATATGAAATTACAGATACAGGATTAAAAAGAAAACAAAGTATTGTCGTAAATGGACTTTCTTTAATTCCTAAAAATGATTGGAATACTTTATTTATTGGAACATTGACTGGAATTAAAGTGTTTAGTTGGAATCCTTTAGAATGTAATTTTATAGAAAAACCTTCAATTTATACAACCTGTCAGCAATTTGGATTCGATAATGATGAAAGATTGTGGATAATGGATGCAGATGAAAACGTTTTTAGATATACATATAACCAACCTGTGACTGTAGACTATAAATTCGAAAAAGTTAAATACGAATTGGGAACAGATTTTATAGAAAGTTATGTCGATGTTAGCGTATTAAATTATATGGGTAATGTTTTATCTTCAAAATTAACAATAAAAGCAGTAGGTAATTTTACTTTTGAAAATAACAAAAAAGAACTTACTGTACAATTAACTTCAAATGAATACCTTAGATTACCAATTATTATCAAAGGTACTGGTAAATATGAAATTAGACTTTAAAGGAATAAAATAACGATGCAAATAGTAAAAAGTACAGATAAAGTATTTAGTAGTAATTGTCCTTGCATTGACGCAGGATCTCATATTGTAATTAATTCAGTACCTTACAATAAAGAAACAAATTCACCTGTACCTTTTTGTACTGTATCTGCTCCTTGCGATTCTAGATGGGCATTTGGTAAAAGTGGTATGAACCTATATCCATTTATCAATGCAGCATCTTATACACAATATAATATTACAGATTATAAAATTAAAAACGTAATAATAGATAACAAAGATCCAAATACAGTCTATGCTTTTACAAATAAAGATGATAACGGCATAGTACTTGACAATAAAGCAGACTCTGAATATAATTCTAAAAATCAAAAATTTTATGCAGGTGGAATACTTAAAATAGACAAAACTAAAGAAAATAATATTATAACGACTAGTAACTATCCATCACGCTCAAAGGTATATAGTGATGCTTCTAGTACACATAAAAATTTATATTTAACGCAAAGCGAAAATCATTTATTTGCATTGACGGCACATACTTATACATCAGCTAATAGTAGTTATCAATATCATAATCATTTTATTTGTATGGAAATATATACTAAAGACTTAAATTATATAGGTAATAGATATTTAAATTTATATAACTTAACTACCGAATCTTATGATAATGGAACCTCGTGGGACGCCAGTACCGGATATTACAATGCACATTATGTATGTAAAGTATTATTTGAAAACAAAGACGGATTATTGATTTATGTTGATGGTATATTTCAAACGAATAATAATGATAATAAATTATATACTAACAGTAGATATATTTGGTTTTCATTCAAAACTATGTTATTTGAGAATATTGAAACAATTAGAGAAGAAAATGGATTCTTACCGAATACCTTACCAGTTTTAAAAAGTTCAACGGCACATTCAATTACTAGTAACTATAGCGTAATGTTAGAACTAATAAAAGCTATTCCGTCAGCATATAAAGAGACTGATACCTATTTATATGGGTATTATTATGCAAAAGGAAGTACTAGTACTGGTTCGGATGTTTATTATGAAACGAATTTTGACAATTGGAAATTATTCTTAATCGAGCATAATAAAGATAATTTATTAGTAGCAAATTTTAAAACAATAGGATTAGTTACGTATAATGAAGAAACTTCTGCATACGATGAATATAAATTACCAAATTCTAGTATAAGCAATGTTTCTAACGCTTCACTCAACTATCTTGTACAAAGACGATATTATGAAACGTTCTTTAGCACTGTAAATGGTAAAGATTATGTACATATTATTTATAAAGGCGTATATGAATATGTACCAGAAAGAGGAATTTATACCTTCGAAGTAAATGAAGATAAAACACAAGCAGTGTTTGTATCATATTATCCTGCTTTAGGTGGTACATTATACGAATTCTTACCAGTTAAAGAAGATAACAATAGAATTGTTCTTGCAACAAATTCTTCTTATCACGTTTTGAATTTTGATGGTATTGCTAAAAAATGGGTTTCTTCATTTGATTCTCTTAATAAAATGCAGTCTTGTATTTATACTGACGAAAATAAATTATATGTAATTTTAGCCGATAATTCTATTGTTTGTCATGATTTAGAAGGTGCTGTTATTTTAGATTTTGATTTTGAAAAAACTTCCTATAATTATAACAATGCAGATATTGATAGTTATATTAGCATTTGGGCTAAAAATGCGGATAGTGATTATGTAGCAACAAATATTAAATTGACTATTGTTGGTGATGCAGTGTGGAAACAGAACGGAGAGAAAACGTTAAATACTACAACGGCTGCGTCTGGTCCAAGTAACATTCCTTTCACTATTAAAGGCCAAACAGCAATTAATGTAAGTGTTGATGCAGTAATTTAAAAATAAACAATGTCAGAAGCATATGGATATTATACGTACGGCGATGAAAAAGCAAGGCATGTTGTTGGAACATCGTCGTACGGAATTAAAAAATTAAATACCGATATAAATTTAATATCTAAAGAAGCAAATTGTTACATAAAGACTTTAGATAAGGATTTAACATATACTTTAAAAAATACTGTTTCAAAAAATAGTGTTTGTTATTATCACAATCTTAATAAATCTGCAAATATACATCTATATTATAAAGAAACGGATTTAACGTCTTCGACTCCTGAATATATAAAAATTGATGAAGATACTTTTTCTTTTTCTTCTGATGTTAATGGATATTATGAAATCGGATTAGAAGGACAAATTGCTACACATAATGTTATAATAAATGTTCAGCCTGAAACAGCAATAACAAAAATAAATAATACAGAGCAAAATACTTATGTTGCAGTTGACACAGAAGATCTCAATTGGGAAGTTTCGGCAGAAGGATATGTACCTCAAAGCGGTGAAATTTTAAATATACGTGAAAATAAAGTTTTAGACATTACATTATTAGAAGCTGTTTTATTAACAATTACATGTAATATAGAGAATGCAACTATTCTTATTAACGGAATAGAAGGTGCTAGTCAAAAAGTCGTTAAGGGTGAAGAAATAACATATGTTGTATCTGCTCCTGCTTATAAAACAAAAACAGAAACTTTAATATTAAATGCAGACACTGTAATTGAAGTTGAATTAGAAAAAAATATTGTAAATATAGTATATCCAGGTACTACATTACCAAGTACAGTAACAACAGAAGGAATAGGTCCGAGTAGTAGTTATGCATTTTATAATACTGGGTCACAATTATATAGTTATAAAGGATCTTATCACATTAACAGTGGTTCTTCCATAGCATATATTAGATTTAGAAGCCCAGATGAAGCAAGTCAATTATCATTAAGAGCATATGTTAGTTCCGAAGCAAAGCATGATTTTGGAAGAATTTATTTGAATGGATCACGAATTTTTTCACAATCAGGTACATCAAATTCTTGGGTAACAGTAACGTGTGATTTAACACCAAATACTGACTATGAATTAAAACTACGATATACAAAAGATGGTTCCGGAAATAAAGGTAGTGACCGTCTATATGTTTCAAATATCACCTTTAGTACATTTGGAGATTAGATGTGGATGACGAAATAATCAAAGAAAGTGCTGATAATAATTGTTGGTATAAAATATATAAATCGGGAAGAGTAGTAAGTGGAATAAAAACAAGATACATAGGTAATCCTTTAACTTTTAACTTACCTTTTAAATTTACTAATACAGAATATACAATAAATAGTATAAACATTCCACAATATAATCCAATGCAGCATTATTCTGATAAATCTGCAGTTTGTTATAATTCACATTGGGTTATAAATGAAACTGAAGGATTAGTACCAGAAAGAAAAGTAAATAAAAAAGTATATTCTCAAAGTGTTGTTGTAGGCTTTAATGAAAGTAATGTATGTCCTATAAATAAAACAGCATATACATTTGGTACACCTATTCCTAAAGTTACATCATTTAAAGGGCCTACGAAAACTGCAAATGTAGAAAATATTTCAAGTGATCCAACAGTTGGTGTAAGTACAGGAACATTAAATGAAATTCGGTTATCTTTAGCAACAAATCAGTTTATTACATTAAAGGTTGATATTTCTGGTGCTAAAATTAATAATTTACCTACTGGATTTACATTTGCTAATAGTGAAATAACAGGTGCAGCTAAAAATCCTGGAGAATATCGGTTTAATATAGTATCGGAAGCAATAACTGTCCCAGTAATAATGAAAGTTAGTAATATTATTAGAATATCTTGAGTGTTTATAGAGGTTTAAATGAAAAAAGTAGTAGAAAATATTATTCAAATTAAGAATCCAGATGGTTATCACTTATTTCCTAAAACCAAGGCGTCTGCGGTATATATGGGTGATGGTAAAACATTAGGAAACATAGATCCAAATGCTCAAGAAAACAAAATTGAATCTATCTTAGTAAATGGAAAAGAATTACCAGTAGAAGGTAAAGCTGTTAATATTAATATTTCAGAAACGACTGGTGGTGTAAGTGATTATGTTTTACTTGAAAATAAACCTAAAATTAATAATATTGAATTAGCAGGTAACAAAACTACAATTGATTTGGGTTTGGCTTCATCTTCTGAAGTTAAGAGATTAAATACAAAAATTGAAAACTCAGAAGTAGAAATTAATACAATAAACACTCAAATCACTATGTTAAATGACCAATTGACGACTACGACTGAAAATGCAAATAAAGCGTTGGAAGAAATAGAACAAACTTCTGCGTTAATTGAAAATGTTAATAATGATTTAAACACTGAAATAACAAGAGCATTAAAAACTGAACAATCCTTAGATGAAACCAAACAGAATAAATTGGTTGCGGAAAATGGCATTGTTATTAGAGAAGATTCGAATTCAGATAATACAGTAATTGCACTTGATAATGAATATGTAACGGTACCTTTCTTTAATACTCAGTTAGAAAGCCTATCTTCAGCGATTATTCAAGACTTAGATGGTTTACAGGAAAATAAACAAAATAATCTTACAGCTGGTTTTGGTATTAAACTTGAGAACGATATAATTTCTTTAGATGTCGAAAGTCCTGAAGAAGAATCTGGAAGTGGTAGTGGTGGAGGTAGTGCTTTTCCTACTCTTCAACTTAAAACAGATGACTTAAAAACAACCAATTCTTTGTATTTCGACGGTGATAAAGTTGATAGAGTTAAAGTTAATTCAAAAGATATGGTTTTGACTGGTGATAATTTAAAATACTTTATTAAATCAGACGGTGAATATACAGAAATTAAAAAAATCGAATATGATATGTGTCAATTCAGTGCTCCAGACTTAGATATTGGTTATATATCGTTGAATCCTGGATTTACACAGACTTTAAATTTCAATACATACGTTATAGATGAAAATACTGTAATTGAAGATAATTTCTTTGTTGAAGTACCGCGTGATTTTGATAATAAGTTAACTCCTTTATACAATTATCGTACCGGTTCAGAAATGTATTCATTCGAAGTCTGGACTGATGAATTTGTTGAAGACATGACAGGATTAGGTTCAACTGCTATGCCTAGAAAGGCTTTATTACAAGCTTACAGTATGGATGAAATGTCTTTAGCCCGTGTTGCTTTGATTGACTGTTCATATCTTTTCGGTAAACCTACTCGTCCATATTTAGCAGTATTTATTAGAGGTTTAAATGGATATTGGCGTACGATAGTTGCTTATAACTTTTACAACTCTATTCCAGATAGCGTTGTTGGAAATGGAATAGGTAGATATACAATCGGTTTACAGCATTGGGTATGGGAACAAATTCAGCGTAATACTTTAAAAGGTATGGATTTAGACAAACTTAGTAAATCGAATAAAAATAGCATCGATTCGATAAAAACTACACTTGACGCTCTGGATACAAAAACTTCTAATAACACGAAAGATATTACTGCGTTACAAACACGAGTTGATCAGCTTAATTCAGAGTTAAGTACGAGTTTAGCAAATATTGAACAAAGATTACTGACTATAGAAAATAATGTAAGTTCGATGTTAGTAAGATTAGAAGCACTAGAAGCTAGAAATAGTTAATAAAATTTTATAAATTATATCTTTTACATAGTAATTCCCTGAATAAAGTTCTAATAAATAATGATTGGACTAATTTAGGGAATTATTTTATTATGCTCAAATTTCTTAAATCCATTGTGGAATATTTAAAACATGCTGTTTGGTTAATACCTGTTACTTTATCTGCTATTTTATGTATGTACTTTATGAATCTTTTTCAGCGTATAGATGAAGCACAGTTACGCAGACAAATTGATGAAAGAGATAGTATTATAGAAATTACCAAGTTCATTAAAACGAAAGATACTTTATACGCATATTTAGATATTATAGATAGATTCGAAGATAATAATTTATATCTATTGGATAATAAGTTAGAATTATTACCAGATAAGAGACATACCAGACATTGTTATTATTCGATGTATAGTGTAACTCCTCCGTTTGAAATAGAAAAATTTAGACAGGAGATGTTAAAAAACAAGGTTGGTACATTTGATCATAAAATAGTCCCAGGTATAAAAATTAATTTTCAATATCGTCATATACGTGCAGACAATAAAGAATATATTTTATTAGCCGGCGTTCATAATTACGTTAAATTACCAGAAGAAGAAGAATTATATTTTGCGATTGGTTTACTTTTACTTTTTACAGCCGTTTGCAATCTTATTATTGTTATTTATGCAAAGCACATGAGATATTTGTGTCATCTGGAAAATGATAAAGAATAATGGAGAAAATAGAAATGCAAGAACAAGGTGCCAAGTATCCAGAGGTGCTGACAGTCTTTTTATGTTTTATCTTGGCATTATTAGGTGGAACAGCAAAAGAATTATCTAAATCTGAAGAAGCTTTTACATGGAGAAATTTCTTAAAAAATATCTTTGTATCTGGATTTTGTGGTATAATTGTAGGTTTATTTGCTCCGGATTTTGACCATAAAAATTGGATTATGGTATGTGCTGGTATTTCTGGTGTTGCTGGAATTCAATTTTTAGATTTTTGTACTGAGATTTTAAAAACAGTAATTAAAAAGACAATTGACGCCGAAACAAAAAAGGAATAATCAATGATAGCGAATAAAGCGAGTCTTATTACTATTGCCGTTTCTATTTTGGCTGCAGTTATATTTTTTATGCTTTGGCAAATTTCACAAGATAATTTAAAGAATACAAGAGAAAAATTGTGTGATGCAAATAATACTATTCAGACATTAAAAAATGATAACGATAAATTACTTGTATATATTCAAACAAAAGATCAAGAAATTAAAAAAATCGAAAAAGAATATATAAATAAATTAAATAATATTCCAAAAGATAATTGTGGTGATACTAAACCTTCAAAAGAATTACTTGATTATTTAAAACAGAATGCACAATGAAAATATTATGTAGAATTTTAGGATTGTTGATATTTTTCTTATTTTTGTTCAGTATGCTTTTTGGGTGTACTTCTACAACGCAGGTAAATGTATCTACAAACAATTTAGTACAAACAGATTATGATTATCAATGTTTAGATAGTACTAAAACTTTTACACAAATTATAGTTTGTTATCAAGCTCAAGATAAAGCAGAAAAAGTCCAAAACAAGATAACAAACGAATTACTTAAAAATAAATAAAAATAAAGGCTCGTTTTTTGACCGTACACGAGCCTTTTAATTTAATCTTAAGAGTTTCTCTAGAAAGTTAATTTAGCTACACACATGACCAATTTTTCGGCATCTGTGTCATTGTCTTCTAATGCGATAGCAACTACTTTTCTAAAATCATACCATTTTTTAACACAACCGACTCCGGCAATCTTACTGAGTACAATTTTATCAAACTTTTTAACTTTACCAACAACTCTTACTTTTACTTTGCCGACGAGAGCAATACTTTGACCTTTGCTTTTCGAATTTAAAATAAAACCTGGTTTTTCAGAAATTACACCATTCACTTCTTTATCAGCTATAGTTATTTCTTTTTCACCACCGAATTTAATCAATGTACCAACTGGATATTTTTCATCACTAAGATATTTTTCGGCTAAGTCTGCATATCGAGCTTGAGTTGCAACACCATTAAAGATGGGTGCGGTAATAGTACCTGGAAATTGACTATCACCAGCTTCATTCATCAATGTAATTTGTTTATCTAAGCTGTTTGTACCCGCATTTATAGTAGTATTTGAAGTATAACCAAGTAATAATTTATCTTGATAGGTGTTTAATGTGAATTTACCATTTGTACTATTCGTTTTAATAGCTGTAACATAAGCGCCGTTTGCAGCTTTTGAGTTTAATATAGCGGTGCCTTGGTTACCATTCAAATACGTATTTGTTAAAATATCAGTATTCAAACGATCAACTTCAATAGTATCTGGTAAAGGTTGCCAAATAAGCTTACTACCATCTGTATATAAGTAACTTCCAGCTTTTCCTGCAATCTCAGAAATTACACCGCCGATCGTTAAAGTACCTTCGGCTGTAACGTCTAAATCTTCTCCGATGATAACACCGCCTTTTTTAGTAGTGGTTGCAGGAGGTAAAACACTGTCTATAATTCTAATTGCCATTTTATATCCTCAAACTATAAAGCAGTTAAATATTCTTCAAATTTTAATATTTCGATATCAGGAAAATTTTTATTCTGTGGAATATCACGTAAGTATTGAGCATACTGTAATAATTTAAAATAAATGTTTTCCGAATCTTCTGTTTTAATACCTAATTTAGTTTGTTGTTCAAAGCGTGTGATTCGCCATAATACATTTTCTAAATTTTGGTTGCGTTCTTCTCTTTTTAATTCTTCTTTTGATTTTTCTCTTTCGATAATATAAGGCTCTGCAACGTTACTTTCAAACGAAGATAATTCATCTGCCACTTTTAAAGATAACTCGGCATTAGAAACATACTTACGTAATACTTTCGAAAGATCAGCTTTTGTAATATATTCTGCTTTTTTTAATGTGTTAATTAATTCATCTATTTCTTCTTTTGAATATACATCTTCGTTACAAGCTTTTTCTGATATTAATTTTTTTACTTCGTCGGCAGTAACGTAATTTGTATCTTTAAGTAAATCAGATTCTGTTAGTACTACATTGTTTGCTAAAACTTTTCCATTAATTGTTGGCTTATTTGAAAGAGTATTATAATCTAAATCAGTATCTTTAAGTTTATTTAAAACCGTATCGTGGGTAAATTTAATTTTAGCGTTTATTTCACTTAATCTTGTATCGATATTCTTGTGTAATTCTTCAAAATCTTTAACAGTTGTAGTTACAAATTCAGCAAAATTATCTGTTTCAACATAACTTCCTTTCGGTTGAATACCCAAATCTGATAAAGATAAATTACCATTTAATTCGATATGATTAATAGAAGGTCTATTTTCTAAAGTGAGATAATCTTTAGAAGGAGTATATCCAGCAACTATTTTATCACCTTGTCTAATAGTCATTTGTTATTCCTTTGGATATTTCTTTTTTATTTGATTAATAGTGTTAAACCAGACATTTGTACCTTTAACTTTATCCCAATACAACATGTCTAATTGATCTTCTAAACTTGGGTATTCTGCCAATCTCGCTGCAATAGCTTTTTCTGCTTTTACTTTTGATTCTAAAACATACTGATTGTTTACAAATACATAGTTTTCATTCGTTTTAATTATTTCGTCAAAGATAATAAATGGAATATTTTCTAATTCTTCTTTTGTTTTAGCTACTGCGATTATCTTATTGTCTTTATATGCTAAGTACTGACTCATTCAAATTTATCTCCTTTAACGTATAAGAAATTTACAGTCTCACCAGCAAAAGTATATTCAATCTTTAATTCATCGTCTTTTAATACGGGAATAAACAGCGAATACATTGAATGAGCACGCGTAGATACACAATGCTGATAAATAGTATTCATTATTTTACTGTGTACTGAAATGTATTGACCGAGTGAAGTACAATATTTATTCAGTAAGATATATCCATTTTCAGGAATTTTATAAGTAGAACCAGATGCAAATAATTGTAAAGAGACTGTACTTATTCCATTTTTTGTGGATTCTGCTTCGATTTCATTCCATTTTAGTATTCCGTCAGAGGCTTCTAATAAATGGCATCCAGACTGTGGCACTCTTGGAAGAAGACCTTGTAAAGTTTCATATATTTTAGATGACGACCAAGTTTTATCTTTATATAAACCAGAATCTTCAAGTAAATCTATAACTTCACAATCGTCTGTGATAATATATGTAATGTCGTCATCGTGTTTTGACAATGCATTATATTCAGCTAATGTACCCTTCCACAACTTTTCTTTTTTCGTTGTCATTTAATTAGCTCCAATAAGACTGTAAGTTACCAATCCAATTAACACCTTGATCAAAACTTCTAAATGCTAATAAATAATTATTATTTGCTTCTATTAAAGGCACTTCTCCACTTAACCATTTTACACTACCTGGCCAAGTAATTGTTCCAACTGTCGCAGACGCTGGTATATATAATTCAAAAGTTATAATCTTTCCAGGTACATTTCCAGTCAAAGAAGAAGTATCGAATGTAAATGTAACATCACCTGTAATAGTATAACTATAAATACTAGTCGACGCAGTTAATGCTATATTGTTAGTAGTAGAAATTAAATCTTGATAAATTGTACAAGCATGAGTAGCAAAAGCATTGTCAACTTCTGCTTTTGTATAACAGCCTAACGAATCTAAACTAATTTCCCCTTTTATTTCTACATTATTAATTTTGGGTTTGTTAGTTAAAACATTGTAATCTGTAGTCCCAGAAGGACCCGCAATTAATGTATCTCCAATATAAACTGACATTCTTTGTTTTCCTTACTTTATATATAGTATATAGAACTTTAATAATAAAAGCCCAATTTCTAATACGAAATATAACCAAATAAACAAAAAGTCTCAGAAAATCAATCTGAGACTTTATGCAACGCTATTTCAAATTATAACGTTTATTATCTAGCAGTAACAGTAACGTTTGCATCACTACCTTGAATAACACTATTCAAAATAATGACTTCAGCTGTATAAACTGGCCATAAGTAAACGTCAATTACCATTTGATTGTTTGCAATTACTAACGGTGTATTGTTTTCTTCGTTACAAACAACACTATATTTAGTAATACCTTCAGCAGACAAGATTGAATTTAAGAAGCTGTTGAACTGTAATGTGATTTGCATACGTTCATAAGCTGTGTTGTTTTCAAACAAGTGCCATTTAGCTGCATCACGTAATACAGTCTCAATGTAGATAACTGTTCTTGCAACGTTAATACGATCTAATGCAGAAGGTTTAGCTTGTAACGTTCTTTGACCCCAGTTAACATAACCAGCACTCGGATCTTTAATAATGCAGTTAATCTGGTTGTCTGTATAGATGTTACCGCCTTTAGTCTGATCGTAGTATTGAGTCAAACCAGTCGGAGAAACAACAGCAGAAGTTAAGACACCTCTATTTAAACCTGCAGGAGCCATCCAAGGCTGACCATTACCCATAATTTTAGCAACATACGCAGATGGGCACATTACAAAATTTGCACGACCTTGAACTGAATCATATGTTTTAACCCAAGGAGCAGAAACAGCACCACGATAAGAGTTAAAGCCTTGAATATTCTTACGCCAATCAACTAAGTTTTCGTAATCAGTCTCAGTCATCGGGCAGTCAAACAAGCAGAAGCAGTCACGACGATGTTCGGCGATTTCTAACATTTTAGCCTGATAAGAAACATTGCCTTTGTTGACATAACCACTGTTCATCAAGAGCGAAACACCAACTTGTGATCTGTCTTTGAAATTATCCCAAGCAGCATTCAAATCAGTATATTTAGCATTCGCATCTTTCCATGTACCAGATTTACCACCAGTCAATGCAACGTTTTCAACAAATTCAGGAATAACAATAGCATCTGGATTTGCTTGAACAAAATTCTGGTTTACAAATACTTGAATGTAATTAGAAGTACCGTTTACAACGTCTTCAACATACATTGAGTTACCGTAGCTATCTTGGCTCGGATACAATGTACAATATTCAAACGTTTCAAGAGTTTGCATAACGCGACCAACTTTCTCAATAACTGACAAAGTGAAAGTTGTTTGATCATCATCTGGATAACGACCTACACGTGCATTTGAATCATTTGTCTGTGTTTCAATACTATTAACGAAGAATGAAACTGTACTAGATTGTCCGTTAACTGTCCAATCATATACTTTAAATGTACCATTCAACGCTTCATTAGACATTCTAGAAACAACAATAGATGCACCTAATTCTAATCCATCAACAACACTCGCCGGAACAGTAATCGTAACTAATGTTCTACCTGTATCTCCAGATTCTTCTTCGAATTTAGTAGGAGCAGTTACAGCATATGCACGATTTTCATTAATCGTACTATCTGATAAGGAGATATAGAATTTTCTGTTGTTCGGGTCGGTTGCAGTAACAATGAAAGCAGAATCTAAATCGTCGCTAGCAAATAAACCAGATTCAGCACCGGAGTCACGAGATGTCTGAGCTGCTGTAATTTCTTCATAAAAATACCCATTTGAAACAGGCATTTCTTTAACACTGCCTTGAACAGGAATTGTAGCTGCAGCCCAATGAGCATCATTTACACGGTCTTCTGCAGGTAATTCTGGATCACCAGTCGGAACTACACGTACAAAGTAATGTTCACCAATTGTATCTGACGCAACTGCTAAAGAATAACCAGCATAACCGTATTTGGAACTTAATGAACCAAAACGACCAGTATAATCTTGCAGCGTAGATAACAGAGTTGGAGTATTAATCGGTCCATATTCAGCTTCACCGACATAAGCACATGCTGTCGTAGTATTTGTAGCGACAACTCCACTTAAATCTTTAATAGAAGCATAAATTCCCGGAAATTTATAGTTGGCCATTTCTTTATTATCCTTATCTTAAACTTAACTAAAACAGTTAATATTTAGAACTTTTGAAAGGATATAAAGAGATATTAATCTAACTTATTATATCATTCCATAAATTCTTTTATATGTATAGAACCGGAATAAAGTTAGATTATTTTTCAATACGTTATTATTTTAAAATCTGAATGAATGTAATTAAACTTCGAATTTACATTTATCAGGAAACATACTATTTAAGAATTGGTTAAGTCTAGGATATTGTCTATTATTACCAACTGTATCATCAAAAACACTCAACCAATCTTCTTGTAACCAAGCGTCAGTTAGATCCTGATTTAATGTTATTTTTACATCGTTAATTTTTCTAGGTTTTCCTAATCCTTCGTCTGGGTATAAGTTTTTGTAGACACTACGTTTGTGTAATACTTTTGGAGTTTGACAAAATTCTTTAATACAAGATAATTTCATCATTTGATTAAAATTAGCTTTATTTATAATAATAGGAAGATGTGATTCGTAATTATAATGACTACGACAATCTAATTTATTTAACAATTCGACTGCATAATCAAAGCCATACTTCCAACGAGATTTTTTTATATTGTTTGCGTTTCTTTTTACTTCGGCATCTAATGTACCAAGACAAACATTTAATGCTTCATACCAGTTTCTAATTGGCTTTAATGCGAAGAAATCATCATTCATTAATACAAAATTATCAGATATTTCCTGGCAATTACAAGCAGCTAAATAATTTGTAATGCTATTTTTCCACTTGTCTTGATTCTGGATAGTCGGAATATAACGAACATTTTTAATCCAACTAGGCTTATATCCAATAATCCAAATACGTTTAAAATTACAGAATTTAGCAATAGAACGTAAAGACATCCGTATATCTGGATTATTTTCACTTGCTTTTAAAATATATACTAAATCTAATTCTAAATCTGGTTTGTATATTTCAGTCGTTAAACATGGATTTAAGAAAGATCTTGCCTTTTCTGATAAAACATTGTGTGGGTAACTTATTTTCTGTTTATCAGCCCACTCTTTTGTATGTAACCACGGCTGAGTAACAATCTTCCTTTTTGATTCTACCATGTTTATACACTTATTTCTGCTTTATTGCGTTTGCTAATTTTTTTGCTGATATTTCAAGAGGATACATAATACCACCGTTAGATTTAAGAAAATTATAAATCTTGGCTTCTAATTCTTCTGTACTAACCTCTTCTTCGATTGGTTTTTGACCTAATACATTATGAATAGTATTCCAAACTTTATGTAATACAATATCTTGCTGTTCTTCGTTTAACTCATCAAAAGCATTAGAATGGTATACGGAGGTTTTTTGTAAAAGATCTTGAACTTCTTCATAGCTTTTCGCTTTAAGAATAACACTACTTTCAATATAATTCAATTTTTTAATTATACTGTTTGCAATTCTATTGAGCGGATTTAATGCTTCTATGAATAATTCTTTCGTTTTAGACATTATGCGATTATTCTCTTCTTTGGATTGTTTCCACCAAAAGCAGAATGACGAACAGACCAACCAATTTCTTTTTCGCCATTGTATTCTAACTTCTTAAGATACTGAATTACATCAAATAATTTTTCTTTTGCAGCAATCGAATAAACATTTTCCATGACATTCTCAATACTAGAGATGTCAGAATCGATGTCGCCTTTGAAATCATTTTTTCTATCAGTAATCGGATCATTGGAAGCAATAATAGCATTTTCAATTTGATCTATTTTTGAATCAGATATATTAAAATAATTTCGTAATTCAATCAAAGCTCTATCGACTTCATCAGCAAGCATTTCATCTTCATAAAAACCAAATACTTTTTCTAAGATTTCGTACTGTTTATCGTTTAAACCTAAAGTATCTGCTATAATTTGACATACAGTATAATTATCATATGTACGATTTTGCTGTACTGCTTCTGTTAATACTTGCACTGATTCTTTTACTTCTTCTTTGTCTTTGGTCTCAACTTCGTCTTTATCTTGATCTTCTTTATTTTCTGTATTATCAAGAGACTGTTCTTCGCCAGAGTCTGCTTCTTTAACACCTGCTTCATAAGCTTTTTTCATTTCTGGAACTTCGCTTATTTTAGATGTTAATTGAGCCAGATGTTTCATTTCTTCATCACGTACATCTACTAATACGTCATGAAAAAGATCAACTAATTCTTTTCTGGTAACATTATCTTCTAACGATAAAATTTGATCGTATTCGCTGTATGCTTTAGATTCAGAAGCAATCGCACCTAAAATCGCCTGGCAATAAGCTTCATCGTTTGACAAATCAACATCATTTGTTTCTAATGGATTTGCTTCTGCTTCAACCAATCTCTTTTTTGGAATAATACGCATTTTTTCCTCTATTATCTAGCAAGCGGAAAAGCATCACTAGTTTTATTTACTTTATATGTGTCGCCGTCTAATTCAAGTAATACGTTTTCGACATGTAATTTTTTAGGTAATAAATTTTTGTCGATCTGAGATACTTTATATGCATTATCTTTACGTTCATCATATTCCTGATCGACATGTACAGCTTCTGAACCTTCGCCGATTTTATTCTTCAAAGCAGCAACAACATCTGCAACGGAAATACGAACATCAGGAACAAAATTTAACGGACCAGCATAGTTAGACTCTTTTACCGCTTCTCTTTGTAATTGATTTTTACTTGCCATGTGCCAATATAATTCAGATGGAGTAATGTTATAATCTAATAACTCATCAATTTCACCGTACTTCGTTAAAATTAAATATGGATCTGCTTCAGGATCTCCGTTCATTTCTTTTTCTGCTTCTACAACGAAGGCGTGTTTATCCTCTTCAGACATAGAAGCAAGAAAGTTATCCATAACACGAGCTTCAAAATTCGCAAGACCAAGAGCTGGATTAATCGGTTTTAAATTATACTTTGTTTTTTCTGCTACCGCTTCTCTTTGTAATTGATTTTTACTTGCCATGTGCCAATATAATTCAGACGGAGTAATATTATAAGCTAACATATCATCAATTTTACCATAATTGGCCAAAATTAAATATGGATCGGCTTCTGGGTCTCCGTTCATCTCTTTTTCACATTCTATAACAAAGTCTTGCTTATCTTCTTCGGACATTGAAGCGAGTAATTCATCCATTACATATGCTTCAAAATTTGCCTGACTAAGAGCCGGATTGATCGGTTTAAAATTATAATTTGTTTTTTCTGCTAAATACTGTTCACAAGTTTTACCATTCAAAATACTTTCAACGAATTTAGCCAAATGAGATTCACCAAAAGAATGTTTATTTTCTTCGCAATCACAGCAATCGTCTGTAGTTTTAACGATTTTCAATGAAGTAACATCAGAATCTTCGTTATCACCGGCGGAAATATCAACCAGATCATTGGCCATATCTTCAACAGCTTTTTCGAAAGAATTTCCAGTATCAGAAGATTTACCAAAATCATTGTCGTTTGACATATTAGCTTTGTTAACTAAATTTTCTTGATCGGTAATTTCACCTTGCGCAAATTCACCCGGCTCAACGTTAGCCATTCCCATTTCTTCGAAGGAAGGCACAATATTGTTACTCATGATTTCTTTTGAACTTTCAACACCTTCGTTCAAATTTTTAGAAATAGCTTCTAACATACGTTCTCTAAGATTCATATTTTTATCCTTATTGAAAACTCTTATATTTTGTGAAATTAATACTTTTATAATTAGAACTTTACTTACTAAAAAATAAATATTCTATTTAACTTTAACAAAACCCGGACAAAGTGTTACTATTTTTCCTTTTTTAGATTTTGCATACATGGCACATTGAGGCTTACCTGCTTTTATCCAATGCTGACATAAATTAATATGAAAATGATTATAGGGATTTTTAGATTCTGCAAAATATCTACAAGAACAAGTTTTTAAATCAGCTGTTACAAAATGCGATTCAATTAAATTTCCATTAATTTTTTCATCAACCCAATAACCTATTGTTTGATTGTCTAAAGTATCTTCACGTATTAAGTACATTGAATATCCATTCCATAGTATTAATATATTAAACTAGAACATAAAAAAAGGTCCCTCAATTAAGGAACCTTTTTCATTTAGTATTTTATTAACTAGATTAACCGAAAAAACGTTTTGTAAAACGTGATTCTTCAGCTGTTTCTGCAATGAAGTTATTTGCGTCAACAGATTCATTGAAAGCTGCAACGTATTTACCATATTTAGAGTCATAAACACGAACACATTCTTTCAAAGAGCGATTGTCAAAAGTAGAAACGATTTTAGCAATAGCTTCTTCTTTCAAACCAGTTTTTTCTGTAGACAGAGCTTCAACCAATGCCATATAATCTTTACCAGATTTAGCAGATTCTTCGTAAGCACACAAAGCAGATTCGAGAACTTCAGTTTCAGCACCCATGTCATCGTCTTGCATCATCGGAGCAGGAGCAGCATCGAAAGAATCCATTTCGTCAGCAGATTCAAATGTTTTTTCAGGATAGATTTCACCAGAATTAGCTTCTGTATCAAAAGCACCCATAACTTCGCCAGCTTCAGACAAAGCAATTTCACGTTTACCAGGCTGTAAAGAACCTTTCAATTCAGAAACTCTTTCAGCGAATTTCTTATAATCTGAGAAACTTTCTTTCTTAACAGAATCGGTTTTTAAGAGTCTCATATTAATCGGAGAATTATCAGCTTCGTCGATCAAGATAGATTCACAAACAACGAATTTAGTCGGATTAATACGATTTTCACTGAATTTAGCGAATTTAGATTCAACAGATTCTTTTTCTTCAACATCTAATTCAGCAACTTCGATATTGTCACCAGCATCTTCGCCTTCAGGAGCATCAGCCAAACTATCGATAACGTCATCAACTTCTTCACCGTCCATAACAGCATCCAAAGCAGGTTTTTCAACAAATTTAACGTCAGACAATTCATCAGAAGAAACAACGATGTCAGCGATTTTAGAAGCTAAATCTGCGTCAGAAATAACAACAACTGCAGCAGAACCGTCTAAAGCCATATCACCATCTGGAGTAGCACCGATTTCTACAGTTTCGCCTTTATCAAATTCAATATCGGCATCTTCTGTTTCGAGAATTAATTTTTTAGTTACAATCCAGCTTTTGCCTTCTTTAGCACTTTCACGCAAAGCTTCTCTGCAAAGTCTTGCTGAAAGTCTTTTCAAAAATTTTGCCATTTTAAATCACTTTCCTTATGTGTTTTACTTAATTAAATTTTTAAACTTATCAAAAACTAGAACTGTACAAATAAAAAATCAAAAACTAGAGATATATGCTTTTTAGAACTATATTTTTTGTATTAACTAATTACTATTCTATTTGTTCTTCCATCACCTTCTACATGGATATTCATTCTGATAGTCTCAATTAAAGATTGTGGCAATGGAGTATCTGTTAAGCAACCCCAGTAATTAATCTTAAACGCTGAACCATAAATATATCCTTGACCTTTTAATTTATCTGTAGAAGAAGAATAACGGTCAATATTAGGAATTTCAAATACAGTAAATAATTGATTTTCATTATTACCAATGGATGGAGATGCGTACTTATGCCAGATTTGAGCATCAGCACATCTTAAAATAAATTTATCACGAATGTATTGAATCTCGTCTCGATTATCACATAAAATAACTGCGCTATAAGTACCGGTTATTGATTTTGCTTTATATCTATTTGGTAATTTATCCCCAGTCGCACGTAAATCTTCAGTATTAAACCAAACATCTTCTTTCTTTAAATTCGGTAGAGATTTAGTAATGACTACTCCATTTATTGATAACTTACAAAAAACTTTATTTTCTTCGGTTTTAATTTCAACGATTTCACCCTGTAAACCTCTATATCTATCCATAGAAGCAATAAATACAGTATCACCTACTTCCCACGATTCTGGAGGACTAGGTAAATCAAAATACCACTGACGAAAACGATTACCGCTTTTCCAAAAGACTGTTTCAATATCATTCTGCATAAAAGCTAAAATAGGATAAGAAACATCTACTCCTTTTTCTTTATTTATATTTTTTCGGAGTAAGTACGTATTAAAAATTTCTTCAGTATTTAATTCATCTACTTGAAAAACGCGTGAATAATCCCACAGCCAGTCATTTTTTATTGGATCTGCATTTATATCTTGTATTCCAAGTTTATTTCTCGGGTCAGCAATTCTCATTTGATTTAATAGTACTTCTCTCATTGCTAAATCAACTTCATTTAAACTAGAGTGAAATACACTATTTGTAGGTATATGTAATGTAATATCAGGCATATCTTAATTATTTATCCATTCTATAAATTGGTCCATATTAAAAAACTCAATCCAATTTAATTTATTTTCTTTGACTATTTCTCTCTTTTTTGGATCTCTTATTGTCCATACGTCTATCGCACTCAAATAAGCAGGTTTAGTATTAGACTTTTCCTTCCATTTATTTAGAACTTTAATGTCATCTTCTGTACCTTTGAAAGCTTTTCCACCGTGTGTCCAATGGCCTTGATACTCAATATATAAATCTAAAGTTGGTATATAAAAATCACAATTGAATGGATACTCTTTTGATCTATATTGATACTTCACATCTTCAAACGTCTTCTCTAATGCTTCTTTTATAAATTTTTCTGGTTTTGAACTATTAACTGTGTGACGTTTTTTCTTTGTTTCATAACTTTTTTTACGAATTTTTGAGTTTTGAATAGGATTTTTACAACCGTATCTTTTTATACAAGTAGATTCGCGTTTTTCTATAAATTCTTTTACTTTAGCAGTGCAAGTTACCCCATACTTTTTTAAATTTGTATTGATAACCTTTCTATATATCTCTTTGTTTTGTAAGGAATATTCATGACCATATTTTTTTATACATGTATTTCTAGCTTTTTTGTTTACTTCTTTTAATTGCAAAGTACAAGATACACCGTATTTTTTTAAATTATTTGTTATAGTTGTTTGTGTTACAGCTTTTCTATCTTTTTTTATATGTTCACGCTTTAATAAATAAGTTATTGTTCTTATACTTAAATTTAATTTAAATGCAATTTCAGATATTGTTAGATTATCAATAATATATAATTGATAAAGTTGATTTCTATTAATAAAATAGCGTTTTTTATACTGTCCTGAATTAATCATTTGATTATTTATCCAGTAATTCTAAATGTTTGTTAAATATTTTTTCAAGTAAACGCTGGCGGTTTTGTCTTGACATTGATTTACAAAGGTTTGTTTCATGAGAACGATAATAATATAAAATTTCATGAATACTTAAAATAGGCATTCTTTTTAAAATCTGTAAATGAAAATCAAAATCTTCACACATTTTTAAAGATTCATCAATAGAACAATAATCAAGAACTTCTTTTTTAAACATCATTCCACCAGCATACCCTGTCCCAGCAGTCTGTTTATTCTTAATTATTTTTTCATAATTCCACTCTTTAGGCCTCGTTATATGTTGATCATAATCTCCAAAACGTTTTAATTCACAACAAACAGCACCAACCGATGGATTTTCTTCTAATAATTCAACTTCTTTTTTAATTAAATCTTTATCAAAAATATCATCACTGCCTAATCTAACTAAATATTTACCGGTTGTTAATGAAAAAGCTTTATTTACAGACTTATTCATACCTAAATTTTTTTCATTTATATATAATTTTATTTTAGGTGATAATTTAGTTATTTCATCATAATTTACATTCGGAGATGCGTCATTTATACAAACTATTTCTAAATTTTGATATGTTTGATTTAAGATACTATTTAAACATTCATATAAATATTGTAATTTGGTATCATATACTGTTAAAATTATTGAAACTAAAGACTGTGTCATAGCATTACTCTTTGTTTAATTTATAGTTTGATAATGAGCCTTCTCTTTTTAAATAATGATAATATATACCGTTATCTGGACATTCAAAAATTTTATCTGTTAATTTATATAACCAAAATTTAAATCTACTGTCCTCTCCTTTCTTTAAAGCTGTAGGAAAACGACAATTAGGATTATCATCTAATAATTTTTTACGGATAATAGAAGGAACTATACAACCATATTCATTTTTACCATGCTTGCCGTCTATTACTCGTATACCTCGTACAATATCATAATCTTTGGAATGTTTATACAATTCTTCAAAATAGCCAAGATCTACTTTATCATCACTGTCAACAAAGCCAATAAATTCTCCGGTTGCATTTTTGATAGCATGATTTCTTGCAATAGATACTCCGCTATTTGTTTTAAAATAGGTTACATGAATTCTACTATCTTTTTCGGCATATTGTTCTATTATGAATTTAGAATCATCTGTAGAACCATCATCTACTATTAATATTTCAATATCACTCAGCGTTTGATTTACAATGGAATCTAAACATCTATTTAAATATGGAGCAGAGTTATAAACAGGAACGATTATAGATATTTTAGGCATATATGAATCCTTGTCTTTGTAAATATTCAATAAATTCTAAAGCATGCTTACAAAAGCCCGGCAAGTTGTGTGGATTGTTTGGTTTACGCGCAGTTAATCTATGATAAGCTGGAAAACGCGCCCCTGTACCTGCTCTATTCATTCTATTTGCTTTATCGAATCTAAAACGATAACTAGGACAACTACAGCGAATTAAGACTTCATGCCTACTTAAACTAGGTTTTGGCTGATACCCTTGTAAAATTTCTTCATCTGATAATCCGTCGTTTTCAAGTACACCTTTAAAACTAATCATAACAGAATAACTAGAAGGCTTATGGGAAGAACTAACCTCGCCATAGAAAGTAATTGTTCGTACGCCTTTATCGTATCTCAAATCTAAATTTCGTATTCTAGCAGATTGATCGGCGTTGTTTATTGAACCCGGCGATACTTTTGGTGTATTTCTGGCTAATTTTCCCCATACAGGCATTTATTCTTCTTCTACTGTTTTATTTAAGTCAATCGTTTGTAAAATCCATTGAGTACATTCTTCTAAAGTACGCCATTCTAACACTTCATAACCCATAGATTCTAGTCGATTACAAAAAGCTTCTTGATCTGCTGATTTTTTTCCCTTTCCAAATTTAAATTCTACAAAGGTACATTTTCCATTATGTAAAACAATCAAATCGGGTTGACCTTTTTTAGCTCCCATTTTTTCCATGTGTCCTTTATAGATGGCTTTGAATCTAACATCCTTAATAAAAGACATACCATTAAAAACATCTGTACAAAAACACAGCATATTATGAGCTTGTAATTTTGCTACACAGGCTTTTTGTAATTCGTGCTCAGAGGTTATTTGATTTACTTTTTTTTCATCGACTTTAACTTTTAGTTTAGATACCGTCGATGAACGTTTATAATAAGTCATATTAGCTGTACCATACATAGCACTATTCCTAATTTAAACTATCTTTAAAATCAAGAATATTACAAGCAAGCATAGCAATAGCAATTTTAGCCTGGTTCCAAAGCTGCATAGCGCTTGATAACTGTAATTTCTCGGCATTTTCTTTATTAATAGATAGTTTTTCCATGTATTTTTGTAATTCAATGAGGGCACTTTCAATTGCTGGTTTTCCTTCATATAATTTTTTCTCAACTAAATATTTGTGTAATGAAAAACCTTCTTCGATAATTACATTTAAATCTGCAATAGATTCTTTTGTAGTAATACTTTTACCATCTTCAGAAGTATACTTTTCACTATAAGTATTAACGTCTTTTAAAATTTTTTCAGATAAGGTATATGCTTTTTCCATTAATTTTCCTCACTTTTCAATAATTTAATTACTTTGTTAATGTTTCCTTTTATCGCGTATTCCTGTAAAATATTTGATATAACAAAACACAATTCTTGATCTAATGCAATTTCAGTACCTGACTTTTTTTCAGTTAATATTAAAACTGTATCATTTCCTGCTGGTTTAAGATTAATTTCAATATTTTGTAATTTACTATCTTGGAACGTCAATGACATTTCTTGTATAGGTTGTTCATTATATTGAGCTTCTTTTTTAGAAAAAAATGATTTTAATTTAGAAAACATTTGAGATTAACCTCCTTCATTTTTATTATTAGAACTCAAAAGACATTAATATTCTATATAAAAAGCGAATCACGGGAAAGAGAACCTTTAATATGCCAATTTATCAAACACATTCTTTTTGGAATTATATAGCGAACGAATCAGAAACGATTATTAATAAAGTTAAAGATTTACTGTATATTGAAAAATATAATTATGAAACAAAAGATTATGAAATCGCTCACTATTTTCAAGAAGTTGCCAAATTAAAAATAGAAGATTCGGTGTATATTACTCTTCGCGTTCCGGCTGGTTTAACTCAATATCTTTTAGATAAAACAACTTTATTATTAGAAAAGAAAGAATATCCAGAAAAAAGATATAGTGAAAACGAAATATTAAGAGTCGCTGAAGAAATTAAACAAATAAATCCCCAATTTGAAATAAGAGAGTATCAAACTGAAGCTGCTCTTACTTCTCTGAATCAATTTCAAAGTTTAATTGAAGCTAGTGTCGGAAGTGGTAAAACTAGCATTATGTCTTTTGTTTGTAAGATTTTAGAAAATGAAAAAATATTAATCTTAAATGATAATAACTTTATTTTAGATCAAATATATAAAAGATTGCTTTCATTTGGTTTAACTAGTATAAGTTGGAATCTCAGTAAAGATCCAGATTATACAAAAAATATCGTTATTCTTAATACTAGTGGCTCAGATGCAAAATTAAACAAACAAGATCCAGATTATATAAAGTATCTACAAAACGTGCATACAATTATATACGATGAAGCACAACATGTTCAAAGTTTAACATTTTTTGAGCCAATTCTTTATACAGATCCCGAAAAATTGAAACATATCATAGGTTATTCAGGTAGTCCTTTTCGTTGCTACAAACATCCCTACGATGATTTCGATGATTTTAGAACAATAGCAATTCTAGGTGAACCAGCTTTTAAATATACAATGTCAGATGCGATAAAAGACGGTAATATCGCACAACCTTACGGATACTTTATTAGATATAATAATAAACCTGGATATGTACCCGAACAATTTAAAGATAACTATTTCATGCAATACCGAGCAAATATCATATATAATAAAAATAGAAACAAAGCCGGTTTGGAAATGCTAAAATTCTTAAATAAACATAATATTAAAACACTCGCTTCTTTTAATAATATAAAACCAGGGCAAAATATGATGAAGATGTTAAAAGAAGAAGGAATATCAGCAATTTTTAGTTGTGGTAATGAAACTCTTTATGAATGGCTACCCAACAAAAGAGGAACTTTAAAATTAGATGTACGGAAAGGAAACACTGATGATATTAAAATTGCATTACAAAGTGGATACAATATAATCTTCGGTAGTCAAGTATTAGACGAAGGCGTTGATATATCAGAATTTCAAGCTGCTGTTTTATTTAGTGCTGGGAAAACACCTATTGCTGGTATTCAAAGGATTGGTCGAGCAAGTAGAAAAAGAAAAAACGAATTGAATGTTTCTTTAGTTATTGATTTCCAAGACATTAATGGTTATTATAAATTTCAAGAGCATTATATATTACGAAAACAAATGATGGTTGATTCTGGCGTTAAAATATTTGCAAATGTACAAGATTTTATAAGTATGGTTGAACAAATTAGTAGCCAGAATAAATAAACTATTTGGAAAATTTAATAGTGTAGAGAACAATCGGAAATACATTCTATATGGTAAGAAAATTAAATAAAAAAGGTATGGATAAAAATGGTTGATATTGCATATAGCTTTGAAGATGAATATAGTATAGATGTTCAATTAAAATTCTTAAGTTTATTGCTGTTTGACGAAGCTTGGGCAGAACTCAGTGGATTAGAAGTAGTAAAACCTGAATTTTATGAAAATCGTCATTTACATAGAATATGTGAATGGATCCATAAGTATTATAAAAAATATAAGAAAATGCCTACTTCTGCTGTTTTACGTGAATTGGCAAAAGATTATATAAATGATAACAATTTAGCTCAAAAAGAATATTTTATCTATGAAGACTACATCAATCGTATTTCAGATTTAAAAGAAGAAGACGATTTAGAATATTTTAAAGATAAAGCTATTATTTTTGCTAGACAAGTAATGTGGAGAACTGCTTTAGCAAAAGGCGGAAAAGCATTTGAATTAGAAAATTATAAAGATGCAATGGAAGCTTTCGAAAAGGTATTACATATTGGCGAAGAAGCTGATATGGGCTTAGATTTTCAAAAGTTAGACATGCGTCAGTTCTTGGATTCTTTGGAAAACGAATATAGTACAGATAATATGCTTCAAACACATATTCCTGACTGGGACGAAGCATTAGGTGGAGGTTTTATTAAAGCAAACGTTCATATTATCGCTGCAGAACCTGGTGGTGGTAAAACTAAAACTATGTCATATTTAGCGAAAGAAGCTTTACTTTCATATAAACGAGTTGTTTTCATTACACTTGAATTAACAGAAAATCAAATTATGCAAGGTATTGCTAACTGTGTAACAGGTTTGAGTATTTCAGAAATGCGTAATAAAGCAATACAAGAAGACTTTATACGTAAAATAACTAAGTTTAAAAATGATTATTCTGATAATTTGGTTATTAAGTTTTATAGACCAGATACAATTACCTGTAATACAATTAATAACTATATTAAAACTCTTTGTAGAAAAAAATCCGAAGAATTAGGAAAAGATTGGAGACCGGATGTAATCTTTCTTGACTACATGGATAAAATATTACCGACAACAAGAATAAAGGGAAATGTATACGAAGATAACGGTAATGTCGCGACAGACTGTAAGAATTTAGCCATTACTTTCGATTGTCCTGTTATTACTGGCTCTCAGTTAGGACGTGGTGGTTGGAATTTAACAGGTAATCAGGTAATCAGTATGGCTTCGATTGCGGAATCTGCACGTAAAGTTCATATTGCTCACTCCATGACAACCATCAATGCTAATAATGCCGAAAAACAATTAAATAGATGTAGATTTTATATAGCTAAATCACGAACAGGTACACCAGGAAAAGTAATTTACATCGAAAGACATATGGGCAGAGGTACAATAAAACAAGTTGAGCCTTACGACGCTGGAGCATTACAAGATCTGTCAGGATGCACCATTAGAAATACGAATAATACAGATAAATAAAAAGAGAGGCTTAAAAACCTCTCTAACTTTTTCAATGTACAAATCGCTGGATACTCTAAAACTTTTCCAATGATTTCATTACTCTCTGTACATAGGTAAAGTCAAACCTATTTATTTTTCGGTAAAAATAACTTTTTCAATTCAGTGAACAAGAAAATGACTGAATCGTAGATAGCTTCAAATAAGGCAGAAAGAACACCAACTACCAAACTCATACAAACAACTTCGATAGATTTAATTGTATTACCAACAAAATCCATAACTAAATCAATGGTTTGAACAACAAGTGCTTTTGCTTCATTAACAAAGTCATTAAAAATAGCTTTAATTGAATCTTTAGTTTTATTCCAAGCTTCTTTACACTTTGTACTAAACTTTTTCCAAATTTCTTTCATTTAGATATACCTCTTTAGTTTTATATTTACTTTATTTAGAACACTCTTCTTTCTCTGGTGGTCTAAAATCAATTTCAATTTCTTCTTGCTTCTCATTAAATCTAAATGTAAAGATTTCACTGGTTGGTCTGTCTAGTGGTTGAACGTCTACTAATTCGTTGGTAACTAGACTAGGATAATATCTTTTAACAATCTCATCTAACGTTTTCATTTTTTGCTTTACATCTCCATATAATTTATTATTATAGAACCATGATGAAAAGAATTACTACAGCAAAAGAAACCGTTTTAGATTTATTAGAAAAAGGAAAGCTAATAAATCTTGTTGAATTACGCACCGGTAAAAACAATTCGGGATCTGGAATAAACAAGATTAACCAGTTACGAACAATCTGTAAATACTTTGATATACCTTTAGAAAATTATGTACGTTATTGTAATACAAGTAAATTACGTAATCGTCGTAATTTTTTTATTTTTTTAAACTATCTAAAACGAAATAACATTCAATATATCTATGCAGAAAAAGTTTTATATTTTCCTGTAGAATCAGAAATTGCAGACATTCTAAGAGTATATAATAACAATTGGAATGCAGTATATGATTCTATCGTAGATTGTCATTTGGCCGAGAAAGAAAGTAAATAGATGCTATACTATTCAGACTACCTTAATAAAGATTCTAGATTTGAAGCTGCAGTTTTATATTATCTATTAAATGCGATTTCAAAAAACAACGAAGAAGTTAGTGTGGAAGATGTATTCTGGATAATCAATCGTGCAAATTTTAGAGCATGTGAAAAATATTGGACTCCTGTTATTGATTATAATTTTTTAAATTGGTTAGGAGATATTGAATATAAATTAGAAGTATTTAATGTAGATTGGAATGAAGGTACATTTAAAAATACATATACTCATTTGGATTTTCTTTCACAGTCACAAATTGAATGTTTAGATAAAGCAATTTTTAGATATAAGTTATATGGTAAATATATTATAAAGAATAGAGAATGGGTATGGAAATTAAAAGATTATTTAAAAAAGGTAAAGAAAAAATGGTTAGAAAAATGTTAAAATTCATAGGTTTAGCGTTAGAAAAAGATTATGCAAAGGCAGATACTTGTTGGATCGTCGCATTGAATCATATCGCAAAACACCTATTTAATCCTAAGACCCCTATGCCGGTAATTAAAAATCTCGTAGAATTACTTTGTGTTATTGATTATGATGGCAATGAACTTATAAACGATTGGATGACAGACTTAAAAAGTAGAAACGGCAATAAAGAATACTTGGCACGATTAAATGTGATTTGTCCAATTATTATCAAAGAACAAAAGAAACTCGAAAAAGGAAACAAATAATATGTATATACTAAATGACATCCAATTAGATTATAATGATGTTTTAATTGCACCACAAACAACTACTATTAATCATAGGGGCGAAGTAGAGATTATTAGAAATTTTAAAACACTTCGAAAAGATGTCGGTGGCCATCATGAAGAATTTAATTGTTGCCCGGTTATGAATGCTAATATGACACAAACTGGTACTTTTGAATTAGTTGCTGAATTATTAAAAAATGATATGATCGGTTGTATTCATAAATTTTACACCGTAGAAAAAATTCGTGAATTCTGTGAGCAAAACACAACAGATAATAGATTTTTTATTACGATCGGTTTGCGCAATTGGCAATCTGAAATTCAAAAGTTAAAAGATTGTAACAAATATAAATGGTCTATTCTTATCGATGTACCGAATGCATATATTCCAGAAGTAGAAAATTTAGTTAAAGAAGTACGTAAAGAATTTCCAGATAGAATAATTGCTGTAGGTAATGTTTGTACTGGTGACCGTACTCAAGAACTAATTAAAGCTGGTGCAAATATTGTAAAGGTTGGCATTGGACCTTCTGCAGTATGTCGAACTCGTCATACAACTGGCTGTGGTCGTCCACAATTATCAGCAGTCATCGATTGTGCTAATGCTGCGCATCAAGTTGGTGGATTAATCATTGCTGATGGTGGTTTTACAATGTCCGGTGATCTATGTAAAGCTTTTGTTGCTGGCGCAGATATTTGTATGTCTGGATCAATGTTTGCTGGTTGTGATGAAGCTGCAGGTCAAGTAATCAATAAATGTTTTCGTACATCTGTTTATTCTATGACAGAAAAAGAAAACGAATTCGGTGATATTATTTGTGAACACGATAAACCACAATTTGAAATTAAACAATTTAAAGAATATTATGGTATGTCTAGTTTTAGAGCGCAATACGAAAATTATGGTCAAAAAACTAAAACTGGAACTTCTGAAGGAGTAGAAAGTAAACTTATTCCTTATACTGGACCAGTTATAGATACAATTAACAATATTAAAGGTAGTTTAAGAAGCTGTGGTAGTTATATTGGTGCAAAAAATATTAAGTATTTTTCTAGACAAGGTACTTTTTATAGAGTGAATAGGATTCAATAAATATAAAATGAAACAATTAAATATATCATGGATTGGATTGGTATATACTGTATTATTACATGCTTAGCTCAGTATACAGTTTCAACAAAACTTAAAAAAGGTTTTACAAATAAATTTTTTTGGTGTATATATACATTCAATAAATGACGAAAGGAAATGTTAAAAATGACACCTAACCAAAACAGAACGATTCATAGAGTTATTTCTGTATTCGGTGAAAAAAATCAACAGATGCAAGCAATAGAAGAATTAATGGAACTTCAACGTGCGGTATTTGAAAATGTACACCGAGGAACAGACAACAGAGACAATATCGTAGAAGAAATTGCAGACGTAGAAATCATGTTGACACAGCTTAAAAGAATTCATAATATTGATCAAAATGAAATCGAAGCAATTCAAGAGCATAAATTGAACCGTCTCGATCATACAATAGAAAAATATTTGGCAAAACAACAGTCGAAAAACAATTCTATTGAAAGTAAACAGGTTGACATTCAAATCGATAGAAATACCTCTAACGGTAGATAAAGGGAGAAATATAAATGTTTTTAATTAAGAATACAAAAAGATCTTATAACTGTTATCTTTCTGACGAAGGTAAATGGGCAGGATTGTTAATTGCCAAAGTTTTCGAAAATAAAGAAGACGCAGAAAAAGTTTGTTCAGAAGACGGAAAAGTTATTTCTTGGAATGAAGCGACTGGTTTATATTTAAAAGATTCAAACGAACAAAATTAATTAAAAAAAAATAATTATTATAAAAACTTTTCTAAAAATACTGTTCTAATGACTATGATTATACGTACTGAAAATAATAATAGTTTAGCGACAGATTTAGAAAAGCCTACAATCTGGCGACGTATTGTAATATAAAAACTGAATTTAAATATATGAAGTACGCCCCAGAAAAAAAAAATAAAAAAAATTCTGGGGTTTATTTTTTTCGGTTTTACAAATAATAAATTTTCAGATATAAAATAATCATTCAAGAGTCAATAAAATGATTCTTTAGTTATAAGACATTGTGAATAGGAAATAATATTAAACGAATTAGCCTTGGCAGCTAAACTGTTATGTATTTGCCAAATAAAACAGAATATAAATATACATAACACCGGTAGTCTTAACGTTTATCTTAACCGGCCTAGAGGGTAAAAGTAGATGTTTTTACTTAAAAATCTACGAAAGAAGCGTATCTATCGCGGGGTAGAGCATTGGTAGATCACTAGGCTCATAACCTAGAGGTAGGTGGTTCGATTCCATCCCCCGCAACCATTTTAGGTAGGAACAGCAATACATAACAAACTCAAACTTGAACTTTGACAGAATACTACCTAGTTTTTATTTTAATTACGCGCTCGTGGGGGAACAGGTAGACCCGTAAGACTTAAAATCTTATGTCCGTAGGGACGTGTCAGTTCGATTCTGACCGAGCGCACCAAAGTTTTTTTATCGAGAACGTGGTGTAAGGGTAACACTCCTCGTTTGGGGCGAGGGATTGCCGTTCGAGTCGGACGTTCTCGACCATTTGATTATTATATTTTATTGTGCCGGCATCGACAAGCGGTTTAAGTCGTCTCCCTTTCACGGAGGAGTCACGGGTTCGAATCCCGTTGCTGGTACCATTTTATGATTTTTAGGTAGGTACAGCAATCAATTTCGCTTTGTAGCACCAGACTTTTAATCTGTTATAAAACTACCTAGTTAAAATCGTGGGGAATTAGCTCATCTGGGAGAGCGTCTGATTTGCATTCAGAAGGTGAGGAGTTCGAGTCTCCTATTCTCCACCAAATTTATGGAGGTTCTGTTAAGTATAGAGTAGTTAGAATATAAATTAGCTGATCCTAGGTATGTAAAAGCACTAATTAATTCAATGATACAAAATATACGATTAAATAACTTATATATGACACAGATATAGTTACCTCCGCCAACGCCGACTTGCCAGAATTGGTTGAATGGAACGGATTTGTAATCCGTCGGAGTAATCCCATTGCAGGTTCGAATCCTGTGGTCGGCACCATTTTTCAAATGCTTTTTATTTCAGTTTATATAAAAGGTACTTATAAAAACAAGAGTATCATAGAATAAAACTTTTAGTTGTATTTTTATTCTGACGTAGCCTAAAGGTTAGGCAGCAGACTGTTAATCTGCCCTATGCTGGTTCGAGTCCAGCCGTCAGAGCCATTTTTTTTTTGTGGTAGTGTCGGTAAAATCTATCTTTATGAATGTTAATTGTTATATAGATGGATATTCCCGGTATATATGACACCGATATAGGGAGACTACCTCCTTTATTGAATTTACGTTTTTATTCTTAGCGATTTGGTCGTTTCGTTCAGTTGGTCTAGGACATCGCCCTGTCACGGCGAAGATCACGGGTTCGAGCCCCGTAACGACCGCCATTTTTTATCGGAATTTGTATTAGAGTGTTTGGAAATATTTGTTAATTATGCTCTAATACAATAGAGGTTAAGTGAATCCGGTCTAGCTTAACACTGCAAACCCCTCTAGACCGGACAGTTTTTATATATTTGTAGAAATAGTTAGTACTTGTTCTAAAAAGTATGTGTTAGTATTTTTTAGCGAGGGTTAACTATATGAAAATATACACAGACGCCAGTACAAGAAGTAATCTTTCAGGTTTAGCGTTTATAGTTACTGATGCGAAGAACAAAGTGCAATGTAGAAGAGCGTCTGTTGTAGAAGAAAAAGATAATAACACTGCAGAATTGAGAGCAATATGTTATGCATTGGCGTATACTAAGTCTGTTGATGAGCCTGTTGTATTAATGACAGATTCAACATATGCGATACAGGCGATAAGAGGTGGATATCATAGACCTAATGAAGAAAAATTAATAAACTATATTCATGCTCATATGAAAAATAGAAAGTGTAATATATTTTGGGTGAAAGGACATAACAAAGATGGTACTGTCCTTTCTTATTTTAATAAAGAAGCAGATAAGTTAGCAAAACACGTTAGAAAAGAATATGAATATAGTGTAGCTAAACAAAAGAAAATAGATAAACAAAAAAGATTAGAAGCTGCATTGGTATCTAAGAAAGGAAAAAATAGATGAGGACCATAGACTTTTATACAGTTAAAGAAAGTGGTGCAAATATAAATAGAGTTATATATCATGTTGAAAATTCTGATATTGCTCTTATTAGTGCTTTTCGTTCTGATTCTTCGAAAAAACAAAATTTAGAAAATAATAAAAGATTAGCATTAGATATACATAATATTGGATTATCGTATATAAAAGTTACTGGTAATTATAAAGAAGAAAATAATTCAGAATTTACAACCGAAGATAGTTTTATAGTAATTCATCGTCCAGAATCAAATAAAGCACAAGATGAATTTTTTGAAGAAATGCTTGGATTATGTAGAAAATATAATCAAGATGCAGTATTAATTAGTTTAAAAAATCGAAAAGATGTCCCTATTGCTTCGTATGATAGTAATGGAAAAATTGTATATGGTCCATTTACTAAACTTACACTGAGTAATATAGAAGATTTTTATACTAGAATCCATAATCATAGGTTTAAATTTGAAAGCATTGTAGAATCAGAAGAAGGTATAAAACCGAGCGGATATTCAAATGCCATGCGATATTATGGAACAAAAGCTTTATTAAAATTAAAATAGAAGTTTGAGACGTTGAGATTGCGGCTCTGGAGATAATCCTAAATTTATTATATACAATCTCTCAATTAAAACGTTAACTTATAGAAAAGGAATAAATAGTCATGTTGAATGGCAGCAATCAAGCACATAAAAGTAGTGCATACGAATCTTTGAGCAAATTAGAACAAGCTGAATTAGACACTTTTATTAGAGGTCTTATTCAAGGGGCTTGTGCTTTTACAGACGAGTTTACAGTTTCAGATATTGTAGGTGGTAAGTTTACGCATTGGAAAAATACTCCTTTGCATAAAATATATCTTTACCATAAGCATAGAAAAGATTGTGATAATCCGGTGGCCGAATCTGGTAAAGATATGGGAAGAATCTTTAAATATGTCATGGCTAAAGATAAATTTAGAAATTATACTCTAGTCGGTACAGAACAAAGACAATTTCCAATTAACCGTTATAGAATAGAGTACTAATAAAATGTCAAAATTTAAAGAAGTAGTAGAAAATGCTTTAAAAGAAAGAGGATTTTCTTTACAAAAACTAACAAATAATCTTGAGATAGATAGTCCGATATGTACGTGTTTTATAACTGCATATTTAGAAACAAATGACAAGGAAACAAATATTGCTAATAACAACAAATTAGAATTAAATATTGTATCTCTCGGTTATGAATACGGTTATAAAAAAATCCTTGGTGGATATGTTTATTCAAATGGAACTTTTGCTAAAGAGCCTGGATTTTTAGTATCTTGTAAAAGAACTAATGTATTACCTGAAGATTTTAAAGAAGAAATGTTAGCTCTTGGCAGGAAATACAATCAAGAAACTATTTTACTAAAGTTACCAGGAGAAAAACCAGCTTACTATAATACCAGAGGTAATAAAATAGATGAAAAGGATATTGAATTCGCCTTTACAAAGCAGGTAGATCCAACAAAACCGAAAACACTTTATCCAAATGAAATTACAGCTTGGAGTAAAGGATATACTCAATTACAAAAAGATGCAAACAAAGGTAAAAATCAAGCTATTGAATTGACCAATGAAAACTCTTCTGTTTTTGAATCGTTGATATTGACTGATGAAGAAATCAATGAATTAAAAGAAGATACCAGAGAAAAATGTTTTTGTAGTGGCTCTGGGATATTAAGAATGGCTGCCTGTAGAGAACATTTGGGTTTAGAACCTTATCCTTGTCTCAAAAAGCGGTAATTTGAAAGTGTTTAAAATGTCAAGCTTTAGAGAAATAGTAAATACTATTTTGAAGTCAGCTTTACTTGGTAAAAATCCTAATGTTGAATCATTAGCTATTATTACAGCTGAAGATTCCTTTGGTAAAAAAATTAACAGAAGAGACAATGCTACTCGATTGAAAGTTTTTAAGATACAATTGAAGCTAGGAGGTCATCCTTATGAAAACATTGTTGATAAATATGGAAATAAAGAGCATTCTTTTGTAATTTTTAATTTATCAAGATCTGCTGCTAAAAATTATGCAAAAGTATATGAGCAAGAATCGTTTATTTTTGGCATAAAGAATAAAGATGACATGTTATATGAATATTGGGAAACTGTAGATAATGGTAAAACTTATAATTTATCTAAAACTACAGATTTTATAAGAAATGAGCCAGAATTAGAAGATTATTTTTCTAGATTACATGATTATAAATTTAATATAGGCTTTGATTTTAATGAATCTATCGACGAAGAAACTGTAAGAAAATTAGAATCTATTACGACTCCAGAAGATAAGAAATGGATTAAAGAATATATTAATGAAGAACGTGTAGGTATGGCTTCTTATTTACATTATAAAAAGTTGTATAAAAATTAATGTCTTAAAAGGAGAGAATCAGTATGACACAAGAAGAAAAACAGAAACGCTTAGAAGAACAGCAGTTTAAGAAAAAATGGGCCAAACGTTTGAAACTTAGCCCTATGCCAAATAAGATATCTGCAAATGTTGGTAGAGCACCTCGTTGTAATAGTAATACCGCTAAAAAAGAAGTATCTTTGGCAGTAGCTTCGAAGAAAAAGAAATAATTTAATCCAATTGACTCCCTAAGCCTCTTAACAATGCGCAACTAGTCTCTGAATTAACAGTAGATGTATATATAAGCTGCAGTAATTATATATATAGGAGTCGTTTTCTGTTTTACAATACAATTAAAATACTGCATATAATGTATATATTAAATAAATTTGAAAGATAATTTTATGAATTTACTTAATCAATGTCAAATCCGTTTATACGGTGAAAATGAGTGGAGTGAAATTAAAGAATTTTATCCGGTAGCTAAAAGTGTTTTGATTGAAACCTGGTTAGAAGATCATCCAGAATTTTATGAAAGATCGGTGTTAAGTGATGGATATAAAGAATTGATTATTGAAACAAGACATAATGATTCTGAAGATTCTACAATACAAATTCATAAAGTAGATATTTCATATAAGTTTGATATAAAAGATTTATAAATTTTTATGAGAGGGTAGCTCAGTCTGGTAGAGCAACGTAAAAAAGTATTTAGTATTTAAGTACGTTCAGCAACATATATTTTTGGTTGGTAACCCGTGTGTCGTAGGTTCAAATCCTACCCCTCTCAACAAGTTTTGGTTTGTTAGTTTAGATAGGCTATAATTAAAGTAAGTAAGTTTGGAAGTTACGACACAGACCAAATAACCTATCGTTTCCAAATTATCTTTATCGTTGTCGTGAAGGATAAAGAGTGAAAAACTAACGTTAAAGTGACAAAAAGTATACTTAATTATCCAAAGTATTGCCAATATCACTTGAATTTATGGGTGTCGTGTTTTCGAAAGAGCATGAAGGTCAGGGTCAATCCCAAAAGAGTCACGAACGTGGATTTCATATTTTACCTCCACCTGCCCATAATTTTTTATGCTCCGTCGTAGTCTTGGTGACCACTAGTTGAATGTCTATAGCTCCAGTCAATTAGTATGGGAATACTGTTCGAATCAGTTACGGGGTACCAATTTTTATGAGTAGTTTATTAGTTCTTCTCGCCTTGGAAAATTGAACTAGTGAATAGTCATCTTGTAATGGTAAACATTCTTGACTGAAACTAAAGAAAAGTTTATATGTTTATTAGAGTAATATGGTAAGCCGCGGCTGAGACTTATAAGGGTAAGTAGATATATAGATGTAATGAAAGTTTTACCACAGTATAAAGATTAGTAATATGAAGAAAGAATTAAATGACGCGAGGATAAAATAATGAAAGCAAAGAAAATGACAATATCGATTAAAATACCTAAACCTAGAGATTTTAATCATTATACCTTACAATTAAAAGGATTGATGAGAACGAAAGTAATTAAAAATAAAAAGAAAGAAATCAAGAAATTCAATTGGAAAAAAGATAGTACAGATTATTCAAACATTATATTAGCTAGTGCTTAAATAATTTGTATTGTCTTCATTGGAGGAATGGCAGAGTGGCTTAATGCAGCGGTTTACTAAACCGTCGTACCGAAAGGTGCCGTGGGTTCAAATCCTACTTCCTCCGCCAATTTATTAGGTCTGTCGTTCAATGGTTAGGACACTAGGCTTATACCCTAGCGAGCGTCTGATTAACGCGAAATCCCAGTTCGAGTCTGGGCGGACCTACCAGTTTTAAATAAGAAAGGAAGTATAAATGAGCACACGTCAAGAATATAATAAAAAAATTTTAGCACATATTTCTGAAAAAATAGACCAGTGTTCAGATATGCGTTTTGTACAAATTCTGTGGGCATTGAGAATTGATGATGGACAAGATAATTTCTACGAAGAATCGAAAGAAACGTTAGAAAAAGTAGAAAACAATCTAAAGAAAATTAATAACGAATAATATTATTTCCGGTTTTACAATATTTTTAACAAGACATATATTTGTTTATAGATTAACAGAAAAAAGGAAGTGGATATGTCTGATAATAAAACAATGACTGAAAAAGGTGCTATTACTAATCAATCTACATTAGACAAAGTTGTAGATTGGTTTTATCATGGAGCCGCATTACGTAGAGAAAAAAACAAAGACCGTATTATAGCTTTGTTTGATGATGCTTTTAAACAGGATAAAACCAAAGCATTGCGTATTTTATTTTATATTCGTGATATTCGTGGTGGTCAAGGTGAAAGACGCATTTTTAGAATTTGCTTAAATCATTTGGCAAAAATAGAATCTGCTTGGTTAAAAGACAATTTGGCATTAATTGCTGAATACGGCAGATATGATGATTATTTGTGCTTGCTTGATACAGAAATTAAAAGTGCTGTAATTGATTTCGTTAAAGCACAATTAGATAAAGATATTGCTGCAATAGATAGCAATACACCTATTTCATTGCTTGCCAAATGGATGCCTTCCGTTACAACCAAGAATAAAGAAAAAAGAAGATATTTAAATGCTCTTTTGAATTCTGGTAAATTTGGCACAGTAAAAAATTATAGACAAACGTTATCTAAACTTCGTGATAAATTAAATATTGTTGAAAAGAATCTTTGCAATAAAGCCTTTGCTGAAATTGAATATTCTAAAGTTTCTTCTAATGCAATGTCTAAGTATTCAAAAACTAGAATTTCATCTGGATTAGCTGGTACTTTTTGGCGCAATGACTTAGATAGATTTAAAATGTATTTAGACGCTGTTAAAAACGGTAAAACAATCGACGGCAAAGAAGTAAAAATAAATGCAAAAACCTTATATCCATATGATGTTATTACAAAATATATGAGTGGTTATAGTATAAGTCATCAAGAAGATCCTGCAGCGGAAGCTCAATGGAATGCTTTACCTGATTATGTACCAGAGATTAACGGCATTGTAATTTATGATACTTCGGGTTCAATGTATGGATTACCTATGGCTGTATCTTTGTCGTTGGCTATTTATATTGCTGAAAGAAATAAATCAGAAGTTTGGCGTAATTATGTTATTCCATTCTCATCTAATGCGACTTGGAAAAAAGTAAAGGGTAACAATTTAGTAGAAAAAATTGAATCTATTTATACTGGAGATTGTTCAAATACTAATTTACAAGCAGCCTTTGATCTTATTTTAGGTAAAGCTATATATGCGCAAGTACCTAAAGAAGATATGCCAAAACAGCTGATTATTATTAGTGATATGGAATTTGATTCGGTTTCTTCTAATAACCAAACTAATTATGAAGCTATAAAAAGCAAATATAAGAAAGCTGGTTATGACTTACCACAATTAATCTGGTGGAACGTTGAATCAAGAAGCAATCAAACACCGATTACAGTAAATGATAAAAATTGTTTATTGCTTTCTGGCTGTTCACCGGTAGTTATGCAAGTAGCTTTGGGTGGTTCATACGATTTTATGGAAGCAATCGATAAAATTATTAACCAAGAACGTTATAGTTGCATCAATTATAATTAGTTCTTAATAACTATTAAAGACTGTGAAAAACGTACAGCAATCTATAAAATATTTTATATTGAAGACTTGCTGTGTTTTAACAGCATGATAAGGTATTAATTTCGGTTAATACCTGTTTATAAGGAAGGGCCGAAACAAAAGTTTTTCGTTAAAAGACAGTCTTTACGGTCCTTCCTTTTTTTTATCAAAGGATAGGAATGTTTACAATGTTAGATTTGCATAAAAAGTCAATATATAATAAAGAAGAATTGGATAAAGCAGATTTATGTGGATGTTTCTATTGCTGCGAAGTATTTGATCCGAGTGAAATAAAAGAATACACTGATAACGGAAACACTGCACTTTGCCCATATTGTAAAGTTGATTCTGTAATACCTCTTAATAAAAACGATGAAGAGTCTAAAGAAATTTTACAAAAAATGTATGGATATTTCTTTAAAGATTAAAATTTTATTTATTTTTTGTTTTACATTTATATTCTATATTATATAAATATATTGTTTTTAAGTCAATATAAAAATTTTATTCGGGGGTCGTCTAGTGGCAGGACATGAGATTTTGGCTCTCATAACGTTGGTTCGAATCCAGCCCCCCGAACCAAAAATTGAAAGGAAAAGAAAAATGAAGTTATATGATAGTGGAATTATTTTAGGTAGTGTAATTGCATTTATGATATATGGAATAGGGTATATTATAAATGGAAAAATTAATGAACAGCCTAAAGTAGACTATCAAGAACAAAGAATTCTAAACGAAGGTTATGTAAAAACTAATTATACAGAAGATCAAATTTTCTACAGTGATTACCAAGAATGTGTAGAATATAAAGATCATTTTTATTGTTATTAATTTAGGAAGTAAAGATGAAAAAAGTATTGTTAGGCATTTTTATTGTTTTATTGTTAACTGCTTGTGCTCAAGAAAGAGTACCGTACGTTAAAACAGATTGTAGAAATTGTAATTCTCAATATACCGTAAGAAAACCTGTAGAAATTGTATACGAAGAGATTACTTATACTACTGTTTATGAACCAAGAACATATGCTAAGACAAAAAGAGTAACGGTTCCATATAAAAATTGTGAAAAAACTTATAAAAAATACTGTCGTTAATAAAAAATTGCTTTACAAATAAAAATTTTATGATAATATAAATATATAAATTAAAAAAGAAGGGTTCTATAAACTATGATGAAAATGATGTTTAAATATATTAGATTTTATAAACAGCTCAATCGAGGTGTATAATTTTCTATTACGTTTTTATCAGATAGAATTTAAAAGCCTCGAGAATAAGAATCGAGGCTTTATTATTATAAGTTTTTGGTTGGGTCGCATAGCGGCAATTGCTGGAGACTGTAAATCTCTTCTCTTCGGAGTTCGTAGGTTCGAGTCCTACCCCAACCACCATTTATAGAGAGGTAACTCAGTTGGTCTAGAGTATTCGCCTGATATGCGAAGAGTCGTGAGTTCGAGTCTCACCCTCTCTACCAAATTATTTAGGGAGCATTTTTGTTGAGTTATAACAGATTAAAAAATTTTAGAAAATTACGAAAACTAGCTATATTACAAGGATTTGGCGGAAAATGTCAATGTTGTGGTTATAACAAATGCGTTCAAGCTTTAGAATTTCATCATTTAAATTGTAATGATAAAGAATTTTCTATTAGTACCATTATGAATAAAAACTGGAACGAAATAAAAAATGAATTAAAAAAATGTATTTGTGTGTGTGCCAATTGTCATAGAGAAATACACAATAATTTATTAGAAATTGATGTTAATAAACAATATTTTGACGAAAACGCCGTACAAGATTATGAATGTGCTATAAATAAGGTAACAAAATATAGCAAATGTCCAATTTGCGGAGCATTAAAACCAGAATATAACAAATTTTGTTCTCGAAAATGTGCCGCGAAATCAAGAGATAGAGTAAATTGGGAACAATACGAAAGTTTAGTTTATATTATTGATAATAAAATTGAATCTATTAATAGTATTGCTTCTAAATTAAATATTTCTTGGCAAGCTGTAAAGAAAAGATATAAAAAATTAAAATCGCAATAAAGATTTGAATTATTTATGGTCATGTAGCTCAGTTAGTAGAGCACCAGACTGAAAATCTGGGTGTCGTTGGGGCGGAACCAACCGTGACCACCATTTATTGGAAGTATAGCTCAGCCGGTAGAGCAACGAGCTTTTAACTCGTGGGTCATGGGTTCGAATCCCTTTGCTTCCACCAATTTTTATGGCGATGTAGTTCAGCCGGTTAGAACGTATCCCTCATAAGGATAAGGTCACTTGTTCGAGTCAAGTCATCGCTACCATCTTTTTAAATTTTAAGTTCTAAACATAAAATGATTATTACGGAGAAATTTTTATGCCTAGAATTATAAAACATACAGATAAAGTTTTAGTAGAACGCTGTGAAAGTTATTGGTTAAGTCTACGACATGTAAATAGTTATTTACCAGGGATAGAAATTTTTAAAAATCCGTCAAAGTCTGATCTTTTAAAAATGTTAAGACAAACATCTACAATACGAGGATTTGCTGATCACGAAGATGTAATTGTATGGAATGGAGAAGAAGAAATTCATGGTACAATCGAAAAGGCAATACGACAAAAGTATGGTGATGATACTTTTTCAGACGGTAAGCATAGGATAGCAAGATTTCAAGTATTTAGAGATAAAAATAACCTTTTAGGATTTGAAGACAATGAGGGTCCCGATACAGATGAGGTAACGAATGAGTTAAAACAAACACTTTTGGGTAACCCAAATTTCACTAAACTCTTTTCGAAAGAAGAAATACTAAATGCACAATCTCATCACATTATAGACGATGAAGAATAAATAAAATTGTTTTACTTTTATTAAAAATAATATATATTTATTTTAAATAGCTTTGCATTAGAGGATTCTTAGCTCAATTGGATAGAGCAATAGCCTTCTAAGCTATGGGTTGCAAGTTCGAATCTTGCAGAATCCGCCATTTTTTTATTATTTTCTGTTTTACATTTTTTAATTATGGTGTATTTTATTAATATCTGTTATGGCGGAAGTATAGACGCTAGATGGAGTGTGGAGAGAGGAAGTGAATCCGGAATAGCTTACCTCGCAGATGAAAAGAATACGGCCGAAAGCGGTGAATAATCGCAATCGGAGAAACCGTAGAACGGAGGCTCAGACGGGATGCAAACTAACCAATTAAGTCACAATTCGCGAAGTGATGTCATCGAGCCCAAAACAAAGACCACACGTTCTAAAGGGTTGGTATTTTCTTAATAGTATATCATGGCTTTAGATAACAGATATTAACAAAGTATATAGTGAAAGGAATGAATAAATAGATGTTGGAAAAAATAAAAGAAAAAATTAAAGATTGGTGGTTTTCTAGAGATAGTATTTTTAATTTTTATTTCTCAATATCTTCATCTGGTATTTTTATAAATTTTACTATATTAGATTACGGTATAGATTTAGATATCACTATTCCGTGTATTCTTCCTAGCTTCTATATTAAAACCTTTTATGAAAAAGAACAAGAAATCTTTACAAATAAATTTTGGGGTGAACAGTTTACATTTGTTTCTGATTTGCGTACAGAATTTGGTACAGGTTGGTTTGTTAATCAAGATCATGCTGGTTTTAGTGCTCAAGCGTCAATTTTAGGTTTTAATTATAGTTATGAATTGAGAGATACAAGGCATTGGGATTACTTTAAAAATTGCTGGAAGAGCTGTTCAGAAGATAAATAAATAAGACATTCTAAAGTTCTAAGTATATATTTGGTATATTTAGGACTTTTTATTTATGAGTAGATTCAGAACAATTGTAGAAAATATCATAAAAACTTTTACAGAAGACGCGTTCTCAGACAGAGATAGATATAAAGAGGCAATTGATGTATATCTTAATGTATTAGATAAAATGGAACCGTCTCTAAATACAGATAAAATTATTACAGATAGCGCAGAATGTGTCAGTTTACAAGTAGATACACCTCATGGTCCTCTAATTGTTAGTGTTTCTCTAGATAAAGATGTACATAATGCCGGTGTATATTATCCAGAATACAACGCTATTGAACTTAACATACACGGTATAATGGATTTGAGTGATGAAACTATAAACATGACAGATCCGATTACCGGTGAAGAAAATGTTACAGGTATAAATGCTAAATACTTATATAAAATTTTATCTTCTCGTGCCGTTCAAGATACATTTATTCACGAATATACCCATTTTATAGATGATAAAACAAAGTACTCCATGAAAAAGCAAGCAGATACATATAAAAATATAGATTATTTCAATAAACCTTACGAAAGAAATGCGTTTTATATTGCTTGGTTAAATAAAATCGTTTCATATACCTATAAAAAATATGGTAAAATAATGAAAGAGTTGACACCAGATGAACGATTAAATTTTTTAAGAAATGCTTGGAAAGAAGACGAAGAATTTGTAGAATATTATAATAAACTTGAACCTGCTGCAAAGAAAAGATTTATGTCAAGATTATATAATTATTTTAGTACTGATTTCTGGTCGGATGCTGCATAACAAAAGGTAGATTTAAAATGAGTAAAATAAGAACAATTATTGAAAATATCCTTTATGAAGGTGATAAAAAAATATTTGATAAAGAATCTGGATACAATAGCTCTAAAGATGAGTTATATATTTATGATTTACTTAAAAAGAAATGGCCAGATGTTAAAATGAGCTATACCAGAGATGATTTTATTAATCCAGAAACTCATCGTCATTTTCAATTAGATTTTTACGTACCTTCTGAAAATATGGGAATACAGGTAAATAAACATTGGAAACACGGTAGAAGAGTATATGATCCATCTGATCCAAATTGTCAAAAAGATGTTCGTTGGTTAAAAAATAAAGGTGGAGATTTTTATAACAAAGTTTTGCATACCTGGACCGAATTAGATCCTATTAAACGAGAAGTTGCAAAGCAAATAGGTATGAAATACGTAGAAATCTTTAATTTAGACGAATTTAATACTTGGTACAATAATCCAGAATTAACATACGAAGAATATAAACAGGCTCCAGATTCTTTACAATACGACAGTGATGAATATTTTGCTGCAAAAGCTAATAATCGTGATATTTATGGTAATGATTCCGATCCGTTAGGTGCATAATTACGGTTTTACTTTTATTTTAATATAAATTATTATATATAAAATTTAAAATAGATAGGTATAAGAATGAGTAAGTTTAAAACCATCGTAGAAAATGCATTATATGAAGTTGGAGCATTGCCTTTTCCAAAAAATATTCAAGTATATGCTAAAAAAGAAAAAGTAAATTTATTTGAAATTAAATATTTACGAAAAGATGGTAAATTGGATGAACCAGGTGGAATTTGTTATGCTAAAACTGGAATTTGGAAAGATATCCGTGAAAATGAAAATGCTTTTATACGCACGCAATTAGATGAAAAATTTAGACCAGATCAAGGCAATTTTAGTAAATATCGTGGTGGTATGATTGTATTTGCTCTGAGTGTCAATACTGTCATTGATAAATTGAATTATAATCAATTAGTTGCAGAAATTAAAAAGATTTGGTATACCTTAATAAACAATACCTTTAAAAATAAAATGATTAAAGGTGTAGTTAATTCTATGAAAAATACTTATGCTAACATTGAAGATGCAGAGATCGGAGGTATTACAATAGGTAATAACTTTAAAGGCATGTATTTTGATGGTAATAAAGTATATAATGATAAATCAACGAGTTTAGAAATAAATGACATTTCTAGTGAGATGTTGTTATTACTAGCTATTGAAATTTGTAAAGCATTTCGTCAAGATAGCGTTTTAATCAAAGATTTCAATAAAAATAAATTCTTTTTGTGTGATTCTGAAGAAGTAGAAGGCGAAATTCCAGAAGAAAAAATAAAAAACGCTTCTAAAGACTTAGCAAACTTAAAGAATGTAAATACAAAAACAAAATAATGTATGATTTAGCAGAAAGTATAATTATGAGTAGATTTAGAACAATTGTTGAAAATGCTATTGCCAAAGTAAATAAAAAACTTTTAAAAGAACGTTGTGAATCGCTTTTTATAGCACCAATGAGTCTACATAATGATGAGCGAGAAGTAGTAGAAGTACTTTATAATCCTTCGAAAGCAGAATTCAATAGAGCATTTAGAGAATGGGGTACTATACGAGGACTTGCTGACAATGAAGATGTAATTATTTGGGATGGATATAAAGCTGTTCATGATTCAGTAAAAGAACAATTAGAAAAACAGTATGGTGCAACCTTTCCAACTAATTACGGGACATTATGCAGATTTGAAACAACACGCGAATATCCATTAATGCTCGAAGATGATACAAAACAGTATAGTCATGGTAAAGAATTAGATCCAGTAAAGCAAACCTTATTTAAAAATCCTAACTTTACACGATTATTTTCAGAAGAGGAAATACTAAATGCTGATTCTCATAATTTTGCTAATGGAGAATTCGGTGAGTTTCAAAATGATCCAGAAATATTAAAAAAGTTTGGATATGATTAAAAATTGCTTTACAGATATAAAATTTTATGATATTGTATAAATATAAAATAAAAAAGAGAGTTCTATAAATTATGATTAATACGAATATTTTACATTGTTGGTGTCATCATTTACTTCACAGAGGTGTTGATGCTTAGTTATACGTGTTAATTCATAAAATTATTAGTTTCAAGCCTCTAGGATAATTACTTTCTAGAGGTTTTTTTATTATGGACTGTTGGTAGAGTGGTTATACGTTAGTCTGCAAAACTAATTACACAAGTTCGAATCTTGTACAGTCCTCCAATTTTACGCATAGAAGTATATATCAATAAAATGGTCTATTCTTGTGTGCGTAGCTTAATTGGTAAAGCGTCGGTTTGTGGTACCGAAGGATACGAGTTCGAATCTCGCTGCTCACCCCACTTTATAGGGACTTAGTTTAATGGTAAAACACTAGTCTCCAAAACTAGATATAGGAGTTCGATTCTCTTAGTCCTTGCCAATTCTAACGATATTTAAAGTATAATGTATCTGCTTCATATCTTATTCTGTTATAACGTATTATATTTTTTACATCTTCTATATCAGAGTCTGGAACAGTAAACCATTCACCACGCATTTTATAATTTTTACGACGTAATTCTCTATGTATTAATCTTTCGATTTTAAGTAAATGATTTCTTTCACATTCAAATTCTTCAGTAAACAATAACACCAAATCATTCGGATGTCCGGTTTGTAATTCTTTTATTCTTTTATTAGGATCTTTAGATATACCTACTTTTATATGACCGTTATTATCTCCAATCATATACATATAATCTAAAGGTTGTATTTCATCATTTATTATTTGCATACTTATTAGAATACTTAATCTCTACAAAATAACAAAATAAATTTCAATTAACGGTTTTACATATATAGTCAACAATAGTAAAATGTAATTATAGATAAAAGGAAAATGTCATGGTTAAAAACTATTACGAAATATTAGAAGTACATAAATTTGCTTCAGATACTGAAATTAAGCGTGCTTTTTACAAGTTAGCTAAAAAGTATCATCCTGACATTAACCCTAAAACAGCAAACTTATTTAAAGAAATTAATGAAGCTTATCATGTTTTAATTGATCCTAAACTAAGACGTGAATATAATAACAGCTTAAATACAGAAGTTCCGTTCACTTTAAACGAAGATATTTTTAAATCCTCTGAAAACGATTCATTAGTAGATATTCTTAATAATGTAACCAAACAAACAGAAGACCTGAATAAAGAATTAGAAGAACTTATAAACTCTTTTGATTACTTTGAAGATGGACAATACTACTATAATCCAGAAAAAGAAAGTATCTTTAGAATTATAGATGAATTTAAAACATTTAGATTTGAAAACGCTGTTGCTGCCATATGGAATAGAAATGCAATTAGTATCTTCGGCGCGGCATTTGTTTTCCTGCTGAGTTTTATTTGTATTTTGTTTACTAAACCATTTAAACTCTATAAACATCTTACTTATAAAAAACGTAACTTTGCTTGGTTAAATCATATTTCCAGATTAACTAAAGAAAATAAATTGTTTTTTACATTGTGCTGGACTATTATCTTAAATATTTTTAGCGTAAGTAGGCTAATTTATAATATTTTATATTCTACTGTATGGATTTTCAGTAAGATTTTAAAATACTTCTTGATTCCAGCCGCTATTATATTTGCTGCCACATTTAGAGTTGCTTTCTATAATCCAACAAGAAGATAGCAGAGAAGTTTAAATTAATTTCTTTCCCAAATACCTAAAACAATCATTTGGCCAACTAAGACTTCAAAATCAACAGTTGGCTTTATTTTTATTTTCACTTTATATCCCAGATCAGAGGCTTCTATATGTGGTTTCAACATAGTCAGTTCCATTTCAAATGAATCACACAAATCTGAATTAATTTGATTCATAATATCAACTAAAAGCTGTTGCTGACACATTATTTTAAAATTTAATGCTTCGTCTTCTAAATACGGTAATCGATCACAATAATACATATCGTGAAAGTAGGTATTCGTAATACATTTAAAAATCTTACTAATTAATAACTCTCTATTGAATTTCATAAAGCCATCTCATATAGTCTATTGGTTATGCGTAATGTTGCAACTATTAATTCACTGTAGGTTTCGTCTAATACCTTTACATTTATACGAATATTAATTACTTTTGGACGTACACGTACTAATGTATAATCAATTTGTAAGAACCCTTCGAATTCTTTTTTAATTTTCTTTATATTATCTAGAAAATCCGATTTATATGGACAAATAATAGTACATATACCTAATTCATTGTTAGAATTCATTGTCACTCGATAACCAGACATCTTAAAACACTTATGAACTAAGCTATAAAAAATTGCTCTATTATAATCTTCTATAACCATGTCTTCATCTCTTGTTCAAATTTTAAGATGTGTGTATTCTTATGATACCCTTTGATCTTTAACAGCGTCATGAAATCTTCTATTTCATCAGTATACTCATCGCTAACGCATATCCATAATTCATTCCTTAGCTTTCCGGGCCACGTTGTAATCATATCCTGAGCATATATATGATATGGTTCTGTTTTTTTAGTAAAATAAAGATATTCGTGTAACAACTTATATTCTCGACTAAATTTATGAATCATATCAATTTCCTCAGAATCTATATTCCCTTGTAAATTAAATAAAACATTACAATAAGTTACTCCATCTGTTATTGAATACTCTTGATTGATTAAATATATAGGCAAACCAATATGATTTTTTGCCATTTCTTTTGTCAAAATATCAAATATAAAACCTAACTTTTCATCTATAATATCTCTACTATTCATACTGGACTCCAAAGATTATTATAATTATAAAGAATTGTACCATAGTCTTAATAGAAAAGTAAAACATTATTATTCTATTATGTGATATTAATTTAAATAAACAAGGATATAACTCACAATGATTAAAACATTAAATGAAGAAACTTATGAGTATGAAGATATATCATTGGAAGAATTACATTGGCGCGTACATAATAGCATGGACCGTTCAGATAACTTTAATTACGGTGAATATGAAGATTTAGAAAAACCAACTAATGATTATGATATAGAAGATTTTACTGAAAATCCTTATGACTATGGATCACAAGAATATCTGACTACTATGGAAAAACTAAAGGCACAGCGAGACAAATACAGAGAAAGTAAAGAAAACTCTAAAAATTTATACCTGCAAAATTGTAAAAAATATTCCAGATAAAAAGGTTTTACATTATACCATATATTAAATATAATAAACTCATGATAACAAAGGATATAACATGTATAACCAACAAAAAGTAAATAATTTTAAAACACTATTGAGAATAAAATACCCAACGCCTCTTGCTGATGGAAACGAAGCACAAAAGTTGGCCTGGCGTATCTTTAATCATTTAACTACAACATATAATCCTAAAATAGAAGCATTAGATACGTATGACTCTCCAAAAACGCATTATATATTATTTATAGGTAACAAACGTATAGATGTTGAATTATCCTCATCTGCTTTTTATGTTAAAGATGTACCACTTTGGACAGTAGATGAAAAAGAAACTTATCTAAACAGTACATTTATAAATTACTTGCTAAATGAAAATTTAATATAAAAGGAAGATAAATCATGGGAACTAATTACTACTTACACACTGACTTCTGTCCTTGCTGTGGAAAACCTAAAAAAGAAATTCACCTGGGTAAGTCTTCCTTCGGTTGGAAATTCTTAATTCATAAAACAAAGAAAACTTCTAATTATAAAGATTTTTGTAATTTTTTAAAAACAGGAATAATTAAAGACGAATACGGTGAAGAATGGACAACAGAAGATTTTCTAGATTTAGTAAACGCACATCAAAACGATAAAACTGATAAAGACTGCGAAATTATTGACGGATATGCTTTTTTAGATTGTGATTTTACTTAAAGGAATAACGTAATGAAAATATTTGGATACAACATTTTAAAAGATTCCGAACTTGAAAGAATTAAAAAAGACCATTGGGAAGATTTTAAAAAATATCTTAAAATAAAAAAGCTTTGGCATATTGACTATCACTGGGAAAAGAAACCTAAGTGTTCTGCTTGTGATGAAAAAAGAAAACTAACCATACAAATGCCTGATGGTAGCACAACAAAAATTTCTTGCTCTTGTGATAAAACTATAACAATAATGGAAGTAGCCCCACTCGATAAGGAATTACCTATTATCGCTGTTAAAGGAGAAATCGTATATATGGCTGATGGGTTTAGTGAATGGAGTGTTAGTGGCAGAATTATATTCAAACAATCAGAATTATATACCACAGAAGAACATTTAGATAGATGTTTCTTTACTTCAAAGAAATTAGCTGAGCAGGCTTTAAAAATTATAAAGGAAAATGAAAAGTGACTTTATTGATTGACAATACAGATAAACTAAAAGCTATAATGGAATTTAATCCATCATTATCTTATTATAAATTTGTCTGTTTGATAAGAGAAAAAGATTATAAAGATAAAGAAATGCCTCTATCTAACAAAGAAAAACAAGAAATACTTGTAAAACAATGGCTTGTTGATTCCCAAGAATCATTAGATAAACAATTGCCTGATATGCTTAAAATGACAGATATGTTTAAATGTAGATTATATATGTGCTTAGATAGAAAATCTACAATGAAAACATTAGTACAGATGAGAAATCAAATAAATAATTATCTTGATCCATTTTTGGGTAATGATAATCCTAGCTGTTCTATTAAAGCTATAAACAAAGTCATTATATCAGCAAGTTCTGTTTCTGAATCTTCTGATAAAAAATTTAGAAGATGGTTATATGATTGTGATTCATTGTCTTCATCTTTGAAAGAATATGTTAGAGATGATTGTGGACAATTTTATCTAGCAACATTTAAAACAAAAAACGGTTATCATGTTGTTGCTAAAAGAGAGTTTAATGGTACTAGTGTTATATCTGAATTAGCTGATTATGCTTTTGAAAATGGGTTAACTAAAGAATTTTTAGATTCACAAAATAGACCACTAGTTGAACTAAAAGAAAATGCTATGGTATTGGTTGCTATGGGAGAGTAACAATGGAAATTAAAGATAGCATACCAAAAATTCCAAGTAATAGATTTTTATTTGAAAATTGGAACTCAAGATTTTGTATAAACTTTTATGATATGTATGAGAATAAGGAATTTATAAAAAGTAAAATCATAGGCTGGTGTGAATCATCAAAAGTTTTTGCGAGAAAAAGAAATGACGAGGAATCCATTGCTATTATGCTTGATGATAATACTTGGTGTCATTTTCCAACCTTTGCGATTGAGTGTTTAATAGGTAAAGATATGAGAAATTTTTGGAATTTTGAAAAGTATGAGGTCAAAGAATGATTAAAGTGGCAATTTATAATAGCTATTATTCTTGGGTAAATGATGAACCAGAGGCTGTATTAACCTTGAAAGAGTTTGAAGATGAGTTTAACAGCAGATTAGATAATAATTTAGACTTTGACCCTAGTCGTATCAGATTTATTGTTGAATAGGAAATTAAGTGATGTTTGAAGTACCAGAAGAAATATTGATTTATGCTTTTAGATATGCATTAGGTAGATTATCTTCTTCCCCCTACGATGTTGCTATATTGTTGATTAAAAACAAAAATAAAATAAGTAAGCATTACAAAACTATGATTGTAAATGAAATAGACTTGTTTTTAAGTTTGAAAGAAGATCATCCTAAAGATTTGGTAGAATTATGGAAAACTGTTAAAACCGAAATGGAAAGGACAAATTGATGTCATATTATTCAGAAAAAGATGAAGTGATATTCTATAATAGTCCTACAAATGATGAAATTGAGCTTTATCTTATGTTAAATTGGGAAGAACTGAAAAAGAACAATTATATTTGGGAAGATATTAATGGTAAGAGGTTTAAAGAAAATCAAATAGATAACAGATATCTAAAAAATATAATCCGTTATTGTAGACGAAATTTTAGACCGCAAGAACAAATAACAGCTTTAAACAATCTAGCTTTAAGAAGGGGTATCAAATGGCACGTTTAGAAGAAGTTTTATCAGAGTTCAGAAAAGGAGCGAAAATTAGAGCTACTCATTGGGATAAAAACTCCTATATCGAAATCAAGAATGAAGAGATTGTTGATTGTAAAGGAACTGATGTCGGTGATTTACCATTTTATAAAGTAATGAACAATGATTGGGAATTTTATCGAGAACTAGAACCAGACTGGGATTATATCATTAAGAATAAGTGTTTATGCTGGTTTTGGGATAAAAGAGAAGATCACAAAATAGCAGGAATTTTAGAAAAATATTGTAATTTAAACAATATAAGTAGATTTATTGTGAATATTTATGGGGAAGAAGCAGGTTTTTTTCACTGTCGTCCTGTTTGTAAAAATGAGATAAACTTTTATGAGGATAGAAAAGATGAGTAGATACGATTATATGGATAAAGAAATCCTAGCTAATTTGCTATATGAGAGAGATAAAGAAATTGAATCTCTAAAAGATGAATTACGCTCAGAACGTAGAAAAAAGGAAGATTTAATGTATGAAGTAACAAAATTAAAACCTTATGAACAACGAGCAAAAAACTCTTATGATAATTGGGTTACAAACGCTGAAAGAGAAATATATGAATAAAGAAATATTTAAGGTTCAAATAAGCGTGAATAAAAAGTGGGCATCTTGTTTATAATGAAAACCGAAGATTTTACAGAGGATAGAAAAGATGGGATTTGAAGAAGCATTAAATTATATGAAAGAAGGTAAAAAAGTCTATATCAACGGTGATGATTACGCAATCATTGACGATGAAATAAGAGTTTTCCCAAATAAGTGGGATGATGATTTTCCAGCTTCGTTGGATAGTGATTTAATTTTATCTGATAATTGGAGCTTATGCGATGAGTAAAGAAAAGGTCTATATCTGTGTCGGTGAGGGCTACATAAACAACATCAGACAAGGCTTGTGCGGTGGCTATGGAACTGTTAGTAATATCATTCAATGGTTATTTAATCGTTCAAAAAAAGATTGTTTCCCTGAATAAACAGACAAGGAAATAATTAATTATTTTGCCAAGAATTACCGGAAAAGGTTTGAAGAAAAGAGCAACGAAAGCGGAGGTTGGAGTATTCAAAAGGAGAAATCAGATGTGGCAGAAGATTAAAAAAATTTTAAATTTATACAAAAATTGGTTTTTATCAATATTGAAAATTTTATTTTTGATTTGTTTATTAATAATGAGTTTAACTGTAATAATATTATCAGCCCCTTTTATTATTTCAACAAAAGTTCAAACGGTTTTACAAAATATGTTTGATAAGATTATAAGGTTTATGTGGTGATGTGGCAGAAGATTAAATGCTGGCTAAAACAACTATTTTGCAAGCACGAATGGAAGTGTTTAAATTATGACTGCAAATATCGTAAACCGAATTGGTGTGGTGACGAGGGTTTAATTCATGGATTACCGTTATGTTGGGCTTGTTATTCTCGTCATGTAGTTTGTAAACATTGTGGAAAGATAAAAAAATGAGTGTACAAGCTTGTAGAATAAGAGGATTTGGTTATAAATTTGATTATGAATATCCATTGTTCTCTTTTATAAAAGGTGAAGATGAAGAAGAAATATTAGACAACGAATATGACTTCATTGATGTTTTGGGATTGAATTTTAGTTATTATGATATGCATAACACCCCATCTGATAAAAATAAACGCAAATTAATGATTATTACAGATGGAATGAATGGAAACTATAAAGCCGTTATGTTTGTAACTCAAGTTATTGATATGTATGATACTCATGGATTTTATGAGCAGGGTTGGGTAAGAGATTTTAGAAATGACGACTGGTTGCGAAAATGTGCGAAAAGAGATATTGAAACGTTATTACAGCGAAAATTTGATGAAGAACCTATTGAATTAGATTTAGAATATTATAGTTAGGAGATTGTGATGTGGCAGAAGATTAAACGCTGGTTTACTAGACCGTTACTTAAACCTAGAACAGTGTTAGCTAGAGCTGATATAGGCGGAGAATGGTTTAGATTTAAAGTTCATAAAGGTAACCAAATTTACCTATATTGGTTTGGTTATATGTTTCCCCTCGAGTTGCAAGAAGATGGTTCAACTATTTGTAAAAAAGAGGGGATAAGAGGATACAATAAACCATATTATTGGCATTGGATAGGAGATGACGGTAGAGATTGTCGTCAGGCAACGTTGTAAATATTGTGGAAAGATTAAGTAATTTTTATAAGGATAGAAATGATGAGTAAATCAAAACCAGAAGTCGGTGATATATGGGAAATATCTGATCCAAACGCTGGAACTTACCGAGCTCTTGTCATTAATACAACCAACTTTAAACATCCCTATTGTATTACAGATGACCTAGAAGGATGTTTTTTATGGGGCTATTCAACTGAAACATATATTGGTAACTCTAAAGGTTCAATTTCGGCTTTATTTGAGGTAAAAAACGATAATATTATAAAAGTAGGACAGATTTACGAATTACCAGAAACAAAGGGTAGAGTTGTTGTTATTAGAGCTCCTGAAACAAAATCTCCATTAGATTGGGTGTATTTTATTTTTGATAATGGATATACCAAAAGATTATGGCAGAAAACAGTTAAAGAGCTTAAACTCATCACAGAATACCCCACTTGGCAGGAGGCCGTTAATTCAAAGGAGTTTAAAAAATAATACAAATGGGGATGTGATAGTTTAGGCGTTTGAAATACTAGTTAGCCGATACGAAAGAGATTCCACCGGTGCGACTCTGGACATCCCCACTATTTTAACAAAGGAGTTTAAAAAATGATTGATATTATAAAAGCCTTCTGTGAAATGATAATAGATACTACTGTCATTACATTACTAGGTATCGTGTGTATTCTTCTATTTGTATGCGCCTTCTTATTTTTTCCATTTAAAAGTATAAAAGCTTGGTTCGGTACACAAATATATAAAATCGCAGATACTATGGAATACTACTTAACAAAAACTGAATACTAAAACATAACTACTACTGAAAGATAAACAAATGAACACTACTGATAAAACATACCTCAAATCAAGAACTAAAACTGAATATAAACTCCTATCCTATATAACAAAAACACTAAACCTTAACTCAAAAGACTTTAAAATTAAAAAAGCCAAACGTAAAGATAAACCCTCTATGCTAATGTCTTCCATGCCAATTATAACTAACGTCTACAAATTTCTAAAAAATAATTATAACCTACCAGAACTTACTATATCTACATCATATTATTCAGATACAAAAAAACTACTAAGAAGATCTCATACTGAATATAATGTCCTACACCTCAAAATAAACAATACAGTACAAGATCCTCAAGACATACTAACCCTACTCCGTATTAAAAACTCTATATAACACACAATCTACCTATAGGGGCCATACGTATATTACACAACCTACTACGTTAATAACTACGCTAATAGCTACACTAACTCCAACATGGCCCCTCTACATATCCCATAACCATACATACCACACAACTTCACCTACAATACCTACAAGGGGCCTTACTTATACCTATACAACATAATACGGACCTACAACTATACTAGCCTATAAACTAACTTTACCTTTGGCCCCTCTACGAACTCTACGACTAATACTTCCCTTGCTACCTATGTACCCTGCCTTGCTACTTCTGCCTTTCTTTTATTTATCTTAACACTTCCAACGCTTCCCCTCCTACTGGATTTTATATTGAGCTTATTATTTATATACGTAAAGGCCCCATGGCGGGGGGCCCACCATGAGATAATTAAAATATTTTCAATGGTGAATTTTTTTTATTTCAATGGTGAAAAAAATTTATTATTATAAATATATAATAAATAATAAAAAAGCTTAATTAAAAAAATTTTAATATAAATATAAAAAATACAAGGTTAAAATTTTTATTTTCAAGGCTAAAATTATTTATTATAATAAATTATAATTTAAAATAAAATTTTACAAAAGCTTTTTATTTTATATAATATGCAAGTTTGTAAATTTATTTTAAGAAGTAAATTAAAAGCTAATTAAATATAAAGAGCTTCAAGGCTAACTTTTTTGTTTTCAAGGCTTAAAAAATATAATATAATAAAAAAATTTTAATTAAAATAATAAAAAGCTTCAAGGTTGAAATTTTTGTTTTCAAGGTTCAAATTATTTATTATTATAAAAATATAATAAATAAAAAATTATAAAAGCTTTTTATTTTAATAATAATATGCAAGTTTATAAGTTTATTTATTAAATATAAAAAAAGAATCTAATCGTAATTTGTAAATATATAATACAATTACAATTAGCCCTAGGAGAACAGTTGTCTCAGAGCTGTTGTGATTATACTATATATTTCGTTTTGACAGAGATGATATATATAGATTTTGTAAATTAACCAACCACTATGAAAGGAAAAAGCTATGACAAAGGCTAAAAAAACCATGACTGTTGAAGAAGTACGTAAAGCAAGAGAAGAAAACATCCCGGTAGTATTTAATATGATAGCTGCACTGAAGGCCATAGAAGATACGCCTGCCAAGGTTGTTAAAAGCGGTGCTCTTGGTGATTTCAGTAAGGATATTATGGAATTGTTTAGGCAGGCCGGTACCCCCTTGGCATTAAATCAGGTAAGAGCGGCACTTATAGCAGGGGGTAAGGAAGTTACAGCGAAGCAGGTTGCTGATAGATGCTGGTTGCTTGCGAAGCGTGGTCAGTTGAAGAAGGGTACTGATAAAGGTGTATATGAGTTAGCTTAAGAGCGCCGCATGGTAATTGATATAAGGGGATGTCGTTAGTGATGTCCCCTTTTGTTGTATATGAGTAGTATATATAAACGACGAAGATGAGTGAGCGTCGCTTATACATATTGCTTGATAGACAGAATTAAGTGATATGAAACCCAACCGATATTAAATGAAAGGAAA